TATTATTATTATTATTATTATTATTATTATTTTCCATTTTAATATTCCTTAGTATATTATTGTTTCAGTTGCATAGGGTCTTACTGAAATTAAATTAATATCATCAAAATTTTCAAAACACTTACTGGATAGTATTATTGCAGTAAGTGCGAAATCAACATGCTTAACAACAACCCCAACATCACGGTCTTTTAATTCAGACAACTCCCCGTTTGGTGGATATAAATAAGCTTCTTCCCCCATGTCTTCAATTGCAGTTATAATTGTTTATGCCAGCTCAAGTTTCATTTGTTTAATTTCCTTTTTTTATAGTTTTAAATTTAAAATTATAAATTCCATTGTGTTAGTTCTTCTTCGTTTTCAACTAATACAATCGTTTTGTTGTTACAAAATGACACCCCAAGAACAACATCAACATAACCCATACCATCGCTATCAATTATCGGGTCAATTGATGCGTCGTATTTTTGTAAAAGCGATTTCAACTCTTTTTTAAATTCTCTTAGTATGTTTTCACCATTATTATTAAAAGGACATTCAACGTCCTTTATAATAGCATTATTAATATTTGTTTCTAAGTCTTTTTTTAAATGTAAACAGTGGTGAGTTGTATAAAATGTTCGCAATGCTTTACATTGTCCACATGTATTATCGTTTGTTGGATTTTCTTGTTTAACGGTTATATTTAATGGTAGTTCGTATGTATTTAACATTTTATTATTCCTTTTATGTTTTAAAAAAAACTATAACATAATTAAATAATATCTGTCAATGAAGTTTTTAATTTATTTCAGGTGGTGGGGAGTAGATTACCACCACCTTTATTTTATTAATCTTGTCCATGTCCTTCATCACCGCTTACATGAAGATGTCCATATCCATATAAATCATATCCACTTTTAAGTGCAGGATGATAACGACCGGTTCTTTTACAATATTCAATAATCGCTTTTTCAGGGTCTTTGTTTTTACGTTTTGCATTGTGGGATACCCCCTCCCCCCTAAGATATGCCCGACATTGACCAGTTTGTTTCTCTTGCCATGTCGCTTTGCATGATTTATTATAAAACAGTCCCCATCCTCGTTTTACATCACTTAGGCGAACAGTTCTTGTCTTACCGCAACCACACTTACAAGTAATCTCAATCATTCTTGCCATGTTCACCCTCTTTTTTAATGTTATTTGCTAGACTTGTTTTAATTTCCAGCTCATCATTATATCGTTCCAATGTATTCAATAATGATTCAATGGAGCGGATTCTCATTTTGGTTACATAGTGACTTGATGTATCCCTAAAGATATTAAATGCTAGTGTTAATATATCATTTTTACATTCATCAAATGAAATCTCGTTTGTAAACTGTGTTAGTTCACTTTCCAGCTCGTGGTTATTTCTTGTAATATCGTGATTTGATAGTATTTGAAATATATCATTTTTTTTATTAGCAGTCTCTATTTCTTTTTTGAGTTTTTGGTGTTGAGTACTAAAAATAGATTTAAATAAATTAAGCTGTTTAAGCATCGTCATTTCACTGAAAAGCTGTGAAGTGCTTATAACAGCCTGTTTATATAATTCAGAACCGATTATAAATGTAACGACATTATCAGTTACATTCAGTTGTGATACTATAGGGTTATCCTGTTCATAATGTATACACTTAACATTTATACCAGATAAAGATATCGAACTAAGTTCAATTAGACTTTTTATTGCATCAATTTTCTTTTCAATCACATAAAGTAATTTAAATTTATCTTTGACAAGCTTATTTCCTGAATCAAGTTCAGAATAAGCTATATCGAATGTGTTCAATTTAATATGATCCCTTAGATTGTTCAAGTGTTTTTGTACTATGTATTCTTCCATGTTTTTTCTCCTATATTTGAGTAAATGATGTTGTGTGAAGTTTTTTATCGAATCTAAAATCGTTACCTAGGGCTTGTTGTTTCCCTTTTAAAATAATTCCTACATTATTGTCAGATTTTACGGTTTCAACATGAAGTAATACGTTGTCTTTTTTTGACCAAAAATTGACTGCGAATGTTAGTAATTTTAGGTCTGATTGTAAATATTCTTTATATTCTACAATTTTTTTCTGTTCAGCTTTAAAATATTCTTCAATTAATTTGATTTTATCAAGGGTTGTACCATTATACCAACTATTTATTGTTTTGTATATCGGCACATATGTATCAGATATATTTTTTTTAACGTAATAATCTGACAGTCTGATATTTACATTAATAATAGCTCGAACTAATTCATCTGATAAAACTATAGATATAACTGCTGTTTCCCTATTAATATTAGTTATAAACGCTAGACTATCATCGGTTGTTGTTGTAATATCGATACTACCTTTTAAGTAAGTATTTGTAAATTCGATAAAGTTTGTAATTTCATGTAAGAATGCTAATATATCTATATTCTCACAAATCACATTATCAACTCGCTTAATAGTATATGTCATATATAATTCGTGGGTCATAATTGGTAATGCTGTAAACCCATCTATGTAGTTAATCTTTTTATTTTCTATTGTTGTGATTAAATCTGTTAGTTTTTCTGATAATTTCATTTCTCCGCTCCATATTTTAATTTAAAGTTAAATTATATATAAAATATTATATAATATCTGTCAATGATTTTATACTTTCCAGACAACTTTATCAATATATTTGAATTTATACCGTTGTGTAAAATTTTTATTATATAAATATAATAAAAATATAAATATACACATAGACATTAATGCTAATCCTTTGGACACATAAAACATTATAATATTGTTTGAATCTGCACCGGCTAACAAAAAACTAACAATAAACAGTATAAATAATATTAGCTCGGTACATAGTTTATATGTGAGTTTCATTATTATTCCTCATCATTATATTCTGTTAGTTCATGCTCTAATGCTTCTAGCATTTTATTAACATGTTTATACTCCAAACATGTTTGCATTGTAACAAGTGTGGTACATTTAAAACCCTCTTTACATGCAATTACATTATTGTTTTTCATATCGTTCAACACATCATCGTTATATTTTATATCCAACCACTGTTGGATAATTGTATCCATAGCCTCTAGTAATAATTGTTTTTTATTCATCATCTTGTTCATGTACAACCTTTTCTATAGTTATATATTTTTTGTCTAATATAACAAATATATCCCTTTTACTATCTTTAATACAATTTATACCGGTAAGTTTTACAAACTCACTTAGTAATATATGGCAATCGTCTGGGAAAAAGTCATTACCAATTTTGTTCAGTGTATCAAGAAAATGTCCACCTATGTATAATTTTGATGCATCTTTAAATACTTTATCAAATCCGTAATAATCAATATCATCGAAATTCGACAAATAATATTCGAGATCACTTGATTTTAAAATTAGTGACTCAATATCATCAAGGGATAACTCTAATTTGTCATCATATTGAATACATTTTAATATTTCTACATTTGCATAAACACGGAGATCACCATGTAGTATAGTTGAACCCTTGTTTCCATAAAAATAAAAACCAGAACCGTATTGGTCTATTGATGTAGACGTATTAATATATCTATTTTCAAAGCTTTCAAAATATTTGTTAGTTCCGTGGTATAATCTCACTTTATTTCTCCAATTTAAATTAAAATTTCTTGCTCTTGAAAATAGAATACTTAATTAAATATTATCTGTCAAGGAATTATTGTAAATTATATAAATAAGGGGAGTTTTAAAGCTCCCCGTTATTATTTATTATAATACTGACAACTGCCCCATTTTTATTGCTGTTATGTTATTTAGGTCAAATGTTCTTATTGTGACCTTGTTTCTTGCTTCTTTTACTTTGTCATCGTTTTGTTTTTTTGGTTTACTTAAACCGATGATATCATCTTTATCAATTGGTTTATCATTATGTAAATATCTTACATTTTTGGGGGGATTTACAAATATAACTTCCAAATATATTTTATCTTTGTGTTTAATAAAAGGTGTACCCGGAATCCTTTCACCCCATGCACGTTTTCCCAATTTAAACATATCTGGATCAATACCAGACTTTTCTAATTGTTTTCGAACAGCATTTTCATAACTGTTCGTTTTTATATTACAATACATAAAAACGTGACAATTTTCTGCAATTTTGGTGATTTTCCCCTGTTGGGGATTCTTTTTTCCCCCGGATAATTTAGGTTTTGTAATTGTGCTTATTGATGCAAAGCTAGTGTTTTTTAAACGGGAAAGTGTATTTATTATTTGTTCCTGAGTAACTGGCATGTTCTTTTCTCCTAATTTTTAAATTTAAAATTTCTTGCTCTTGAGAATAGAATACTTAATTAAATATTATCTGTCAATGAATTTATTTTATTTATTTAAATCCGTTTTGTGGAAATAATACCAATCAGTATAACCAACCGTTAAACCTGCATTGGTTGCCATTGTCCTAAGTACCCATAACTTGGGACTGGTTCCAGCAGAAACAAACTTGTCAACATCATCAATATTGATTACCTTCTTTAGATATTTTTTAGATTTGGGTTTTAAATTTATTTTTAAACCGTCTGGACTATGTGTATAGTCTCGGTGCGATACCGATGCATTGATTATAATATCAATCATTGATAATATTTTTTGTTCTCGACCATTTTCTGTTGCTTCTTTTACTGTTTCCATGTTCTTTTCTCCTAATTTTTAAATTAAAATTTAAGTTTATTTGGTTTTTATTAATACCATAACCAAAATTATTATAACTAGTTTGATAACTAATATTGTTACCATTTGAAAACTCACTTTCATTTTTTAGTGTACATTAAAGCACACTTTTTGTTTTTCAATACAAATTTTGCAATTTTCACCACAAATTATATTATCTCCTTTCTGGGTAGGACAAACATTATACCCAATTGATTTTAAATATTCAATCCTTTTACTATCACCATAGTTAATTCCACCATCTGGTGCAATGGAATTAATAATGTTGATATTTGCTAAAGACGTAATATTATCAAAATTAAACATATTAAAAGTTTTAGTATATGTATAAAACTTTATATCCGGGAATTCTTGTACAATAGAACACCACTTGTCTATATATTCTTGAGAATAAAAATCACCTGATACGTGAATTCTAACGTATTTGATTTTTTTTATTTTACTTGCAATAAATGTTGATATTGTGTTTTTAAACTCTCTGGTTTTCGAGAGTTGATAATTTCTAGTCCATGCCCTTTTACATACTGGATATAATTTTTCCAGTTTTCTAGCATAGCAGGTATTTGCACACTGATTATTATTTGGGCAGGTTATAACTGGAGTGATTGACCATCCTAATATACATTTTGATAGTTTAGCGTTACCTTGTGTAAGCCATTGAATATTCGACATTGTGTACTCCAAATTTAAAATTAAAATTAACTGCTTTTATTGTTATATATAAATATATAGTATCTGTCAATAAATACTTTCCATTGTCGATACTAAAATGTGAAATATGTCATTTATCATTAATATTTCAATTTGGTATCGATTTATTAACTTATCCTTGCTAGCATCATCAACATCATTATTTACACCGTACAATTGTATAGTGTTATATAGGTTCAACAACATTTCCTCATTTGTGAAAAAATCAAACTGGAAATGAATATTAAAACCATTTTGTGTTTTGGTATGTGTAATATTTGATACTCGTTTTGCTAATTGTAAGATGTATAGTGCGTGTTTATCAGTATCAACTTTTTCATCAAACCATGTTCTTAAAATTAAGAACTCTTTCAGTTTTGACACTAGTCTTTCTATATAACCATTAGAAATATTTCTTTCAATTTTAAAAACTAGCTCATTATTCTCATTTCTATATTCTTGATACATTGATAACGTTTCAAGAATAACCATGGTGAGTTTTCCGTTTATACTTTTATCTATTTTATTTACATGTTCCATATTAAACCCCACAATCATAATATTTTATATGACATTCGATAACAAAATCAATAGTATCATTTTTGACCGTACCGCTTGCGATACAACAATCAATATATGTTGCAGTATCATAATTTAGAGTGATAACATGATATGCACTATGGTCTAATATATCAACCATAATTTCTTCAATGTCATCGGCATTTAATTTATATTTACTAACATCAACCTTAATATTAAAATCGTTAATATATTCTACCTTTCCAATATCAGGATAGATATCATTAATGATTTTTACTTTATTATTATTTCTTAGTTTTGCCTTAATTTCAGATAAAATATTAGAAATAATAATATTTTTACATTTTTCACACATTTTTTTATATTTTCCCCCCGGTTCATCATGTGGTCAGTTTATATTAAATTAACCACATGATAAAAAATATTTTATATTATCCATACATATCAAAATCATCAAAATCTGAAAATTCTAGCAAAATATCACTTGTGTTATCTTCAGTTCCAACTATTCCGTTTATTTCTGGTGATATTTCATTATTATTTTCATAATTTTCTGTATATGTAGATTCAAACATTTCAACTAATTCTTTCATTTTATTTCTCCAATTTAAAATTTAAGTTATTTACTTGTTAGTCTTTCATATATATTATATTGTTTATCAAGCCGATTTTGTATATCTTTAGCATATACTGTTCCACTTATTATTACCGATGGTACTATTATAATGATTGATAAAATTTTTATAGTGTTTTTTACTGTTTCCATATCATTTTCTCCAATTTAAAATTTAAAATTACTTGCTCTTAAAAACAGAATACTTATTTAAATATTATCTGTCAATGAATTTTTTATCTTTTTTAAATATTTTTTTTATCAACACTTTTATAATATAAAAACCAATATTAATTGACAGATATTATATAATCTGCTATATAATATATAACCATAAATTAAAAAAATAGAAATGGATATACAATGAAAAATGAATGTATGGTGAGATTGATTGGTGGTGGAGTAATATTTGAAACAAGTGATAAAACACTTCGGTTATACTTTAATGATAGAGGGGGAAATACCCCCGTTGAAATATCAGATGAAAATTTGTTCAAAGCATGGTATTTTTTCACAACATATACATGTGGTATGGTAACATTACATTCAAATGTAAACGAACCACATAGATATTATTTAAAAGAATTTGATGTTAGGTCGTGGTTAAAAAGCTTAGAACAACTAGCTCCTCTATGTCTAGTTGATAATAATAGTATCAAGGTATATTATATGAATAAACACACTTTCATTGTACCAAAAAATGAAAAATGTAAAGTAATTGATATATAAAAAACTTGACAATTGGTCAATATTTGTTTAGTCTATATTTCAGTAATGTAAATATTGACATTTACTATATAGTATAGGCATTAAGAAAATGGATATTGATCAATTGACATATATTCAATATGTAAAGGTTATATTGGGTAAAGACTATTTAAATATTAAAAGAAATATTACTATGATGAATAGTAATAATCTTTTAAAAAGTTTTATCCAAATGAAAAAAATAAATAAGGTTGATTGGTATAATTCACTTACACCAGAGCAACGCAATCGATTACATACTTTAGTTGAGTGATTCACATAGAATAATATGAATCTTTGCAACCATATCCTATTTCTTTCTATATGTTATGTTTGGTTCCGGTAAGAATTCATTTTCAACAACATCGTTAAATGATTTAACCTTATATATTTGCCAACTATTGTTTTGTTGTGTGTCATTAAATGATATCTCGATACCCATAATATATGATGAAACACTCTCACGTGCTTTTTTAGTTGATATGATATTATATGCATCTAAGAAATATTTATCATTAACCACAGCGGTTAAGCTATAGTTATATCCAATAACATTATGTATTATAACAATGTCACCAACAAATAAAGGCTCACCGTTAGTGTCCTTCAATTTTGTTGGTTGACCACACTTACATATTTTACAATTACTGATATAAACAAACAATAATTATCTCCATTTTTATTAGAATATTATAAACATAACCAGTTAATAGTAATTATTACTGGTTATGTTTGTTGGTTATTATTTTTTTAAAATAACGGCCTCTATTTGGGATATATCTTGTTTATACTCCATTAGTTCTGACATTGCAACATCTTTCCAGTTCATAACTTTAGGAATATCACCATTATAATTAGTGAAACGTGTTACAATAGCGTTGGCGTCTTCTTTGGTCATTCTGTTTGTATCATATGAAAACGCTGGCCTTACTTCATTTAAATCAAGGTTAAACGCAATAGCATCTTTACCAAAGCAAGAAATTTTAAATTTAAAACTAAGGAGAAAATAATGAAAACACTTGCTGAAAAAAATCAAAGTAAAATCAATCTTATAAATTATATTGATAATAAAATTAATAATCTTGTTGATATAATAGGTACAGTTGATCAAAATAAAGATTGCTATATAATTGTGGCTTGAAAATATAATAACTAATTAAATATTATCTGTCAAGGAATTTGTTTTTATTTTTCTAATGATACTTTAGTTGTGGGGTTTTGATTATCTTTTCAGAACTTGTTGGAAGTGGCAGGGATTTGAACCCTGCACTATAGCTATTCCTTGCTATATCCGTAACCTCTTTGCTGTATGTGTAAGAACACCCAGAGTATCAGTTTTATTTATCTCTGGTCTCAGCTCTTTTTCTGGGCTACTGATTGCCCGACGTAAGCGTCTACCAATTCCGCCACACTTCCATTCTTCGGTTCTATCTTCAACAAAGACAGAATCAACATTATGAATTATTGTCCTGCTAACCTTGCCCTTAATAATTATTTTAATAGAAACCGAATATCTTTCTAAACTCAAGGCTATTCTTTTTTCGTAGATTTGTCAACACTTTCAAGGATTTTATTTTTATTTTTCTAATGATACTTTAGTTGTTTTTATGTATCTGCCACAGTCATCACTGATATAATCTTTCGCTTCAGCCTCGCTTTCAAATGTAATGCCACATGTAGCTATATCATCATTGCTATATTGATATAAGTTAACCCACTTTTGATTAACTTTTTTAGGTGTTTCTTCATCTAAAACAATAATCATTATATTATCACCATGAAAAAGGCTTCGGGTTGTATCATTATAATTCTGTTTCCCATCTGTAGTAAATGTGATTTTTTTATTATTACCAAGTTTTACCGCTAATTTATAATCCATACTTGCGTTGTCATTATCATCTACAACCACCCCAACCTCACCCTTTATATTTGTAACTTTGTGTCCTATTTGAAAATTAGCCGGACGAGGATTTGGTTTATCAAGTTGGAACTGTTTCGCTAAGTGCCGTATGATTTGGATTGCCATATTTTTAGTTATTTCTATAGTGACGGTGGAACCCTCATCATCTGAACATACTAAATGGACATCATCGTCCCTTTTTATCAGTTCAATTGTTTCATCACCAAAACCATTAATCCTTAACATTTTCAGCCCCCAATATTATATCATTTTTATATCTATTTATTCGTTCTTTATAAATAGCAATCAGGTTAGTTTTTTGCTTATTTGTAAGTGATTGCTTTTTAATTTCAAGAATTCTTTTTTCACATCTATCTATTTCAATTTGTAATGTATCATTATTATTCATTTAAAATTTCCTAAGTAAAATTTTCAAACTATCAAGTCGATTCAACATATCCTTTTCATTCTCATGTCTAGTAACATGAGTTTCTTTGAAATTATATGTAACCCAGATTGTAACGATATATGATTTATTACACTTGTTTCTAGGTATAACGTTAATTTCAATATCTTTTACAAACGGATACTGATTATAAATATTAATATGATAGTCAACAATTGATTTAAGTTCAGTCATTTGGAATCCTTTTTATAAAAAAAGGGGGGAGATCTTATCATCCCCCTGATTATTTTACGCTACCAGTTTAGAAATTTCAGCAAAGGTATCATTTTTAAATTTTGCAGAATTTCCCCAGATGTTCGATTCGAACTTTATTTCAAGTGGGTTCCGGCCTTTAGTTAACCTACTTCGTTTTTCGTGATCAACCCATTCTGTAATTGCATTATATAATCCATATGCAGTACCTTTTACACCGGGGATATCAGCTCCTTTTCCGGTTTCAATAAGATTTTCAACCGCAAGAATATTATTCTGTCTACTTGTTTCTGCTTTTTTTGCAGAAATGTTTTCTTTTTTAATGTTGAAAGATACAACGTTGTTTGTGATAGTTTGTTCAATTTCCCTTGGTTTTGGGAAAATAACAGTTTCAAGAAATGTTTTCATGTCACTGCCTGTCATTTGTTTTTTTGACATCAATTCCAAACCAGTATTAACAATATCTTGATACTTTTTCTTTTTTGCAAGAGCAAGTGCAATTTCTTTTACTCTGCCTTCACTGCTTCTTGTATGTCTAATTGTATGCAGGTTAGATGCGGACTTAATTGCAATTGTCAGGGTATTATTACAAACTACTCTGATATTTGTAAACATGCAAGAAATTGGTGTTGTTCCATCAAAAGAGTTCCTGAATAAAAAAAACTCCTCAATTGGATCATTCTTAACAATTTCTTTTTTGTTTTTATCTTTACATAATACCCAAGTGGTAGCACCATTCCTTAGTGAACCCGCAGTTTCAAGCTCAATACCTATGTTTTCCTTAAACGCTTTAATGAAATCCCACATTACAGAGTTTTGATAAATATGATATCTTTTACCAACCACACCTAATGAAATGTAGGTATCATTTGTTTTTCTTACAATAGCATTTTTATTCGGCACAATGATTGTGGTATCATCATTAATTTGTACCGTTAGCGGTTTTATCTCCGCTTCCCAGTCCAGCCCCGATGCGACAATAGCCTCTTCTATTGAAGGTATACCCTCAATCACTGTTCCTAATCCATGCCAAGGCACTACGCCGTTTGCTGAAAACATTGTATCATTTGTTTCAATTCCGTGTCCCATGTTATTTCTCCAATTTAAAATTTAAAGTTAGTATTAATCTTGCTCTTAAAAACAGAATACTTAATTAAATATTATCTGTCAACAAAAAAAAAAGATTTTTTTTTATTTATATATGAATTTATCTTCGATTATATTAAATACACTAGCACCTGATATAGATAGGTTCCGGGAAATATAAATTTCTGTCTGTGTTTGTTTAATTTCTTTTAATATTCTAGTAAATAAACCCTTGTTTCTATAGTCTGGCCTTGTATATATATTTGCTATGCAACAAATATTACAATTGGTAACATAATGTATAACTGCAACGTTTTCATTTTTATTATTTACTAATATGTTTCGATATGATCCAAACTGCCCTTTTATAACCAATAAAGTAAATTTTTCATCTTTTATATTACATGTAATTTGTTTAATTATTGATTCGGTTCCAAATCGTTCAATCGCTGAATTTGTGTTAATTGTGTCCAGATATACTAATAAGTTTTCATTATATACCTGATTTTCAATATTTGGTGTATTGTTGTTATAAATTGGAAACATAGTATAGTCCTTTTAAAAGTAACAGAACATTATAACATTAAGAGTAAATATTCAGCATAATCCATTCCGGTTTTATGTATAGTTTGTTCAGTTAAAACCATATCATTTTTTGTGAATATTCTACCGTCAATATCATTATATTCAAGTTTCCAACCATCTTTCACCCTATCATAAATAATATCTTTTAATGGTTTTACTGAAAAATCACTATCAGAAAATTGTTTATTTAATATTTTTAATACCCTACCTTTTTGAAGTGGTGACATTTTTTCAGTAAAACCATAGTCTTTTCTATATTCACTTAATTCATTATTAATTAAAATTTGTTTTTCAAATTCTTCTTTTTGAAATAATTGTTGTTCTTTGAATCTTTTTGTATCATTGATCATTGTATCGTATAATTCGGATTTATGCTTATATTCTCTATGACTAACACCAGCAATCGCAATCTCTAACCAACCATTTGGTCTATCTGGTGCTTGACCGATCACAGTTTTTTCACCATCTACTGATTCCCACTTAAGCGTAATCATTTTTTTTCTCCTTAGTTTAAAATTTCTTGCTCTTGAAAGTATAATAACTAATTAAATATTATCTGTCAAGGAATTTTATTTATATCTCTGTATTGAAGCATTGTCTAATTTTCTTTTATGATCAATCCGTAATATAACATGATGGTATATATTATTATCATCATTTAATCTTTCTTGATAAATACTTATTGTATCATCGTATATTGTAAAACTATATCCTATACAGTGTTCATATTTAACCTCTTTACTATTTGTATTAACTTCTTTATAAATGTTATTATCACAGCAAAGCTTATATTTGGCAATTCTTGCTGTGTGTGGATTAAAAAACTCAAGTTCTTTTATTACATATAGTCCTTTAAATTCGTGTTCCATATCTATTATACTCCGTTGGTTCATACTTATTATAAATTTGTTTGGTGTTTTCATTTTTTTATTTTACTGAAATCAAATATAAAACGTAATAGTTCAATATACTTAATTTGGTTTCATAATAACACACCTCTGCTCAGTTAAAAGATATTATATTATAATAAATAATGTCTGTCAATTAATTATTTATTAAATATTTTTTATATTACTCCCCTTCAAATATTGGCTTTAATCTATTGTATTTATTTTTAATTAACCTTTCTTTTTCTTTCTTTGTCAAATCTCTTGGATAATCAATCACCATAGAAAAAGCACCACAGTCTTTATCCATGTTGATATTTAACCTAATATCTTCATGGTGTTGTTTTTGTGTATTTGATAACACTATAAAATTGATATATTCAAGTAATCCGGTTAAGGTGGTGCTGTAATAATATTCATTCCTATATGCAATAGTTTCAATCTTTTTCATTAGCATTTTCTTTCATGTAATTTTTTAATTTAGTATATTCCATTACATCATAATCTGTATAACATTTTACATTCATTTCTTTTTCTGTATCAGTCATTGGTCTATCAAAATATATCTCGATGTCAAAATATTCCGACTCCCTCATGATGATATCAATTTTTATTTTATTATGGTATTCATCTGGTAACTCTGCCTTAAGTTGTTCAAGGTCATGTTTCAATTCTAATATTTTTTTATTATAACTATAATGCTGAGCATTATATAAATATACTCTTCGCATTTTTGTATTATTAGACATAATATTTGCCCTTATTTTGAAATTAGATTTGTGTATTTTAAGTGTTGTTTTATTTGTTCGGGTATATCAGTAATATGTTTTACATTTAGTGTTATAATTGGCTCGTTTGATAATGCAAATATACTATCTATCAAATACATATAATATTTATTTAATATTGGAAAATAAACATAACCAAAACAAGAACCAAACTTATATATATTCTGGAAATGATTTTCATTAAATGTTACATACCTGCCAAATTTCTCTTTAGCTTTATTAAATACAACTTCAGTAGTTTCAATTGCAGAAATAGTGTACATTTAAACTAATCCTTTTGTTTTTTTGAAACCTTTAGTATTCTAAAAACTATTTTTATTTTATTCCATAATGTTTTTAGTATATACGGTATAAAATGGACAACGAATATTGATAATATATCTGTATAATTTATCATAAATTTATTATATACATTAAATTCATCAATCTTGTCATCATCAATTGCTTCATATGCATTTATGAATGTTAATATTGATGCAGATGTACTAGCCATATGGCAGGGGGAAAATAATATCAATAAGATATCAAATATACGGTATGTCATTAACGTAGTTTTAGGGCTAAAAAAATTATCAACTGTAAAAATAGTTATAATTAGCACCGGAAATAATAGTGCTGTTAATACTAATATTATTTGTTTTATGTATTTTAATATTGTGTCCATATTTTCACCAATGTAATAATTATCCATCCAAATAATTCTACTATATGTAGACCGATTGTCATAGCCGTTAACACTGTAATAGGCCATAGTGTATCAAATTTTATCCTATGGAGCAAATAAGCTACAAGATATATTAAAAATATAACTATTAATAAAATAGTTAATAATATGTGAGTTAGTATTATTTGTGGCATATATATTATTCCTTTGTGCTTATAATCACTTTTTGTGAATCGTCCAATAACTCACATGTGATTTTAGTTTCAATTGTATACCATGGACAAGAAGAGATGTTAAATTTAAATTCTGTGTTGATCATGTAATCATTGTTTTTTGCCAATTTAAATTCATCCACAATTGAAAGCGGGGTATGTCTAATTAAATAACTCTTAACGTTAACATCCATGGTTTCATATATTATACTTTTAATTCGTTCGTCAACATGTGCATAATCCAATTGACATACATTACCGTTGGTAGTTAATATGTTTATTGTATTGTCAAAAGAATTAAGGGCAAACATATTTTCTTTAAAATCAACAAACTGTAATCGAAATAATACATCGCCAACCAATAGATGTTTATTTCCATTTATAATCAATAATACCTTGTCCATCTTAACAACCCTCCAATAGATGTTTATTTCCATTTATAATCAATAATACCTTGTCCATCTTAACAACCCTTTATAATTTAAAATTTAAAATTGTTATGAGATTATAATATATATTTACATCTGTCAATGAAAAAAAAATAAATATTTATTAAATAATATTCTTGTATATAATCTAAATGTTATTATAATACAAACAATATTATTTAATTCTGTTAAAATGATACTCTGTTAAAATTTTTCATTGACAGATATTATTTTGTTTAGTATATTGATATGAACTAAAATTAAAAAGTGGAAGAATAACCATGGATACAATTGATAATGTGTTTAAAAAACTTAAGGCAATTAAAGATGATATAAACTTTATTCAAATCGGGTTGAGGGAATATGGATTTAAACCCGAACTTGTTAAAGAATATATTGACAAAAAACATGCAAGCTATTCATATCAAACAAGCCAACGGGCAAAGTTTATCAAACAATTGTACAAAGTTGAGAATGATATTGAATATAAAATTAATAAAAAAAACGAAATAATTGATAAATTGAATACCACATTAAACCCATATAAGTATGGGGATGTTATAATAGTTAATTTGGCAGGTGGAAAATTGAATGATCAAGCAATAACATGTACTGTCGATGAGTGTATGTGGGCTTGGGATGGAGTGTACACTGTAAAGTGTACTCCCGTTAATATCATTGATAATGACCAAATTGATGTCAACTTTATAGTCCATGAGGATGGAACGATTGATCAAGTTGATGTGATTGATTATTAACTCTGTTAAATATATAGGTGTAACATATGTCAGAACAAACGTTTTTAGAAAAATACATTGCAAACTTAAGTGATGATCTCCCTTTCCAGTTTGATAGGTTTTGTGTACATGTAACCGACGAAATTTTAAAAATAATGAATGAAAAAAATATCACCCTAGCTGAAATATCAAATTATATTTCTATGGATGTTATAGAATTAAATAATATATTCGCAAATCCAGAAAATATAACATTAGAAGAATTGTATTTGATTTTGGCAACACTGGGATATGGAATTAATATTGAACCTGTTAAATTACCAAAAAATAGAATAAATGATATTGTTTCCACCCATTTAAAACAAGAAATAGGAATGGTGATTGATCAATATTTAAGTGCATATAAAGAATTAAGTGATAATATGCCAAAAGGAAAAAATAGGGAGTCTGTTAAATTTTTAAAAGAACACAAACTCAGAATAAAGAATTTCAAACAAAGTCAAAGTAAATTTGAACAAATAACAGCTAAACATAAACCATTAAAACCAAAAGATACATTTATTACCAATATAAACGGTGAGGATGTGGAACTAGTAGTATATACATCTTATTTCGATTTAGATGGGACATACAATGTAACTTGTATTCACAAAGATCAACCGGATAAAATCAGCCATTTAAAATATAAAATAGATACAATGGGAACATTATATATAATAGAAAAGGATGAATAAAACATGGAAACGACCGATACAACACACTGCCTTTTATGCGACCAGTAATAACACAATTGTTCAAGGTGTCAAAAGAAAAAGAATATATTATAGAAACCTTACAAGTGTTGGGATATAAAGATAAACATAAAGAAGATTTTCTCCCAATGGTAAACCAAATATACAAAGAGGTTTATCAAATGACAACATGTAAAGAGGAAAGAATAAATATTGCAACCGACATTAAACTAATAGATGAAATAAATGAACGAATTACAACGGCAAAGAATCGGGTAATGAACGCATTTTTAAATATATATAATATTGGTGATATCTTTACTGTTGGTTCGGTTGATTATATAATTAATAACATCACAGTTGAAATACTACCAGATGATAAAGGTGAACATGATATAGTATATATTTTAAATGCAACCGTAAATGAGTCCCATGATGATTGTTCACCCAATGTCGATTTAGTGTGTCACATAAAAGAAAGTGGTACGCTCGACTTGAGCAAAATTGAAGTTAATTATATTTAAATAAATTAAATAATACATCTTAAATATTTTTAATTAAAAATAATACATCTGTTAAATTATGATATAATATATTTTTGGCAGGTGTATTATAAATTAAAAAAAAGGATAGATGTATTATGCTTATTTCTAGACCAAAAGCAAGTCGAATTTCATTAAAAAAATTTATCAATCAGTTTGTAACTGATAATCACCTCTGTACAATAGCAGAGGTGTTGCAAGAATATGTTGGTAGAATTTGTTACAATAGTTATGACAAAATGGATGATATGAAGTCAACAACTAGTTTCCTTACTAGTGCCTCAAAAAAAGGACATCGATCAGTGTTTGAGTTTGGTAATCTTCAGGTTACATATTTCGACAATGAAGATAACATTGATTCAATATTAAAACATATCAATAAAACATATATTAACATCCAAGAAGTACATAGCCATGGAAATAATAGTAGTTTACATGGTTTGATTATCCATGGTTCACCAAGAGCATTAATGGAGATCATAGAAGATTATGCACTAGGTGAAAAAAAGATATGTGCAATATTTATTGTTCATTTACTAAGCAAACTTAGTAAGCTCCAGCCAATAATGGTTGAAAATTGGGAAACCATAAAGACAATTGATGCAGTAATTGAGCCAATCGTCAACTTAGATGATAAACTTGATGATGCATATATGGAAATTGTAGATGTAACTGAACATGTCGATAATAGCGATCATTGTAAACATCTTTTCAAAATTGTTGCAGATAAAAACATTAGCTTACAATTCATGCGTCATCGGCCTTGTTCTTATTTACAATTATCACAACGATATGTTAAAGTTGATAACATTAATATTTGTTTGTCTGAAAAACAAGAGAGTAAATTATTAGCTAATAATGATGCTGGTAATTTCTTTAATGATTCAATCAAAACATCATTTGCATCATATAATATGCTGTTAAATAATAATATCAGGAAAGAAGATGCACGAACAGTATTACCATCGTGTACAACAACAGAATTTTTTGTATATGCAACTAAAAAACAGTTGCTACATATAATCAAAATGAGAAATACTAGTAGTGCTTATGAACCACTGAGAATTATAGCAAATGATATTAATAAAGCTATGGTTCCATATCTATAATTGTTAAATAATATTATAACTGTTAAACTAAAAGCTAATTATATAATTTAAATATAGTTAGCTTTTTTATTTGACAGATTAAAATATTTATGCAATAATATTATTAAAATTGTTAAACATAATAAAAAGGATGAATATATAATGGCAACACTCACTGATTTAATGATATATGTAAGGGGTGCAAAAGAGCAAATTGATGATATCTCGAAGACAATTAATGACCTAACAAAGATGATTGATGATTGTCTGGAAGGGATGGTTAAATACTCTGAATATAAAATAGGTGATATCATTACACCATGTGAATATGATAATTTGAAACAAAATGATTTAAAAATAACTGATGTTAAATGTCACCTCAACCCTAAAACAAATAAGTTTGAGTATACTTATTTTTGCGAAACCATTGAACCTCCAATTATAAAAAAATGTGTACTCATAATAGATGTGTTAACACGAAAGGTTATCACATTGAGTCCTATATATGATGATATTGATGATATATATTTTAAATAAAAACTATAATGGTATATGTATATGAATAAATCAAAATTAACTAGAATGAATAGTTTACTTCGGGAGATTGATAGATTAGCTCAAGAAAATCATGAAATAGAACAAAAAATAGCTGAAGCCGATAAGAAAATGATAAGTTTTTCAAAATATCAGGTTAATGATGTTATTTCAATAAACAATTTGGAATTAACTATCAGGGCAATTACCTGTGAGTTTAATTTCAAAACACAAAAACATGAGTATTACTATTATTGTGATTCAAGAGATGAAAATTATAATATCGATACACATTTAGTTACTGTTGATGTACTTACTGGTACAGTATTGACGGTATCAAACACATTAATCATGGAGAAAAAATAAATGACTGAAGATTATAAACAAGAGAAATTACTAGCCCCTTATGTTGAAATATTAAATAAACTATATTCCGGGTTGGATGTAATTCAAATATCGGATAAAAAATTGGTAAAAGAAATTATATATAACTATATGGACGTTACACTAAATAATGTTCATAAATTCATCGATGATATTGATGATAAAATTGATGAATTGATGTCAGCGGAACCACTTAAAACAGCAATTAAGCATCATAAGGAGCAATCACATTTAGTTAAGGTTCATAGATTAAAAGTGAAAGAACATGTTGCAGAGATAATAAATCTTTGTCCTTATAAAGTAAACGATAAAATAAAGGTAAAATATGGTGATATTGAATATAGAATGCTTATAGAAAAGATATCTTACTCATCCGATCACATGGAATATACGTTGAGTGGATATAGTATTAATGAGCTTTATTATTCTCGCACACATATAGCAATTGATCTTACTATTGATGACAATTGTTTAGTTAAACCAAAAGAAGGGAAAATGATAATTGAACCGATTGCAATTAATTAAATAATAAATCGTATTTATATCACCTGTTAAATTATTTATATAACTATTTGGCAGGTGATAATACATAAAGGTAATTATTAATGAAAAATATAGATGATTTAAAAAATGATTTATCTATTCAATAGGGTAGTTTATTAACTGCAATGGATAGTAATGATTTAAATACGATGTTAAGTTTTATATTAACATCTTTTAGTAGTGATTTTCCCCTTATTAAATCTGTTATGTACAAACTAGATGAGCTAGATTTAAATGATAAGAAAACATATAAAGCTTATTTAAGTGATATCGATGAAGACTTCCTTGAGCCAAAGTTTATTATCCCAATTAAAAATAAATTACAGTCAATGTATGAGCTTGTTAATCGAGATGATAATGTAATTATTAATACTGGTCAATTCCAATTACATGAGTTATTTGCTATTCAATTAGCATCACAGTATATACAATCAATGTCATCCTATTATACACCAACTAAACCATTTGTTCAAGCTGATAATAATGGTGAATATATACCAATTAATAAAGATTGTATTTTGTACATTACAGCATTAAGAGTTGTTGATCCTAATGCTATTCCAGAAAGTATTTATTCGGTGTTATCTACATATGCAGGGTATAAGTTAATTGACTTCATTATCAACCGATCTTTTGGTAATACTCTTGATATGAACAATAAAATCTTTGAGTTGATGTATAATAATATTGCATCAGATATGACTTCATCTGGTGGTTCTGAGGGTATTGCTTCAGTATCACTTGGTGGATTGAGCGTTAGTTTTGATAATAAGATTCAAGCATATGCATCAACGTTAGGTAGCTTAGCACAACAAACAACTAGTGCTAGTTTCCTCAGTGAAATGGATAAGAACCGTCTCAAAGCACAAAAAGCATTTAGACGTAAGAAAAATATATTCTATAACTAGTTATTTTAATATAATTTTGGCAGGTGATAATAAATGAATTATGAAAAAGTTATTATATCAAATTTAATTAACTATCTTATATATGGAAATATAAATACTACACCAGTACAAAAATTTGATGGTGGTAAGTTTCCATCTGTCAATATTAAAGATACATAGTTTCAGTTTTTTAGAAAATATGAAGATGCTGAAAACTGTAATGATATAAACACTATTCCAGTGGTTTTAATTACTACACCTACAATGTATCTTGATGGTAAAATATTATATAAAAACCAGTATCAATCGCTTAAAACTTTATTAATGACTGATACTCTCTCAAATAAACCACCTGTTAAATATTTTGTAGTACCATACGTACAATCATTTCAAGGTAATCGACTTGGTTCAATCCAATACTTAACGCTCATTGATTCAATTAAAAACTCTGATCCATTTTTATTCATATCAAATGAAATAAGTCAGATTATTAAAAAGTTATATTATAAAACCATGGGTAAACATCACCATATTCAAATTAATGATGAAAATAAAGGGTTATGGTTTGTACCTAAATCAATTCAAAATGTTGACACTGGGGCAACAATTCACAGAATTCAACATTCATATAATATTAGGTCTTGCTATCTTGATTGATATTTGATATAATATAAATATTATCCATTCCTTTTTGCCCCTGTTAAATTCTTTGTTAATTTGGCAGGGGATTTTATTTATAAACATAACCTATATTATTACTTATTAGTAATTATACATAACATATCAATTCACTTATATAAGTAAATATACCATAACAATCAATAAACATCAATATATTAAATCTATCGACATTTTTGTCATTTTTTCCCCGGAGTGAATTATCAAAATTATATTTAAACCATATTAACTACTTTAGTTATGTCTGTTAAATATATAAATAACTTTTATTATATTTATTAAAATATTCATTGACAAATATATTACACTTTGATATACTTTATATAGTGATTAGATAGAATGATTTATGTATAATAATATATGTTATGTGTAAAAATCATTCGAAATAGCTAAAATAAGACGTGTTAAATATATTGTTATATGATACGTTATATGTGTTGGTTATCTCTTTAAATCTTTCTTGTTTGAAATGATAACTGTTAAATTATAACTATACTTTACTTTAATCTTACCTGTTAAATTGTTTCTGATAATTACTATATCTGTTAAACTCAAATTTTATATCAAAATATCGCTAAATATCGTTGAGTATAAAACTGGGGGAGATGGCTGTTAAGGTCTTTTTTTATACAGTGGGAAGTATGGGATATAACTCTTTTTCTCAATAAATTTATATTTCATAATATATATTGATTCATATCTGGGTTAATATTTACATACAACCATCTTTAACAATCCTTACCCAACATTATCAACATATAATCATATCCCACACAATTTAAACATTTCCATCATATAATATTTATTCTTTATTAGCTATATATAAGGAAGCCTCTTTCAAATCATGAAAAACTATACCACCGTTTTTAATTACCATTTGACCAACTGCTTCCAAGCTTTTTAATTGTGACTCAGTAAATACATCTTTTCCATCTTCTCTTAATATCACCATAACTGTTTTATTTGGTCTTTTATTGCTATCATCTATGACTTCAGCAACGCTATACATACATTCCATTTTAGGTGTGATAGTATATAAACAAAAATCACATGATTCTCTTTCTTTTATTTCTTTTAATTGACATTCTAGTGTCCAGTCATCTACAATTGGATTGAAATAATCTAACCCATCGTTAGCTAAATAAAGTATCATTCTATTTCGCCAGCTACTTTCCGCATACGTTCCACCGAGAAATACTTTCTTCATTATTTATTCCTTTATATATTCTTTCATGTTAATGATAGTGATGTTATTTGAGTCAAGTTGAAAATTATTACTTACATATTCAACTCCTTTACCTTTAGCAACATCAAAATTTAAGGTTAATGTCATATCTGATTTTTCAAAAGGATAAACTGGATACGGTTTATTTGTTTTTAATACTACCTTATCAGTACCACTTCCATTTGTGAGTATGGTTGCACTTATAATTTCAACATTCATATTATTATCCTTATTTATTTTTAACCCGATGCACTAACTACTCCAAAATGTGTATCTATTATAACCAATTCTGCACCACTTCTGTTACTAATAATACCTACATCAAGTGTTTCCCTATAACTTAAGTTTTTCTCAAATTCGTTATAAACGTTTTTATCATAAAAGGTTAAATTAGAATCACCTATAGTAAAACACTCTAAACGATCACTTGGATATTCATCTAACACTGCTTGTAGTTTTTTAAACCAAGCTATTTCTTTTTTAGTAAGCGGTTCAGCTTCTTTCATTTATATACACCCCCTAATAGTCTCAATAGTTTACTTTTAATATTATCATCGATAATGTCTATTTCATTTTGATCATTTATTTCTAAATACCAAGCCCCCATGTAAAATGATGCATTACATTGTGTACATGTACTTGGTGTCCATGATCCACTTACAATATGATTATTATCACAAAATGGACATATCTCTGTTTCATGAGAACGTATTATATAATATTTATTATCTTCAGTAATCTTAACATTTTTTTTATTAATTGTATACATTATTTTGAATCCCAAGCTCTATCATATTTTGCTTGTACAATATCATATCGTTCTTTAGGTATAATAAAAGAATATGCAATAACGGTTCTTTTTGGGGGAATATATGAGTTCAATGCCAATACATAAAGTGCATGTTCTTTTGATTCACTATTTTTATAATGTGTTTTAGTTTTAATATCAGTGAAATAATTATCAAAATTTTCTAATAAATGATTCACATGAGTATGATCATTATTATCATCTGTTATATTTTTGTTTCTTGTAAGTGTAATATTATTAACCGGCTTATCATTCATATTATTTTCATTTATATGATGATTTACGGTTAAGGTTATGGTGCAAGCAAGAATACAACGTGCATTTTTAAAAATTGGTAATGTTATACTTATTCTATGTGCTGAGAAATCTCCATCTATTAAAATAATTTCAGGTGATGTTGTTATTGATGGATCTTTATCAGCACCCAATGAGTTTCGTAACATTGGTATTGCACGTTGAAATAATAATTTTAATGCATGAAAAGAGTTTTCTTTAGGTGGTATTGTAAAAACTGTTTCAAAGTTATGTAGATATTCATTATAATCATTAATAATATTATCTGATGGTATTATATTATAATTAAATATTGATTGTACACCATCACCTAAAACTGGTGTTAGTTTTTTTAATGCATTTTCAACTTCATCAATTTCTTCTTTACTTATAACAGCATCTACCATTTTAAATATCTCCATAATATAAATTAAATTTATTATTATTTGTTTTCATCAAAATCTTCCGTAGGTGTTTCTACATCACAACCTAAAAATCGCATAACCTCATAATATAAATCAGTATCACCATAAACAGTACCAGATTCATGTATTTTATCTAACAATTCCATTGCATCACCCAAGTTCTTTTCAACTTTGGTTGCCTCGTGGTCAAGTATATCCTTTATCATTTGTAACTTAGTTGTACTTACTGTTTCTAAACGACGTTCACATATTAGTTTTAATATTGTGAGTTTTAAATTGTTTGATTCTTTTAGAAATGACATTATATTTATCCTTTATATTTTTTATTTAACAATTGTAATAATAGTATTGCATAAATATTTTAATCTGTCAAATAAAAATGGTTATTCATCCAGCATGTTTTTGATATCACTCATTATGTTTGTTGCAGTATTAACTATACTTGTATTCATTTTTTCGGAATATTGGACTCCATATATTGGAATATCATCTTTATTGATATCTCTATCTGGGTTAATATTTAATTTAAAATAATCTTCATATTCTTGTGCAAGCTTTGTTATATTCTCCGGTGTAAATTGATGTTTTAATTCATTAAATTCACATATTGCTTTAATTGCACTGTTAAAAAATCTGGCAACGCTTTCAGTGTATTCAACTTCATAATGTTCACCAATTGAGGTACATAAATCAAGCGAACATTTATATGATGCCAGTTTATATAATTCAGATTCCTTATCTATATCATCAGATGTAGGTTGTATCACCACATACTTTTTTTCTATGTCACCATTTGATAGTTTATATGTTGATTTATAACATGGTACAGCACTAATAAATAGACCATAGCGATTAGGTGTATGAGTGTTACATTTTAATTCTAAATCATTATTTAAATTAAGTGATGTTATATTACCTTCTTTTGTTAAATAATATGAATAATCCATATTTATAAAATATCTGATAACACAATCTTGCCCAATAAGATTTTTAAGATAACAATTATGAATCAGTTCATTAACATCGTGTGTTAACTTGTCAAGTGTTTGTGTTTTTAGTAATGTATCTATATCATCATCGTAATGTGGTTTTGAAGGAAAAGTTGATCTAATTTTAGCAGATATCCGGTTAGGAAATTTGGCATAAAAATAACCATCTTCATCAACATACACACCATATGTAAAATCTATCAGTGTATCACTTATAGTTTCACTATATCTAACAAGTTTTATGCGTAGCATTTTAAATTCCTTTTAAATTAATATTATTTCCAAATATCACCACCATATACAATCTCTGTATTTTTTTCAACGTATACACGTCTATAATATAATATAATTACCAAAATTGAGTATATACTTGAAGCTAGACCCCATGAAAATAACATTGATGAACATGTTCGGGTAAATCTATATTTATTTTGAATTGTTTTAGCAATATATGAATATAAATAATTTAAATTCTTATCAAGTGTTTTATCTTTGATAGTTAATTTAATATTCATATGAGATTTTTCAATATTATATATATTGGCAGGAACATTGGATAATGCTTTATTTGAACTCGTGAAGCTTATATATGATAATGCAAACAATAGGATAGCGATTGCAACAAAAACTATTGCGATTTTAAACATGATTTCAATTGCATATGATGAAATGGTGTCTATAAGTGGGTAGTTTCTTAGTTTTTTAACAGTATCTGAACTCATTATATTATACTCCTTAATTATTATTAAAATTTATAAGCAGTATAACATAATTGGTTAATATTGTCTATAATTATTTTATTGAATATATTTCATTTACTGTTATAATACATGACTCTAAAATATCTGACATTATTATAGTCATAGCACCAACAGCACCACCAGCAATTGCAAATGATATATATCCATTTTTTTTATATTCTCTCATAATATCATTAACTAAAAATTCTACATTATAATGAAAGTCTTCGGTTTCCAATATATCAGAATGTGCAAGTTTTTTACCATTTTTATCTGTAATTATTATCTCATATAACATAATAGTAACCTTTACTATTTATATTTTAAAGCAACTTTCTTTTAATCTTTTTCAAGAATATTTGTGTTAAATATATCAAATATTAAATTCCTTAAAATATCATTTGACAATATTTCTGAAAAAATATTTTGGACACATTCATCGTTTTTTGTATATGACAATAATGAAAAAAATACATCTTCAGCACGTTTAAATGTTTTAAATGACCGTACATTTTGAATAAATCTATATGTCTTTCCATTAATTGTGAATGGGTAATCACTAACATTATTAATTTTAGTTAACTTACCAAATTCTTTTTTACTTTTATTAGCACCAATGTTAATATCTGATTGATCGTTACCATAATATACATATTTATTTAATAAATGTTGTGCATCGTTACTATTAAACCAAGTGTATGACATTGTTTCATCATATATACGTGTCAAATATTTTGGATTAAGATTATTTAAAATATATATTTCAGTTTCATCTATTGTACCTAAATCGTTATCAAACTTAACAATGATCTTCTGTTCATTTTTATTTATATCAATAATTGTTCCAATTTCATCATATACACTTTGTTCTATCTTATATAGACTGTTTAGTATATTATTATTTGCAATAACCCTCATATTGCATTTACACTCATCAAAGATCATAATGATTTTTCTCCTTGTTTTGTTTCATATGTTTCGCTCAATTCATTAGGGAGGTGATCATCTTTTTGAAGATAAAATATTTTACATTGTTTTAAACAGGAAAAACATGGCGTTGTATCTGTACAACTAATTTTATTATAGTATGACTTTAATAGCAAAACTGGTATCTTATTCAATTGTAAAAAAATATTTATACAGATCACCACTAGACACTATCAACGTAACAACATCAATTGATTTTAATTTTAAAATATAATCACCCTCATTTACATAAACCCAACCCCTGTTAAACATGTTAATTTTTAATCCATGGTTCTTAACTAGTGCCTCATATTCAGTCCAAGTTATTTTATTAACACTGTCATGTAAGCCACCAACAAAATCAATACATTCTTTTAAATTATTACCAGTCCAACGAATTGCATTAAATTTTAGTTTAGATATTTTATGTTCAACTTTTTCTATTGTTGACATTTTTTCCTCTCCAATTTTATGTTTCTTACTATTATCCCATGATACTAATGTTTGTTCAAGCATTTTCGTAACTTTTTTGTTTATCTGTTGTGTCATTGTAATATCTAATATATTTTTTTTATCTTAATATTACATACTGTACTAATTATTAATAATATCAATGGTAAAAACCAAATAGTATAAAGTATTGCTTCTATTGTAAAATTGATCATATTAAAACCTTTTTTATTACACTAAAAATTTAAATATTTTTTTTACCATGCACTATAAATTAAATAATATTTTTTCCAATTAAAATATCTATAAATATGCACCAGATTAAAGATTGCATATTCATATTGACATGAGCTGACAATTGCACCATCAGTATGTTCTTGATCCAAATAATATGGTTCAAGAACCGGTAAGCACCATTCTTTTGCTCTGGATGAAAAAAATTGTTTAGCATTATATATTCCTTTGGAAAGCTTCTCATAATTTTGATAAATTAAATTATGATATTCATATATCAGTTCTTTTAATTCATGCTTTTGCATAATAAAAAACTCATTCCCACATTCTTCTTGGATATCAAATGAATAAAAAGGGGTTGCCCCCTTTGTAAAATTATAATATTTTCCTAAACTATGTATTTCTGTATGAAAAAATGGATAATAACACCTTTCATCATCTAGTAACATTTTTTCAACTTCTTCTATAGTTTGACCTTTGACAATTTTTTTCCATTTTTTGTGAACCTTACCTAATCGAGAATTATATCCCATACTAGTATTATCCTATTTTATTAAAATAATTTTAAAAGATTATCAAAATCTAATACATCAGATAAATAAGTATTATCATTATCAATCACGATATGATAACAACCTTTTTGATGCTTACATTCATTAATCCAATTATTCTAATTATTATTAATTAAACTGATAAAACTTTCACTATTTTTTCTATCTTTATACCGTTGTATATATGAATTTTTCATTTTTAAATCTGGGTATATTAAAATAAAAAAAATATTATTATTTAATAACTCATCCCTTATTTCTTTATGTGAACTTATTAATATCACATCTACCTTACCAATATTTTTTTTGATATGCTCAATATAGTTCTTAGGGAAATTGTTTTTATCAAACAAACTACTATCACTATCTAATATGATTTTATCTGTTTTTTTTCTGTAACTATGTTTTACCAACACCGGGAAAACCAGCACATATTAATGTTTTTTTCTGTAACATATTATTATCTCCATTTTATTTAGTTTTTGTATTATTATACTTAACACATGTAATATCTAACCCAGTAGAATTGTCATCAATAATACTACTAATTATATCCCAATCACCACCAGCTAAACCACAACCGATTAACGGAATACCAATTCTGGGATATTCTTTTATTTTGGGGAAACTAGAAAGAGATTTAAAAATATTTGCAACCGCATCTTCTTCAACTAGTTTTTGTCTACCTTTATAGTTATGCTGTGTGTATGCATTAATTACCAAAATACCTTTTTCTATTGCATATGTATATGTTCCCAGTTTTTTATAATCACCACAAACAGTTTCACAATCAACTTTATATGCCGATGGAAAAATATTTTTAACCTGCCTTGCAATACCAGCACCCATCGTATTAAAACAATTGCACCCATGTATTATACAATCAAATTCATTGTCAAGTGCCATTTGTATTAAATCACCGTCTACATACTTCATCTTATTCCCCCCTTTTCTTAATTATTTAGATTTTTCATATCCAAATTGTTCAGTATTTGTTATTGTTTTATATAACCACTGGTGGTATAACCTTTTTCTCATAGATTTACACCTAATAGTTTCAGTATTTTCTAACATTGTTTTATACATCTGTTGATAATATCCCTGTTTTTGACTGGGAGTAGATGTAATATTTGTAGTTTTTTCTAATTTCGGTTTATTGAAAATGCCGCCATTATAATCATTTATTAATTTTTTTATATTAACAGTGGAATCACCATCTAATTTTTCATTATTACATTCATTAATTATATCGAAACTTTGTTGTAATTGTTGAATTCCACTTAAGGTGTTATAAAAAAATTCAGCAATACTTTCATTATATCTACAAGTTTGTATAATATCACAAATTGCAACATGTTTAGTGTCGATAAGTTTATTCATTAACTCATTTTTATCAAAATTTGTCGTGATATCAACCAAATTATATAACATTGGATACTTCTTTGCATCAATTTTCTCAATATCAATTTCATGATATGATATATGTTGCTGTTTATTTTTGTTAATGGTAGTTATTTTTCTATACGGTTTTGCCCATATAAACACATTAAATGGAAATAATTGAACATCACATACATCTGTCATACACACATATTCAATTACAGTTTCATTTGTAATCCGTGTAATATTATATACAGTATTGATTAACTTTTCAAAAGTATGTTCAATTAAATCAAGGTCAATATAATCATGCTCAGTATATATATAATATGACCAATCTATCATCTTTAAATATATACTTGGATCATATTGTAGAATTTTACGCACATATTCATCAGGTACTTTAATACAAAATGTCCCCGTATCTGTTTTTTTTATATACCGAATATATTATTCTTACATTAGAATTTAGATCTAAATTACGAATTATCTTATCATGTACATGTATCATTATACACTCCATTTATCCAATCGAAAACATGATTAATCGGAATAGAATCACATTTAATTTGTTTGTTAATTTTAAATATATTGGATCATATAAGTTAGTTTTTTTGTAATATTGTAATATCTGTTCTACATATAATAAGTATGTATATATTGACTGAAATCTCCCATTTAATGTCCCAGCCATAAAGCGTTTATTGCTTAGTGTATTTTGAGCAAAAATTGACAATATTTCACCCTTTAATTGAATTAGATTTATTGGTGCTGGGACAATTGCTTCTAATCCATATATATAATCATCGAAACTAATGTTGAATTCATTATCAAAAAAGTCACGAATATCATCCTCAAATTTTTTTAAACTTTTTTCATTTTCATCATAAATATTATTTCCTTCAAGTTCAATATTTACTCTTTCGATATATGCATTAAGTTCATTTATATCATCTAAACATGTATGTACTGTGAATTGATATCCCATTTCACCATATGTAAGAATAAAATCAGCCTTTACAAATGGTAATTGAATATGTTTAAGGATATCTTCAATACTTTTTTTAATTTTAATATATTCTCTTTTTTTGGTAAATGAAACAGATACATCATTTCCACAATCAACTATTTTGTATTCCTTAGTTGTGTGTTTGGATTTTTTTAAATATTCAAATAATGTTGTTCTTGCACCATTATATATACCTATATTTTTCATAAATCTCCTTTTTATTTATTTCAAGTTTAATCTTTAAAATTGAAACGATATGATATTCCATATGATTTCTGGGGAAACGATTGTATTAATAGCTCGATAATATGAGACTCTAATGAAATAATATGTGTTTCGTTATATTCATTTTCCATCATATTAAAAAATAACTTAAAAAATGCTATTATTTTTTGTTCTTGATAACCTTGTTTAATAAGCTTTTTTAGTATTTTTTTTAATATATAAATTTCAAATTTATTTAAATATTTAGTAATATTATCTGTCATACTGGAGTTTCTTTCTTTTTACTATTTTTGCGGAATTTATATATAGCAATCATGATTGCAATTGGACAAATAAGAAAGTTAAACAAAAATACCAAAACATAATTCATTGATTTTTTATCTTTATATTTTATAAACTGCATAACCATAGCGAACATTGACCAACCTAGTGCAATTTTCAAATATGTTTTTAATATAAAATATTCAATCATAAATAAACTCTCCATTTTTCAAAGTTATAATGTTTTTAAGTTTGTTAAACATATTAGTAGTTTCTCTGATGTATAATATGAAACAGTATTAGTTAACAAAACCGTTATTTCGGTATATTTATTAAATTGATATTTGTTATATTTTTTATTAAATTTTCGTTTATTAGATGAATCCTTAATACAATAATATAAAATTATAATAAAAAATACCACTAAAAATAGTTTTCCACCCACTTAAAGATGCCTCTAATATATTATATTGTCTCAAAACTGTCAATAAAAATTACGACTATTTTGATAAATTTTCATATATTAATTTTAATGTTGTATTATCATGTGAATTTACATAATAATATTTTTTATTAATTCGACACTATGTTACTCGTTCATCTCTTGTATCAACATGAAACATAACAGATGGTTTTCCATGATTATCTTTAGTATCAAAATATACACCAATACCTCTAAACGCTGAGTCACATAACAATTTATAAAAAATATACTGTGGATCCGCCTCAAAAAACAAATCAAATGCAGTACTGAGTTTGTTTTCTGCTAAATTTACATAGTGTCTTGATGTTTTTGAACCATCAAATCTCGCTAGACCCCCCGTTGCCTTGGATGGATATATTCTACTATTTATTTGAGTACGAAAATCCTGTAAACATATTAAAGAGTGTGGATCCGAAAATTTAATAGGATCTTCTGAAAACTCACTTGTACTAAATTTTGGAATTACATTTGTAAACTATTCAATTGTATGTGGTTTATATGTCATGTATTCTAACCTATTAATATAATAGTGATATATAAAAATTAATCCAATTTATCTAAATATTTTAAACAACGTTTACAGGTTACTTTAGAACTTGAAATTACTGTTGGGTATTCAACATCATACATATCATCATCAACGGGGGAATCTATACCACAGAATGTTTCATTTATATCATTAATAAAGTGAATAACCCCGTTTTTAGTAATTCTACCATAACCTTTAATTTCACTGGACTGCATTTTATATCCCTATCTTAACTTTTTTATTAATTAATTATTATATTATTTAACATATAAATCAACATTATCTTTATATGTACATAAATTTATAAGATAATAGTCATGATAGCCTTTTATACGTCCTTTTTGAACATGATCTTCACTAATAAATTTAATATATGTTTCATTTTCATTATCTCTTACCCATATTTGACTTTTTCTATAAATAATATTATCTTTTTTAATACCACATTTAATTAAATATTCAACAATTGGTTGGATATATAGCTTATATATATCACGATATTTTGGAACAACGCAAACAATTGTACCATTATATTCAAAATCTCTAATAATATTAATTATTAGTTCACAATCAGTTGGTTTTATCATATATTAAAATACTCCTTATTTTTATAAAGAAACATCATCAGTTGAAATTGAAATTAACTTAATTGTATCATCAATTTTATCATTTTCTATTATTTCACCACGAGTACATTTTTCATGAGGACATGATTCGCATGTTGTTCCACATGGTCGATTAAATAACTCATTTAATGTAATATTTATTTCATCTGCTACTACACTTAAAAATTCATATCTATTTTTAAATAGATCACCAAAATCCTCTTCATATAAATTCATATCTATTTTAAAATGATGATATTGTCCAGAGTGATTTAAATAGTATACAATATCAACATCAACATAACCATCTAACATCAATTGAGATTGTACAAATTTTATACATTTTTTGAATTGTGGATCAACGCTTATAAGGTCAAAATATACTTTATTTTCAACTAAAAATATTTTTTCGATTTGTTCGTGGATGCTCATTATATTCCTTTTTTATTTTATGGGATGGTGCTGGTTATATGTTTACTTTTACATAAGTAATGTGGTATTTTCGTGATCACATCTTCATTTATATTGGAATATAATAAACATATGTTAGTCTTACATAGCTTATATGAAAATGCCCGAAAAAACTCTAAATTACTAACAATTTCATCGTACTCAATTTGAACATGATTAGATAAGTCTATTTTAATTTGTGAAACTTTTCCACAAATACCAGTCTCAAATATTCTCATGAGCAATACATCAAGAAAATTAATGATATTAAAAAAATCTAAATTACTAATTACTAAAATTGACATATTTTTCAGTGGTAATGTTCTATCACGCATATATTCATGTATTGTTGCCTCAACATGATAACACACACTAGTGTCAGGTGAAAAATTAGTAATAATAGTATGTTCATCATTATTATCATCAATATAATTTGTTTTAATAATTAAAAAATTATAACGAAATAACATATTTTTAATACCAATTGATATATTTTTATTAACAAATAAATAATTATGATGATATAGATTATCTTCAACACATATTGATGTATTTTTATATATCATCATACTCAATTTCTTCTATATTTAAAATATTATCAACAATATCTGACATAACATTTGGTGCATCAAGTATTGGTTTATCAGATTGATGTATTGATTCACCACAAAAAGCTTCATGTTTTATGATATATTCCATAACTCGCTCAAAAACCTTATCTTTAAGATCTTCATCAATTTGCATCTTAATTTTATAATTTTTTGTCTCATAATATCGTGTTGTAATCATTTAAATTTCTCCGTAATTGTTATATTTTCTATAGTCCGAGTTACACTTTTTTTTAATAGTAGTTGTTCTTGATCAATAGTCAATTGAATTAAATTATCAATATAATTTATAATTATATCATCTAATTCATTGATATTACTTGTACGTAATAAGTTTTTAAACTTATTTGCATGTGGGGAAACAGAATCATACTTAGATAATACTTTAACTAATTTGGGGTATAATGAATGTTGCCGATGTAGATTATGGATTTCTACATCGACATTATTCATATTAACGTTAGATTTCATAAAAATGATATCCTTTCATTAATTAAATCTTTGTACCTACTTTATCAAAAGTACCATGGAAAAATGGTCTTGTCACTAAAATACTTTCAAATTCACTAAATTTTGTAAAATCTTTTTCATATTTAACTCCAGCTTTAGTAGTATATTCAATTTTATCAAACGATAAAATACCTATACTTATTAACTTTTTTATTGTAAATACATGTGTATTTGAAATATCTTTTGTTCTAAATGTATATTGTTTTTTATAATCTTTCATTTGATCCTTGTCAAGTCCAAAAGTGAATTTATATACATCTAAATTATCTAATGTAATTGTCATTTCAATTTTAGTTGAATCAACTGATTGAGTTGTTACAAGACTTTTGATTTGTTCATAATTAAATAAATCAGCTACAAAATTTCTAACATTGCACTCTGGTAGATATTGTAAACTATGAGTAGTTTCTATTTCATTAAGATCCAGTCTGATATTCTTTTTATCCATTGTATATATACCTTATATTATTATTTTTTATTATATTAATTCTACTGTTTTAAATCAAATGTATCAGCTATTAAGCACCGTGGTTCAATTATCTTTTTTAAGAAATCATTATAATCAACTGGAGTGAAAATATTACCAAGACTATCTGAAAAAGTTGTTATATTTACAAATTTTTTTAATAGTAGATTATGTAAAGATAATACATGCTCATTTATTTTAAAATTATGAATATAATAATATTGCTTTTCATATTCAGTAATTTTTACATCATCAATATTAAACTTAAATGTATATTCAATGTCAGAATCACGCTCTTTTTTCAACTTGAATTTTAAACTTATTACATCATCAACTGTATAGTCAATAACAACATCATAAGCCTCATCAATCACACAAATACTTGGTAGATATGTATGAACAATATCCTTGTTAAAAAACTTCTATTTATCGGGTGCAGTTCCATTTAAAGTTATACTATCTTTTTTAAATAAATTCATTCATTATACCTCGTTTATTACATTAGTGTTGATTAAGGTCAGATATATAATAATTTTCACTTTTTCCAAGTTGAAATGCGTTATTATTTTCTTTTAATGTATCTAATATTATTTCCTTTTTATTACCAAAACTACTAATATTAATTAAAGACCCTGCAATTGCAACAATATTACCATTATCATCGAAAATGGGAGTTTTATATACATCAAATGTCATTCCATTTACACATTCAAAAAATCTACACGGTTTTTTTAATGAACGTGTAATTACATCTGTTAAATTACACACTCGTTGTGAATTATCCAAATTTATATTAACAAATTCTGCTTCATTTAAATTATTAATTTCATTTAATATTACATTTTCTTGTAATTCAATATCTTCAATTAGTTCAATATCGGTTCGACCTATTATTTTATCTAAAGACATATTTTTAAATAAAACAGCTCTCAGTGTATTATTTGCAAAAATATAACGACCATTTTTATCTTTTAACTATATTGCTAGATATTTGTTACTATCCACCATTGCAATTATATTTGATGTAAAGTTATCTTTAATTGTATGATGTTTTGATAATATCTGAATTTCATTTTCTAATTTATTATATATTTTTGTTAAATTGCGGTTATTTAGATATGTTTTAATAAACGCAATTAACAATATTATTGATATTGTGGTTAAGGTTAGTATAATTTCCATGATATTAATCCCTTATCTCGCATCATCATCAATTTTTATTCTAATTGTGGATGTTTGCGTCTCTTTAGTTTTTATAGCATCCTGTATTTTAGCCTGTATTGATTCTTGCATCTCATATATTAATGATGATTTACTTGGTTCTTTTTGAAAAATATATTTAACCAATAAACCATTGTTATCATAAATACTATTATCAAGGAGACGTTCCATAGCACGAATAAAGTAGATATCAATATTAGTTAAAGGGACAAAATTATAAGTAATTACATGAACACGATCTACAATTTTCTGATCAATAAATTTCTGTAATGAGTTTACAAATATATCAACATTTTCTTGTGTTTTCACAAAACATATTGGTGTGAATTCTATTATTGGTAGTTTTTTATATAGTTCATCAGGATTAAATGGTTTTATCCCTGTGTCTTCATCTACATTTTTAGATTTCAAAATATGTGCAATTTTTGGATACTACTATCCTCTAATCACATATATAAACAAAAGAGCAACACTTAAAATAAGTGGATAATCTTTTATGAACACTGCAATATTAAGTGCTATTGTTAAAAACTCAGATACACCCATCTTTTATACACCTAAAAATTTTTGAATTATCACACCAATAATTATGCTACTTAATATAATTATAGAAATAAAATACTTCTATGTTTGAGTTTGATGCATTTTAATATAATCAACATTAACTGCTATTATAAAATAACCCCAGAGCTTTTCATCATATTTAATTTCATGATAGAATAATCTAAATTTCTTATTTGTTTCATCTATCATGAAAGATTCACCATCTGGATTATTACAATTAGTAATTGAATTAATTATTGTATCTCTAATACTAAGCTGTCGTGAATATTCAATATCATATAAATCATTGCCTGTTAGTTTTTGTGAATATTTAGATGTTAAAACTGGAATCTAACCATTTTTATCAGTTATAATAACAACACATAGATCATCAGATATAATCTGTGTAAATCTATCTACAACTTTTTGAGGATAATTATATATTGTTAATTTATTAAAATATTCAGTTTTATATTTATCAATATTTTCTAAATACTCATCTGACACTTTGTCAGATTCAACAATCCCAAGTTCTTTTAATTCCATAGGTGTTAATTTTTCATATTGTGGTGAAAATATATGTTCATTTGGGATTTTAACTAACGTAGTGTTAAGTAGATCGGTGATCAACTGGGCACCAACCTTAGCATTTTTATTATGAATTTGTAAATCATGCTTATTGATATGATCACACATTAACTACTAGCTTGCAGTTGAAATTATGCTACCAATTAAAGCAAAAATCAATACAATTATATTGACCTTGCTTTTTAATGGTAGTAGTTTGTATTTTATTTTTATGTTTCGTAACATAATTTATCCTCAAGTTTATTATACTATATATAAAAATTAATTAGGATTTTTTTTATGATTTATGTCACGAAGTTTACTATTTTTTATGAAAATGAGTAAAGATATTTTTCGATTGCCATACTAACAGTCTGTATCAATTTGTCATAATTATCTGTTATATTTTTTTTTATAAATAACACACCATCATCACTAAATAGGCAGATTGCTTCCTTATGCCCATTATGTTCAGTTAATATACGAACCGATGGTAATAAAACACACTTAGATTGATATAAAAACGATATATTTAATGATGCAACAACATTACCATCTGTATCCCAGAAAATTACATTAGTTAAATAACTATCTGATTCAAATAACTCTTTTTCTAATTTTTTAACCTCTTTATTAAACCAATCTGACTTTGTTTTTATGTTATCATCAAATTCTATTATCCTTTTCCCTAACATTACTTCCCGACGGAGTTCACGCAACGCATCATCATCATCAAATTCGATTTGTAGGGGAACTAGGTTTATGGAAAAAATTATATCATCTTCATTTTCTGGCATATAAACATTTATAGTTTTAGGTATATCTGGTGCTGTTATATTAAATTCTAATCGACCATCAACATTACTTTCATGATCACGACATGTTTTATAAAAATCAACATTATTAAATGACAATATTGTTACATCACGATCTTTCAAATTTTGTAAAAAATCATTTCTCTTCATTATTTTTACCTTTCCCCTTGTTAATATTATATTTTATATATAATGATAATGATGCATATTGTTGTAATACTTTTTTCTCATATTTTCTACCCTTATCTTTACCCACATATTTAAATAATGCATCGTTTATATCATAATTTGACTTTATTAAATATTCATTTAAAATATTATAACCTGCTCTAATATTTATTTCTGGTGTAAATAATGCCCGTTCGCTTCGGATTTTTAATTTTTGACCCCAGACTTTATAAGTAACTTGCATCAAACCAGATGCATTTTTATTCGAAACAACATACCTATCAAATGAACTTTCAACTTGTATTATTGCTAATATAAGCTTCCAGTTGTCATATTTTTGTGCAACATGTATAATATGTAAAATTTCAGATTCAGGTATATATTGTTTAGCATTTTTTAAACACCACTTATATGCATAGATCGCTTCTGTTTTTGCAGTAAGTTTTGTTACATAGTTTGTATACGAATAATGATAAGTTAGAAACAAAACAAATAATACAATAGGTACGCTCATTAGTATTAAAAGTTGCTTTTTTTTCATAAAAAATATATCCTTATGTTGTTTTACATATACGATAATAATAATTTAACCTTAGCGTTTAGTGTCATATTTGATAATATGGTGTCAATATCACGGTTATCATACAATCCAAATAATATATGTTGAATTTTAGTTGTTTTTATTTTTTCTGCCAAAATTTTGCGATCTTTAATATATAAATATTTATCTGATAATTTTTTAATATCATCAAATATTTTTTCACGTGCTTGTAAAAATGGTTCAAAATTTGATGTATACTCTGGAAAGTACTTTAAAAATTCTTCTTCATCACCTCTCATCACAATGTCAGTTATATCCTTATTTGTTAAACTGTGTCTACTCATCATGCGATGTAACCAGAGATATTTCTTTGCTTTAAACTTATACCGTTTAACATTATAAAGATTGGTGAAATCTGCAACTACAAAACCCTCATCTTCATCATTTAATTTATTTTCAGTGTAATCTGATAGCTCTTTAATAGACTTAAAGTTAATCGTATATGGTCTACTGATAAATAAAATATCGGCTAATATTTGTAAATCAACTGGACTCATTTCTTTACCAGTTTCATTATCAATGCTAGCCAATAAATAAATGTCATCTTTATTATATTGTTTAACAATTCTAGTTTTAGGTGATACTAATTCAAAAATATATGTATTTTTTGTATTTAGGTTTTTATAAAAATCATCAACAGATGCATAATTATTTGTAATAATACTATCAAAAATACCTCTAAATGTGTGACCATTCTGAACATTTATACCTATTGCTGGATATGCATCACCTTCAGCCAGAGCCATTGAACGTGTGCGAACTAACCATTTGCCATTATGATAATATAGATTTATTAAACTTCCATCGACTTTTTCATATACTCGAACATTTGGTGAACATAAATCAATTGAGCTATTTTCTCCATAATTATCATAATAATCAAAAAATCTACTAAATGATCTTGATATAATATTATAAGGTTTTTTATTCTCAAGAACCAAAGATCTGCATTCTTTTGTTATGTTATTATATTTCGGGGATAAATATGTAGAATAATTCAAAACCATTAAATTATGATCAGGGTAATCATTCACTTTAATAGAAAAAATTTCTTTTAATTTTTCTACCGAGTACTGATTTAAAAACTTAATAACATTCATTATTATTATCCTTAATAAAAATATATTATATATTATTTTAAATTATCATAATTGTTAATGAAATACAATAATTAATTTTATAAAACTGGTAATATAAATGGAACAATTGTTAAATACTATATTCAATAGCGGAATAACCCTACCATCAATATTAATGTTGATACAGTTTATTATCGTATTTTATATTTCGATTTATATCAAAAATAAAATAACAAATTTTGCTAATTACCGTAAAGTTTGTGCCAACAAGAATATATCAATTGGTACGACACTTAAATTGGCAGTTAACAACACAACACTAAATGCACAAATTAAAAAAATATCGTCAAATTTTATAATATTGAAAAGTGATAATATCGATATTATTATTCCTATCACTGAATTTGCATCAATGACACTCATCATTATAAAAGGTTAAAGAGTTGAATGCTTTAAAAAATGTATTATTATTTACGACACTAACACCACCACCATCTACCTGCATTATCTTTAATACACTACCAGAATTAATCATTATTGTTTGATTACCATCAAATGTAGCAATAATATCATCATCAAATGTACAATATATATCAAAAAATTCAGGTAAAAGTAACTGTTTATCTATGGTTTTATTTTTTCTATTTTTTATAATACTTGTTATCATAATAGTTTGTATATATGGGTGCATTGTACATTTATCATTTTTTAAATTGTTAAAAATCGCACCAATAGGTGTTGAAAATACCAAAGAATCACAATTATAAATAATAGTAGTGTTATTATCTGAATCTAATTCATCGACTGTTAATTTAATATTAATTTTCTTATCATTAGCACTTTTAATTGTGATATCTGACATAGATATTAAATTATCTGAATCTAATTCATCGGTTGTAACACCTTCCATTGATAACAATGGATAATATACACCATCTACTGTTTCTTTTATAAGTGACTGTAATATATCATCTATTTTGTTATCATGTAAAAAACCAATCGTCGTTGAATTAATACCAACAATTGGAACGTTAAATGTATTTGATATATTTTTAGCAGATAGTACATCATTATCATCACCAATACATAATATAAAATCCGCTTTTTTTACTATTGTAACAAACGAAAAAAACATACCATAATACATTTTAATTTTATTTATAATTTGCTCGGTTTCTTTATCTGATACTCTACTATATACATATAGTTTTATTTCTTTCATCATATATCCCTAACTTTATTTCTTTATAATATTTTTAGTAGATTTAATGATCGAACAACTTATCGGAGCCTCATACGTCACAACCATACCATTTTTTTTGATATTAAACACATAAACATTATTATTCTTAATATATAACGTTTTTTTATCAATATTATTATAAGTCGTACAATTATTCGGTAAACATACTGTTATTGTAAATTGATTCTTTTTCACAAGTTTTTCAATCAACATTACAATATTTAGATTTGATTTATCTAATATAAATGCAAAAAATATCAATATAATAAATATAAATATTAAATTTGATTGTTTATCTTTTTTATTTTCTGACATTATAAGTTGATTCCATTAACATACGAGCATCTTTTAATTTAATAACATGTTCACATATTGATTCATGATCCATTCTATCTATCCACTGTCCATTATGCTTTGCAGTAAACTTCCAGTTACCATTATCAATATGCGTAACTAGTTCATTTTTATCTCGTATTTTTATATCATCATGATTTTTATTTAAATTTAATATAAACATATATTTAGTGTCAACTACAGAACGGAGAAAATATTGATTTAGTTGATCCTTTGACCAAAAATGAACCATTGTGTAATGCCATGTAAATTTACGATTTACAAACGTACCGATATTTGTATCATGACACAACCCAACAATATTACAATGTCTATCATATGCAAATACTGCATATTGTTTTGTATATTTACTTAAAACGTATTTACCATTAGGTTTGAGCTTTAGCATAATTTCACCGTAATTACTTTTTTTAATGTGGACGATGGGGATGGATTTGCACCATCATTCCATTAGAAAATGGAATCATAGAAAAAAACTTATCACAATTGGAATGTTCATCTATTTTAGACCATATACGGTTCTGGACTAAACCTCAAGTACTTATCACCAAATTGCAAATATCTCGGTTTTTTTTACAAAGATGCCGTAAAATCTAGTCGTAAAGAAAACATGTTCGATATATGTTATATAATAATACAATGTTTGTACGAACACCACATTACCCTAACTTATACTACGCAGTTAGCAAACAGAACACGCTGTGTTTTTTTCACCCCACCGATATTAAAATTTTAAAGATCTATTTCGTTACTTTCAATTACACAATACTACAAAAAAATATTAAAGTCAACTAAAAATATAATTTATTTCACCATATGACCTGTAAATAAATTAGGTACACTATCTCGATTAACTTTCCACAGGTGACGCTGGTGTTGACCATCAACAAGATCTCTATGTGAAGGAAAAACCTCAACAGCAACAGATGTACCACCAAATGCAACACACTTCATATGTTGCATTTCATAAAACGTGGGGTTAACTGGTTGGTTCTTTTCAAAATGTTTTGCTGAAATAACTGCATGATCTTTCTCAACATCAATTCTATATTCACCAAAATAATAAGTTTGCACTGTATCCATTTATACATTCTCCAAATATTTATATTTTTAAATATTATCACCAATTGTTACCGTTTTTAAAAATGTACCATTTGTAGTAGATTTTCCATTTATTGCATCATCTTCAGTTTCATATACAACACCATCGGTATTGATTAAATTATTTTTTTTATATAAATTAATATACTTCATCGTATTCCGTTTCGGTTTTTTTTCACCCAATATAATAAACTGAAGCTCATGACCATGAAACAATGTTCTCATTGTACCATAACCATATTCATACCCATTTTTAGAATATGGAATATTAGTACCATTACCTGCTGTGATAACCGGAAACTCAGTATCATCATTTACTTCGATAACTTCAGTTTTACCATAATATATGTCAGTAACCTTGTCACCAACCTCAAATGATATTGGAGGTGTTGAAATTTTATCTAACATAACTATTCGTGCTAAGTTACTAATTATTTCAGTTATATTGTCTTTGTCTAGTAAAATATTAACTAATGGATCCGATGGTTTAGAACCCGTTATAGACATTTCAACATGCTTATCATTCAAATCCACAGTATCTAGTGCAATTAAATGATTGCTAACTGTTTTAATTTTTATCATTATTCACCTATATGGAATATTTACTTATATTTTTTGAATAAATCTATCAATAAAATTCGTTATTTTTTTAGGTAATATCACATCTTCCCCTATTATTCGTTTCGGTGGTGGAGCCGGTACCGGTATAGAATTTATTATATTAGGTTCATAAATAAATTTAATATAACCTAACTCAACTGTTTTTATTTCACCAGAGCTAGTTTCAACTATGGCGACCGAAAATTCACATGCACTAGTATTAAATTCTTTAAAATCTTTACCAAATTCATGAAATGTTCCGATATAGTCAAATTCTTTTTTTCCTACATCTTTATATACTTTAACTTTTCGCATTTTTTATTTTAACCTTACTAGTTTTTACACTTATAGAGCTATCAACAAAATTCCTAATGCAATAATAGATATAATTGAAACTGCAATTCGATAATATTTATTAAATTCTGCATCTTCAAGTGAACTATCAAGTGCATTTGATGCCTCTTCGTAGCTATCATCATCTATGTTTTTTTGATCCAAATAACCAACAGTTGAGTCAAATAATGTATGCATATATGAACAGCTAAACCTATGAGCAAACTTTTCACCAGTAATATTTTTTATTACATTCCCTTTATCATCAGTAACTGTGGTTGTTAATTTAACAATTTTAAATGTATTACATCTATATAAAATTTGACTAAAAAATATTAAACCTAATATAATAACACCCGTGTTTATAAATGAACTAATTAAACCCAATTTATACATTGTAATAAAAATAACAACATATCCCAATTTTGAATTTAAAAAGTTTTCAACACCAACTCCCAGTCTAGTACAAAACGCAACAATTGCATCACCAATTATAGTTGCCTTATTTGATAACCCAGTTACATCAATATCACCTAAAACATTTAAAGTTTTATCAACAGGGTTTGGTATATTATTAGATTCCTCTATTGCACGTTTTTGTGCATCAAGAATAGCGTTTCGTGTAGGTCTATCTAATTGTGCTAATTGCTCGGTTGAGAATGTTATGTTACCATTTGTTGCACCTGCATAAGTAGTACATAAAACCATTGCTAATATTAAAAATATTTTTTTAATCATTACTTTCTCCTTTTTTATAGATAAAAATATGTTGGTTGTTAAAGCGTAATACAATATCACTTATATATGGAATTACACCAAGCCTTGTTATCACATCATTTTGATTTTTAAAAGCACTTAAATGGATATTATTCGGTTTATCTTGATATGGAATTGTCATTATTAAAATTCCATTGCTATTTAAATTGTGTTTAAGTTTTGTAACGATATTAATTGGATCAATTAAATGTTCAATTACATCAAAAGCACAAATTATATCAAATTTTTTATCAACAATTTCATCAATATATAAATTTAAATCTTTATTAACAAGACTAACATCAGTTTGAAAATGTTTAGTTTTATTTTTTGCAATAATTAACCTATTATCTGAATAATCACATCCAATAAATGTTGCAGATGGAATCATATTTTTAATCTCAGCAATTGTTCCACCATCACCACAACCAACATCCAATATATATGGGTTTTGGTATTTATGAAGATGTAGTTTAGTTACTAATTGTTGTAATACATCTTTTGACATCGACGCATTAATAAATTTATCAGTATCATAGTAATTAGTATTTTTTTCATAATGAGAGTGTGCCAACATTTCCTGTTTAAATTTTATTTTCATTATATTTTAAATCCAATTTTAATCATTTTCGTTTTTGTTATTATATTCTGGAAATAACGCCAATACACTTTCTAAAGGGAACTTCAAACCATACATTGCACAATATCTAACATCATCTGTTTCACTCGGTGGGTGTATATTGTTCCAATATCTACTAGTGTGAATATATGATTTTAATATACCCCGATCTGTTTTAACTAAAACAATACATGTATAATTAAACCACATCCAATCTAAAATTACTGAACTATTTTTTATATCAGTATATACTTTTAGTTCTTTTTTTTTCATTCATTCAACCCTTTTAAACGTGATTTTTTTTAGCACCCTTTTTCTCATTACAAAACTTGCACATAACCTGTAAGTTTGTAATATCATTTGTGCCACCACAGCTTTTTGGATATATATGATCCTGTGTCATCATTACCTCATATATATCATTACCATCTTTTATTTCTGCATAAAAATTAATATGCCACGGGTTCTTACCTTTTTTAGCACCACGATGACGCTCTATTGCATATTTTGTTCCATGTAAACCACAACTAACGCATGTATTATCTGTGTTATATAATATGAATTTTGGATTATTAACACTAACATTTATCCCATTTATATTTGCATATATTTTACCATTTTTAATTTCTAATTTTCCGACATCTTTATCTTTTAAGATTTTTGTCATCATTTCTACACTAAATTCACTATGGCGTTCATATACTTTTTTATATAATTTATTTTCTATTTTTAATATTTCCAATACACTTAACGATTTTTTTCTTTTTGGCTTACTAATATTAATATTAGTATTATATTGTTTTGTGTTATCGTCTTCTAATTTTATAATTCTATTGTTATGTGTCATGATTGAATGGTAAGTTAATATCACTATTATTAATTCCTTAATTTTTAATGAATATAAATAAGTATAATAAATATCAAATTAACCTATTATAGTCAACTAATAGTTTAACATTGACTATATTTAATCAATGTTAAACTATTTTATTGGTTTTTTATTAACCACTTTGGGTTTATACACTTAAACCCAATTGAAGAATCACACCAGTCTTTACACACAATACCTTCTGCAAGCGTTTTTGAATTTAATGCACTATTAAAATCAGCCATATCATTATATGATTCAATTGTATCGGATCCAATTATATGTGAATCGGTAGTGATTGGCACGGTTGTAAGTTTTAGAGCTATGCATAAATCTATCATTGACCCTAATGAATAATATACCTGCTGATCAATATCCCATACACTAAAAATTCTAAATTGAAGATTTGGTAAATCGTATATATTTTTCTGAACACCATTACCAATTATTTCCCCTTGTATAGCAATATTTATATTGAACTGTTTACAATATTCTTCAAGTTTATCAAATATATTTAAATTTCTTTCAATTTTCCACCAAATAGAATCATCAGGCATTACTATCCATCGGTTTTTCGAACAAACACCAAATCCCTTATATTTATCAAAATAATTAAAAATACCTTTTTTTACAAGGTTGGAATTATAAAAAAACGTAGCTGAACTACCATCTAATTTTTCAGTTACATAAAAACGCCTTCCTTTATTTTTATCAATTATCGATGGCAAACTTTGAATTCGAATTATATCTGTTTTAGGAATAAATGAAGGAAAAGTGTTGATATTTTTATTTTGTTTAATCTTAAAATACAGTTTTCGAAATAATTTATATTTCATCATATATTTAATAATTGGATTGCGTACATGACTAACTTTTTGGGTTTTATAATATTTAAGAACACCAATAATATCAGTTACATTTGTACCAATTCGATAAGAACCTTTTTTGATTTTTTCTGAATAATCTGGATCAAAATGTTCTAATGATGACAGTGGAAGTGCTAATCCCATGCTAATTTGACCCCTGAATTTACGAGCAACAACACGAAATTTATCTGATTTTAAAAAACTAAAGATTTCATGATCAGGTAAAACACTATCACATTCAAAATAAATACACTTATCACCTACTTTAAATTCACCTTTTTTTACACATAATGAATAACCTAAAATTGTTGCTTTTTCTATGAAATCAGCACCTTGAATTGGGGTAATTTTTTTTATTTTTTGTATACTTGCAAGTTTTCGTTTAATATTAGCCATTTATCTTTTTCCTTTTTCATTACTTTAATTATCTATAGACCAATTTTTCACAATCCACCAAATTATCATTATAAACAACCCAGCACCACTTAAACCAATCAATGGTGTAGTTGTTTTTAAAACAAATTCAGTAGGTGCTACCACACGACACCACATCATATTAACAAATATATTATTTAATATGAAAAATGTAATAATTTTACCCATTATATCACTCCTACATTTTACATGTTGGATAACCACTAAATATTTCTCTTAATCTTCTATAAGTGTGTTTAACATATATATCTATATCTATAGTATCAATCAATTCCTTATTACACTTACTACACAATATACTATATACATTGAATGCGGAATTAGGATAATGTGCAATATCTTTTATTTGTTCAACACCACCTTTAGTATATATGACTCTTAGAGTGAAGTTGTAATCAATATTTTCAATCAATTCTAAATCAACCACCTTATCATCAGATTTTTTAAAAAAAGGTAATATTGTATTATGTGTTTTAATTTTTTCTAAAATATATTTAAGTAATATTGGTTTAACTATAGTTCGGGGTAATTCATTTTGTTTATAACAATCCTGACAAATTGGTACATTTTTTTTGTATTCATCATAAGATATCTCTCGAATATAAAAGTCTTTAATTATTTGATAATGATCAATTAGATACATAAAATCAATAAGCACTGGATCATATAATAATAATTGACTTTTATCATAATAAAATATATTAGTATTATTATTAAATATTCTTTCAAAAATAAAGTATTGTTTATGTGTATCACAAGGATTATATTTTTCTATCTCTTGATTTTCCATTTATATATCTTTCTTATTTTAAAATAGTATTATCAACCATCCCAGTTAGTTTTTATCATGTTACTTTTCTTAAAAATAGCACACTCATAGTATTCTTGATTAAAAGCTATCATATAGTCATCATAAAACAGTGGTTTTGGATCACTTTCAATATAATATGGAAAATCTAGTGATGAGTCATTGATACCATCTCTAATTTCATCAATGGTCATATTGTTAAAATCTATATATATTGAACCAAATGAAATACAATCATATTCATTAATTACATAAACACACTTTTCAAGATGTCTAAGTGTATAATTTTGAATCCCAACCCCATTAAATAATGTATTCAAACGCCACATTATTGCGGTATAAATATCAAATAATTCTGAGACATTTTCTTTTTTATCAATTTCTTCTATAATATTTCTCATTTTAATACTCCGTATATTATTTAACAAATTCAGTGTTTTCATCTACCTGATCATCAGATGTGATTTTTATTGTAGAATCTTTTTTGGGGTGGATTATAATTGTTGCATGTTCATATTTAATAATTGGAAATAATAATTTAACATTATCGTTTGCAACCAAATTAGTACCATCCCATGTATAGCTAAAATCATCCGCCTCTTTCTTAATTTTACAACCTTTTTTTAATGTCTGCACACGTGCATACCGTCCAATATTGCTAAAATTTGCAATTATTTCATCAAGACAATTATCAACATTAGCATTATCATATACATCAGGAAAAAATTCAGATAGATGTTTTATAAATAAAGGTACCGTTTTTTCTGCGTACTCCCGGATCGGTGAGTTTGTGAACAATGCTCTTGGTCTATAATGTACGATCTTTTTAATAGTTTCTGGTTTTATAAAATCGTCATATAAAATAAATTGTTCTCCTGTCCCAAATATAGTATTTTCATTATGAGAAAGATATGGAACGGCATCGTTTTTATTCATTAATGAATACGGTAGAAAAACATAATCACCAATTTTAGCAAGTGCATCCATTGGTTTATGTAATTTATTTAATTTATCTGGGTGTTCTTTTTGTCGTTTATCACACCAAGAGCGGTTTTTTTGGGCACGTTTAGTATAACCTTTTTCTATTATCTTTTTACCATATGGACATTTTGCATTACTGAATATATGTAGTGCTAATAATAAACACTCATTTCTTTTAAAAAATGTACAATTTTCTTTATTAGAACACAGTATTTTTGTATATTCTGACTTCTCATTTGCATTGGATTTTATAAAAGTCGTCATAGAAACATCATAAACCCACGTATGAATAACTTCAAAATTGTCCATGATTAGTCCTTAATTTCTTCAATTTTAATTTTAACTTTTACTGGTTCAATATAATCTGCTATATTATGCTTACTTCTATCATATCCTTCAAACGGGACTTGGAAATATCCATCTGATCTATAACTAGCCTCGGCTCTGCCTTTTGATGAATATGTTAAAACCCGCTTTTTATCATTTTTTTTCTCCACTGGAATTAACCATCTATCCCGTGGAACACCTTTTGCTATATAGTGTCGATCTTTACTCATAACAACCCAAACTTCTTCCTCTATAATCATAATATACTCCTTTTGTATTGATTGTTAAAAATATTAAACTATTTTTTAAAATATTTCAAGGTATTTTTCAAGATATTTCTATTTTTTTATACATTAAATTATATAGATATTCCCGATCTAATGTAAATAAATTATTAAATAAATTTTTATGCTATCGTTTAGCATTAACTGATGCGTCTTCTTTATATGCATTATCCTAATTTGTCATTGAATTACACTCCAAAAACTAATATTTACCATTTTTATCAACCATAATATCAATCGCACAATAACAATAATTAAGTGAATTTATTATTATTTTTGCCTGAGATATCAAGTTATTTACAATATCAATTTCAATATCATTTGTTATATCATCATAAACATTATTGGCCTTTAATCGTTGACCATTTGAATAATTCTATGTTAACATGCCACCTTGTGGTTTATGTTTTTCAATTATTCTACATTGATTATCTTTAGTGAACCATTTACACCAAACTACTCGATATTCTTTTACTTTATCTATAAATTTTTGATAAAATCTATTATAAGTAATATGGGTTTTGGCAAACTCTATTCCATTACCATAAAAACCCTCTGGTGGCTTTACAATCTAATCTGATATATCATCATTATCATCTAAAAAAAACTTATATTCAGGTATATTGATCCCACTACCACGGAGAGCTTCATATTGTAATGTTTTTTGCTATAACGCAATTGGTTGTATATATATTATTTTATCATGTATACCAAGCTCTTTTGCATAATTATATATTTTTGATCGGGTGTTATTATTACAATAAAAAACAACTAGTTTAGTTTCTTTATCTATATAATGTATACCTTTCTTACAATGATTGGTATTATCATATAACTATGATGCAAATGTATTGTTTTTTTTGTTCAATATAAATGATATTTCATTAGGTTTAAATGTTGTCATATTAAACACCGTTAATTTTTTTATAGAATCTATTATATAAAAACTCATAATCTAAATTAAATAACTTATTAAACATATTAAAAATAACTTCTTCAGTTAAACTTAATGAATTATTTTTTATAATGTTATCAACTAATGAATTACATTCCAAAAACTACAATTTACCATATATATCTTGTATTATATCAATTACACTATAATCATAATGCAATTCATTCATAATCATTTTTGAGGTAATAAGTAATTGTTCACATGTTTCTCTTGATAGACTTGGATTTAATATTCCATTATGATATAATGTATACATCTTTGAATAATTATTTGATATACTATATTTCAAGTCATTATTAGTATTAGGAGTTTTTTCAACAATTAAAATATCATTTTTATCACTCTATTTTGTAATAATTATTTGAAATTCCCTTATTGCTTCAATTTTTTTTTGAAAAAATTTATTATGTACATTGGGGGAGGTTGCAACATTAATACCTTTACCCCACATCCCAGTTGTTGGTTTAACTAAATAGTCACTCGGATTGTCTGATTGTTTTAAAAAAAACTTAATATTTGAACACGGTATAATATTTTTATGTTGTATAACTTGATATTGATATACTTTATTTGTCAGTGTATATGGTTGTATCTATATGATATCATTAATGATACCATTTTTTGATGCATTACGTAATGTTTTTAAACATATATCATCCGAACAATATAATATAACGAGTTTTTTATTTTTAGTAATATTATTATTTTTTGAATGGGTTAAATTATTATATAGCTATGTGGTGAAATGATCACTGTTAATATCATGTGATATTATAAAACTTATTTCATTCTTTTTCAGTTTCATAGTTAAACCTTATGTTATAATACCTAAATATAATTACATGCTTTAAAGCATATATGCAATTAATATTATTTTTTTATATATTATGAAATAAATTATATAAAATAAAAATCTCACAGCACCGGTTATAACTCGTTTTCTGGAATTTCTTCAAGAAATTTTTTATGAATAAAAACCAATTCACCCGACTCTATTATTTGAACTATACAATTATCTGGATTTTGTGCTAAAAAGCCCTGAAATATAAATTCACTATTAAAAAATTTCATATACTCTTCATATTTAAAATACACTTTTTCGAATTCTTTAAATAGTTCTTTTTTAATTCTAACAATAGACAGTGGACGAATTGTATTATTTTTTGATGGATTAAACTCTGGTTTAATATCATACCAAAACCTATCTTGTGATAGTCCGGGGTGACCAATCTGAAGATATAAAATTTCACCATTTTTTAATCGCTCAGTTTCATTCTTCGTCATTGATACTATTCGACTAACACCATCACATGCAATTTTCACATGAAATAAACTTTTAAAATCTTCATTATCTTTCTCAAACCGCTCACGTAATGATATATTATCCATAATTAATATCTTTTTTTGTTTTTAATAATTTATATACAGTCAATCCCGGAATAACCGGTAAAATATAATATTATCTCATTTCATGTTGTATTTTTTTAAATAGCTCAGTATCTGGTTGAACTTTAGTAACACTAGCATTGATTAATTCATCCATGTTAATATTCTTATAGTTTTCACTTAATCTATTCCTATGATAACCCGCTTCTTTTACTTTCACAATAGTATCAGTTTCACTTATATGATAACCTCTAGCTATTTTATAAACTTTAAAATAATAACATATTTTATTTAATTGTAATTCATATATATCACCAACCTTACAATGTGGATATTTTAAATACATAGCAATATTTACTGAACATTGACGCTTAGGTTGCATAGTTATTTCATATCCAATTATATAGTTGCTATTAATTTCATCATCACTATACACTTCACCAGATATTATATCAACTGATATTTGATTTTCCATAATTACCCCCAATTAATATTAAATTTTATTGCAACTTCTTTCAATGCATCTTCAATTTCAGTTTCAGTTAAACCCGTTTGTTCACAATCATGTCTAAACGAATTCCAGTTTTCAGCAACAAAGTCTAATAGTAGTTGTAATATATTTTCCATTTATCAATTCCTTTTATTTATATTTAAAATATATCACATCTTATTATAGAATATTAAAATTGTCAATAAATATTTATATTTTTCAATGTGACAATTAATTAATAAACTTTATTACTTTTTACTAGGTTATATTGAATGCCACGTTATACAAATACCACCAACCGATATGTTGGTAAAGAATTTCTCAAAATACCACCTAAAACAAAAGATTTTAAATCTATTTTCTATTATATCGACGATGATATTGATATTTTTGTAGATGATCCACCTTTCTATAATCCAGTAAAATTCCAAAAAATTATTGATTATGATGGTGACACTACAACTTATATAGATTTACCATATGAGATACTTGGAGATTTCCACTTAGTAATTTATACTAAATGTAATAAAACGAATGTTTTTGATGCAATAAATGTTATATTTAACAATATTAATAATTTACCAGCACTCCCTCTAACAAATAGTGAGTTTGAATTACAAATGCACAATCGAATAAAACGGCTATAGATTACAACAAAAAAGAAAACCAAGGGACAAATAGTTGTGATGGTGGTTGATAAATATGTACCATCATATGCAGTATTAGATCAGGCCGGGCAAAATTCATCACCTTAAATATTTACTTTACTTATTTCGGTGATATAGTTATCTGCACGCTTTATTGATGCAGATAACTTATTAGATAATATACGTTTTTGATGTTCTTGTGGTGTTATATTTTCATTTAGTGTTAAAATAATTAATGCTTCAATTATTTCATCATTAAATTCTAATTGATATAATGTTTGTAAAGGTAAAACTGTAGTATGATACACATAATATAAAACTGCGACAATCTTTTTATCATATGAATCAAACATATTCATCAATTTTAATGCACGTAAAATCAATGGATTACCATCATTGTCTCGATGTCCAGTTAATGCACGTGATGCAATGTTAATTGCATTATCTAGCATATTTTTTTTATCTTCTGTTATCATCTTTTTTAAGCTCTTTTTTTAAGTATTCTGGTAGATGCCCAAGTGCTGATTTGAATTTTTTCAATAATTTCAAATCAACAGTGATCGATTGTGAAAAATTATCATGCACCTTTTTATTTGGATTTTTAAAATTTAAAAATAACATTATATACACCTATTTTATAAGTGTACTTGGGTAAATATAATTACCCAAGCACTTATACTATTAATGTGAAGATGGGTAATAATTGAATTTCTTTGGATTGCTACCAATAACTGATGTGAATGTTAGATTAGTAGCATCAAACAAAAAATCTTCAACATCGTCATTCTCTTCCAAAAACGCTCTATTGGCAATAACTACACAAGGCACCGCAATCGATTTAAATTTATTAGGATATCCCTGTTTTTTACCTAGCTTAACGAGTTGATATAATTTTTTTCCGCCATTATATTTAAAATCATCAAAATCTGAATCATTGACATTTCTATAAATTAATCCAGAATCGTTAATTCTTTTTATGGTTCTGGTTCCCGGTGCCGATACAAAGAAATATGAATCAAGCTTTCCCTCTGTCATTGCTCTGATTGCTCTGATTGCTTTGGGAAAATCTGTTGGTGTTGTTTTTCTATAACCCCTATCTTCTTTTTGAAAAACTTTAAATGTTATACTTGAACCACCACGTGTGTTCATTCCAACAGATCTACCCTTTTTTTCAAGTGACCCAACCTTTGTTACTTTTGAATCTTTTGGCGATACTAAATGTGCAACTTCATACATAACAGTTCCAATAATTTCAACATCAGGTGAATTCAAAACATACCCACCAAGTTGAATGAAAGCAACATCAGCCTCGCCTTTTTCAACCAAACTGATATTGTGGAGCGTCCCATCAGTGCCACCGTCATCATATTTTTCACATTCATATTCATTATTGCTAACTCTTTTCATTGCTGAATTGAATGTATTATATAATTTATTGTGATAAAACCCCCCTTTCCCCCCAGTTGCTACAGTAATTGCACTTACTGGTGCAATAAAACTCAACGAAAATAGTGTTGCGATAAACATGATTAATAGTTTTCTCATAGTAATTCCTTCCTTTATATTTGTTGTTTTATTATAGACTAAATTAACTAAATTATAATTACGAATCATCAGATTTATATTTTCTAAATAGCTTTTAGTTCATCAGACCCGTTATTTATTTTATATTCACTTAAAGTACATGTTTCACCAGTGAATATATTTTGAACAGTAACACACTGATGATCTATATTAAAATTATTAATAATATAATCTATACCATTTCCTCTAGCTACATTAAACCTTAATATTAATGTGTTTTCATCTTTTTCTGAAAACGGATAAACTGGTGATGGTTTATCAGTGTAAACGTGAACTTCATCCACACCAAGATTATCTAATAAAATTTTAATGGCAGTTATTTCAATATTCATATATAACCTTTTTTGTGATCGTAGTGTAAGTTTATAGCATATAATTACATATCTGTCAAGAATTGATATTGAGGAAAATGTTTACTTTTTGCTCTATATAAAACTGTACGATAATTAATATTTAATTTACGACTTGCGGTTTTCCCAGATTCATACACTCTTTCATTTATCTTTATCTTTTTACTCATTGTTTTATTATTACCAAACCAATTAACGGTTTTTGCTCTACCCTTGTTGATCATATCCTTCATATTCTCTTGTTGAGTACCTAAAAATAGATGATTTGGGTTCACACAATGTCTTACATCACACTTATGACAAACAACCATATTCTCAGGAATTTCACCCTTAAATGCTAAATATGATAATCTATGTGCTTTATAAACATTAGCATCATATGTTGATCTACCATAACCATTATCATCAAGAGATAACGTCCATACCCAATGACCATCTTTTGATATAAATACTCTATCTTGAATATATTTTTGTACATTAATTTGATCAATCATGAATAAATATCCTTTATATTAAACAAGTAAATAAAAGTATTTTTTTTGTATTAAAATATATTCATGATGTCAATACTTAATTATTTTTTTATATACACATATGAGTAATATAATTATATAAATATCACCTAATATATATAGATAAAAGTAAGTTGTATGTAATGGATAACCTTTTAAATTTATAAATAATGAAACACCTGATCCTATTAATGTTCCAATATTATATACATATGAATCAAGATTGTTATATTTAATTCGATGATCTTGTTCAATGTTTAGTGATCGAATTCTATTGAAAAATACAACGTAAAACTCTCCACAAACTCCTGTTATTAGACCAATTAATAAATGATATGCATTAATATCATATACTATTAGTATTAAACAGGGATAATATATAAAATTTATTAAAACTATCCATTTTATATTTATTTTTTCGACATTATACTTAATAATAAAATAGCCAATCAATAAACCAACCAATGGTTCTAATGAATTACGGATTGATATACTTTCAGATGATACATTAATAATATAATATGATAAAAAATAAGTACGCATAAATGCACTTATTATATTATTATATAGGTTTAATCCAATTAATAATCTACCCTTTTCACGCATAAAACTACTAAATGAATCAGATTTTTTAACTATAGAATTATCCAATATAATCTCTTTTTATTAAGTCAATATCAAGGGGCGTAATACCATCGTATAAATCAAATACTACGTTTGCTTTAGATTTATCATTTGTCAATATTCCATTACGTATTGAAGCATGAAGATTAAATAATTGATATAAAGTCATTTGTTTATTATAATCAATTGCATCAAATATATCATTGATTGCAACAGATTCATTCTTTACTGTATGGGAACCTAATTTAAGTTTACTATTTGTTGCTAAATCACACCAAATAGCTTCCATTTTTTTCAAATCAAATATAACGGGTATACCACAAAAACCATTAGCTGTGATATCATACATATTATTAATATTATCTGGTTCATATGGCTCATTAGTATTAACACCTGCCCTCTTCATCCAACCAGCTAGACATGTACTATGATTTTTAAATGTATAAATTTTTTCATCAGATATTGATACGTTCATTACAATATATCTTACAATATTTTTTATTTTTTTTATATTTACATCAATATAATTAGATGTTCCATCAAATGTATAACCATTATTAGTAGTTGCATATAATTCATCTTCAATACTACTAGCTCTATTTGAAATAAAGCCACTTTGTTCAAATTTATCATTATATAACATCAATGACATATCTATGTTTCCACCTAACCAATACAAAAATATTCGCAAAGTGTCCATATCTAAATCAAGAGGAATTCGAGTACCCCTTGGTAATATTCTATTTCTATCTTGTAAATATCGTACTTTATTAGGAATTGGACAGGTTGATAATCGTTCATCAATATAAACATGACCAATTGATGACAAATCTTCATATTTTTGAAATAAAACACTATTAATTGCTGAAATAACCCTAACTATATCACTTTGTAAAATATTAGTATTTAGTGGAATACTTTTTATTTTTTCTAAATTTCCTTGGGGTAATATTATACGATTGCTTTTTAAATTAGATTGTGATTGTAATAACAAAAAGTTCAAATGTGCTTGTAATTGCAAAAGTTGATTAACACTAACATTATTAATAATCCCAATAAACTCATCGATTATGTAATCAGTATGATTACTAAATTTATTTAAAATATTATTTAAACTACGAGCAAATACATTAGGTTGTTGTTTAAGCATCTGAACAACATTAATATTATTTTTTCTTAACATTGAATTTATTTTAGACCGAAAAGTAGGTACATTATTTTTAGATCTAATTTCTGATAATATATCATATACTTTCTGACTATAATCGCCAACATGTAACGCATGTGATAATTTAATCCACTTTTTAGAATGTCGTTTAATATCAACGATTTTAATAACATTTTCCAAAGCTTTTATTAACTGTCTTCTAGTTTTTTTAGAAAATGAATCAAACTTAGTATTACTCATTAATGTTATATCACCATATGATAAATGGGTTGCAATCTTCAATATATCAGTTGCATTATTAACAATTGGTGTAATATCTAAATCCAAATCCATCATCATTTGTGCAATTATCACCATGTTTATTTTACACGGTATTTTATCAGGAAAAATAACTTTATCTATATTATTAGTTAAAAAACATTCTATAACATGTAGCTCATATATATCTAATGGTTTATTTGATGATAAAAAAAGTTCAAACATATTATATATATCATTATCAGTGCATATTCCTACATCATAATATTTACCATCACCAATATCACCAAAAATATGTTTTAATTTAATTAAACCATTATTTGAAAAGTTTCCTTCTATCCAATAATATATAAATATCCTGCATATTTCTTTAATATCTTCAGTTTTTAATTCATTATATTGTAATTTTTTAAAATTTAATGTAGTTGGCTGAATTGGAATTGTTTCAAATAAATTTATAATATCATTAGTTAATTTAACCAATGCATTATATTCTAATTTCAATAAATGATAATATAAATCATGCGTAATACTATATCCCAAACGCATTAAATTAATATTTAATATAATCACTAATGAATAAATTTTATTATTAGTATTTATTGGTTGGTGAACATTTAAAGGTAGGTTAGGATCGATCCATACATCTTTACGTGTAAAAATACCAATTGATAATAAATCGGTTTCTATTTCTGTCATAATATATATGTCCTTATATTATGTGGGGAAATTGTAGCCACTTTCATACATCTAAGATGAAATATATTTACATGTGGCTACATAGCCCCAATTATTAATATCATAGAATAATATATTATTTTGTATTAAATGTCAAATGGTTTTATTTTTTATCGTAAAAGGTGTCCATTATGTTTTTCAAATCTTTAGATGGCTTATTTTCAAATGATATACAATCTTCACATTTCCAAACAGGATCTTCACCTTTCGGTGTACTGCGGTATAATGGTTTATCTTCGAATGACGCACCACATGTTGCACATTTAATCATAATTTTCTCCATTTTATTAATGTAATTAAATTTATAAATATGTGGCAATGAAAAAATATTTATTAATCATTGCCACAATATTTTATAAACATATATCTATTATAATTACAAATTTACTAATAATGAAAAATATTGTCAATACATTTTTACATTAAATATAAATATTTGGTGGTATTACTAAACCAGTTTTAACTGCTTCCACATTAATTATTTTCTTAGACATATTTAATGGATCACATACACTATGTACCTTACCCGGATAATCCAACTTAATATAATCTCTAGGGGCTTGGGATATTTCCGGTGAAATACCCATGACAGCATTATATCTACCCGGATGTTTTACTGGTGGTACATGTCGCAATGACTGACCATATGAAAACAAAATTGGTTTATTAACCTTTAATTCTGCCATATTTACTTAACCTATTTATTATAGTGGAATACCAAAACTACCAGAGTTACCATGTTTAATTATAAAATGATCAGTATCAGTTCCGTTGCTATCTAGTAACATTTTATCATTACATTTAATTTTAAAAATATCAGATAACTCACCAGACATACGTGTAAATGTTTTTATACCAACAAGTCTACCTTTTACATATGGTGCTTGTGTTTGGGCATCATATGTCACATACATTTCATATACCTGATGGACGTTCCCACCACCAACTGGAGATGGTTGGGATCCAATAACATCATACATATGATTAAAATCATTAAATTCACTACTACTAGTTGACGTTCTTGTTCTACCCTAAGAACCATTTGGTGTACTGATTCTAGTAAAACCTTGATCATTACTTCCGTTCACACCACGAGTTGGACTTACTGCATGTTTTCCATAATATAAATTATGCCCTGTAAGCAATATACTGTTTAACTAAACTGTACTTTTATCTTTTTCTGGATCATCTGGATTTGAGCATTCAATTTCGAAAACACCTTCACCACCATTCCCTTCAAGTGAACCCATATGACCCGAATCATAACATAATACCATATAAAAATATTGTGATGTTGCAAATATATAAAATGAACCAGCCTGATCCCTAATGCTTTTGTTATCGGGGTTTTGATGTAATTGATTCTTCTCGCTTGACTTATTATAATGATCGTTGGCTTTTTTAACTTTATTTGCATTATCACCGTTCATTTCTTCTGCACCAACACAACATACTGATTTCTATACATCATTCTAATAAGTTGCCATATATTTAAATGTACTACCATCTAAATTAAGTGCTTTATAAGATCTATGATGTTTATATTCGGTTACTTCACCTTGAGCTAATGCATTACCATCGGTATTTAAACATGTCTACCCATGATTGGTTATAAATGTATGAATATGGTCTAATACAGCCTCTGGATCATATCCATTTGTGAAGTTGATTTTTGCACTATTCGCACCCATACTTACTAATGTTTCGTTTGCCATTATTTATTAACCTATTTTTAATTTGTTAATTATTTTAACGATTATTATACTTCTATTATATAATATTAATTCAATTTATTAATTATAAACATACATAAAAAAAAGGATAATATTTCTATTATCCCTTTAAAATTCTATTGGCAGAGGTGAAAGGATTCGAACCTTTAAATACAGGGATCAAAACCCTGTGCCTTAACCATTTGGCGACACCTCTATATTTTTATAATTTATTATGCACAGCGTTTTTCATTAAAAATATCATCAATAAATAATGTTGATATCTGATCCGCAACTTTTTCGTTTTTATTTGTATATTTTTTTATATATTTAGTTAACAAACTGTGCCATTCTTTTTCTATATCTGAGCTTTTCAATATGTCTAACGCATCATTTATGTTTAATTTTTTATATACATTTAATATATTATAATCATTAAGTCCAGTATCTAACCCAAATTTAATAATGGCCTCCATGAATGTCATATTTTTATCACTATACCACTTACCATCATAATACTCAATAACCCACATTTTTCACACCTTTTTGGTACATGGACACGAACAACTATCACATAAGGGTGTACCACACACTAAAAAATATGTTTCTCCACATTCATGGGTTGCTTGTTTCCCACACACTTTACATTTAACATCTTTATGTTGATTACAATATGAACCATCAATTGCATCTTTTTTACAGTCACCAGCCCAAGACATGTTAAATTTACACTTATTTTCCATATCAATCGCCTTTTATCAAATATTTTACTTGATATTTTTTTTTATTATTGGTGGCACTACCGAGAGTCGAACTCGGACAGTATAAATACCGGGAGATTTTAAGTCTCCTGCGTCTACCAGTTCCGCCATAGTGCCATTACTTTATTATATATATCATAAAAAAATTAAAGTCAATTAATAATTTTAACTTTTTTTAAGATAATTAATAAATTCATTTAACATACTAATTATCTTAATACATTTCAAAATATAATCATCAAGTGTATCGTTATTTACTAAATGAAATCGAACTTTATTTAGTGAATCTGATATTTCAAAAAAACACCTACGTTTTGGCCTAAAATCTTCACTATACCCATCAAACACTACAATTGAATCCGTTCCGGGTAATTCGCTCGAATTTAACCACAACCGTTTATTATAAAAGTAATTACATGGTTCAATATTTTGCTTTAAATGAACCACATAATCACTTAAACATACTTTTAATTGTTCAATTTTATTAATATATACCTCAACTGATTCAAGCTAATATCGCTGTAACCGAATCTTTTTATGACAATCTGCAAACTCTATAAATGTTTTATGAACATTTTTTGTCCGTTCACCTGTGAATATACACATACTTCCAGTTGATATCGATGTTATATCATTAAGGAAAATACATTTTTTAAAGTTTGCATTCATATTAATTATACCATTTTAAATAATTCTTATACACTTATTAAATAAGCCCTCTTGCCTCTTCAAGTGTTAATCCGGCTTTTTTTATAGCTTCATGAAGTTTTTCTCTTTCAATATTTTTATTATTTAACTTTAAACTGTATATATTTTCTGAGGATATATGTGATACACGATCTACACTAAATGTAATATCTTTATGCTTACCACCACATGCGTACCTCATTTCATCGTGTGAATATTTATTATCAATTATAAATTTAACACTGTTTGATTTTGGTGTCATAAAATCATTAGTTATTATTTCTGGTTTAAATTCCCTAAATGATAAATGATAAGTTTCTTTCCCAGCTAAACTCATAGCTATATTAAATATATTACCCTTAAACACACCCAAACATTTATCATTACTTGTTCCATCTACATTACCATATGTATATACTTCCCATATGGTATCATCATTAATTATAGGAATTTCATTTTCATTTATCATCATTATACATCCTTTTATATTATTAATATAACTTAGTTTATATCAAAAATATAAAAATCTGTCAAGTAAATTTAAACTCTCGGATCAATAAAACTTTCTAATTCTTCTTTTGACATTGAACCTAAATTATCTTTTAACCGTCTACCCTCTTCTATTGTAGAATTTTTATGTGAAATACCAGCTAAAAATAATTGATGTAAATGATCAGTGCTATTTAAGTGAGCATACACACCTTCACCGTCTTGATTGTCTGATACCTTTAATTTGTATGGGTATACAATCTCACCAAGAGAATGTAATTCTTCCCTTAGTCGATCCATTGTATCTAGGTTGATTTGCTCTTCAATACCCAAATGTATCTGCATTGTATTAGTACCATCATTCCAAGTCATGCCATATTCTAACATTTTGGCAGTTGTGGTATTGATATCAGTTTTAATATTTCGTCTTAATTCAGATAATGCTTCCTTATAAATAACATTCTACATTGGCTTATCTCTAGGATCTAGCTATTCTAAATTATTATATTCAACCTCAGTATGTTCAACAATGTCTCCCCTAAATTTAGCACCGGGAACTAAATTATTAATAGCAATTTGTATATTAAATTTAATCATTTTTTATCTACCCTTTTAATGAAATTGTACTTTCATTATATGATGTACTTACATCCAACCTATCACCCATTGATGTATCACGGGAAACTGCGGTGTGCAGTTTTAAAATATCATTTTTTTTAACATTTACATAACCAGAAACTAAACTAATTGTCATTTTATTTCCATAGCTTCGATACCTAGAGTAACCATATGATGATATATATGGAATTTTTTGATCATTTATACTTAAATATGCTTGCCCCAGAACATCTTTATCTGAATCACTATTTATTAATGTAATATTATATGATATTTCAATATAACCATTAAAATCACACTTTATTTCATGTGGATTCTTTTCGGTTGAATGATCAAAAAGACCACCTGCATTAACAATATCATTATCCTATATAATATTTATTCTGGAACTGTTCTAGTGAGATTGCTGTGTTTTATTAACAGCAAAAAAGTGACCATTAAATGATGGCATGGGCATTGGTTGGAATATAAATTTATTACCGTGTTTTACTAATATATCCCCATCACGAATACTATCAGTATCCATAACGTCAGTTAATTCTACTAATTTAGGTATTTGTGTTCCATCACGACCAACAATCTCTTGTTGACCTTGATCATCAACCCTAATAAAAACGCCGTCATCACGTAAATATAAATAATATTTCCCAGTGGGGGCTGGATTAACACTTTTACCTGCTGTTAGAATTATCCGACTTGCTAATATGCCATTGTTTACCATTTATTTAACCTTTTTTAAATATCTAATATTAAATCGCTCCCTTCCCCTAACTCAATTGATGAATTAGATGACACAATTAGTGGCCTAGAATATATTCGAAATTGAGTATATTCATCAACAACAACATCACTATTATCTTTAATATTATATTTTACATTATCAGATTCTAACAATTCGGGTGTCGTTGAATAGTATTCAATTGCTTCTTTTGTGCTTAATTCTCTATTATCAATATATATTATTATTTTTTTAGTTTTTAATACATTAATAAATTCTTCATTATCAAGCAACTCCTCATCAAAATCAAAAATGTCGTCAACGGGTGTTAGTTCACCATATGAAGCATCCCAATACTACCCAAGACAGTCCACCATAAATGCTCCATCAATGTTATTGTTTTTAAAATATACTGCCATATTAAAAAACCTTTTTTTTACATAATTAATTAAAAAGGGATATCAAATTGATATCCCTTTAAAATAATAATTATTTATCTAAAGATTTTAAATCCACTGTAACACGTTTTGATGCATCATATTCACGCCGTGTACTACTCATATCACTGACCTTAACAAAAAAACCAACAACTCGTGTTAGTTTATCAACAATTTTACCACCACATTCTGGGCAAATAGTATTATCACCAAATGTCATATGGTTATTTTCACATTCTGAATATGTTGCATTTAATGCAAAATGCTCACATCCCACTTTAACTGCATGGTTAATCAGATATCTTGCCTGTTCTTTACTAACTTTTTCTGCTATTGTTAGATGTACAATACCACCCCCAGTTAGTAGCTGATTATATTTACCATCTTCTTCTAAACGTTCAAATATATTAGCATCTTCCCACAACGCAACGTGCTGATTTGCATATAGTGGATAATCAACCGCTTCATCACCGAATATTAATTTATCAGTCTTAGCCAATCTAACTGAAAAACTTTCTGCTGGTATTTGTTCAATGTTAAAAATATAACCATCATATTCATTGGTATATTTTTTAACATATTTATTTAAATATACTAAAATATCTTTTTTGAATTCATCCTCAGACAACCCAAATCTCTTCGACATGTTTCTTGCACACTCAGTTGTACCTAAAATACCAAATGTACTAAAAAGTCGATTTAAACTGATCCATCCATTTTTAATAAATGGCTCAAGCCCAGCTTCTGTAAGAATTTTTAACAATTTCTTGTGACCCATTAAAATATCACGTGTTGCTTCTATTCGATATTTGTAAATTTTCCAAAAGTCTTCAACCGACTTACATTCAAGTGCAATTCGATTAAAATTTATTGTACAAACTCTATGTGACCCAAGGGATGCCAAGGCACCAGCACCAAATGAATTTGATTGTGATGCCATTTCTAACATTTCAGAATCTGTTAAAAGTCTACAACAACTTGCTGTTTTATTCCCTTCACTTACAAAAATATTATATCTATAAATATCTTTATTCAGTATATCTTCTAATAATCTATTATCTTTAATTTCAAATTCACCAGTTTCTTCATTTTTAACCTTACTCATGTTAATTGTAACAACTGGAAACCTATATGGTAAACCATTGTTAAGTGGATCACCTTTGTCAAAAAAAGATATGAAAATTTTTTGTATTTGGTATACATATTCAGTACAGTAATTATACCAATTATCATCTGAACCATTAAACCAATCAGGCTTAGTAAAATACCAATCCAAATCATTGGTTATAAAGTATTTGATTTTTGATCTACCAAATATAGACAAGTTGGTAAACGGTGACTCTTGAGCATTTCTTGATAAGTGGTTGACCGAGTGAGTAAATTGTTGAAACTCATTTTCAAAATGTTTTCTGGTTTTTGTATTATTTACAACATCATCAAGAGTAATCCCCATTTTAATTGCCAAATGGGTGATATCTAAAAAGAATGTACCAATTGCAATCGCACCAGCCAAATGACTAGCTGACAACTGATGAATACTTTCACATAATGACGATATATAGCTATCAATCCTTTGACATGGTTTTGATGGTAATATGCCAAAATCTCTACCAACTGTTACCAATTTTGATGCATCCAACGCCCAACAATATGGTATCATTATGTTACTTGAATCAGATATTCCTAAAGAATAGTCTAACAATTCACCTATTAATCGCTTTGCACGTTTTTTACCATACATTTCCTTAAGCGTTCTATATAGAAAATCATAACCAACAATTTTTTTAGTTGGGTTAATAGATTCTGCATATAATGATGCAATAGTTTTTTCAGATTTATTACTATTATCATCAATTGAAACATCATTTATATTTGATTTAATTAAACGCTGAATTACACTTAATCCGTCAAAGTTGGTTTTTGTCAAACCATGGATTGCCATTATGTTTTCAATTACATCATTGATTTGTTCCTCACTCAAAACATCTTTATATTTCCGATTTAAATTAATTTTAAGTGCTTTGTACATTTGTGTACGTGTATAAGCAGTATTAGCAGGATTATGATATTTATTACTAAATTCTTCGACAACATTACTTACCATTTTAACAACCTTTTTTTTTATTGTTTATATATACCATCTACACTTAACAAATTAAAATCTTTATCCCATAATTGTTGATTAGTTGACCCCAGAGTAAATAAATTTGCATCACTTACTCTGTTGTATAACTCTTTAATATATTTCCCAGTTTTTATATACTCAAAACCAATTATATTATTTGCTTTAACATATTCAATATCATACCCAGTATATATACAAAAATTATATTGAGTATTTTTTAATAATAATTCTTTTATACCATCAATATTCCAAGGAGCTAATGGTTCCCCACCTAAAATTGTGAAGTTTTTAGTTTTAGCCCTTTTTGATATTAAATCAAATTCATTTAACCAACTATCTACTGTTTTAATTATGGTTTTAGTATTACCCACATCATGTAATAAATAATTATGACAATCAGTACAATTATGTGGACACCCAACTGTGTATAACGTTACACACCATTGATTTTTATTAGGATAATCAATAAAAGAAACATTAATATTATCCGCTAATTTTAAAGTCACATACACTACCTATTGGTTTATTAGAAAAAAATAAGAAGGTAGATGCAAAATTTACCTTCTTATAAGAATACAGTATATAGATATTAATTAGATTATTATTCTATATATTGTATATTATATCATAAAAAAATAGTAATTTTTTATTTTTATTTATTTTTTTGTACCGTGTAAAGGGCAATCATCACTTATAATTGCCCCAACATCAACTGCTTCAGATATACAATAACATAATCTATCATTATTATCCATTTGAGGACATTGGCACTTAGGAAGCTCCCAAAATCTATGATATAAAATACATTTATCAAAACCCCAGCTTTCTTGTAATTTTAACTCTAAAAGAGTTATAAGTTGCCCTAGTATCTTTAAAAGATCTCTATTATTCGTCTTACTAATTTTCTTAATAAAATAATTTTTTAATTCATGAATTTCTCGTATTTTAACTATCTCTAAATTTGATAACCTCTGTTCTAATATTTTTGATTTATTTAACGTAACGAGAGTATTGTTATAATTATAAAATTGGAAAATATTAGTGGCTGTCATTTTTTTTACCTATTTTTTATATTTTTGTGTTATTAGAAACATCATATACCATTTTGTCGCAATTGTTTGCGACATATCTTATCTGCATTTGTGATGTCACTGTTATAGCAGACGCTAAAATAATATTAAACATCCTAGATTTACTATATCCTAAATATCCATAAAATGAGTTTGCTAAAATTTTTAACACTTTTTGTGTCACGTCCAGATATATTATATCTGGGTGATCTGATGTTAATGCAAATTCCTTTGTAAGTTTGTCCATTTCAACACGAGTTGTTTGACGATCTTGTATAGGTTCTATTATAACTTTCCTTGAAAAACCCTCTTTAATATGTGCAGGGATAAAAACAGCACCAACATCAGTTAATATCATTTCATTTTTATACATTTTTTCAAAAAATGCAATAATATCCATATTTTTTAATTCAACAAAATTATCATTTCTGACATCATATATTTTCATAGATATCGGATTATTTTTAACATAGTTAATAAAATCATCACGTTCATATATCCATTTTAATGCAACGTTTTCTGGTACTTGATATATCCACGTATCAACGCTGTTGTTTGTAATATATATCGCCGTTGGGTACATAGATGTATTTTTTGCACATAGACCAGCACCACATATAAATCGCTCAGTTGGATCAACTGATATATCAAAAACATATCCATTGTAATCAATATACTCAATGTCCACAATTATATCTAACATTACTTTAGTGGACTGATTACTATTATTTATAATATCAGGTGTAATTAAAATCATATCGTTGATGTTAAATTTACTAGCATCTAAAATTCTATATGTATCTGTGCCATCTATACTACCATATATTGAATGATTTGCCGTTACAGTACCTGTTACTCCACACCGTGTTGTAAATTTAATTAATTTTCCACACCATTCATGTTGAATCCGGTCATATACTTTTGACCAGCATACATTGTTCATATTATCCCAAGATAGCACCAAATCACCGGTTTCTTTTTTATATGAACCAATGTGATAACAATGTATCTTGTTATCACGCTTGATATAAATTTTTTCCCACGGTGGTAGTGATGCATCAAAATCAACAACATTACGATAAATACCTTTTTTAGGTTTTTTTACATAAGCACCCGGATATTTATCTTCATTCCATGCAAATGGAACCTGAAGTTTACTTAATTGTATTTCATCTGGTATTTCATCAATGAATGAATCTGATAATATACCAGAATCTTCAGATAAAACCTCATTTGAATCAATAAAAATAGAAAAAGTTTTATTTTCTTCTCTAATTTTATTAATACTTTCAATTCTTGCGTCAGATAAGTTATTAACAGTTCTATATATATACCAAATTTTATCTTTATAAAATGTCCCGGTTTTAATTTTAGAAATACACGCTAAACCATTTTCTTTTGCTTTTAGGGCAATGTAGCTATCAAGAATATTATTTATTGACATTAATGATGCAGTGAACCCATGTAAACGTGATTTAAATCTAAACAAGATTGAAACAAACTGAACAATGTCATCAATTTTTTTATTAAGAATAACATCGTTAATGTTATATAGTGCAAATGTAGGGAGATCATTATAATATGCTTTATTAATATTACCAACATCGACCTTCTGGTTCAACTCATTACTTTTATCTGATTCATTCAAAATTGCTTTAGCAATATAATCAAGACGATGTGATGGATATTTTTTTGCACTAAAAAATTTAATTAACATTATATAATCAAGTGACAGTATTTTAGTTGTATAGTATGTGCTTGCCATCATACCATCTTTACTATCAACAACATTTAATATTTCAAATAATTTCCCAAAAGTTAATGTAAAGTATCGTGATAAACCAAGTTGTTCACACCTATTATATATATATAATGTGTCAAAGGTTAGGCTATTCCATCCAACTAAAACATCAACATTTTTAATATTTTTTAAATAATTAATGATTAAATCTGATTCATTATCAAAAAAATAAATATTTAAAATATTAAATTTAGTAATATTTTCTTCAACTTTTTTAACAATTTCACTTAATAATCTTTTTTTATCTTTATGTCTAACTTTATCCAATACACAATAAAAGTCAACACGATCGTCTTTCCTATAATAAATTGCAATCGCATTAATTGGATATTTAGCCTCACTTGCTTTAGGGAACTCACTATCATCGGTTAATACTTCAATATCCCAAAACGCAATATCTATTGCTGGAATATAATTAACTGAATAATCGAATATTTCCTTTTGTAAGAATTGAGTTTCAACTTTATAATCATCATATATTTCTTTCTTAAAAGACAATAGATCTGGGAATTGTTTTTGAAGGTTTGATTGCTTGACAGGTTTGCCCTTATATAAACTTTCTAGTTGTTTTTTCAACATAAAATATTGTTTATATCCAATTTCAATACTTTCTGTCTTGTTATATTGGACTAAATATTGAACTTTTTTGGTGAAGTCTGCAACTTTAATATTAATTTTCGGGCTTGGTATTACTTTTGTGATTTTTCGATACGTATCATTTTCGGGATTATATTCTTTTACAATTGTGTATAATTTATCTTCTTGGAATGAATAATATGCATCAATAGCATAGTATATTTTTTCTACAGCATCACTCAAAATCATTGTCCTTTATTTAAAAATCTGATATATGTTTAATGTAAACTAAAATATATAGAAAGGGATACAATGTCAATAATGAATATTTATAAAATAAAAAAAATAGTTCAAGATCATACAAAAAAATATGAAACAACAATTGATAAATATGGTAAATTACTATACTTATCATTATCTGGTTCAATATTACATGGTACAAATACTGAAAACTCAGATTATGATGTTAAAGGGATATTTTTGCCACATAAAGAAGATTTATTGTGCGGTAGACATAAAAAAGTCATCCATATTGACGATAAATGTGAAAATGGAATTGATATTAATTTCGAACTATGGTCATTGCAATATATAACATACCTTTTAAAAAAAGGTGATAGTAACATTATTGATCTATTATTCTCCCAAACATACCCAGAAGCGATTATAGTTGATAATAATTTCACCCAAAAGTTTAATTTGAATTTTATTAAAAATCATATTTTATATGATAACATGACCGGGATTGTCGGGTATTGTTTAGCACAAGCAGAAAAATATGATGCTAAAATTCAAACATTATCACAATTGCATAAAATACTGAACCATATCTCAAAATTTAATGTGACGGAAGACACTAGATTAGCTGATATAATAACAAAGGATATACCAACAGATGAACATACATATATTAAAAAAAACAATCAAATAATGTTCTATTATGTATATGGTAAGGCATACCAAAGTACTATAAAAGTTGATTATTTTAAAATACAAATTAATAAAAGAATACAACAATATGGCAATAGAGTTCACAATGCATTTGATTTTCATGATTTCAAATCATTGGCACACTCATATCGTGCAAGCCTCGAATACTATGAAATATTAACAACAGGATCACTTCAGTTTCCACTAAAAGATAAAGAAAAATTATTGGATATAAAAAGGGGAAGAGAACCATATGATACAACTATAACTAAAATAAAAACAATGATTAATAAAATAACAAAAATTGACAAAGGCAATATATTCAATAAAACCGAACCAAATATTGATGAAATTGAAAATATTATACGTTCATATTACAATTAATTATATATAATATATGATATTGGGGTAAAAAAAAATGAAAGTCATGATATGCCCAGATTGTGATAGAGAGCTAACATTAGTTAGAGGGGGATGAGGTACTAAGAAAAAACATTTCTGTAGGAAGTGTCGAAAAGTTATTCCACCCCATAGAATTAAAACCATTATGAAATAAAATAAATACCACATAAGTATATGTGGTATTTATTAATTACTTACTTATGATAATTCAACATTACAATGTCCACTCAAAATAGTTATAAAGTTATTACACTCTTTTTTAATTTTTTCAGTGTTTTTATCTGTTATAATATGTTTAACTGTAACATTTTTAGCATCATCATAGCTAACAACCGTATATTTTTTCAATTTCATTTTTTTAAAATAATTTTTTAAATTTACTGACAATAATGTTACTTGATTTTCAAATTTTGGGTTCTTTTCTGTTGTTTGATTGATTAAAATTATAATATCATCAATACTTTTATTTTTACGATACTCCATATTATATTTAGAAATATCAAACTGATACACACTTTTTGTTAATAACTCTTTTGATATTTCATTCTATACATTTTTTTCCATCTTCCCTTTCCTCTTTAATAACATCTAATGATGTACATAGCATTTGTCTAATAATTGATTTATGTACGTGTTGATTTAGACTACTATAGTGCCCGATCTTATCACCTATGCTATCCACTATAAATTCTACTTCTTTTTCTGTTAAAACTAGCTCTGACATATGTATTTACTCCACATTATAATCTTTTATTTAATTAATTCTAAAAAATGTCATTATTTATATTGTTTTTTCTTTTTTTTATTATTCTTCCATGATTTATTTTTAATATTTGATCTAAAAATGTCATCATATGTACTAACTAAGTGTTTATATGAACGTTTCACTCTAATAAGTTTTGATTGTGTATAGTCTACTTTAAAATATTGTCTTTTTTCATTTGCCGTTTGTGGTTTTCTATAGCCATAATAATAATTACGTTTACCGGTATTAGGTACTGGATCACACCTATATTTATATGTTTTATTATATAATTTAGTTTCATTTGATTTTTTCTTAAGTATAATCACATTCCAATTTGAATCAAATACACTAACGTCTATATTGTTATCAATATTTTTATCATAAAACTTACAAATATCTAATAAATTATTAGATTGATAACATGTTCCATCTTGTGATACAATACAAAATACTGGTGTTTTCATTAAATTTTACCTTTAATAATAAAATTAAAAACATTATCATATAATTAATTAAAAAACCACAAAAGGATACTTAAAAATGGCATTAAAAATTACCAAAAATAATGGTGAAAAAAAACTAAACAGTACATCTTCAGATGTTAATAAAAAATATATCATAAGTCCAGAACTGAAGGGAAATGATAAAAAAAATGCAGACTTACACAATGCAATTTACAATAAATATATAAAATATGTCAAAAAGAAAAAAACAATGAGTGATGCATATTTTAAAAGTACACTAACATGTGTTTATGATGATATTTTTAAAAAACACCTAGTTTGGAGTAATATACCAAAAAATATAGAAATACAAGAGTCAATAAATTCAATCTTAACAGACATATCATTTACTCGGGTATACCACATACTCGAATATTATACCAAAGATGGAGAAAATCAGGTTATCCAAAGCAAAGATATTGGTGATATAGTTGCTATGTTTTATTCAACACTATACTTTTTCATTAAAAAAGGGTTGTAATGTGGAACACATATTGCTATATATTAATAATATTTAATAATAATTAAAAATAACTTATTATAATTATATTATTTCCCCTAAAGGGAAATAATATAATTATTATTAATAATAAATAAATTTATATTATTTTCTTGACAATAACTTTTATTTCAGTATAAATAATTTTCATTATCTCAACAAATAATTCGGAGAATATATGAAATCTACTAATGAACAAACTGATATAATCGAATCAATACGCAACTTTAATATAATTAAAGTTAATGCGTACAGTGGAACAGGAAAAGAACAACCGATATCAGAACCAATACTTACACCAGATGGTTGGTGTACTATGGGAGACATAAAGAAAGGTGACTATGTAATTGGTTCAAATGGTCAACCAATTAAAGTGCTTGATACATTTGATCAGGGTATAAAAGACGTTTTCAAATTCGAATTCTGTGACTCCACATTCACATATTGTGGACTAGAACACCTATGGACAGTAACTGAGTTTGAAACACTTAAAACTATTACATTAACTACAAAAGAATTAATTGACTCAAATATACTTGATGAATACTCCAATCCAAAATATTTAATACGATTACCCGATGCTGTAAATTTTTCTGAAGTCGATCTTAGTGACAGTTTATCACCATATCAATTAGGTTTGACACTTTCAGGGACTGATGAAGATTTATTAAAAAAATATATAAATCATATAGGTGATGAAGTAATACCATATGATTATTTATTTAATAATATAAAAAAGCGTCAGCAATTATTTGATGGAATTATGCAAAATTCTACCAAATCATTTAATGATAATATTCTTGGGTTTGTTACAATGAATAGCATTTTCAAAGATCATGTCATCGAACTTTCAAGAAGTTTAGGGCATTATGTGACATGTGATACACATGTTTTAGATCAAACCCTTTATTCTGAAAAAAAACTATATAAAATTAGCATTAGTAAAAAAAGAAAATATAAAGCTATAACACGCATTCAGCATGATAGACAAGAACATTCTAAATGTATTAAAGTTGATGCTGAAGATAACTTATATGTTACCAGAGGATACACATTAACCCATAATACAACAACACTATACCAATTAACATGTGCATATCCAGATCTACGTTTTCTATACCTAGTTTTTAGCAAAGAATTAAAAAAAGAAGCTGAATCAAAATTTAATACCGACAATACTGAAGCACGAACAACACATAGTTTTGCATTAAGCCATGTTCGTAATGATCTTAATGTTTTCAATAGAAAACATAAAATTAGTGGTGGTATAAATGTCTGGGAATTACAAAAAATATTAAAAGTTAAAAATTATACACACGCAATGTTATCAAGAAATGTTTTCACAGCATTTTGCCAAAGCGAGTATATTAATATCAATAAAGAAACGGTTGATGAATTACTTGATCAGGACAAGGAACTAAAGATCGATGTGCGATCTTCAGGATTAAAAAGTGAACAATTAGCCAATAATCTAATTGCAATTTGGCAATTGATGTATGAGGATAAAATGTCAATTACACACGACTTTTACCTTAAATTTTTTCAAATAAACATTGAATATTATTCTGATAAAATTAACTATGATGTAATATTATTAGATGAGTGTCAGGATAGTAACAACGTTACACTTAGTATTTTTGATAAGTTCAGAGGTAAAAAGGTAATGGTTGGGGATAAATATCAATCAATATTTGGATGGCGGAAAGCAATTAATGTAATGGATAAAATTGATAGTGATATATCTCTAAATTTAACTCATACTTTCAGATTTGGAACTAATATCGCAAAATATGCGAACAATATACTACTTCAGATATTTGGAGAAAAAAAAGAAATAATTCCATTTTACCCTAATGTTAATAAAGAAATTAAAACACAGTGTACTATAACCAGAACTAATGCAGGGCTAATCCGAGAGTTTGATAAACTACATAATAATGGCATATTAGTAAAAACGATTAGAGATCCTAAAGATATATTTAGTATGTCAATGTCACTACTTTACTTCGGTAAAGATAAATTCAAATATAAAGATAAAATAACAGAAAAACAACTATTCCGTTTTAAAAGTATCTTAGAGATTGAAACATTTGCCAAAGAAGTAAATGATGTTGAGTTAATAATTGCTTTGAAATTGGTTGATGAATATGGTGATAGACTAGAAGATTTGTTTGATATTGCAAAAAGTAATTATAGAAAAAGAAAAAATATTGACATGTATTTGACCACCGCTCACTCTGCTAAAGGTAAAGAATGGGACAAGGTGATTGTAGCCGATGACTTCAATGATTTACTAGAATTATTAGTATCTGGAAGAATATATAGCATTAAAGATATGAGATATATTATTAAAACCAACTACCCCAAGATACAACCAATATCAGAAGAATTTAATCTATTTTACGTTGCAATTACTCGTGCTATGGTAGAATTAGATTGTCAAAGTACCAACTTAAAATATTTGTCAATGACAAAAGATGAAATAGACTTGAAAATACAAGAAATAAAAGAAATATTCGATAAAAAACCTGCTAAATTTTATTAAATTATTTTTAATAATGAGGGATTTTATCCCTCATTATATTTTTAAGGAATATCAATTTTATATAAAACATTATCAAGAAACTCTGTTTTTAAACGTACAATGTGTTTATATAAATAATATTTATTTACTATATTTTGGTTTAAGTTTAAATATCCTTCAGGGAAATCTATAATTAAAATATCACCTACGTATGAAGCTTTAATCACAATATTTTTAGGCAACTTTACAAATCCAGTGTTTTTAACTTTTTTATCATTTAATGACATTAATATTAGGATTGATTCATTTGTTTTAATAGTATCTATAATACCCATAATATTATTATTATTCAAAATTGATGGAACGTTTATTGAATCACCAAAAACATCATAATACATTGTGATATCATATTCACCAATATTTTCATTATATTCACATGAGACATTTAAAATCGAAATTATATTGGGGTTAAAAACATGATGATAGTTGAAATATATTTCATTTTTTATTCTAACCATATCATCATCATTTATTTGGAAAACACTACCATTCTAATTAACAGCAGTGTTTACATCTAATATATCATACATTTTATTTGCATCAGAATTATAAAAAAATGTATATTTGTTTAATTTTAAATACATCTCAGTCCTATCATTATTATGCATAATATCGGTTATCTTTTTCTGTGGTAAAATATATGGTGGTTTATATATCACATTAATTTTATTGTTAAAATTATATATATCTGATACCGTACTATAATTAAATAATATTGGCTGTTTTGTGTTTATATTAATACCAAGCATATCAACATAATTAGGTAAATTATATAAAAACACATCACCATTGTACATAAGTGGTGCGTATTTATATGATTCATTAACATTATATATAACATCATCAATTATACCATCCGTATAATCAACACCAGTTGAATCAATGTATTTTTGAGTAATTGTTGTACCTGTTGAAAAATCAATTATTAAATTTAATTTATTATTTGTATAATAATAAATACCATCTGATAACTTTATCACATCATGTAACTTTGAATTGCTAAAATCATAATGAACCAAAAATGAATTTTGAACACTATAATTTATACCCGTTACATCAGATTGCATGTGAATCAAAATGGATATATCCCGTAACTCAGTCGATGTATCAATATTAGTGACATCACCAGAAAATCTAACTTTAGATGTATAAATCATATATATATCATTATTAGGATAATTGTACCACCCATTATCGCTCCAAACAAAGCACTCATGGTCGTATATACCATTATGTATAGATTGATATTCATCTATAGATTTAAAGCTATTCTATGTAATATTGCTCTTAATTTGATCATAAATATCAGTATTTGTAAATATACCATTTTTTAACGATAAAAAATCATATGTATTTAAATATTTTCGGTATTGAACTAAATTATTATAATGTTCTTTAATGTCATTTTGACCATCATTATTAGTATCCAATTCTTTTGGATAAGCATTAATATTTAAATCAGATGGTAACACTTTTAATGATAAGTCTTTTGTACCCTGTAGTTCTAATATTATATCTTGGTTAATATAAAAACTTAAATATTTTAAAAAACTAACATCACTATTCTAATCGATGCTGATTTTTCCGGTTTCTTGTTGATTATCTATTAGTTTTTTTTGTATATTAACTAATCTAATATTAGTATAATACACATTATCAATCAAATTATTAATAAATATATAATAATTTAAACCAACCTACTCATTACTAAAAACTTTAATATTTTGTTTATATATTTTTTTATTTATATAAACATCAATTAAATAATAGTTAGTATTTTTAATTTCAGGTGACAACTTAGCAAAAAGATATTCACCAAACACCGCTGGTGATAATGTTAATGTTGGATCTGATATTTCATGTTTTAAAGACCACGAGCCATGTGGAAATAGTTCAAGCTGATTACTCAAATAATATGATGTACCATCATTTACTTCTTTGACTATATTTTTAGTACAGTTTGATAAGTTAAATGATTGATTAATATTAGAGTCATTATAATATGATAAAACTAAAACATCCCCAACATTAACAGTTACATCGTTGGGAATTTTTATAACTGAAAATGAATTATAACACATGAAAGATACGTTATATATATTCCCATCTTTTTTTAACTGTAAACCATTTTTTGGAAATTTACACTTTAAAACAACAAAAATATTTTCAGAATTTGATTTTTCCTTAACCCTAACAAGCTAATACATAGAATTAAACCCCAATTAATAATTTTTTTGTGATTATGAGATCATTAGAGCTATTATACTTATTTACAAAATAATATTTCAATAAACACTGGTTGCGTATAAATTCCAGCTCCTCCGCTGTTAGTGTTGTTTTTGCATTATATGAAACATACTAATCTTTTGAATTAATGATACCAATATTTAATTTATTTAAATTTAAATCATCCATATCATAATACTTATTTTTATATTTTGTTCCATATGGTGCAATTAATACAACTTTTTCTAATAACATTTTATCAAAATCATTAATATTATTTTTAAAATGTTCATCAAACTATGTATCTTTTGTCATTTGTTTTAAATTGCTGATAAACGTAAAACCTTTACGAATAACAACAGCCTCAACTATATTTTTAGTATATTCTTTGGCGTATAAATTATCAACTATATCTAACTGTTCATTTGATTTAATCATGCTTAGCATCGGTGTTAGATCTAGGTGCGTTTTAGATGATATTGATATATTTGATTCTTGATTTGGGTGAAAAAAATTCATTTGAATTTCACTTGAAAGTATATCATTAATATTACACGTGAAATGAGTGTTTTTATGTTGAGTATCATATGAACTGAAATCTGAACCATATAAAAAATTATATTCATATGGTAATATTTTTGTCTTTGTTATTTTTATTTCAGTATTTGGTAACGTTGTTGTATCAAAATTAGAATTTTCTTTCTTAACATCATTAAATAATGTATTGAACATATTCACAATATTATCATTACGATTCATATTACTATTTAAAATTTCAACAACTTTTAAATTATATGAATTCACTGTATATTACCTTTTTATTAAATTAATTTAAAAAAAATCTGATAAGGTATACCGAATGATACATAAATCATCAATACAAACAATTTTTACTGAACATTCAATTGATAAGTTATATTTTGGGGGTTCAATTAAAACATATATAATTCCATGTAAATATAATCAATATGATCCGTTTATTAGCAGTAATGGTGAATACTGGATATTATTTTATATCCCACCAGCTAATGCAACCAAATATCATCACACTCAACAGGGAATTAATCATTATCATAATAAAAATTTTACAGATTTTATACAAAAATTTGATCCTGATTATACTAATGATATTGTTGATAATAATACTGTTTTTAGTCATCATTTTTTTATATTTAAAATAACTGCTTCAAATGAATTAACATTTATTTCCAGTATAAAAAAACCACTAACAACAGGTGCAAGTAATAATGAAAAAAATTTATGTTTATCGCTCACATTAAGTTTATATACAACAGATCAACTATTTTTAGATGCACACAATAATGTGGTTGGTATTAAATAGCCATCTGTTAATATTAACGAGACGATTAACTTTGATAATGCAGATTTTCAAATTAAATTTGGTTCCGATGATGATTTTTATATGAAAAATGTTAATAAAATCACACCATATTATTCACTTGGTGGATATTATTTACCTGAAAAAAGCGGTAATTATATTTCAGTTAAACAAAACGCATCATTAGATACCGGATGTAATGCATCAGATGCATTTGTTGATGAATATAAAAAATATCGAGGACTACCCATATATTACACTAATGATAATATAGTTTTTAATTTGAAAAAAACATATCCAAATGTTAATATATTAGCAATTGTTCCAAATCCTAATAATTTAAAAGTACTATGTGTCTTTTATATTCATATGGGTTTAGTTTATGTTGATATTTATGATAATGATACAGTCACAACAAAAGAAATAAATAATTCAATCCAAACGATAGAATAGATTAATAAAGATGAATTTCAGGTTAGTGTTCATTCGCATATTTATACAGTAACCATATATACTGCAAACTTTAATTGGGATACATATGAATTTTATAATTTAAAAACAAAAAACACTTTAAATATTGGTTCAAACTAGACACCTAATTTTACTGGGATGTTTACTTATAATAATTTAATTTTTTCAGAAGAAAATTTATATACTAGAAGCCTTAATAATTTAAGCCATGATGAATAGAATCTCAGTGATATAAAATATCAATTCTTATATAATAGTATTAGATATATTTATCAAGATAAAACATTGATTGATAAAACTCGAAGTAGAGAATCAGTTGTATCATCATGTATAAATACAACAAGTAACAACAATGAATTATTACATTAGTCAGGCAATATATATAATCATAACACATCAAACCTAGAAGCTGGTATACGAAATAATAACATGCTTTTAAAAAATATTTGTCCACTTTTTTATGAACTCGGTAATTATGTAATCTTTCCAAATTAGAACATTATTTTACCAAATAGCGATGATATTATTAACACTAAAATTATTAAAAACGATTTAAATCATGAAAAGACATTTATATATACACATGATAGTAATGTACATTTAGTTAAAATAAAAGATGTTGCTGGTAACCTAAAAGGTATTAGTGGTAACATTATTAAAGTAAGTAATGTTGATGCAAATACTGAGATATATGCATTTACTAATATTTTAATACTTGAAACAGATACTAATAATACAATTGATATAGATCATTTAGGGATCGTTAATTCATATATTACATACGATAATGTTACGAATAATACTGATAATAAACAGTTTATACATAAAGTCGATAGTATATTTAATAGTAAATATGTTTCAACCTTTTATTTGAAATAGAATGATATCATCGATTTCATCACAAATGGTAAATTTATTAAACTAACAGGTGATAATAAACTTCAATTATTGTTTAATGGAAATATGATTAATAACATTAATACACTGTTCACAGACCCTTATTTATTTTTAAAAAATGAATTAAAATCAAACGAAATTGATCTTAATTCACTATCAAATAATAATAACACATATATACCATATATAGTAACTACACAAAAAACTATTGATAAAACATTAACTGCAATTGTAGTAGATAATGGACAACCATATGAACTATGTAAGTTTCCATATAAAAAAATAAATGGTTATGAGAATTTACAACCAGTTTTAGCTAATAACAGTTATATTATCGACCATTTTGTTGACGATGATGATAATGTTTATAGTAAAGATTCGGTTGATTATACCATATTTAATATAAACCCCAACACTTTAGATGTTGAATTACAAATTAAAGCAGATGAAAATATTATAAAAAATAATTTTTCTGGGAAATACTTAAGTATACCCTATTCGGTTGAAAACATTGCTGATTGTATATCATCTTATAGTAATTTTACATCAAATATTGTATTAAATACTAAAAGTGATAATGATATCACAAACATTACAAAATCTACACCGGATTCAACAACTATAGTTTTAACTGGAAGTGATAACCAAGACCATACATATGAATTAACCTTAAATGAAAATATTAATAATAGTACATCAATAAACATAGGTCTAACAACCCAAACAATTGATAAAAACATAGGAACAGATAATATTTTTGATAATGTTTTAAATAATGATGGATTGTCAATTTCAATTGAGTGTACACCTGAAAATAATGTAAATAAATACTATACATTATATTATGATTATATTTCTAAAGATATTGATATATGGCAAGATGATACAAACTCAATAAAATATGATATTGAACAATATGGTCATTATTCAATAAAAACATTATATTTCATATATTTAAATGCTACAAATGATTTAAAGTTATTAAATTTTAGTGAAAACGCTTGTAAAAAAAATACAAAATATAGTATCAAATATGACTCAAATGAATATTAGAAAAATATTGACTTAAATTTTCTGAATGATTCATCTTCATATCAGAAAATACAACCAAATTATAACTATTCATCTTCTGTCTTAATGGAAAATGTTAATAAATATTAGAAAAATATACAACGATTACACCAAGATCCAACATTATCATGTGTTAATGAAGAAAGCTTTTTTAATAAAGCAAGTCAAGCAGTTACTTGGTTATCAAGTTATGATTTAAATTATATGTTATCACAAAAACATGTATTATTTACATATAATGATAAACTAAGAACTTCAAAAAAACTATTATCATTATTACAAACATATGATAGTTTACAGTTCGGGATACTCGAAACAAATGGCAATTATACATCTGACTATTATAAATATCTCGAATTTGGTAATGACCATAAGAAAAAATACTAGTATCTGGGAATTGGTCAAGATTCATATAAATTTTCGAAACATAAATTTTATGGGATAAAATTAGACAACATACCAAACTTAAGTTTAAATAGTACATTTAATGCATCAACAACACCAATTTCATTGATACTTAATAATGCCAAAACTGGCAAAGATAAGATGAAATTACATATTAATAATGTTGATATGACCCAACATATTGTTGAGGTTGATACTACATCAAATTATTCGGATTCATATTCCAACGTAACTGACATAGTTGGTAAATATTACAGTGGTTTAAATGGTATACATAAAAATTATGCATGTTATTATAACTATGAATTAAATAATACTGAATTATCATATATAAATAATAATTCAAATAAACAAATTATTGCAAAAAAAATATATGATAACTTAAAAAAACAAATAAATAGTTCAAATAATAATATAACAACGACTAAACTAGATTACTCATTACATGATGTAGGTAGAGATAACCTTGCTATTAACTTTAAACTACATGATAATAGTTTATATGTTTATATTAACGAATTTTTATATCAAATAATTCCTGATGTTAAAAATTTAAATGTTACAAAAATCAGGTTTTTTGGTAATAGGTAGTTTGGTAATAAAAAAATTACAATGTCGAAAAATGATGATTTTTTAAACGAAAATAATCCAACTTTTTGTTAATGGGAAAAAATTAATGAATTTTACAGGCTTTAATACATACATGAAAAACGTTATGGAATTTATATATTTTGGTAATAAAAATATACAAATTCCTTTTGCAATGTCTGATGTTACAACTGATGCTGATTTTAATATAAACGAATATTATACTCATAATTTTTTAAAAAACTCAACCAAATCAGAGTTAATATCATATTCAAAAGACATTAACATCACACCTAGTGTTCATCAAATATTAATTGATAATATCAATCCATTACAACAGTTAGATATCCAACTAGATAAATATGCATTTAATAATATTAATGTATACTGGTGTACAAAAGAAGACTATAGTGAATATTATATACAGAAAATGGATAACAATTCTGAAATATATACTAATGACTTTGAACAACAAGCACGATTTATTGTTGATAATTCATTGGTTTTAAACCTAGCGGTTGATGTGTTAGGAACAACTATGCCACAATTTGAATATAGTATAAATTCACTCCCAAATGAAGAAGTAGATGGAATTGATTATCCCAAAGATCATACGTTTCAACGTACAAAAATTAAACATGAGGAATATGAAACAGTAGAACCAAACATTACTTTAAATAATTTCCATAAAAGTATACAATTAAAAGACTCAACTGTACATGATAGACCATGCAATATTACATAGAATATACTTTCAATTTAGGAAAATGCAATTAAATTCAATTTTGATTATAATCCATTTGATTCAACAACACCATTGGTTAAATCGGGTATAGTAGTTTTAGATGGATCATTTGATAAATTTCAACATTCATATTTTAATTACTATAATAATAATATAAAAGTTAAATTAAATCATTCTAACATTACAAAACTAACAACAATTGCAAATACCATTTATTTCAATGATTCTATACAATCTCGTGTAACAGAAGGTGGTGGTGCAATAGTCTATAGTCGTATGCATCCATTAAATATAAATATATTTAAACATATATCAAAAAACGTTAAATGGAATGATATTTTATTTTATACAAGCGATATTAATACACCCGATGCAACATGTCGAACATCATGGTATAATACAATGTATGGTGGTATGGAACTAGGGCAAAATTTGGATACAAATAGCACACTAACTAATAAAAATATAAAATATAAACCAAAAACACAAATTGAAACAGAAGGTTCAGCATTGTTTGTAAATGGTTCAATTATACAATTTTCTGGTGAATCATCATATACTAAATCAGAAGATGATCCAAATGTTACACCTCCCGGTGGTGGTAATGTAGCTAGTATGGTTTTTGGTCAAACCGGAACATTAAAACTCACATCTAGTTTTGCGGTTGAAATCGGGAATGATCCGTTTGGAAATATGATTGAATCTATTTCTATGGATCTTGACTATAATGTTTTAACAATTACAATTGTTGAAAATAAAAAAAGATATCCATCAAAATATGCAGTGAATTTTACATTCAATAGTGCATATACATTTAGAGGACAAGATTCAATATTTACTAGAACACCCGATCCAAGGGCTGATGTTGTTGAATTTAAATTTAATGAATATATGCCATTTAATATGATAAAAGATCCAAAGATTGATGCTAATAATGGGATATAGAATAAAGCATATGACTATCAATTAATTATACAAGAAAATCAGCCTTAATGGGGAATATAATGGACTTAACACCAATTATTCAATATCGTCAACTATCTAATATTGAAATTGATACCGATAATATGAAACTCGGTAATAAATTTTCAATTGTATTTGAACTACATCCTTATATTAGGCCATTTGAAAAGGATAGTGTTCAATATCAAGATACTGGAGGATTATCATACCCAGAAAATAAACATAAATATATAATTAACTATGATAATTTAGTTTCACCCGATGATTAGAAACCACGCATAGAATCTGACATGTATAATATAGACTAGTATAGTAATGAAAAATTTGATTTTCAACCAATATTTACATATAACAAACAAATGTTATATGATCATCATCATGTGGATACGTGTACATTTTTTTATAATACACATGCATGTTATATATATAAACAAATGTTACATTGGTGTATTAATGATATGTCAGATGATCCAATTATGCACTTAACGATTAACCTAATGCAATTAATGCCGGGAAAACATAACCCAATTAGATGTATATTATCGAGACAAAATAAGCAATTTTTTCTTGAAGCAACAAACATGACAACTACTGGGTATAATACACCAAAAATTTACAATCAATATAGTACAACAACAGTAAACAATGATATTAATTTAAATGTATATGATTCAGGTAAGTTATATTTGGGTTATGCTGAAAGAATACCAAATCATCAATATAGTAGCTATACATTTAAAAATACATTAGCAGGAAGTTTAGGTTATTTTAAAATATATAAAGATCGAACATTGCATTGGTCAAATAAGGCAGTATATGGCGATGGTGAATCTGGAATAACCGAAAAAGGTATCCAAAAATTTGAGAATATAACTAAAAATTCCAAATATATGTTAAATGATATCACATATCATAATAAAGATAACAATAAAGTACGAGTTAATTAGTTACAAGATAAAAGAAAAAAAGAAGAATATCTTCCATATAGAATAAATGAATTAACCGTTATGTACAATGAAGCGTTTAGTTCAACAAACAGTGATAGAAAAATATCAACAGATATAAAAACAATGGGATATGCACAGGTATACAATACCGATACAGTTACAAAAACATATCCTATAATATATTTAGATGTTGAAGAAAAAATTGATGAAAATAATGTTAATTTTTATCAAGATATGTATATTTTAAAAGGAACATATAACAATACATCAGCGACTTTTACACATGAAAAAATAAATAAAGATACTAATATTACGTCAATAGCTAATGTTTTATCAATATATGATATTTTCATTGGTTACATTATAGGTAAAATCAATAATTTAGATGATTCACCATATTCACAAAATTATATACAATGTGTCAATATTATTAATAATTTAATGTCAAGTTATGCATCAAATAATAAAATTATAAAAAATATACAAATTATATCACACGATAATCAAGAATACATTTTTAAATATAATTTACATTTTATTCTAAAGCAAAAAATTATCGGAAATAATTCACTTGAAATGTATGGTAGCGATGATGTGAAATAGTATCTATCTAAATGTACTATAGATGAAAGTGGTGATATAATAGAAAAAGATAATAAAATGAGCATAACATTATCTAATACATGTGATGAAATTAATATCATATTTAACCCAACAATTGCATCTAATATTTTGTCAAATTTTATTGTCTTAGAATATAACTCAACATATAGGGACACTGCAACACAAATAAACCTTGTAGTATATGAAACCAAATGTAGAGAGCTTTATACTAGAACAACACTGGCTGGTTTAAATCATATAAATTTTAAACAAATATAACCTATTCGGTGGAGATATATGAAAAATAAATATATTATAAATAACCAATCAATGAATTTTAATACACTTTTAGATATTAAAAGTTCTGATGTTACAAATACATTGATAAGTGATTTTACAAAATTTAAAATAATTTTAACAAAAAAAGAATTAGAGGATTTTATATTAGCTAATCAAGATAAAACATGTGATATATTATGTAATCCACTATCAGTAACAAAACCAGAATTAAAAACATTAAAAAATAACGATAATTTTACAAATATTACAAGTGATTTTTTTAATATTACAGATATTGATGCACAACAAAATAACACGTTTCCAGTATTAACATCAAATTCTGATAAGGGTATTGATATTGATATTGAATATGTAAGCGGATGTTCAGACTTTTCAGATATTTCTAATTTAAAAACATATTTATATAAACTATATAAAGAAAGCACAATAAACCTAACTGATCGATTTATTTTTCCAATTAGTGATGCTAAGGGTAAAGTTAGGGAAGATGGTATTATAACCAGCACTAATTATAAAAATGAATTTAATATCACCATTACATTTGATAGTCCAGCATATATAAATATGTTTTCATTAGAATGTAGTTCTTTTGAATATAATTTTAATGACATTAAAACCAAACTATTAAATGGTGCAGTTGAATCATATCCTACAATTTGTTCACATAATAATTTTCAATTAAAACCAGCATATAAATCAGCAGTATATGTTAAAGTATATGGATTTGATGAAACATTAAGTGAATATGAGATATTAACACATAAAATCAAAAAAGGTATAAATACAACGGTATAGCCAGTTGATTATTTTACATCTACAATTGGATTTAAAAATATAAATATTGTAAATAATAAAAAATATAAAAAATATAAATTTAATATCATTACTGATTCATTAAACACTTTATCATATTTTAACATAACTTCTAATATTAATAGGACATCATTAAAGCCGGTGTTTACTCAAGATTATTAGAATTTTAGTAATATTCGAAATATTCAAGATAATGGTTATCATTTTTATAAAAACTCCAAAAATAATGATGGTAGTCAAATTATCAAAGATTTATCTGTTAAAATCATTGATAATAGTGGTGGTGGTTCTGGTGGACAAGAAGAAAACCCTTATGATTTTATATATAAGGATAAGTAGCAAAAAGTTGAATAGAATGGCGTATCAGAGGACGGTGATTATTATCCTCAGATGCAAACTTGTTTAGTTAATAGTGGATATTTACATTTTAGAGTTAAATTTCCAAACAATCAACCACCTATCGGACTTAATGTATATTCTAGTTACTTAAAAAGTCGAATATCAAAAGAAGAAAGACCATGGAGTACTTTTGATAGACTTTTAGTTAAAAAGGATCTTTATTCCATTAAGGTTTACTTGAATGATGGAAATGAATTTATAATACCATCAGCACTTACAACTGAATTCAATGTCGAAAATGATTACCGAAATGTATATTATGCAACATGGAAATGGGAGCTTGACTCAGTAGAAAGTGACTTATTATATTATATAAATAATGGCTCATTTATGACTAAATATGATGTTATTTGGAGAGATTATAGTTACACCAAACCAAGTTGTCCAACTAAAGACAATAACATGACAATATTACTAACAGAGGAACAGGGAGGTGGTCCGGGGCCACGGAGCATAAGTGAAAGATCAGGCTCAACAATAAAAATATATTCAATGTATGGAAGTGGTAAGGATAACATAACAAATGGTGGTAAATTTTCAATATATCAAATTACATCAATTGAAATTGATCCCGGTAACAAAACTTTTTCAATCGGGTTTGAAGTAGCAAAATATGGTGAGAAAATATATAGATATGCACTAGAAAGTATATCTATTAATAATATTAAAGTTGATTTTATTAGTGCTGATTATGTTAGACAAGGTTCAAGTAGTGCTATCACATTTAAATAGTCACTAGATAATTACCCCGGTGATACATAGCAACAAATATTAAATGTTCCAGCTAACACACAAATGCCGTTTGTTATAACTGAAAATGTTGTCAAGGTTGATAAGTTTGATACATACAAATTTAAATTAAACCCTTTGTATAAATGGTCATTGAAATATGGTGATTTAATTAAATCAGTTAGAATGAATTTAATTACATATGATTTAAGTAATTATTCAAGTTTAACCGATTCTACAACACTTGATACATCATTTGTAGAAAACATAACAGCAAATACTGAAATTTCAGCTTCTTTTGAAAATTATCAAATAGCAGATTTGAAAAATATAAAAAATTATAATATTGAATTTGAAATTGAATATGATCTTGCTAAATATAATAATTTGTTTAAAACTAATTCAATTGAACGTATTTCTGCAACTGAAACAATAAATAATTTTGATTATAATATGAAATTTCCTAATAAAAATTTAATATCTGATAAATAGCCAAAATTATTAAATACATATAAGTCGGTATCATCATCTACAGAAGGTGCAGTTAAACACACAATCACAAACAAAGGAGTTAGTACCGTTAATGTACCAACCAATATAAATGAAATTAAAATTATAACCGATAACAGTATGTTTGGTGCGATGTTATTATCAGGAAGTGGATATACAAAAAATGAAATTATTAATCAATATAATCCAGAAGGTGACAACTCGCATCCAAACCAAATAATAAATGATGCAAAATAGTGTGGACTGCTAATGGTTCAACAGTGTGATGGTAATAATATTGTACGAACATCATATACCGATGGAGTAAATGAATATACACCATCATATAGCAATACACACCTTCAAACAGGGAAGAATGAATATTACCCTGAAGCATTGAATTAGACTAATGCTTTTATTTTAGAATAGGATAGGGGTGATAATAATAATAAAAAAATTGAAAATACTACAACGGTAAGCTTATTACCAATAAATATTGATTTTAGTACAACATATTATATTATTAAATTATTATTAAAACCATATTCAAGTGATAGATCAAAACAAGCATATAACGTACAGCACTTGGATAGATATAAAACAATTACAATGGAATATGATATTCATTTAACATCTAAAGAAATTAATTGTAATAATATTGCTGAAATTGAAACAAACATAAATACACCAAATGTTACATTTTATAAATTAGATAGAGGTATAAAAATATAATGGACTTTAATTATCTACCAATTGCAAGTTTAAAATCTGGATACATTAAAGAAGATTTTATTAATAAATTACAGATTTCCGACTATTTTTCAACATTATTTACAATTAATAATACTGTTGAAAAATATTATCAATAGGTAAATACCGTTTTATCTGTTGATGATTATAGTAATTTATATATTCGGTTTATAAAACCAAACATGATTACATCAGAAAATGAACTAAATTTTTATAAACTTATAAGTTATATACCACTAACTAAAAAATATTTATATAAATTTATATCATCAACAAATTATGAAGAAGATGGTGACTATATTACAACTGAAATGACGTTCGGTGTATATAATTATAAATATAATAAAGATTTAGCTCAAAACTATTTATCAAATGTTCATGTGTATGATCAGACATGGATTGATTCATTAGCACATAACACTAATATAACAATTAAATTACATTTTAAAAACATTACTGATGCTCAAATTACATCAAGTAATATAAATAATATATTAAAAGATGTTATAAATAAAATGAATTGTATATTATTTGATGATATAGTAATTTATGAAAAAATTAAAGATGGGCATAATTTAGAATTTTTTATAACTAAAAAATTATATTCACCAATTGTTTTTAAATATAATAATCTTCTATTTGCTGAAAATGATAAAATTGCTAAACCATATAAAACTATAGTTCAAAAAAATGGTAATGTTGCAGAATTCACGTCAGCTATATCGAATTAGATTTTATATGATGATATAGTATACAGTATAAATGCTAAAGGTGGTAAATAGAATGATTTTCATTTTATGAATTATAGCAACATTTTGCCGTTAGAAATTACTGATACTGGTATTAATGATGGAATATATAATAATTTAAGTAATAAAAATTATCTATAGATACAATTTTTCTTCAATAGTTATAATATATTAAATTCAAAAAAATTTAAAAACATACTTTTTAATAATAACGAATTTAATGAAGTTATAAATTATTTAACACCAGTTTTACATTTAGACTATGGAACTGCACTAAATGGAAATAATGTTATATTAACTTTAAAATATCAGCAATCCGAAGATACTAAAAACGTTAAAGAATTTACTTTTTAGGATCGAGAAACTAAATATAATTCCATTATGACTAATTGGTATGAAAATAATAGCAAGCTATTTCTATCAAATGCAATAAATACAAATATACTTAGTTTTAGTAATAAAGATGATGATGAAGGTGGAAACCTTGAACACAAATCTGTATCAATAAAGACATATACACCAATTAGTTACATCAATGATTCCGATTCTCGGTTTGATATATATGACAATATGCAATCAGTGTATTCATTAAATAATCCTTGTGGATAGACTAATCATTAGAATAAGTTTTATGAAGAAATATACACTAGTGGCACAAGTGATCCACTTGGTAATTATAACGCACCAAAAAATCTAATATTTAATATTGATATTGAAGAAATCTGTGTTTTCCCAGAAAATAAATTTAATAATATCAGGACAACTAAATTTAATGTTAACAACTCAGTATATACATAGGAAAGCAATATTAATGAAATTCAATGTGGTTATGGTTTTAACAATAAAAACGAAAAGGATGTTATAACATCAACTACCATGTCAACTGGCTTAACAAAAGATATGGATGAGTTTACAGCGTCATTCTCTTTTGCAATGAAAGAAGTTAGTAATAATACTTTTTTCCAAATTGGTGACTTTTTTAAAGTTAATAATAATAAACTATCCGTCTTATCACATAATGTCGGAACATTTGATACACTATTCCAACAAACACGGCAATATTATGCATATAGTGCAACAGGTCAACAATTATACCCTATTATGAATAGTAACAATGGTGTTGTTGAACAAACAATTTTTGTCACAATTAGATTAAATTATGGTAATGTTGTTTTTGATATGGTTAATGTCACACCCAACACTGACTATACATTTAATTATATTAAAACTCGAAAAACTTGGTCGTTTGATTTAAAAAATAGCAATAATGTTAATGTTAGCGATATATTGATAAAATTATATAATGAATCAGAATATCAAACAATTCGAATTGATAGTTTAGATTTTAAAGATAGATTTGTTGAAGATTTTATATTGTATGACTTCCAAACAGAGCAACGCAAGGCAGGCTCTGGTAATTTGATATCATTGTACTAATAAAAGAAAAAAATGGTACAATTTGTACCATTTTGGGCTTATATATTTAAATTTGTCATTATTTTATTCACCAGATTTTTATCCATTTCTAAATTGTTAACAATTACAATATCTGCTGATTTTTTCATCGTATTGATGTTGTCGTATTGTTGGTTCATTACTACCTCATCATATGAATCATATTTATTATCTTTTACAAGTAATTGTGTTTGTAAGTGACTTTTCATATCAACATATATATTTTGTGAACTATATCTATCTTTAAAATATGATACTTCATGTGGACTATATGCGTAGTATACGACACGCTGTTGATATTTATCATATACATTTTTAAAATCAATAAATCTACTATCTAAATATTCATACACCTTATCTTTATGATTAAAATCATATTTTTTTGTAATAATATTTTTAAAAATTTCTTTAGTTAAACTAAAAAAACTACTTTTAAGGGTTTTGCGGTGTTTTATGTTTATAAGTTCATTTATTGATTTCGATATATGAAAACGCTGAGAATCTGCAACTAACTTAACTGGAACTTCTAATATGTATTCAAGGAAATAATCAAAGTTTTCAATACTCATCTTTTTATTCTTTTCGACTTCTGATCGCAAATATTTCATGTGTGGACTGTTTTGATATAGCTCCCTGTCAATCATGTCATTATTGAGCAAAACATAATTGATTTCAAGTGGATGAATATTCAAAATAAATAATAATTTACGTGTAATAAAATCATACTTATTCAAACCAATAACGGATTGAATATATTTTGAAATCTTTTTATGTACATATGATTTACCAGTACCATGATCACCTGATATCACAATCACTGGTGATTTAAATTCTTTTTCTACTATATCCATGTTTTCATCCCCCATATTAATAATAACTAATTGTATATTTAGTATCAGTATTATTTGGTGTTATTCGATATATACCCTTATCTAATGACAATTGTGTATTTGATGTGATTGAACTATGTACATTTAACTATGTATTACTTAACATATCAAATGTATCGATTGACAATTGAAGGCTATCTGAATCTAATTTAATATCAATATTCATAGTTTTATCAAATGATATATTATTTACACCATATAAATCTTTACTTGTTTGTGTTATTACAAGTATTGATTCATTTATATCTTTTATAACATTATTATAATTTAGATTTAATATTGGTTTTGTATTTATATTTGGTTGTATAATTGTAATATCATAATATCCACCAATAATGTTTAGTTTATTACCATTGTTTGAATATGGTACTATTGTGCTAATTTGACTTTTATCAACCTAAACATATTTACAGCTAATCACGTTGTTATTTTCAACATCATCATTAAAGATATTACTGTATTGATACTCAAATATTTCTAATAAGTATTGCGTCTTATATTTATCAACATCATTTATGGTAATACTATCGGTTTTATTAAAAAACTAACCTGTATCATTGTACAGACTTAATACATTATTAAATATTATTGAAATTGATGTTGGTGTATATTCTGTGGTTGAACCACCTTCCATATTAACAGATGTTTCAGTATAATTTACAGTTGGCGTTCTTCCACTATCGCTTGTATTTAATGTAAAAACTTTTTGTTTTTTAAGCTGATTCAACCAATCTTTATCAAAACCCGAACCATCCACCTTACCCTTGTCTAAATATAACTCCTATTCAAAATCTAATTGTAATTGTTTATTTTTTAATTTTAAATAACTATCAACTTTATTGGTGAAATTATCAATATCTTTACAATCTTCTAATTTATGTTGATGCTCAGGTAGTTTTATGTATGGAATATCTTTATTATTATTAGTCAACGCAAATGATGATATTTCTACTTTTTCAGTATTTTTAATAATATCATATATATTATTATCTTTAAAGGTTAATTTTAACGTCTTAACATTTAATTCAGCGTTTGTAAATAATACCATTTGATCTACAGTTGTAGAATCGGTTATATTTTTAAATCTAGTAAAAAGTGGTATATTTGAGCTTATATATTGTAAAATGTTATTATATTGTATTTGAGCTAAACTTGACTCAGTAAAAGTAAAGCTTAGTAACAAATTACTATTATCTTTTGTTAAAATAACATTTAGATCTATATCTATATTATGTTGAGTAATGTTTGAGTCATAATTGATTATAGTATGAAATGAATTTGTTTTTTCAAATGACTCTGAATAATTAAATATATCATTATACATAATTTCAGATATTAATAAATTTTTTACTATGTCATTATTTTTTAAATCAAGTAATGATACAATATTATTCTCATTATTAAACTATTTAATACGGTTTTCACTAATCCAGAGATCACCAAACTCAGTATTTTCTATTGGTTTATGTAATGGTAAATTTAGCTTATCTAATACAGAAACATTAGTAATGTTAGCAGTATTAATATTAGCTTGTTGTGGAAATGAATGTTTACCTAGATGTTTTTTCATATTAGCGAAACCTTTCCAGACATGTTAACACCAAACTTAATTTCAACTTTATCATTAAAGTTATAGTTGATACTTTCAGGTTCAACTACATAGCCATCTTCATCATATATCTCAACCAAAGGTACTTCAGACCCAGCACCATATTGAATGGTTAAACTATCTAAATCTTTAAAATCTTGAGATAATTTAGTTGCACCACCGCCACCAGATTCACCACCAGACCCTGTTCCAATATTATACAACTATAAATCGGTTGTAATAAATTTAGATATATTGTTTAGTCCAATTAAAAACCCAATATAATCCCGATTTTTTTTAACAACATCTAATTGAAAATTTTTTAAATTTGATAATAATGTTGAATAACTTTGATCATATGTTATCACTTCATATGTCAATATGTCATCATTATCCAAATACACGCCAATTAAATTATACCCTGCATTTAAATTATTAACATCTATTATAACTGATTGTGTTTTTATATATTTAATAGTGCTACCTGATTTATATAATTTTTCACGTGGTAATATTAATTTATTAGCAGACTCATCAAATTGAACAAAACTACTATTGCTTATTCGATACAATTCATTTATTGTAGATGATCTTAAAATCGAACCTTTTGTTTGTAATAATATTGATATTTCATTATCATTATATTTTCGATCAAATATAAGTGCATTATTAATCTGATCAAAAACGCATAAATATTTGTGCATTGATGGCTCTTCTGTCACATTTATTATATAAACATCATACTTGATATATTCATCTTTATTTAAATGTAATGGCTATGTTATTGTAATATTTGTACCAAGTTTAGGTGAATATTTTTTTATATATTTCCTGTTATACAATGAATATTGATCAGTGTATTTATGTTCTTCAATCATATTGTTATTTAAATAAATTTGAAATGTATAATCCCCTTTATTTAAATCACTATTAACAATTTTAACCATAACTGTATTTATTACTAAATTATCAAGAGCTTCGTATACATAATATGAGCTTTGGTGATAATTTATAAAATATGGATGATTTTTACATTTTATAACACCATCGATACTAATTGCAGATAATTCATATGATATATCAGCTTGTTTTTGTTTTTTATATTGAACATAAATATCCCTGTTGGTTGTTTGGATAATATCTTCCATAAACATAACATTTTCAACTGTACTTTTATCAGTGTATGTTTGTTCAATTGGATTAATTAGTTTTTCATAATGTACACGCATTTTTTTATTATCCTATTTTTACAATTTTATTATATAATTAATTTGTTTTTTGTATATTATCAATTACTAAAACATCTTTAGGTATTATATAATTTGGTTTGGGTTTTTTAACTAATGAATCTAATAATTTTTTATCAAAAATACCGTTAACTTTAATTATCTGATTATCTGAGGTATATTTAAACATATATATTATATTTTTATCTGAAATATATGATGTGACTAAATCGCTTGATTCCAGTGACACCAATTCTTTTGATAATGTACCTGTACTTAAAATAGTGTTTATTGATATAGACATATTATTTATAATATTGTTTATAATATCATTATCCAGAAATTTACGTAAATACTAAATAGTATCATCAAAAATAAATTTAATATAAAACAAACTATCTTGATTATTAATATTACGATATGATACAGATATATCAATATTTTTTATTAAACTAAGAGCTTTTTTTACATCATCAATAAGTAAGCCTTGTATTTTTGAAACATCTTTATATAATACATTTGCAGTAATTAAATTTGTTGATATAATTTTAGAATTATTAATAGTATACGGTAATTTAGTAACAAAAAATTGATCTAATACATGAATACAGCTAACCATTGAACTTGATGAATATACTGACTTTAACAAATTAAACATTTTTTCTTTTCTTTGTAATGTGAATCCAAAATTTTTAAGTTTAAATTTATTATTATTTTTACTATTTTTTAAAATAATTTTTATAAGTAAATATGAATTACTATCATATTCAAAATCATATGATGTAATATTACTAGATATGTTGGTATAGTTTAATGAATTAAAATCTATATAATTTTCATCATTATAGTTAAATTCACACTTTTGTGAATCAATATATAATTCTATATTATTTTGTTCGCTATTAAAATATCCACTTAAATCTGAACTAAATAAACGCAAGTTTAATATATAATCTTTATATTTGCTTTTTATATCAGATAAGTTATTTATATTTAATTTTAATTCCACAATTGCTGAACAATTATTATATGACTATAACCAGTCCTTTTTATATAGAAAAATAGGTTTTTGTAAACTGGCTTCAGATTCAACATTGTTGATATAAAACAATAAGTTAACTGTATCATATTTAGATAGCTCATCAACCATATACTTTTCAAAAATTACACACTTCAACAACATTGGTAATGTTCGAATTATGTTCATATTATCAGTTGTATATGATGACAAATCTTCAAATTTTACAGAATAATAGTTACTTGCACTATTAGATATTGACTGTTTATCTAAATATATTTTTTTATAACTTGTTACCCCATCTTTAACCAGTTCAAATATGTACTTGGGTTGCCATTTGTTAATCCACGATACATATTCATCCCGTTGCACACTTCCATATATTTTATCCCATAATTCAATTTGATTTTCTTCTGCAAACAAATTATTATCATCTTGTATATAATCAACTATTTTTTCATCATCTGAATTATATATTTTTTCAAAAACATATTTAGTGTCATTGTCGTATATTTTACTTTTATCTGAAAACAATGTGAATTTACACGAACTAAATTCAAATGGTTTTTTGTTATATTTACTATTTATTTCCCTTATTTTATCATTTATAATTGGAACTCGTATCTTGGTAACAGCACCGGATTTTATTTCAAAATGTGTGCTATCCGAAACAATTGAACCCGTACTTTCAAATAATTCTATTGATCCGAAATTTGGATAATTATTATTATAATCAATAATATATTGATTATTTTCTTTTACTATTTCAGTAGTCGGATTCTAATCATTATAATCAGATATAGAATGACTTAAAACTAAATTATCTCTAGTTAGATATTTCATATAGTATCAAACCTAGCTTAATATAAAATCTACGTTACGATATACAACATATCTAAAGTCAATATGCTTGTTAACTGGAATCATCTAAAAATAAAATGATTTAGGAAAATATACTTTTGTACCAGCAGATGTAAAATCATTAACACTAGAATTTAATTGAGAACGCAAGACCTTTATCTTAACATCACTTAAAATTTCTTTAACCTTCATTATTTCAATACTATTATCAGTGCTTTTTAACGTAAAATATGAATTTACTTGAATTTTATCTTTAATTGACTCACTAAATTCTATTTCCGTATCACTTGTATCAATATCATTATTAAGTATAATTGTAGATGCAGAAATATCCATATTTTGTGATAATGATACAATTTTATCATCACCCTAAATGTCGGTAATATCATCAAAATTCGAATTTAATAACGTTGACTGCTCATCATTTAATGTATCACTAGGTTGAACAGCATAATCTTTAGAATTTAAATTGTTTTCATCAACAAACTTAAATTTAAAAATCGATGTTTTATCGTTAGCAACTGTCATTAAGTTTGAATCACTTTTTGATTCATACCTTTTACTTTTAACAATCACAACATCATTCATTCTATGGTTTTCTGTTAAAGTAGTATTTAATATAATTGAAATATCATTTCCAATTGTTTCTTTACCAATAACAGTATATTTATCACCAGTGTCTAAAAACTCAAGAATATCATTATTTTGAATTTGTAATAAGTTTTTATTATTATCAGAACCAACAGTAACAGTTGAAAATAATAATGTGTCAGTTCCTATAGAATAATTTCTATCTAAAATTAAGTATGGTCTTTCATATAATTTAAACTCTGGATAATATAAAAATGAATATCCATCGTATATACATTGGAATCTAAAAATGGGCTGTTCGGTGTCACACGATGCTGATAACATACATGCTGAATTATAGCTTCGGATTTTATGATAATCTGATGAATCAATGCTATTTTTTATCTATATTTCTTCTGGGATTGAATCTGACACCATCGGTGGGATATTTTTTGCAAGTAGTGACATATTTGACTTTCCACCCTCATTACAATAAATTAAGCTATCCTAATTCATCCATTGTGGATTTTCAAATGTATCATTAATATTTCCTTGTAATTTAATTATCATTATTTTGACCCTTCATATTTTTTTCTTAATTAATTTTAATCTCTGTTATCTTTATCAGTAATTGTTCTACATTGAATAATGGAACCATTACTTGCATAGTCATATGTAATTTTGTCAATAACAAAATTATTATCAACGTTTAAATATTTATCTAGGTCTTTTTCTGCATCAATAAAACCCTTTGTTGTTAATGTGATTGATACAACTGATTTATGGTTTTCATAAAAGTTATCTGCAACAATTTCAAGTTCTCCTTTATTTGCAAATGTACCCGGAACATTAATATTTTTAACTAAGCCAGTATCACCCAATACAATTCTAACCATACTATCCGGCTAAACTTCAGTTTTATATTGTAAACCACCACCGATTGCATTACGGCTATCAAAATCTTGACATGTTTCGGTAACACGTCGTGATTTGGTTATATTTACTGATTTATTCCTTCCTACAGGTGAATGTGTTGTTTGTGAAGACATTGTTTTAACTAAACCAATCTTTGCTTTTAATAATTTAGTTATATCATATGCATTCATATCACCAAATGTACTCGCACCCGGAACTAATGAGTTTGATGCTGAAATTGCCATTGTTTTTAATGAATATAATTTACCTCCCATTTGTATTGTAAACTTATCCTATGTTGAATTTTTATATGCAGGTGAATTATCAGATATATATTGACAAGTTTTAGCACTATCACCAACCATCATAATACGAGTTAATGTATCAAAACTACCCAAACCCTTTGACAATGGATATGTGAAAACTATACCATTGTATGTTAATTGAATAGCATCTTCCCATCGTTCTTGATGTGATTCACGTTGCCTATAAAACGTTAAAAACGACTTATCATCTTCATATTCACTATATCCAAATGTTTTTACATCTTTAGTTGTGAATGGATGACCCTCATTGTTTATATTATAACTTTCCATATTACAAATTTGAATGGTTCCAATTTGACTTTCATTTTTTAAAAAAGCTAATATCTTATACTTTGATTTATTAATACCAAATGGTATTGTAATTTCACTTGTTTTTTCAATTTCACTAATTAGCGGATCAATCCCCTCATATTGATACTGATATTTTTCTGTGGTCTTACTTGTTTGTAATAATCTATCTTCAACTACATCTGGTAATAAGGATGACGGGTTTTTTACTGTTAATTTCCCCTTATTACCACTTGTTGTTGTAATAATTTTATCTGGTATTATAGTATCATTATAATAATCAATATCGAAGAGATTTGGTGAATGAAACTTTTTGCCCTCAATACTTGTTCCAGAATCAGACATATAATAACTTGATTCTTCTTGTAATACACGTCCTTTAATTACAAATATATGATCCTGTATTGACCGTTCTCTATTAATTGATACAGTCTATTCGTCTTTTGCATATATTTCAGTAAACATATCATTACTGACAGAATCCATAATTTCTTTATAAAATTCATTTCTATACACTAAACCATATTGCATTGGTAAACTTTTTAGATTATTTTTGGTATATGTCACAGATTCAATTTTTGGTTTAATACCAGAAACAATATCATTAATATCAATTGTATCTAAAGGATTATCACCAATATATACTGTTGGTTTTAACACCGAATACACTTCATTCGATGGATAATTGTTATAATAATAATAATTTTCATCACCTTCCTATTTATTTGGTGTGGGGATAATTTCCTCGCTTTCATAAAAATATACTTCTGATTCATTCGATGGGTAAAAACGCTTACTCATCTAATCGTTATTTAACTTACTCGATGGATCAACTGTGATTGTTAATTTACGATTATTACTTATATCATATATTTTTTTTACTATATGTCTCATTTATATAAACACCCCAATCAAATGATATATTTGTGTCAATTAATAACACATTTTTGTTTGTTATTTTTTGATTAATGTAGATTTTACGAAACTCAGCAACACTAAATATTTTATTATTATACATAACAATATCATCCACATTATCTATTTTTTCAATTACTACATCATCGTAAATACCAACAGGTTCTACAGTATATAACGATGGTTTATTATCTTTAGGCTTTATTGGTCTAAATATATTATTAAGACTAAAAATTATATCTGGTTCAAGTATATTATTCTGAATCAAATCACATACATAATTAAAATTATCAATCTTATATATGTCATTTGGTTTTATAACATGTCCATATACAAATGCTAATATATTGGTATTATTAAAAAATAACATTCAAACTCCTTTTTATTATAAGTATATATAAATTTTATTTAATTCTTTATCTTTAAATTTTTGTAATAAGTCTGATGACCGAATAAAACACACAATTTCAATAGGTTCACTATATATATAATCATTATCCATATTGGTGTTTACCCATGGATATGTGATTGGAAATGTTTGCGTTTTATCTATATTAAATCTTAATGCAATTTTTAATTTATATACCGATGATAAACCAGAACCGCTATGCTTTGATATTATATTATCCCAATCAATACCAGTTAATGACAATAATATATTATCAACGTCAACGTGTCTCTTAATTGAAATTTCATTGTTATCAAATATAATAGGGATCTGGTTTAAATGTAATAATGAATAGTTTTCTAATTCTTGACCTGTAAAATTATTATTAGTGTTTTTAATAATATACTGAATTACAGACGATGTATATAAAACCGAATTGATATTATCAATTGTTTTTAATATTTTATTTGAATTATCTAAAATATCTACACTTGTATTTGATAATGTTGACATTTTTATTAAATTTAATAAATTTATAGTCCGGTTAACTTTAATTGCTAAATAATTCTCATTCCTTATTTCACTTAACCTATAAACTGAACGAGTGTCCGTGTTTGAATTTGATCGTTTTATTAGATCTTTATCGCTCACCGGGGTAACTGGGTTGGTATTTACAATAACACCACTATTAAAATTTTGAACATCATCGTTTATCGTGATATTCTGTTGAATACTAATTTTATCACCTTTTGTATTATTTGTAGTCTAAGATATACTATCAGTTAACGTTATTTTGTTTCTATAATCATTATTTATATTTTTTAATGATAATATTGATGAGCTTATTCGCATTTTACACACCTTTGTATATCTAAATTAATATCTTTTTTATTAATTAATTTATTAAAAAATACTTTGGTAGATATTAATGAAAAAATATAACTTACTGTTAAATTCCAATTTTAAAACACTGGATTTTAATGATAAAATTGATGATAGTATATATGCACCATCAAATAATAACTTATTAAAATACTCAGTGATTTTAACATTAGATACTAAACCTGATAGTAATACAACCAAGACTGATGTGAACTTAAATGATAAAATAACTTGTTATTTGTTTCCAATTATAAATAACAATATATCATTTAATACTGGTGATATTTTACAATTACACGATAATATTGGTGTTTTTATAATTACATCACATATTAGTAGTAATAAATTTGAATTAAAACTAATAGCTACTGATAGTTCAAATAAATATTCATTATATAATACATCCCTTGCTCTTTTATATAATAAAACATTTGAAGAGTTTATACATATTAACAATGATTTGGCTAAAGAAATCTCAAAACAAAAAAGTGAATATACGGAATATCTAAATAATAATAATGATTTTGTTGAATATTTTTTTAATAAAATAAAATTAACCGATGATAGCACTGTTGGATTCGAGTTTGATTTTAAAAGTTATGATGATAATAAAATATTTAATACTATTATAAATAAGTTTTATTTAAATGTATGGATATATGATTATAATGACTTTAAATATATATATCAAAAAGATATTCAATGTGGTGATATACATAAAAATAAAACATTAGTATCAAATAACCATATTATAGGTATTTTAAATTCATTACAAACAAAAATACTACCACATTATTCAACTAAACTATTAATTAATAACACGTATACATTTAATACTAAAATAGTTAATAAACACACCAAATATAATAAAAATTTTAATAACAACAAGTTAATATTTATTTTTCAATTATCATTAAAAGATAAATCAAATATATATGATCAAGATGATAATATTGAAAGTGATTATATGTATTTAATTATGTAAATAATAGGTAATATTAATGGAGTTTAATTTAAAAAACAAAAAAAAGGTATTACCTAATATATTAGGTGATGTTGATTGGATTGATTTATCATATTATATGCAAAATCAAGATAATAATTCAGGTGGTGCATCTAGTATGAGTAATTTACTATTGTGCCTAAATTCAGATTTACTTAGTATATTATATAAATATGATCAACAAAACCCCAACTTTGAATCTGATTGGACGGAGGCAGGGACTCATGAGTGTAAAAATCTTACACTTGAATTCATGAAACCAGATTTATTAAAAATTGAATTTGAACAAGAATTTATTAGATGTTTTTCTTTTCAAAAATCTGAATTTACTGGTGGTAATGAAAATGAATTAAATTATTTATCTTTAAAACCAAAACTATTCTTAAACCCCGAACAAAATTTAGATGGGTTGTTAACTGAAGAAGAACAAAAAAAACTATTATCATCAAAATTATTAGGTTTAATAATTAACGATAAAAATTAGAATGCAAGTAGTAATAAAGTTGCATCAAGATCAGTGAAATTACCGAAATATATTAAATATTTAAGTATATTAAACCCAAATCTTAACTATATTAATGATGTTACCACATTAAAAATGAATAGTGGGGATATTAACGTACCAATTTACAGTGATGATAATTTAGCTGAAGATGTATATTCCGCTAAAAATAAATCATTTAATATTGTAAACGATTCAACTATTTCTCTAAAATTTTTAATGTACATTGATACAGGTGAAGTTAATTATTTAATAGATCGCAATGATGTTAACATTAATTATCATATAAATGTTTCAAAAAAGAATAAGATTTTAAATAATAATACTTTTAATCTATCTATGTATGAAAAAATTACAAATTTTTCTATCAATAAACTAGTTTACGTTAAAAATATATATTCAGATGAGATTGTTGCTATAGGTAAGGTTATAAATATAAATAAAAATGATAATGAACTTATTATACAAAGCATATATAATTATATCAATGATACAATTACAATCACCAATATGGATGAATATATCTTATATAAAATATATGATTGTGAAAGTTTTAAATTATCGGAAAAATATGACAAATTTAAAACCTTTTTAAAAGATGATTTAATTACCTTTGATGACCTTATTTTTTCTAATAATGATTTCCAAATAATAAATCAATTAGGGAAATAATAATGGATTAGTTTAACACAACTGAACAAATTGATAATTGGCAATTAAAAAACCGTGCAATACAGAGATATAGTGCGTCGAATTCAATATCATATTCAATAACAACATTATCATATACCAGAATGTATATTAGAACACAATTCTCTATTAATATTAGCATTCAAGGTGTTCAACCATATTTAGTTTCAAGATTTAAACCAAATATATTCCAATCAACCGTATCAATAAAGGCGAATGGAATACTAAATGGTCAAAATAAAAGTGCTATATAGTGGGAGGAATTTTATACACCAGCAGTGAAACAGATGAGAAACTTTATTGAAAATATATTTAATCCAAAGGAAATTTTACTATTATCTTCACAGGCTGGTGTAGATGACGATGAATTTAACACAACATATATTGTAAATGATGAATATAAACACAAAAAAACACAATATCCAAATACATCTTTATCTCATTCAAATAATTATAAAATATATTACCCTCAAGCACGAAGAATTGAAAATTGTCTAATCGGTTTCCAAGTTAGTGCCCAAGATAAAGTATATAATTTAACAAAAACACTAATATCCATGGAAGGAATTAGTTAACATTTTTTTAATTAATTAAACAAATAGTTTGAACAATGGAGTAAATATATGATTAAAAAAGTACAAGATATTAATGTTGTACCCGAAGACCTTCAGGAATTATTATTACCTGAAAATGGAGAATTTGTTCCAATTGGTACAAATATGTATGAATTATACCCATTCCCAATTGAAGGTTATTTAAAACTATTGGGATTTTTAGGTAAATATTTCACATCATACAATAAAACCTTTACAAACAAAGATGGTATGACTAGCGTTGATTTTTTTGGCAATTTAGCTAATTCTATATTAAATGATAATATTTTAACAGAATTTGCGAAATTATTCCCAGATATTGAAGCCGAAATTAATGAAATTACATTTGAGCAATTACAATATCTTTTAGGTATAATTTACAAACTGAACTTCATGATTAAAAAAAAAACTCGGAATCCACAAAACAACAGAGCGATTCAAGAGATGATGGAAATGTTGGGACTGAGTTTTCTGAATCAGGAAACAAGTTAATTGTTGATGAAAATATCATTTAGAATAAATATGCATATTTAAATTATATTTTATATATCATATCCAAAACCGGCTACACCATTGACTATATATTTGGTGGATACAAAAAAATTTGTAAGCAAACAAATAATGAATGTCAATGGTGTAACTGTTTATATTTCCACAATAATATTTGCACCAAGACTGTACATGATTGTAATTATGTTGATATACTTCAACAAGGTCTTACAATGAGACAAATCTTGCTAATGTCTACATTTTTTAGATACTATGAATATGATTTTTTACTCAACTATAAATTTCAAATAGTTGATGTCGTAAATGGTGTTTTAAGTAAAAATAATAAAGATGTAACTTAGAAAAATATCTATTCAAATTCATTATTATCTACACTTTTTTCTGAAAAGGAGAATGTCATTGTTGACCAAAGCGAACGCATTACAAAACAAATTGGAAAAATAATATTCATAAATGATTTTAATAAAAAATATGTTGAATTTAATAAAGTTAGGGGAACTGTTAATAACAGTTTTACAGATAAAGGTAATATATTCTACCAATTTATTCAGTTTATAAATTTTAGTTTTCAAGATTTCTTCAAAGACATTAATATAACAAACACACTTGTTACATCAAAAGAAGATAAAATTCTTTTTATGCACATTTTTCTAAATATATATAAAATACTAATTACTTTTCCAAATCACACACCAGTTAATGTGACAAAAGAGAACATTAAGGCTATTAAAACCAAAATGATAGGTAATAGTATAGCTAAAAAAGAAATTAGCTATTTAGATGGTGATTTCGACGATGAACGGCTATCTGACTACACAAGCAATGATGAAATAAAAGTATATATTTCCAGCATAGATTCATATTATTATCTCGCTAAAAAATATAACATTTGGGAAAAAAATCTATTTCAGATATTCGAAATATATGATTATATTGAACGAATATCTGAAATACCAAAATATCCAAAAAACGTACAAAACTATATGAAAGAACTGCTTAATATTTTAGCTCGCATGTGTCAAACAAGCTATAATATTGATATTAAAAATTTGTTTACGACTACCTAACGGTTGAAAACTTACCGTTAACAATGTATGGGTTAGATGTTATATTTACACCCATACATATTTCATCTAAATATTCATTTGGATCATATACTTCATCCCTAAACTCAAACCGTTTCACCTTCTAAAATATTTTATTTGATAATGACTAGTTATCATATAGGTTCTATTCATACCTATTAAAATCAGTTACTAATGGTATAATCTTCATATCATGTAAATATTCAGATTTTACAAATTCCATATAATCAGCAACTTCTTCTATAACTGAATCTGTTATATCAACACCAATATCATTAAAAACTAATGATGCTTTCTATTTATATCCTTTAATTTTATAACTAATTGGTTCAATTGTTGGTGTAGCCGAATATGAAAATTGGTATTTCATTCCTTTCTAATTCGGTCGGTCATCATTATTTGTACAATTATCACCACATACACACATTACATCGGTATATTCCGACCGATCTTTATCAACGGCAGTTATTACATTTGACATCATGTCAAAGTATGGGATTCTATGAATTGAAGTACTTTTTTTTATCATTAATATTTACCATATATAATTATTATAAGTCTGCGGTAACTGGATAATTATCACCATGTATATGACCACCCAGAGATAAATTATTATCTAATTGCCTCATATTGCTATGTAATTCAGCTTTATTGAAATCCGTTGACATTTCATCATTAAATATTTCCATAGCAGTTGTATATGTTGATGGTACCATTGGTTCACCAAGCAAACTAGTGGTAGCATTAGCAGTTGGCACATTTTTAACAATATCCATTGTTTGTAAATTATTTTTAACTGCACCCGGATTTATTTTATCAATTGATGTAATATCAATATAATCACCCACACCTGCAACCATATCTAATTTTGGTTTTAATATATAATCTTGATTTAATCCTTTTATCACATCAGAATTTTCAGTAAACATTTCAGATGGTGTTGACATTGATACACCAGTAGCAACAGCACCACCTTGAATTGACCCCCCAAGATTATTAAATACCGAACCTACTGTTTTTTTATCTATACTAGGATCTATGGTTGAACCTAAAACACCACCAGTAATGTCATCAGTTGGTGAAGTATTCCCACCAGTGTTTATATTAGATAAAGCGTTAGCAATTGCACTTGCGATTTCACTAACATTTTCAATTCTCAAACCATTGGCTGTTTCATTGTTTTGACTTTTTTCAATAACATTGCCATCAGCATCATAAAATATATTTTCACCTGTCTTTGAATCAACCGACATACTTTTAGCATCTTTAGGCATTTCCATTATCATTTGTACTTGTTGTGCAGATAGCTTACCGTTTGTATCAAGTTGATTTTTAACCAAAGATTCTAACGATGTGTTTTTAACTTTTTTCAGAATATCATTATTAAATCTTTGATTAAATTCTTTATTTAACTTTTCATCACCAGTATCAACCGATACACCAGTTGCTTCTTTATTCATTTTCTATACATTATATACAGGATCAGACCCGATTGATAGCGATGTTAAATCTTGTGAAATTTTATCCCAGTTTTCTATACCCATTTCTTTTTTCATTGTGTTAGTTGTTACACCAAAACCAGCTAACGCTTGCATATTTGCCATTAACTGTTCTTTAAAATATGCTTTTTGTTCTTTTGTATCTGATTGTAAATATCCAGATGCTGACATTTTTAAATTTTTAAAAGCATTATTTCTTAATTCAACCTTAGAATCAAAATTTGCATTACTAAACATTTTAGCTGGTGCAAAAAACTTACTACCCGACGCTGTTAATTGACTTGATGATTTACCTAATTGTTCCATATATTCAAATGCCTGTACACTTGCAGATGTTCGTAATTCTTTAGATTCAGCAAAACTTGTCCTAGAGTTAGATAATAATTTTAATAATTTTTCACCCTGTTCAACGCCGATTTCACCCGATGACATTTTATTATTAATATCATATGACATTCTATCAAAACCGGACTTACCAAAGCTATCAATTGCCATCATATCATTTATATTTGCATTTGATAGATTATTTGATAAAACATAATCTTGTAAATCAGTAGACTTAAGTACATCTTTAAATGATAAATCAGCCATACTTTCTTTTCTATCTGCACTTTTCCGTAAAGAAACAATACCATCTGAACTTGACATTAAATTGGTACGAAGTTGATTCATGTGATTTGAATCACGTAATGACCCACCTGTAATAGATAGGTTTTTCATTAGTACACCAGTTTTTTCCAATGACTGGGTTAGTTTTCCCTCTACACTTTTGGATGTTACTTGTGTTGCATTATTTAACACATTTAATGCATTTGTAAAATCAGATGTTGAATTACCAATCTCTTTAAATAAATCTGCCCCTAACTCAGTATTACCAATTTTAGTAACATCGGACTTGCTTAAATTATCAATATCTATTCCTTGTAGTGATTCATCACCATCAATAACTGTTTGCATTTTTACTCGGCTATTCATTAACGCATTTTTTGCATTTTCTGCAACTGTTAAGTTTTGTGATAACGAATCCTTTTGACGACCAGAAAATCCAGTGAAATCTATAGTACCCAGTGCCTTAAACATTCTATTTGTTTGATCATACATATCAGACCGAGTTGAACCAATACTTATTGAACCTCTTAATGCACCAGCTCTCAAATCATCGTATGCAGTTCTTTTTTGCACACCCTCAGATGATCTAAATTTTCCTAGATTATCCATCATATCATTGAATTGTCTATCAGCTTGGGCACGTGTACCCTCACCAAGAAAAACATGATATTGGCGTTTCATATCTTTTAAATCTGTATCGTTCATTGATAGCATATTAAATATTTTATTATCATCAGCAATTGAATCAGTTGCCAAATCGTCTACACCAGCTTGATTAGATAAAAACTTTAACATATTTCTATTTGACGAAATATCACTAAATTTAAATTTACTATCAGTAAACTTGCCGGGATTTGAATTTGACTATCTATCATAATCATTTGACAATACATCTGTGTTCGAAATACCCAATTGTGCAAGCTTATTTTCACTTGCAACTGCAATAGCAGAGTTAGAATTCTGTAACTGTTTACTGTTTGATATAACAGAATTAATATTAGCCTCCATAAAATCTGACATCAACATTGATCCAAGGGCATCTCTCATGTTTTGCATTTGATCTGAATCACCAAGAGGTAATTTAATGTTTTTTATAAATGATGCTCTAGCTTGCTTCATTATTTCAACTTGATTAGGATCTTGAATATTTGTTGACCCCATAGCATCTTGGTAAACACTATCAATATTTTTCAGCACATTTACATAGTTCATACTTTTTGATTTAATTGCCCGTTCATCACCCGAATCAAATGTTTTTTGAACTTCTTCACCATACCTGTCAGTTGTATATGCTTGTAGTGCTAAAAAGCTACCAATTTTATTTTCTGGGGTTCTTGTATCTCTATTATTTAATGAATTAACATACCCAAAAATATTTTTTTCAATATCAGAATATTTTGAAATCGGATTAATTGCACCTGTTGAACCACCAACCGCTATCATTTCGGTTTCACTTAACTTTATAGACGGATCTTTAAAATTTGATGCACCTGTTGTTATATTCGTTGTTTCTTTTGCACTTTCTAATGATGCAGATGCAAGGGTATCAATCTTAGCTTTATCTATTTCTAAATTTTTTAACTTTACTCTTTCATCAAATGTCAGTGCTGTTACATTTGATTTTTGTTGTAAATAATCAATGTTATGTGAAATGTCTTGACTTTTATCAGTAAAATATTTTCTATTACCCAAAAAACCCATTATTGATTCAGATGCATATTTTTCACTTTCACTTAAATTTCCTTCACCTAAGAAATATGATGCGAGCGTTGTGCCTCCTCCTGCAATACCAGCACCTGCTAATATTGGTGCAAGGGCACCACCGGTTAATGCAACTCCAACACCACCCAAAATTGACGCAAATAAAATTGATCCAACATTATTACCAATTTCTTTAAAACCTTCATTGCTTGATCTACCCCTCTTATTATCCATAGTCGAACTAAACTGGTTATATTCGTTGGTATTTAAACCGTAACTACTTAATTGGGTATCAAATTCTTGTTTTCTTTCCCGAAGTTGTCTACTACCTTCAGAATATCCACGTATTGTTTCAAGGCCAGCATAAAGACCACCCATACCCAATACACCACCTGTTGTAACTAATGTTTTTCCAAATAATTCTTTACCACCTGTTATAAACCGATTAAGACCTGTTGCACCTAATTTAGTCCCTCTGCGGTAACTTTCTGCACCTAATATGCCACCAACACCAAGGGCAGTTCCAACACCAATACCTTTAGATGCACTATCACTTGCACCCATATTTTTTGCAATACTACTCGCTTGCATACCAATCAGTGGTATATCTGCAAATGTGAATGCACCCAATACCGCAGAACTTAAAACTTTACCCAGCCCTGAATTCCGAAAATTTGATACAAGTTTTGATTCTTGTAAATTGGCAAGACCACTTGCAAGTTTAAACCTACCACCACCAATTTCACTAATTTTGTCAATATTTTGTGGTTTTAATATTGTTCTATATTGTTGTGACCCTAATTCAACACCTCGTATTAATCTAGCTTGTTCAGTAGGTGTACTTTGACTTAACGTTGCCATAAATCCACGTTGATCAGATACAAATTTATTCCATGGATCATTTTTTAGTAAATTGTTTTCAATATCTTTACCCAAACTACCCATTTGTGGAGTTTTGTCACTGATTGTTCCCAATACACTTGCATATGCATTAGGATTAACTTGATATTTCTTAACATTTTTACCAAAATCGTTCATTAGATTGTATGATGATCTATCAAGATTATCTAATGTATCAGCACCATACATACGAGAAATATAATTATCAGAAACACCTACTTCCTTGATTGTTCCTTCTTTTGATACCTGAGTATTAAATTTCTTTACTGCATTTAAAAAATCTTCACCCGACTTGGTATCTGTCATTGCATCCTATTCGGATGTAGACATATACTTAGTTGCTTTTCTTGTCATATCTGTTGCAGATGGAATACCGCTTTGCTATTTACGCCGTTTTGTAAAATCTTCACCTAAATTAGAATTTAAAATTTTTGCGTTTTTAGCATCAATTTCTAATTTATCAACCCTACCAACAGTTAGGTCTTGAACCTCTCTTGTACTACCCTTAATATCATTTATAATATCTTTGAATTCAATTGGCTTTAAAATACTACCCTTTAAAGCACTTGAACCTAACTCTGCTCTACCATGAACAGCAGTCCCCCACGCAACATTGCTTGATTTTTCTAAAATTTCCGATTCAAGCATATTTCTAACACTTTTGAATGCATTAATATCACCGGAATCTAACAATCTTTTAATTTCTGGACTTTTGGTAAAATCTTTATATCCAGTTGTTTTTCTAAAGTCACTATCGGATAAATCACTAATTGAGCTGATATTTTTTAAATCTTTTGGAACACCTAATGCATCTAAACTTAAATTGTTTATTGCATTATTAAATTGATTCCGTTGCGAATTAGTCATCGCAAACGGCAATTCACTGTCTGAATATTTAATCATATCAACTGCCCGATTTCTACGAACAGTTGTATCTGCTAATAAGTTATTTGATATGATGTTACTATTTTTAGCATTTATTTCAGATACACGGTTAACTATATCACCTGCATCTCTTGTTCTATACTCACGTCCATATTTATTTAATGATTTTTCATCATCACTCATCCTTACATTTGGATTAAATGATGCAGTTGATTTTGTTTTATATAACTTTTCACCTAAATCAATATCATTTGCAGTGTTGTACATTCCACGCTTAATTGAACTATCATTACTCGAACTTTTAGTGGAACCAGTTGCTGATGTTGTGAAACCAGATTGATTATTTCGCATTCCACTATATGCTCCACCTTGTTGCATCTTTGATCTTTCTTTATATGTATTAAACAACGTATCTTTAAGTTGCATCGCACGTTGTCCCATAGTCTTTCCTGTGAATGCATTATACATAATACCAGATCCAATTTGCATACTTCCTAATATTGTTGCCATGGGTAGTGTTATTGCACCCATAACACCAAGGGTTTGCATTGGGTTTGATACAGCATTGCTAACAAAACCCTTACTAACCTCAACAACCATTTGTTGAAAACTTGAGCTAACAACATCTGCAATATCACCACCGATATCAGATAACGTTTTACCAAATGCTTTATTTATAACAGTATCTATTGCCTTATTAGTATCTCTCCATACACCACCCATATCATCTACGAGCTTTGAAAAACGTTCACCTATATCTTCATATGACATATCTTCAAAATTTTCTTCAATAATTTTAGTAATTTGAGACATCGGTGTTTGTTGATATTGTCCAACTGGCATACCAACAAAATCAGCAAATGCTTTATCTGTTCTTTGCTGAAAAGGTTGAGCAATACTACCAACAAAATTTAGAAAGCCCTTATTTTCTGATAATGAACTAAAACCGGTTTGAAATGCAGTTGCACCACCGGTAATTGTTTTATATAAACCGGTTTGTTCAAATACATTTCTGGTCATCATTTGAAGGGAATCTCCAAAGTTATCAACTTGTTTTGTAAATGTATATTTTTGCTTCTCTAATACATCTAAACCAACAGATTTTCCTATAAATCTATGTAAACCCTCAATTAGTTTATTTGGATCAGATGACATCTCACCTTTTGACATTCCAGATAAAGATTCAACAACTTCTGGTGAAACATTAAACCTCATTTGCAATGATCTCTATGAACCTGACATCGCTTCAATGAGTGAAAACATTGCACCTTCCATCCCCTGTTCGGGTACGATAAGTGATAATCCAGAAACAGATTCCATTAACTTTTTTTGAAAATTACTATCTTGTAAATATGGTTTAGTTTCGGGATAAACAGATAAACGTGATAAACTAGACAGTACTTGCTCAGTTTTCACTGGATACTCTCTTGCCATTTTTAATGCTGTATCAACGGCAGAACCGGCCTGACGATCTCCACCCAATGCAGATGATAATAACATTTGTGATTGATATAAACTTTCATACATATTAAATGGTGATTGCATCATCTGTGAAGTAAATCCTGTCATAGCGTCACCAATACCAGTAAAGCTAGACGAAAATCGACGACCGACTTCAAACTTTTCACCAACATCTGTAACTGGTCTGGTTAAGGTTTCTGCCATCTTCATCTGTAATGGGAAACCTGCACCAAACATCAATGAATATGTCATAAATGACATTGGACTCATCATATGACCCATCTGAAGCATATTTTTACCAATATCTTCACCGATGGTTTGTCCAACTTTACCACCAATATGTGGACGTGTACCACTTGCTGTTCTATATCTATCATGATCAGAAACATATCCAGTTGACATCGATGATCCATAGCTCCCAGTATTGTTCCGATGTTCTTGAGATTTGTACCGCCTATCTTGTTGATCATTAAAATTAGTAACATTATCCATATAATTCTCCTACTTACTATTAAGCCGGTCAATGTATGGATCACGTCTGGTTGTACTTTGATCAGAGGTTACTCTACTTCCTTGATTATCTGGATATATTCTTTTTTGATTGGTATTATTATGTATTGGTTTTTTTGTATCTTTATTTAAACCCTTAGTAATCTCAGATGTTAATGTACCAATTTCTTTATTTAAACCAGATACATTTTTTACAAATGAATCTAATGATGTTAACATCTTATCAAATTTATCTGGTGCTAGTGAAACTTGATCCATCAAGGGTGATAGATCTGGCATAATTGGCTGTTGTTCGTTTTGATTTTCAGGTAATATATCTGATTTTTTTTTATCTGTCATTTAATTTACCAATACTTTCAATTATTTTTCAATTTTTTAATAAATTAATTCTGATTTTTATTTACTCAGGTAATTGATTATTGAAAATATTGGTGTCCTATAATGATCTAATTTTTAAGGCAGTTACATATTTACTAATTTCATTTAATAATTTAATATATTTATCTAACCGCATATTTGCAATATCACGATCTTTGGCTGATAATGATAAACTGTTATTGAATACTTTTTCTAATATTGATATATCAATACCCTCATTTTCAAAGTCTGATAATTTATATTTCGAAATAATATATCCAATTTGTTGAGCATTTACTATCATCTGCTCTTGTCCACGAACTTTTACATAAATATCAAACGTCGTAGCATTATAATTATATAAATACTATCCAACATTTAGAAAACCTAATGTGACATTGTTACCTAATGTAGTTATGAACATTTTTTTCTATTCTTTCGATATACTAGATGCTTCAGTTAAAGCCAGTACTTTTTTACCAGAATACGCATTATCACTTACTAAACTTGGATTAATAACAAATTCATCAGGGTATGTATCTTTTTGTGTTGCCTAAAAATTATTAATACCAGCACGATCTAAGATACTTTCACCCATTGTGCAATTTTTGTTATTATAAAGTTCCATTATTTTTTTATAATTTTCACCATATTGGTTTACAAAATCTAATAACCGATTTAGTTTTGATTTTACATGTTCACGCTGATCTTCTCTTTTTTTATCAAGCTCATTTATCATCATCTAAATACTATCAAATGATATTTCATTCAATACACTAGTTTCATAATCTACACTAGAAGAATTTTTATCATAAAATAAAAAACGATCAAATTGAGTTTGATTATTCTCTTTATCTAAATTAAAATTAGAATATACATATTTACGCTGTGCTTGGGCATTCTTTAAATATGTATCAAACTTACTATATTTAGAACAAAAAACTAATCGACATAAGTATGTAGTAAGTGAATTTATTTTACTTGGTTGACCAACTTTACTTTTATATGGTAACCTATTTCTAAAAAATGTATTATGAACCTCTGGATTATTAACAGTTAAGTAATGTTGATAATATACTAATTGTGAACCCCAACCACGAAAACCACGGAATTCACACATTGTTTGACCCATTATTGTGCCACAGAAAATCTGAGCAATTGATCGAATATGTGAACCACCACCATATAGTTGTGGATAACATATCATGTGAGATATATTAAAACACATTTTAAAAAAATCGGTATGTGATATATCACCACTATCAATTATACCACTTTCATAGCAAACTTTAAAAATATATAATGACAACATTGTAAATGAAATTGATGATCTAAGTACACCTTTTTCATTACGATCAAGTTGTTCATCTGCATTAATACCTTTCATCCGTTTTAACGCATCTTTTGTACTTAATTTAGTCATTAAGTTTTTTCTGTTTATTTTACTTGCTTGAATAACTGGGTTAGATACACCCAATTCTATATTTATCATCCCTAAACAAGTCATTAATGACATTAATGAAGGACTACTCGAACCCATAGCCATTCCAGCAGATAACGACGCAAGGGAGCCACCTGCCATTAACATGCTACTAGTTACAGCAGTTCCCATCTAAATTTGAACAAGAGATGATAACCGTTGAAAATCAACAGTTTCATATGCAGATAATCCCATGTTTGAATAATAACCATTAGATGTTTCATATGGAATATAAACATAACTATCAACATGATGTACCCAATCATCACCTAAACCAACACCAAAATCTGTTGTTATATCATTCATATTATAAATCCTTTAGTTGTTCTAAATTTTCATTTAAACCACTACTATTGGGGTTATTTGCTAACTGCCCCAACATATCATTTTTATTAATATTTGAACTTTCTTTATGCTATGTATAATCAGGATATGATGTATTACACCCCGGTGTACCTAACCTAACATTAAAATATTCTTTAGGATATGATTTGTCATCATTATCACCATCTAATACATTATTAATATAATCCATCCTATCTACATTAACAATTAAATATTCATTGTCCAATGCATCAGGTAATATTATATCATATTTGATATCAGATTTTTCAATATACTGTTTCCCATTAAATGTATAATAAATTAATAATGATGTATTATATGCACCAGTAGTATTAGCAATATTAAATACCTCAATCATACACCTTAAACCATGTTCAAATTTAGTTATAATTTTACAAATACTAACCTCACCTGAACCTTTAATTATGTATCGTTCATTGTGAGTACCAAATGTAACATGGTAATCATTATTTGATATATAATTATCAACAACTTTAATTTTATCTATTGTCAAATATGCATCAACCCCTTTAAATATATCTAATGGTATTTGAAACCATTTTTTATAATTTGTATCTTGAACTATTGTAAATTTACTATCAGCATATGAAAGTAAACTAACGGGGTTTGCTATAAGCTTTTCTTGAAATTCAGAATATATTGGATATATTAAGTTTGTTAGCGTTAAACGCTTTTCATTCATTTTTATGTGACATTTAACCTATTTAAAATTATTAAATTCAATTTCCATTGGCATTTCTCGTTTATACATCTTGGTTTTATCACCAACGGGATCAATATAACCAACATCACTTTCTCCATTTTTTTCACCAAAATATACTGAATTTATTTGGGAAGTTTCTCCGTCACAATTCATAGAAAAATTATATGATGTTAGTGGTGCTAATGAATCATTTCGATATAATTTAACTGGAACCTTTACAATATTTTCACCACTAAACATTCTTGTGTATGGGGAATTGTTTATAAAATCGTATATCTTTTCAAAAGTCCAACCTTCCCATGCTGTCGGTGATTCTGATGGTGAATCAATTTTTGCCTCTAATTGTTTTTTTATAGCAAGCTTTTCATCATTATTATCACTTTCAAACAATGTGGTCACAAGTGATAACTATTTATCAGCAGTTTTATACTTTTGTAATTCTGGTTCTTTAAATGGTGATGCCTATTTTATTTGCTAATTATCACGGCTACCATCTTTATTTATAAATGTTATAAATGGATCCGTCATTATACTTGTTATTTTTTCAGATTCTAAAAGTTGAGCAATTTTATTTCTATCAATTGTTGTTTTTGAACTCATGGAGAATACTGTATTAAACACGGTATTCTTATTATTACTCTTTTCAGTATATCTATCACCAACGTCACTAACTAACTTAGCAACAAATTGATCATAATCAACACTCGATGAAACAGGATCATTATTAATGAAAGTATCAATTGTATAGTTTATTAAATCTGTACCATATGAACCAAACAGCATATTTAATATAAAGTTTGGATCAATGAATGTTTTATTTACTTGAAATCCAAAACTATTTATAACTTCATATTCATCTGTCAATCTACTTAAAATATCATTATTTTCATAATAAAAATATCCAGAAAACTTAAATGTAAATTCATTTATGTCAGTTCTCTCCCCAATTAACCATAACCACTTAGTGCTTAAATCAAAATAATTATTAAAATCTTCATTTATTCCAGTCGAATCTGATAAAATTTTTGCATATATATCGTTATTTTGAGTCAAAATACTACCATCACCTGATTCACATTGAATATTGAATTCAAGTGCCGATAATGGCACCTTTAGTGCAATCTGTGGATCAAATTGCTTAAAGAATGGTGCAAAATATGACATATCATCTAGTGGTATTTTAACTAAATATGATCGTTCTAAATAAAATCGTCTATCTATATCTAATACTTGACCATACTTATCCTATTGATAAATATCATTATTAATTTCTACAATATGCACCGCATGTGATTTTGTTTCAACTGAACTAGGTTTTTCTGGTTCAAGATGTTTAACATTAACATTTTTTTTATATTTCATCTCGATTAATTTCGATGACTTATCAATAAATGACATCACCCGTGACATTGCTTCATCATATGATGGTATGGGTAATTGTAACTTTTCATTTGGTAATACTGTTGTTGTATCTAGGTGGGTTGAAACCTCTTCAACTTTATACGTTGCCAGTCCACCTGCAAATCCACCAACATAATCTGCACTTTTAATTTTTTCCTCAAATGTTATTATTCTAAAATCAAATGCAGGAAATGAATACTCTTTTTTAATATTTTTTATTGTTTTATTTGATGTATTATTTTCTAATGTAACTATTAGTTTTTTAGGGTAAAATGACGAATTAAATATTAACTAATGACCTTTTGTGTTAGATGGGACATTAATTGAAGTAATATAATTTGATAGCTTATTTTCACCTTCACTATCAATTGGAATATCCCCTGCTAAGTCTTCCTACATTTTTTTACGAACTTCAGGATCTAATTCAATTTTATCGGTATCCATATCACTTTTTTTATCTAAAATCATAATTGCATCTGCTGATTCTTTATAAAAAATATATGGTAATTTTTCTTCAAGCTTTATATTATATGTATATGATGAAATAGTTAAGTTGGAAATATTAAACCCATACATTGATGGTATAATTTTTACTTTTATACTAAAATGAGCATCTGTACAATTTGGACAAACATGACGAATTAACTAATTAAAATAATATAAAATTGTTTCTTTATCTGTGACCTAATCAAACTCAGTCGCATTAAGTGGATTATCTAATGATGTATAATCAACTGGAATACCAACCTGAATATCATCTGTCATAAAACATACATCAAAATATAATTCACTTACTTTTATTTTGTCATTTTGTGACTTTAATTGATATTCAATTGTATATATATAATCTTTTTTTTCTTGCCAATCATACTGTGGATAAATTTCATTAAACTCAATGTGTTTTAATATCCTTGGATACTAATCGTGGTGGTGTTGAATTTGATCACCCCGATTATATATTTTTATATTAAAAAAATCATTTATTGTTGGTAATGTAGTGCCATCATTTGCGATATATTTTGATTTATCATCATATATTTTACATATTAAATCAAAATGAATCGGTTGTTCCATTGTAGTTACTACATTACTAAAAATTGAAAAAATTATATCAGTTCTATATAATTTTAATAAATCATCAAATCCCATTGATTCTTTATAATCAGACAATTGTCCATCAAGCATCAAAACACCGTCATCATTCTCTAACGCTAAATTATACCTATTCATAAATTTAAAATTGTCAATTATATTTTTAGATTCATCAGGTATACTTGCTTTTACATACACCCGAATATATTTATCTATACTATCGGGACTCTTCATAAATGGTAATGTTTTTAATTGCTGTTCATATCGAGTGTATAGAGCTGTCAATTTATCAAGAACCATCACATCTGATGTATTAAATGCAGTAGTATCAAACGATGACAAATTTAAGTTATTACCAATTGAATTACCTATAAAATTATTTAAAACCATACATAATTTATTATCTGGTGCATAATCCTATATTATATCATTTATATCAAATATTTCTAATCCTATTGTACTATTATATGATTCACTTGGTAAACATTCTAGTTTTTTTGATTTAACATTAATTCGGGTTATAGTTAAAGCAGAATCAATAAATGCGATAAATGATGCACGTATACTATATTGTTGAGTTGCAAAAAAATTTTTAATATTAAAAAAATATTGAACAGTTGGTTTATCTACATAATCAAAATTTTTATACATTTTTGTATAATGAAATTCTGTTTCAAAATATTCCATTATTAATTTATCCGGTATTTTGGCAGTGATGTCAAGTTTTAAATCCTGACCATCCTTTATAAAATCATCATAATTTATAGTAATATCAACCGTTTGATATGTTTTTGATATTGGATCAAAACATTTAGCGTTTTTAATAACAAATTTTGTTAGATTACCATTTAAATAATCACCCCTCTTTATCACTAATTTTGTTAAGTATACTGGAAACTGATTAGTATATTCACTATTTGTTATAACTTTTGATGTCATAACAGTGCTTTCAGACTTAGGAAACGATTCATAGTTTGAAAAAAACATATTTATTTGTTCATCGGTTGATATATCAAACTTATTACCACCATGATTAAACATTTTCTTATTTTTATCAAAAACCATTTGATCTATAATACCACTATTTCCAATAGATTTTACATTTGATAATAAATCCACTTGAATAAAATCTTTTTTTCCAGTATATGTGTCTATTATCATAAATACTACATAGAAATTTTTCATATTTCTTATTTGTAATAAATCAAAATTTCCATATTGTAAGTTATATGTTTTATATATACCTTTATCATATTCATTTATTGATGAACTTGGATTATTAATTAAGTTATTTATAACGTCTCTTGTTTGGATAAAATCCAATCCATTTTTAAATTTATTATCAATATAAATTTCATTGTAATCAGTTTCACTATGAATAGTATTCACTAATGCCGGGGTGTTAACATTTATATATGATTGTATATTATTTGACAATACTGGCAAGGGATATTCAATAACACGAACTGAATCATTTTTAGTTAACTCACGAATTTGATAAATAAAATCATCTTTACTTTCACCAAATTTTGCATGTATCAACTTACTCATTGATGATGCGTTGGAGTTATCTATATCTAATGAAAACCCCGAAATTCTAAATCTTTTATCGTCGACATTTAAATAATTATTTATTAGAAAATCATTCACCTTAAAATCTTTTATTAATATATCATAGTTAACCATTTCTAGTCTGTCTGATATTGTGGAGTCTGCCTAATCTAATAATGTACTATAATTTGATTTTCGACCTTTCGTTACATTATAATCAACAAAATCAACATGTTGTTTTTCTGTAATATTATATTCAACCAACGTTGTACTATCTAAGTCAAATTCTGATAATGCATATGTAACATTTTTCTGATTATTTTTATCAATACTATTATATAATTCGATATCAACAAAACTATAATATTTATCGTTTATATCATCAACATCTTCCAATTTTTTAAATTTGATGTTTCCATATTCATCATAATATATATAATAATCAATTCCTTTTCTATCATAAAAATATTTTGAACCAAATAAATCAAATAAGTGTTGAAATCTATTTACTACTAATTTTTCTGGTATAATAAACTCAGCATTATCAAAATCAGTAGTTTTACGCTATATAAATGGGATATTATTACCAATGGTAATACAACATAAACCATTAGAATCAAATGTAATCGGTTCTGATATTGCATTAATACTATCATATTGTTTTGCTAATATCATAGATCGGATTGCAAATGAATCTATACCTTTTAATACTTCATTTAAAAATAACTATTCAGAATAGCGTAATTCTTTTTTTAAATTATCATCTGCTATACTTGTTATTGGCATATGTGTATAATTATGACGATATATTATACTAAACATAACCATAACTGCACCATATAATTCAGTACCTAATATATTTTCAATATCTAATGAATTTTCTTCGTTAAGCTGGATAGGTTTATTGTTTTTACCACTTAATAATATATCTTTATCATATTGTAAATCGGTTTTTAATTGTGTAATAAAACTCCATTTATCATTAACTGACACCACATCCATATCATCGGGTGATGTATATATATAGTTATATAGTTGAGATAAATTATCATATATATCAAGTTGCCCTAAATAAAACTTTGGATATTTAGTATTAAATTTAAAAATATAGTTACTATCGCTTTCTTCAACAGATTCACCATACGTTGACACTGGAACGTCTAATGAATTTTGTATATTTGTCATTTGTAATGAATCATTATAATATAAATCATAGTGTTGTATATCTAAACTATTACCAGCATTAATTAATGGTTCGATTATAACTAAATCAAAAATTTTATCCCCAAAAAAATCCTAAAAATCATCATCTTCAAATTTTTCAAATTTATTATCAACATTACATCTATTATATGTAAAGATTGTATCATAATATAAATCTAGCTAATCAGGGTTATATACTTTTAAGTTTTCTTTATCATCAATATGATCACCCCTCCCATATATTGATCTAACTGCAACATATTGATATCGTTTATATTTATTTGAATAATATACTATATTATTATATCTATGTTCATAAACATAGATTTGCTATTTATTTTGACATTTTCGAAACCAACTATTAGTTTTATTTACCGACATTGAGCTGGTAAATTTAACTTTTTTTTTCATTTCTCTAGTATTATCTAATAGTGTTTGAAGGGAAAAGTATTCAAGATTTGTAATAATATTTTTATAAATATTAGTCAATTTCATAATTATATACCAACATATTTATTTTTATATTTAAACTATAACATTTAAAGAATTAATTCTATAAAATATTAAGACAAAATGGTATATAATATGATACTTAGAACGTCAATATACAATAATAATTACTACCCAATTAAACTATATAATTTAAAAAATACTATTTTTCAAGATGATGCTACATCTGTACATGATAAATTTCATATACAAGACACATCGTTCAATAATGAACTTGGTATTACAATTAAACCATTTCAAGACGTAGAATATTTTACAGTCATTGAACCAAATGATGATGTATTGCAATACAATGGTAATATAAAATTTGATCAGGTTTTTACAACTGATTCCGCCGATTATGGTAAATTCGGCAATATAAGCACATAGCAATATAATTTAAACAAACAAGCTATTCAAATAAAATTTGATAATGAAAGCAGAGTGATATCATCTGAAGATTCATATAAAATGGATGAAAATTCATTCATAGACATTGAGTTTAACATGAAAGGTATTAGTGATTAGGATAAAGTATTTCAATATTTAAAACAATTCAACCTACACAATTTTGAAATTGATGATGTACAATTTTATGGTGATGGAATATATTCAACATATAGATTAACACAACCTATACCCGATGAATGTGGTATGTACACTGATTATAGAGGTGACCAACCAGTTGAACATTTTTCAAATACGAATCTAATTACTGCTATGGATGCTGTAAATGGTCAATATAGGGTTTGGATTGATAAGGTTGAACAAGATGCATAGGTCAAATTTAAATGCCCCGGAAAAGTATTAACACAGTAGGGAACTGCATTAACTACTGAATATGACAATTTAATGAAAGGTTTCATGGAGGATAAAAATGATGCCCCGGTTGAATTTGTGTTACCAATTGGTATGTCAGTTGTATTAAATTTAACACCAAAACATAGAAACCCATATAAATTAAATTTAAAAATTTACACAAACATAACAATATTACCAGATATCGCAAGTTTATCACAGGAAGTTACACAAGAAATGCCTGTTGATATAAAAGATTTTTTAAAATATACTTTTGAAGAAAGCTCTAATCGAAATACACTCGTTGTATCACCCGGAACAATTAATGTATATTCACATCCCAGTGATTTTTATACAGCCCAAACTATGTTATATATGTATCCATTTAAAAACCATCAACTAGAGGGTTCTTTTCAAGAAAATGAAATGACAATAAATAGTATTACTTAGAAAAATGCGAGTGATGCTCAAGTTATAAATGGAAATGTAACAATTGCACATGATACATTACCATCTAAAAAAATAATCCCACAAGATGAAAAATATTTGGATAGAAACCCATTTAATATTTTTATAGATACAACTGGAATATCTGAAGAATATCATAACTCAATTATCGTCAATTTTACAAATAATGATAAAGTTAGTAATAGAGAAATACCAGTTAGTATATACCCCAATATAAAATTGGAAAGTAAATGTGAAATTAAAAATATTTATTTAACTGATTCTGATAAAATTCCATGTGCATCGTGTGTCCCCGGCAATAAAAATAAATTTCCATATTTAAATACTTTTGTTGGTCACGTTGGACAACCTGATTTAATTACAATTGAACTCATAAACACTGGCAACACTAATGCTAAAATTAAATCAGTTGAACTAATTGATGTAAACAACTTAGATCAATTTAGTGAACATGATGATTATGATTTATTAAAAGATAATATTGTATATGGAAATAACGCTGATGCATTAAAATATGAATACACCATATTACCAGAAGATCAAAGAGAGTCTGACCAAAAATATGATGTAACTGATTTAGTTGATCAGGGTAAATTATCTGACTATATATCATATAGTATTAAAAATATTAAAAATGAAGACATGAATATGAACACATTAAAACCGTTAATTATTCAGCTTCAAATAAATCGACTAAATGAAACACAAAATCAAATATTTGGTAAATGTGCTATAATAAAAATTGAACTTGAAGATGGTAAGGTTTTATTATCTAAAACACTAAAAAATAGCTTAAGGTTTTTAAATACTCAGGTTGCATTAACATATGAAAAATCTCAAGAATTAACGTATATAAAACCTAGAATAAAACATACATTATTTACTAAGTTTTTTAAAAGCGTTAACAATACAGTCCTTGATAGCTTTGGTTATGGTAGTGATGTAGTAATTACTTCAGCAAAATTGATAAATTATGATGATAATGCAGAAACTAACTTACTTGAAGATGAAATTTTCATTGATAAAAGTGTTTTTCCATTCACAATACTTGATAAAAATTCAAATACTAAATTCAATTTCGATATTGAATTAAAACAAGAAAAACTATACCAGTTTAAAATACGTTTTTATACTAATATACCAACTATTAAATTCATTGACGTACCATATGAAATTATTTGTACAGATTTAGATCCTGAAAGTGCAATAAAATTTGATGAAGATGACTTTTATGTTGAAAACAATAAATATTTTCTATCATTAAATAGAATGGTGCCCAAAAAAAGAAAAATCAGTATTAAAAATACAAGCAATATTGATTTAATCATAAATGGTATTGATTTTGAATTACCATCATCTGATATTCACATCTCAAATGTTGATAATGAAATACTAACACCAATTGAATTACCATATAAATTAACTAAAAAAAATCCAATTAAATTAGATTTTGAATTCATAGGCAAAGAATATGGTAGAAATACTGGTTTCATCAGTCTTGATACAAACTTGGGTATAGTATATTTACCGGTCGTTATTTTTGTAAACACTAAAATAAAAGATGTGATGGTGTTAATGCAAAACAAAAGAGGGGTTGAATTTAAATCCCCAATAAATTCTGTTGATAAAGAATTTATAAAACTAATAAACTTTGGCGATGATCCTAGTTTAATAGATATTACTAAATTAGGATATGATAAAAATGAATTTTTAGTTCAAAATAATAGTATCTTATATGGTAATAATATAAATTATATTGAATCAATGTTCATGCCAACAACAACAGGTAAAAAAAATGCATATCTTGATATTAAAATTAAAGATATGCTTGAAACGTTTATTTTAAGAAATAATGATCAATCCAAAGAATATAAAATTCAAAATACGCACATAATAGCACAGTTAACAGGAAATGCTGTATCAGATGATGCATTACCTTAGTTCTCGAAATCCATCGTAGATTTTGGGTATATATCACGCTCACAAGCAAATAGAAGGATGCGATATGATACGTTTGAAATTAAAAACTTGGGACTAACACCATTTGTAATTACAAACATTAGTAAAACAAATCAAAACTCACCTTTTTTAATACCACTAGGTGGACAAAAATTACCAATCAAGGTAGATAATCAGATCACATTACCTATCTGGTTAAACAATAAAGCTATTACCGATGATCAGTCAACATATACCGATATAATTAAATTTGAAATGCAAGATTTGAAATCAAAAAAATTATTTACATATGACGTAATATTAAAAATAGAGATATCTGAAACTAAAAAAGAACATTTTAGTTTTAATAGTGATACTGTTGATTTTGGTTTTTGTCCAATTAACCATTTTAAAACAGATGAAATTACGGTCAAAAATTTTAGCAATGAAAAAGTGTCACTAAAAATAGACACAACTGGTATGAATGAGATTCAAAGCTTAAATAATATGGTTATTAATTTATAGCCATCACAAGCATTTGATATTCCAATATATTTTTACCCACATGGACTAAGTAAATTTACAGGCGATATTGTACTTAATTTTAACTCAGGTAAATTTATTAAAAAAATAAATGTATCAGGAATGGGAGTTGATGTTTCACAACCAAAAATAAAAATAGAAAATCAAATGGATACATACCTAAAATATGTACTTGATAATTTAGCTAAACCTAAAGATTTATAATTATAAGAAATAGCCAGTTAATCGCTGGCTATTTCTTTTTACATTATCGGCGTAAATCTGCTTGAATAATTATATCATATGATGGTTGAAATGATTTTACAATAAAATCAATCCCATTTAACTCTATAATAATCGCATTTTTTTCTTTTAAAATATCTTTAGGTACATCATCAGCCCTCATATAAATTATTAATGAATATACACTACCCAAAGTATTATTATCTTCTGTTAAAAGTTGCTTATCATATGTATATATACAATCAACTTCTTTCACAAGTGTTTTATGATTATTAGTTATTTTATTTATTTCAACTTGAGTATTTTCATATGGATCATAAACAGAACCAATTGCTGAATCCACGCTTTGATAATTTGTTTTATATATCTTAAGTTTTGGCTTATTAATTAAATTCTAAATAATATTAAATGACTTAATTGATACAATATCTTTTAATTGATTAAAATCCATTACACTCCACCCCCAATATTTTCTTTTTTTATAATTACATAATCATTTGAATATACATTGAATATTTTATTAGTTTTATTGTTAAATGGTTTACGTGAATAAATAACTTCTTGATTTTGATCCAAGTTATATATTTTAAATATATTTAGCTATCGATCATAAACTTTATCATACTCATCTTTATCTATAACATATATACTATTATCTTCAATACATTCCAAATTTGAAATAATCGGATTAGCAACACCACAATTAAAATCAAATGGTACCGATGTTAATGCCTTAACTTTTCCAACATCCAAATCTAGCATCTACTAAGCATAGTTATTGTCTGTATATGAGTTTATGAAATACCCACTAAACGTCAAATCATCGCCTTCAGTTTTTAAACTATAATAACTATACCAATCACTACCAATTACTTTGTTGAAAATAATAGACTTATTAAAAGAATTTAATGCTACATCATTTAACTTAAACATTGCACACACATATTTACCAGATGGTTCAGTAATTTCAGTATGATACATATTTTCATTCATCATCATTGTTAAAAAATCAGATAATTTACTACTAGAAAAACTATGTTTTTCAATAATATTATTATCTTTCCCAGTAAAAATCTCTGTTGCCCATTTGGAATTACTATTAAATTCAGAATCATCATTAATAGTAACTACATCTTTCCCTAATACAAAATGATATTTATCTATATTGTGTGTGGCACTCCATAATTTTTCTAACATTTCATATTTCACATCAAATGATAAATCATTTAATAATAACTCATTTATTAATCTAAACCCAACAACTGAATTTTTATGTGATACTAAATTCATAGTGTGTCCATTTAGTATGGGAATATATTTTATGAACATATTATTATATTCAATCTCATCAAAATCAGTGATAGTTTCTGTTATAAAATTATCAGAAATGAGTTTCATCATAGCTGATTTATCAGTTATGTTGAACATTTTAATAATTAAATCATATGGTATTGAATGAGTTAGATCATCTGCTTCATTTTCAATAAAGCTAGAATCCGTTGTAAGTAATGTATATTTAGGGGATCTTTTTAAAATTGTATCATTGAATTTTAATAATTTTAAAGTATACTCTTCATTTGTATTATAATTGATATGTTTTCTAAAAGTACCTGAAAATATTTCAGTACTAACTGAATTACCTAAACCTTTTGTAAATGCCTCAGTCTACTTAAATGATGCAATTCTAATTACAACATCTTTAATTCCATATTTGTTATTTTCTAAATTATCTCGACTTAAATAATTCTCAGCTCTAATTTCATCACATATAATTGGATTTTTTAATGTTAAAACAATTCGGAAACCAACATTTGGGTTATAATTACCTATTAATATATCATTATAATAATACTCATTAATGATATTTTTAACACTTACATTGTTTACACCATTAACTTTAAATATTTCAATATCACTATCACTTATATTTATCTTATTGTTTTTATAATAAAAATTTATACTCCCCATCCCAAATGTCTAGCTATATGAACCATCATTGGGATCTTTACTCTAATTCTATCCAACGTCAAGTATTAATGATTGAATTTCATATACTTCTTTATCAACATCTTCTGTTATAATTTGTGGTGTAATTATTTGATAATCTGATTCATCTTTATTATTATGCACATTTAAATAATCATTAAATACTTGAGTAGTATTTTTTAAATTATAACCATACTCATTTTTTCGACTATCATCATTTTCACTTATTTTATCTTCTGATATATAAAATGATGCATGTTTTAATCCAAGGAAAGTATTATTACCATTTACATGATAGTTACTAAATCGAATTGAATCAACTTGAATATTATTTTTAAATTCAATCTAACACCGCTATTTAGTTGGATCATTTATTATATATGTCCAAGTATCACTTGTTGTAAATATTTTTTTAAAATTATGATTACTTTTAACATTCGCATAATGTGCTTCAATATCATCATCAGTTATAGTCACCGGGGAACCCTTATAATAAAACTTAATATCACGTATCCCAACAAATGAATGTCCACTTTTAAATGCATCATTACCATCAATAATAAATGATCTCATAGTAAATGATGCTGTCGGAGCAGAACTTAAATCCTCATATTGTTTATAAACCCAACCCTTAACCGTTTCACCTTTCATATTATAATCAGCACTATTGTAGAAAAACTTAGTTTTTGAATCAACTGCATTAAATAATTGTAGCTCTTTAGGATAAACTGGATCAAAACCATTAACATCTGCAACCATCTTAAACATATCCATATAATGGATGTTTTTTACATCAATTAATGTAGTTTGTAATAAGTATTTATAATTATCTGCAATAATATTGTTTTTTAATTCATCATTATTGATAGCAGTGATACCACCACTGATAATTTTAATATTTCTATACCACGATCCACTGGTTTCATAATCTTTGTTTATACCTAGTATTATTGGTCTTTGGTTTTCTTCGTCATAACCATATATACCCAAATAAAAATAATCATCGGGATTACCAATAATACTATTAACCAATTCACTATTGAAATCAAAAAAAGCGGTTCCTTTTCCAACTTCATCAATATACTTTTTAATTTTATTTTTTAATAAATTACAACTATTTTGTAACTTTTCTTCCTAAGTAAATATTGCGTTATTTAGCTAATATTTGGTTTTTACCTAATTATATACATATGAATTACATATCCCAATTTCACCATTAATAAATGTTTTATCATCATACCCTTCAGTGAACCACGATTTATTTTGTTTAAATACTTCATTATTATAGATATATGATACTCGATTCTACTTCTAAATAATATTATTTAATCGAAGATCCATTAATTTAAATGCTTCCATCAATCTATTACCAATTATATAATTATTATAATTGGTTGAAAATAATATATAATAATCAGTACCATGAATTGTTAATTTAAATGCAAATCGTGTGGCATTATTAAACAGTGATATACTATTATTTATACCTAAAATTTTCTCATGGGCTAATTTAATATCATTTTCAGATAACGTATCAGTATTCACAATTACCATATTATTATTAATGGACTTTTTATATTTCTCTAATTTATGTGAAACTAACTAATCACATTCTTGATTGATAATACTTAATGTCTCATATGCTATATCACGTATACCCCAAAGATGTGAACTAACATATTCAGTACTCTTTGTAAGAGTTGTCATTATACCATACGACGCAGATGTTAATTTTTGATTAAAATATAATTCAACATAATTTGGATAATCCGTATTGGTTACCATTTTTATTTCAGAACTATTTAAACTATTATACATATAATGTAGGCTTAACCAATATATTGCAGTCGAACCTAACACATCATCAGCAAATAGCTCATCAAATTTATCAGACCGTAGATCATAATTCAACACAATCTAACCATTTGATAATTTTTCACTTGTTGTAAAATATAGATATTCTTTAAATATATGATCCAATTTTGATGCATTTATATGTACTGATATATCTATGGGATCAGTTTTATAAATCTTATATTGCAAATTTTCAGATTGGAAACTAATCATTTTATATCGACCTATATGATATTTTATAAACATCAAAGCTTTTTTTACTATGTATAACATTAAACCTTACATTGTTATCAATAATCTTATTATTCATATTACTATCCTGATAAATATAAGCGACCTTGTTTGTAGATATTCTATAAATTTTAGGGAAAACAAAAACATTTTGATTATCAATACTATGGATTATAATATTTGGATATGTATCAGTAGAAATATCGTCATTGCTTTCAATTAATAAAATTAACATATCTTTTATATAAGTAATATTATCAATCTCAAATATTTCTGAATATTGATTTTGTATAATCCCAGTATATTTTAAATTATATTTATATTTATCTTTCTGAATATTACCATGCTCATTTGTCTAGCTAACATTACATTCAATATAATCATCATTTGATTCCCCAAAATCAGTTATTTTTAAATATCCTGACAATGTATATGATTTATTTTGTACTATTAAAAATGGTGTTTTCGTATATAACATAGTAATGTTACTACTTGATAATTTAATAGAATCTACTGTTAAATCAGCCGAACCATTATTAACAACATTAAATGTCTAATTTTTAAGTGTATATATATCACGATCACCTAATTCAATATCAAATTCTTGCATATTTAATCCCTTTTTATATAAAGATTGCTTTTTTCATTTTACCCATTAGATGTACAATTTCATCCGTACTATCTAATTCCTGTAACATAAAACTCAAATCAAGTTTATTATTATGTGCTAATAAATATTTTTTATCAACACGTACTGCAAGCGGTGCAATATAATTATCTTTATCAAACCTTTTCATCTATAAAATAAAAACATCTGATATAGAATTATCAAATGTCATATTATAACCATCATCATGACTATCAATATTCACTTCATTATATTTTTTTCTACCAACTCTAATACGTGATGTAGATAAACTATCATGTACATCTACAACTAAATCCATCATCCGAATTGGATTATAATGATATTTAAATAAATCGACATCTTGTTCATTCTTAAAAAATTTATCAACCAACTTTTCATAAAAATAATCAGAGTTTTCACTTGTAAACTTCACAACCTAAACATCTAATGTTAAAAACATCTAAGTTTTTACCAATAATCGATATTCGTTATTTAAATACTATTTATATTTCATAAATAATCCCCATCCATCATTATTTATTTTCAGTTACAGCTAATCTATACTCATATTCTTTGTCTTTTGTGCTTGTATCATAATCCGCTTTAGCATCTTTAACTAAATCAGCAGGGATATTATTAAACCTCTAGTTTGATGATACAACACCAGATATACTTGACCACATTAAGTGACCAAACTATGATGCATCACTGCCTTTAAATACTGTGCCATTGATGCTAAAATTTAATGTATCTTTAGAATTTGCATCAAATTTTTTACTAGTATTATCAACTTCTATTAATAATATTCTATTCTTAACATCTAATGTTAGTTTAATAATTTTATTACCAAATGGATCAGTTAAAAATGCTGGATCACCAATATTTGTTAAAGCTTTACCAATAACCATACTAGTATAACCAAAAAACTTAAACTTAACAACTGTACCAATATCACCACCCTTCCCAGTATTATATATAACTGGCGAATTTTCCTACCCCGGTAACATTGCTGGCTAAACACCTGCTTCATTTTCTTCGTTGACTAAATAAACTGGAAACTCAAACTCAGTATCATTCATACTAAACAACACATCATTAAAATATTCAGCAGTACTCACCAACCCAACAAGTTGGTTTAAAAACTCGACGTGTTCCATTTCTGTCTATGGAACAATTCTATCTTCTTGATATATATGAGAAACTGGACGCTTAGTATATTCAGTTACACTATCTAGGTGTGTATCAGTTGCATTAGGATCAGTAATGTTTTTATATTTTCTAACACCACCTTCATTCTATTGAGTATCTATACCGAGATCATAATATAATTTAATATTATTAAAAATTATATTAAAAAAATCTGATGTATAGTTTATCGGTATATATCTAATGATACCGCTTGGTGTATTATAAAAAATTGCAGTTGAAAATATATTATTAACAATAAACCATTTTGTATTATGTCCATTTAATGTTTTCATGTCATCATAAATATTCAACCATTTATCACCGAATAATGTTGATAAATTTGTTGTAACAGTACCATTACCAGTAATTGAATTAACTAATAAATTAGACCATTCAAATTTAACTTCTTTGGGTTTATCAGTTGTAGTATATACTATATAATAAATAGGATACTGCTAATTATTTAATGTGAATACATTTGCTTGTGCAAAAAATACTTCTGATACATTTTCTAACACTGGTGTGGTTGGTTTGAACATAAACCGTAAGGTGTTATCATCCATTGTAAAAAAATTACCATATATACCAGTAATTTTATTATCTTTAAAACCAGATAACTCTCTTATTCTATCAACGTCTTTAAATTCTAAATATGAAAAATATTCACTAGAATATTTACTATTAGCCTCATGTTCAATGATGCCATATCTTTTATAATAATCACTATTTAAAAATTTTGAATTAAACTAATCTTGTGTCTGTTCATTATCAAACATCATTTTTTTCAATTCAATTTCATGACCAACAATGCGACTTTCATCAAATTCATATGCATTGTCTGATGTTGCAGAGCTTTCATGTGCTTTTGATATGATATTATATAGTGGGTATTCAATCCTTAAATCATATTCTTTATTGGTATGAATATTCTTTAATCTAAATTTTAAAAACTAACCAGTTTTTGTTGATTGAACACCAACTATATTATAATTGCTTAAATATTCTTCAACATTATCTAAACTTGAATATATCATATAAAGTTTACCATTGTATTATTTAGTATTCTTTATAATTAATTCAATTCGTTCATTTTAAAATCTCATCAATATTACCTTGAGATACCTGAACATTATCATATTCAGTATTTATTATTTTCATTTTCTGAGGTATTGTGTTCATAAATAAATTTCTAAACTGTTTACCATTATCAAATAAGTCATATACAATTGCACTTTCTTTACCAGCACAATTACGTAAAATACGCCCAGTTGTTTGAACAATGCTTTTTTTACCTAACAGAGGTACTGACAATAACAATCTATTCAATTGCTCATAATCAAATGCTTCACTTGCATATTTCTGTGTTGCTATTAACAACCTATCATTAGCCTTATCAACCTCATTTTCCCCACCATAAAATTTAATCGGTTTTAATCCAGCGTTTTTCGCACCATTATATAACAATTCAATTTGTTTTTTAGTAAAAGCAATTACTATCATTCTATTATTTAAATTTTCATCCATACAATGCTTCATTATTTTAACACAAACATCAACCCATATCTGACTTTCTAATAATGCGGTGTTATATATACTTCTAGCCATAATAAAGTTCTTTTTCCAAAGATATGCTAACCTCTTTCCATACTTAGCATCTAAACCAGAATCATATACCACCTGCTTAATTTCAGGACTAAAATCATATTCACCATATTCAGTCACAACTTCACCATAAAGTGAATATAATAACTTAGCTTTATCACGATCATGCCACGGGGTAGCACTTAGTCCTATATAATTTGGAGTATTGATTAATAGTGAAGCTGAAGCCCATTGGTTTGCAATTTTATGGCAATTACCAGTCACTATTACACTATCACCATATCGTACAATAATATTCCCTTTAGGTACAGTTACACAATACACATCACCGTCATATTCAATATATTGTTTTTTAAATGATCTTGTATTAATCTTATAATCTTTATAAAATCTCAATTCATGTACATCAAGTTCATTATTATTTTTAATAATCTGCCTATCACATTTATTACCACTTAAGATAGCAAGGTTATATAGTGTTTCTGAATTTTGATAATTAACTGTTCTATATATTTTATCTGTATTGTTTCTTGAACCACTCCAAAATATAACTTCATTTATAAATTGTGATGCAAAATCAGATGATACTTCATCAAGTTTTACCCATTCATCAAAACACCGGTAAATAGCATCATCAAACTGATACATACATTTATAAACTTCAGTGTGTCCATTATCAGAAACCAATTGGAATTGATATTTTAAACTATATAAAATTTCAGTAAACCTGTTTATCATTTGATCATTATATTCGTCATCAATCGTAAATAATATATATGATTCACCGGTTTCATAATTATGCACATGCTCACCACGTAATTGAACCATTATTAAAAATCGATGATACTCGTTAAATTCATCACCATTTCCAATAGAGTTACCATGTAATGGAATTGTGGTATAATCATTAAATTCAACATTATCCATATGAACTTTTTTATATTCATTATTAACACACACTAACTGATCATGCTTAGGTGTAGATATAATTTGAAAACCATTATCATCATATATCTTCACTAAATCATCTTTAAACTCATTACATGTATAACTCAATGGTTTCACAAATGATATTTCAGATGTATCTGTATCATACTGTGCAATTTTCTCAAAATAGCCTAATCTATTAAAGGGAAGAAAACCTTTATCGGTTAAAACCTCAACTGACGGTGGGAAACATTCATCTTGAATAACTAATCCAATCCCAATTTCTTTAAATTTATTATAAAACTCTTTATCACTTCCCATGTTTTTAAATTTACTGCTTAGGGTTTGGGGTGTTGTCATAATGATTGGTTTATCCTCTACATCAAATTTATTACCCTTTATTAAACCTATATCATTTTCAGTTAAAGATGTATGTTTACATGCTTCATCTGTCCACTGTTTTACTATTTTATTATTATCAATACTAATCAATGTAGGTACTCTCATTTTATGTGCTAAATATATACCTAGTACTGTATTATGAGTCACGGTGAAATCACCAAGTAAATATAATTTATCATCACTTAATTCAAACCCATAATAAGTATCTTTTCCAATATACTTAATAACAAAAGATGATTTCAATATACCGTCATCATTAATACTTATAATATCATTATGTTGTTCTTTTTTACACACTAATCGAGATAAATTACCAGATATAACGCACATAGAATAAATATCATTATTTTTATCACAGTAAAAACTAAGACTCCTAGTTAAATAACATATTTGATCTAATAAAACAGCATTATTACATATAATCTCATACTTACTATTATCACATACAACAACACCAACTGAATCAATCAAACCAGATAATAACCGCAAACGATTATCCATACTGGTAATTAAATATTCTTTCTTAATCTTATATTTCCATTTGGTATTAAATGTATTCTTTTTAATTAATACACCAATACGATAACCAACATCATATGGATCTTCACTTAATTCAACTGCACCTCCATTAAACTCTACGCCAACTTTCCATAGCTTCATATGATTCTTAAAAGAGTCATCTTGATTTAAATAGTTTTTAATAGAGATATTGACAATAGAATTATATGGATATAACTCATTATCAATATATTCACTTCTAAGACTTAAGATATGATCGTAATTACAACTAAATTCTTCACCATTTTCTAATATAACTCTATACATATCACCATAATCAACATTAACTCCAGAAACAATCCTTGATTTACTATCAACTCCCATTAATAAATCATTATCTTTAATATCTTGCACCATCTTAATATCACCATTATACATTAACACTGGTGTATTAAAACCAAGACATTTACCCGTTCCCGGTCTTGCCTTAACTATACCATGCATATATCCATAATTATTATAACTTTCCATTAAATCTGAATACATACTTATCTGTGCTTCACGCAAATTAGATGTAAACTCAAAACTTTTAGCTTGTTTAATTTTAAAGGAAGGATCACTCCACTGCTGAATAAATGAATAATCATAGTATCTACCTATATACCTAGGAAAGAAATAGTAATTATCATTTTCATAAATTAACTGGTGTATTAAACCACTTGATTCAATTAAACCCTTATCCACTTCTTTTTTAGATACTATGCTAAACAAATTAATATATCCCCATCTCTACGTATATAATCATATCATTAGGATTTATTTCAATACTGACACTATCTAATAATCCTTCTTTATCTCCATCTGCTATGTTGATTCTAAACTCATAGTCTATAATATCTTTATGTGTCATATCCATATCATCTAGTTCCCGTTGTAACACTTCCAATACCTCTTCTAATACCATCTTTTACACCTTTTAACTTAAAATTTTATTCTATTAATTAGAAGTATTATTATTTTACGCATACTTACATATATTTATTACTTTACTTATAATACATACTTAATATTCTTACATTATCTTAATTAGATATTTATTTATATTTTAATTTTCATATTATCCCCTAGGGGAAATTTCATAAAAACATTCATATATTTCTTTTATTAACTATTATATTATTTTATACATAATTACTAACATAAGTTATTTTCTTTCAATATTTCTTTATACTCTTCATCAAATAAGAAACTATAATCTTCCCCTATTGAATATAAACAATCATCACTAATCACATCAATTACATTTATCTTTCTGTGATAGTAATCCTGTGCTAATATTTTAATTTCCCTATTTAATATATTCTTCATGTATACATAAAACTTATAGTAACTAATAATAAATTCTTGTAACTCTGTTTCTTTATTTTCAATTTCATTAAGATTGTGTATAAACTCTTTAATCAATCCTACTTTATCCATTATAATATCGTCTATTTTTCCTTTATAAAAGGTTTTATAAATGTCTTGATATTCAATCTTATTAAAATATTTTTTTACCAATAATCTTTTAATTACATCAAAGTTAATAAAAGTAATATAATTTAAAAAATCAATTTTATCAATATTATTAGTTTTAAATATTAAATACAGGTTAATAACGTTTTTTAAATAAATAAATCCTTGTAACGGTTTAACTGATTTTAAGTTTTTTATTAATTTATTTACATCATTTTGGTATATACAATTATATATAAAATTATCATCAAAGCTTATATCCCCTATTTTAACGCAACCTTGTTTTTGAAAAATACTAATTTTTCCCAATTTGTACTCAAAATAAGTGTCAATTACGGCACTTTTAACATTATCTAAACAGGCCGACCAATTTTCATCATTTATAATACTTTGGAAATAAACATTAAACACGGCTTCATTAACAATACTTAAATTAAACTTATTTCTCCACCCTTGTTTAGTATTTTTAATAGTTTTATTATAAACACAAGAAAATCGTTTAATAGAGTCATCAGACAAGTCTAATGTATTTATCACTGGATTTATTTTATTTTTTTTAATATCGGATTTTATGGTATTGTCATGTGTAATTACAATATTATTTTTATTGTGTATAATAAAAACTTTTTTATCAGTAAGAGCTGATATTTTTTCATATAGTTTTATTTTAAATGAGTTTTCAGTTGAGTCGACTTTTAAACAGAAGTTAACGTATTTCGCAGGGGTTTTTCTTTTAGAAAGATATGGAAGAAGGTCACCGTTATTAATACAAAATTCAAACAACGCATTATAATCTATGCTAGTTGTTTCAATATGCCCTAAATTTACGTTAATTTGTTTTAATACATGTGTTACTATATAATCAATAAAACTACTCTTATTCACGCTATTTTACCCCTTAATTACGATTATAACTTAAAATTGAGAAATACTAACATTAAGAGGTAAAACAGGTGTATTCATTAAGATAGTATATAGTGTATATATAATATCAAATAATGTCAATAAATATTTATAATTTTTTTATAAATTCAAATATTCTATCTATAAAGTCATCAGCCGTACTCATCATGACCGGATTAATATCATGTGAGTGTAAAAAAGATAGTAGATCTGAATTTATTGCTTCAGATTCTTCTTTACTATGTAATCTGCCTTCAGAGCTATAAATAAAATCAGGATTAGGAAGAAGGTATATATCAAAGTTAGTAAATCTCTTATGACAACCCATAACATAATCACAAAATGATTTAAATAGTTCATCTCTGGGGTGATAATAAGCAGACAATACAATAGGGGAGTCAGTAACAACATAATCTACTGCTCCATTGAGTATATATTGTCTTTTATGTTGCTGTGCAAATACATAATCTTGTTTAACTCCATCTTCCCTTAGAATATCGCTTCTATCCGCATATATTAGGTCTTTCATGGCTTCTGTTATAAGTTCACAACTATAACCTTTAACTTTCATCTAGTGATATATTAGTGGTGCATATGTTGATTTACCTGCTCCGGGGGCACCAAATAGATTTATAAATATAGTCATTGTAATTCCTCCGTTTTTATTGGTACGATTATTATGTTTTTAGATTTATATTGTTCACCATTTTCTAATGTTATTTTAACTGGATTTAAAATAGTGAATGGTTTATCTATTGTTGTGGTGGGACTATATTTAATTTTTATCATTTCATTAAAACCATTCATAGTTATTATTATTAAAATACCAACAACAATACCAATTGTAACAATTTTAGTTTCGAAATTTTCCACATCATCCTCGCTATCGTTATCTGGGTTATGTGTTGTACTATCATATTTTCTTCTAATCATACACACTCCTTTTATATTTAATAATATATCATTATTCTACATTAATATAAAACATTCGAAACATTAGCTAATGTCTTAAATATAAATTAATAAAATAAAAGGCTAAAATATGGCAAGATTATACACAATAAAACAATTTAGTCAAGCTAAAAAGAATGATTACTTATAGTTGCGATGTGATTGTTGTAAAAAAAAGTATAGAGTACAGAAAAGATGTGTACCTAAATTAAATGAAAAAGCATATTGTTCACAGCGATGCCGTGCATTGGGTACAGAAGTGACACACACACTACGGTGTGCTAATTGTGGTAAAAAGGTCACAAGAACAAGAACACAAATACGCAATAGTGTATCTGGTAATGTATTCTGTAATAATTCATGTTCAGCAACATATAATAATAAACAAAGAAAAGATTATACAGGTACTAACCATCAGCACTTAAATATATGTAATACTTGTGGAACACCATATATTTATACCACACGTAAAGTTGCTCAATATAAATAGCTATATCAATATTGTAGTGCTAAATGTAAGCCAATAGTGGATTATCCATTAATTATGTGTTCATGTGAGATATGTGGTATTACATTCACAAAAACACCTTTAAATTACAAAAACACGCTCCATCATTTATGTAGTGAAAGATGTCAAACTGAATATGATAATCGTCTTAATGATAGATTAGATAATAGATCTGATTTAATAAAAGAATTAAATGAACGCTTAAACTTAGAGTTTAGTGATTTAAATATTTTATATAGTGATGATAGTATTATTCAAGGTGGGGTTGATATATATATACCTTCTTTAAAAATTGCATTCGAATTGCATGATAAAAGTCATTTTGAACCAATTACAAGTAAAGAAGACTTTATTAATATTCAAAAAAATGATAATGATAAAAAAATAAAGTGTGATATAAATAATATTAAATTATTTATTATAGACACTAGAAAATATACAGATTTATCAAGTGAACTATATAATACTGTTGAAGAAACTATATATATGAGTATGATGTAAATAAGGAGCTGACATGAATGATGGAACTAAAATATTAAAAAGAACGTTAGATGTGTTTAAAGATATGTCAATTAAAGAATATGAAAAATTATATGATAAAGCTAAAGATAAAACAGATGATGATATGGTTATTGTCATAAAAGACAATAATGATTTTGGACTCCCTGTGAGGACTCGAACCCCAGTCTAAGAAATTTAGAGTTTCCTGCATTACCAGCTATGCTACAGGGAGTTAATTACAATTAATAGTGTTTCTATATAATTATATATCATTTTTTACACTATTAATTGTAAAAAACTTAATTTATTTATTATTTATTTATACAAACCATAAATAATATCCACCGTTTGCAATAACTTCATTATTAGCCATACTATTATATATTTTGGACAGGGCAAATTGACATGCTATATATAAAGGGGTAAATCCCAAATATAATATCATGGCTTTGTTGTCTATGAACGGATAATAGAATAATACACTTGTTAAAAATAAGAACGATATAAAAATAAACCAAAAACGCAAGTATGGTACAACTTTAAAATGAAATACATGATATAATGAACCGATTGCAAATATGGTACTAAAAATTACAAGAATCACACACATTAATATATCTAATCCGTTTAATGTATAATATTCTAATAACCATACATTATCATCATAATTTGGTGCAATATACCGAAAAAACAAATGAAACAATATTAGAAATACCATCCAGTCACTGGATTTAATTATGTGTCGAAAATTTTCGACTTGTTTTTCTGTTGACATATTATATATTCCCTTTCATTTATAGTCTTTATTAACTCCATGAATTTATATGTAATGATACAATAAATAACCAAACCAAGTGGAATTATATTAACAATGCATGTTATAAACACAAATATAAACAAATATATAAATAAAATATATTTATGAGATCTAGTTTTCATTTTAAATATATAAATAACAATTATAACTGATGCTAATATCATACACGACAATATACTTATAACATTACAGACAATAACAGTAACCTTTAATATTGGTATTATAATGTCAAAAACAGTATAATGTATTATGAATTTTACATATAATGTAAAAAACGATAAACTTGTTATAAAAAATACTATTTGTGATAAGCTAGAAAATATATGAAGATAATACGGTTGATTATATAATTGTTTCAATACATCTCCTATCATCTGGATGAATATCGGAAATATCAGTATACATCATACACCATCTGTTAGAATATATTGTATTCATTTTCATCCTAGCGTCAACATCATTATTCGCTCGAACTTTAACATAACCACTATCATTCTTTCTACAACCAACAAATGTAAAGTAATAATCTTTAGCCATTTAACATTTCCTTTTTATTATTTGTCTTTAAATTTTCCATTATAAAATCATCAATATTACCATCTAAAATATTTTTAATAGAAAACTCCTTATGATTACATCTATGATCAATTATATATTGCGTTGGATGTACACAGTATGTTCTAATTTGCGAACCAAACGCATTTTGATCATAATTACTATTTTTATCATTAATTTCACGGGCTTTTTCTTCCATTTCCCTTACATATAACCGAGAATATAATGTTTTCATAGCAGATTCTTTGTTTTTATGTTGTGAACGATCATTTTGACAATATGCAGTTATACCAGTTGGTATATGTGTTATCCTAACCGCAGATGCTGTAACATTCTTATGTTGTCCACCTGAACCGGAACCTCTCATTCGTTCAATGTTTAAATCAGATTTATTAATTTGAATATCAATTGTATCATCAATTTCAGGCTCAACCTTTACTGATGCAAAGGATGTATGCCTTTTTTTTGCTTTATCAAATGGTGATTTACGTATTAACCTATGTACTCCATTTTCATTTTTTAACAACCCATATGCATTTTCACCACGGACTATAAATTCACATTTTTTAATACCAACATTAGAATCGGGTGTTTCATATGTATATAATATTTCTGCATCATATCGTTTATTAACTGCCCAACGTAAATACATACGACCTAACATACTTGCCCAATCTTCAGCTTCTAATCCTCCTGAACCAGCATGGATTGATATAATGGCATTTAATTTATCGTTTTTATTTTTAAAAACATTATCAAGAATAAATTTATTATATATATTTTTTATTTTTTTTATATCATTTTCAATGTCTTCTTCTGGTACTACTCTTTCGTATGACTCATATAGCTCTTTTAAATCAAATACATCATTTATAAGTTGAACGCAATGGCGTAAGTTAAATAATTTTTGACTAATATCATATAATTCTTTTGAACAGTCAACGTCAAATTTTTCCACACTATTTTCTTGTAATTCAGATTCTCTTTGTTCGTTTTTATCTAACAACTCATGAATAAACGTATTTATATTATTTAATTCATCAAATATCTTTTTTTCCACCATCAATAAGTCTCCATTTATTTCTTTGTAAAACACTATCGTCATCTATTTTTTCACTGAATTTTTTAAAAATTAAATCAGAATGACGAATACCAAGCAAAATACAATATGATTGTAATAATAGCTTGTATTCGGTTTTGTTTGCTGTTTTTTTAAAAACAGCTATATCAATTTTATCATTTTCATCACATAAAAATTTACGATAAATTTTATGTAATTTATATATATCTATCTTTTCTAATATTTTATTAATTTCAGTAATATAATCGACATATTTCAAAATATCGGCTGTTTCTTTATCCATTTATACCTCTATAATAAAATCATGTTTAAAGTTTTCATTTAGCCGATCAGATCCATGATATCCATATGCATTACGAATACATCTAGTTCTATCAATTATTTTATCTACAGTGTCATGCATATGACCACTGATCCATACATTAGGTTGATATTTTTGAATTATATCTAAATATTGATTGTGATAAACTTTAACGAGTTTATTTGCAATTAAATAATTTGCAGATGCTTCATTATGTAAATCTAACGCATCTAAACACGGTGGCACATGTGTAACTACCACTGTTTTTCTAATATCTTTATTTTTATTTGCAATTGATAATTCATCTTCCAAAAATTGTCTATCCTGATCATACCATTGTTTTAAATATTTATAATCTTTAATTAAAAGAAAATCACTCATTTCATAATTTTCAAAAGTAAGATCGGGGAAATAATTCCAACCCGTTACACCAATAAACCTCACATCATTTATATCTACAACAGCATGGTTTAAAAATAAAAAAGAATCTATTTGTGATTCTAATTTAACTAACTTCTCATCTATTTCAAACCTTGAAGAATGATAATAATCATGATTTCCAGTTACATATATAACTGGTGCCATTGATAATTCACTGAACTTTTCTAATATTTCACATGTTATTCGAGCATCACCCATATCCCCTGCAATCACAACAACATCAACCTGTGATGTGTTATAAATATACTGATCAAAATTTGGATTACAAAATTCAAAATGTAAGTCTGATAAAATTAAAAGTTTCATATCACTTATCCTTTATAACTGGGAATTTTTCTTCTTTTGGGTTTAGGTGTGTCACTAATAAATATATGTTTCATTTTATCTGGTAGAATACTAACAATATGCACATTCTTGGTATTTATAGTTACTTCTTTTTGTTGTATAACTACCGTTATGGACTCATCTTTGAATCTATTATGTTCAGTTATATAGTTTTCATCATATGAACATAATAAATCATTGTATATAAAATATTCACACTTGCTTTCCTGTATAAGCTCTGATATTTTAAGTAAACCTAAACATGCAATACACGCATTTTCATTTTTGCAGTTAGTGTAAATTGATTCTATAATAGTATCTTTATTTTTAACATTTTTCCCACAATATTGACAAACTATATCCATAGTTATCTCCTAACTACTTAATTTAATTTTAATAAACATAATATATGTATACTATAAAACACTCAAGTTGTCAAGTAATTATAAATTATAGTCATATCAATATTGTTTTTGCATCAATATCTGTACCGGTGCTATCTTGAGATGGTGTTTGTTCAAGTTGACTTTTTACAATATTATCCGGTGCTTTAAAATATTTTGCAATCTGTGGTTTCATTATAGCACTGATTACTGTACCATCTTGAAAATAACGATGTTTAGCATTTATTAATGTAACAATGTTATACCCTAATTCTTCATATAATTTTTCAACATCCATTAAAATTACTATATCCGCATTTTCAACCTTTTCCCACGAGCCACCGATGTCAGTGACATCCCATGTTTCGTTTTCTTGCTTAGCTTTTTTTGCACCTATTCGATTGACCTGTGAAACTGTCAACCCCGAACATTCAAAAACCTTCACTAAACTTTTAAAATCGTCAACTATGTCACCTAGTTGTTGGTGGGGTTGTTTAAATTTATTAAGTCTATCAACTGGCACCATTTTATCAACATAATCTAATATGACAGAATACACAACAGCATCATCATATTTTAACAATTCTTTTTTAATTTCTGCCTCAATAACTGCCATCGAATGTTTCTTAGGTTCTAATTCTACTATTTTTAAAATAGTGTTTGGATCTTTTTTCTTAAAAAACTCTCTAACTAAATCCTCACATGTGTCTTTATGTTGCATCATTATTTTGATGTCATCAATCGGAATTTCTAAAACATTTGCCATTATCCTCACAAACGTTTCTTCTTGTGAGTTTTCAAAAGTAAAGTAAAATAATAAATTTTTCTTATTATTACTTTTAGGTTTAGTTAGATATTCACCAGTACAATGACAAAGTGACATTGACTTTCCTGTTCCAGATACACCAACTAATATCGCCACCCTTTTTTTCTCGATAAACTTAATATCTTTAAATATTTCCACCTCTCGTATTTCTTCATCCATTTTCTCGGCTTTTTTTAATGCCTTTGTTACATCATTAATATCATCAAGTATAATATCTTTACTTATTATGCTTGTTTGATATGTTTGAAATACTTCGGTTAATAATGTGTCATACTGTTCAATTGATTCCGGTTTTTCATAAAATTCTGAATATAATTGTGATATATTCTTTAAATTTTTGTTCAACAATATATACTTAAATAACTTTTCATACTCTTCATTTAATGTAATTGAAGAGATTTTTGATGAATCTTTATATTTAAAAACAGTTGTTATAAATTGAAAAACACCTTGGAATGTTTGGGCATCAACTTTTTTTTCATATTGATCTATAAGTTTTTGTTTCATATCATTATTATCAATATGTGGGCTATACAATTTTAATAAAATCATACTTCCTAATATTTTTAAATATACTGGGTGTTCTGTTTCATATACTTGCGTTAATACATTTATTATATCAACATTATGGTCTAGTATATACGACATCAATTTAGCTAGGCTAATTAAACTCATATCATCTTCATCAAGATCATAATCAAATCGCAAAACACCTATTGCAAGTCTACCTAGATGATCTTTGTCAAAAAATTTTTTATCTAAAAACATAAGAAAGCCTTGGTTATAAGTTCAATAATCGAGAAAATTTACTCATAATATTAGAAATGAATAAACTTTTTATATGAAACGGTACCATATCAGTTGGCTTGAATCTACTTGACAATTGACAATCTCGATAACCAAAAAAATCATCATTATCAGCATATTCAATTATTTCTAACATTTTTTCATGTAACTCCTTTAATTTCATTTTTTTATTAAAAATAAAATATATAATTTCATTAAGTAATGTTTTATAAATTGGGATATTTACCCACCCGTTTGTATATTTTATATCTATAATCTTATTATCATCACCTATATAATATACACCATCTTTTTTATCTAAAACCACAACATGCTTAATTTTTTTTAATTTAACATGCTCTAAAAAATTATTATGTACAAAATTCTCAACATAAATATCATTTATTATAGATTGGAATTCAATATCATCATAATTTATTCGATGAAGTAATATATTTTTACTGGATTGATTGATTATTTTAAAAAATAATGAAAATATAATATTCCTCACAGCAATCATATATATAGATAGATTAATATTATGACTACTAACCTCTCGATATAAATAACCAAAACTAACTACTCTTTTTATTTTATCGAGTGTACTATTATATATAATATAATCATCAATAATAGATTCTTGCAAAAACCTATTAATATATTTTAAAAAAACAATATTAAAAGAATTCACATCAATTGTTGTTACATTTTCATAAATTTTATAATAAGAATAATTAAACTTACTATTATCTTGATATAAAAAATACCATTTTTTAATACAATCTAGTTTAGTAATATTATTTGATATCACATTACCTATATCAACATACATTATAACTCCAATATGTGAATTAATCTTTTTTTAAATTAACACTATATATAATTTTATTAACTGATAAATATTCTGTAACATTAAAAAGTTGCATTATATCACTTACTGTGGCTGTACCAGATCTAAGGATCGAGTTAAGTATCACATGTTTAGTTATATCACCAACACTTTCGGGTTTAGATAAAACTTTTTCATAATCTTCAGCAAGTTTTTCAACGTTAATATTAAACATAACAGAATTATAATCATATAACTCTGTCATCATTTCACTTTCGTTATCTAATATCTGTTGCACCGCCTTTCCTAATTCATTTGGAGAGTAATCATCAATCATTTTTACCAATTCTTTATTATATGACAGATCATACATAATGTCCAAATCATTTAAAAATAACATTTTAGTACTTAATGTAATATTATTAGTTTTATCAAGTATGAAATTTAACTGTAGATTATTATCAAACTTAACAAATTCAATGTCGTCTACACCTAATTCATCATATGAAGTAAATAATGTTCCAAGACCAGTAAAAAAATATTTAATAAAATTATTTATTACATCTTTTATATACATTATAACACTATCATCATTAATGAAATTTAAATTCATTAATTCGGTGTTAACCTCTATTAATGTTTTTGCTTCGAATACATACAGTATTTTTAAATCAAATTCAATGTTATTTTTTATTTTCAGAGATTTTGTAAAATCCACACTATCAACTTTAATTATTGTTATATTCTCATCATTATTTTCTAATTGAGTTATATTGTGTTCAACCTTATAAAAAGTATCATATTCCAGTTGAGTTTCATTTGGATTTTTTTTTAATGAAACATTGGTAATATAATAACTTGCAAAATTTAATGCTTGATCTGTAATATGCTTAAGTGTGTCAAACCGCTTATCCATTTTAATATCACCTTTCATTATGCATGTTGCATATTTTTTAAAAATGCTTTCAAAAACTTACTTTTTTGATCTTTAACCAAATCATTTTTTTTATCATCATTATCCGTTTTGGTTGTTGTTGGTGGTGATGACATATTTGCAAATTTCATTTGTAATAGTGTTCCTATTTTTCTATTGCTTATGATGTTCTTATCTTTATGCTTCATCAATAACTCATCAACATTAATTTTACCATATAAATGCCCTTGCTTAGCCTAGGGCAATTTATTTTCTATTACTTTTTTAAGTGCTTTTTCATTTCCCTTTTTTCCTATTTTCGCACTTGTTAGTTCAAAAATGCTATTTATAAAAGCACCCGGTTTTTTACCATCTACACTATATAATTCCGCATATATATCCTTTGCTTTATTTAAAAAAACATCAGCATCGCCATAATTATTTCGTATTAATGTTTCCCATTTTTGATCAAAATTTTCTTCTGTAAAAGAAAATTCATCCGCAAGCTTATCAAGTTTTTCTGTTATTTCATTACCCTATGCTTGGTTTTTTTCACCCTTTCCCCTAGACCACTAAGAACCCTGATCATGATCCCTAAAAAGCATCCGTTTAAATGAATCACCATATCCAACCATTAAATCAGCGGTATTCATTTCATCAGGGTTTATATACCTTGATTTGGTTTTTTTATCCGGTCTATAATATACGGTTTGTACATTACCTAGCTTGTTTATTATTTTTTTAGATGGAAGCCTTCCTTTCTTCTTAACACCCCCCCCAGCAGTTTTAGGGGCTGGCTTTTTTTGGATCTCATCCATATCTTTTTTAGCTTTTTTTAAGTTGGCTTGTTTTTTACCCTAATCACCCAATCCACCTTTTTTTTTATTTTTACGCTTTATTGCTTCATCAAGTGATGGTAGATTTTTTAATAACTTTTTTAATAACATTTTATACAACCCGTACTGTATAAATTACATTAATAATAAATTCAAATTTTTTATCATCTTCTACAATAAGATATCCCCTGCGTATTAAAAAAAATAATAATACAGATAGATCAACCATACCTAAAGACCCTAACCAACCTTTAAATTGCTTTAAGCTTGGTGTATCATTTAATATAATACCTTCATCATCGGGTATTAGTTCAAATATTAAATTAGCTAACAATCTTATAGTAGTGTCATATAATAATAAATCAGTTTTATTAAACATATTACATGGAACTGCATTGGCTGTATATTTTTCAACTTTTTCAATAAATTCTAATAATTCTATATTAGTATTTTCTAATATAAAGTTTTCAGCAACTATAATTGTATCGAAAATATATTCCAAATAATTTGGAACATTTTTTTTATCCATAACAATATCCTATATTTATATTTTTTATATAATTAATTATATGCTTTTTTGTTTAATAATTCTATAATTTTATTTTCAGACAATAGCATATAATTGTATAAATTACAACTTACTTCTAATGCTCTACGGTCTGGGTGTGACCTCTTTCCATGCAAGTGACCATATAAGTGGTATGTATTTGGTTCGTAATAATCAGGCCATTCAAATAAAGGATAATGATATAAATACAATTTCTAACCATTATATAGTTTCGTCTGTACAATATCATTATGAACAACAACTTTATTTGGTAAACTAATATTTTTGTTACTTAATAATGTATCATGATTCCCTAAAATTAAATGAATTCTACCATTTAATTTATTTAATATTTTTATAACATCATCTAGCTTTTTACCCATAATAAAATCACCTAATACATATACAATATCATTTTCATGCACCTGCATATTCTATTTGTGGATTATATTTTTTGTCATAATTTTATTTGAACCGAATATATCAAATCTTTCAGGATGAAACTTATTTATATAAGTATCATTAATATGCTAGTCTGACGTGTACTACTTCATTGTAACTCCTTATTAAATCATATTTGTCTAATTAATTAATTAATATTCAATTTAACATAAGGTGTTAAAAAATGAAAAAACTAAAAGATAAGATTGCGTTTGTTGCTGGTGGTGGTGGTGCCCCTGCAATATATATTCACTTAGGTATATTACAAGAGCTTCTTTTTCACAATAAGAAAATAACAAAGTAGGTTGGAACATCAGCCGGTTCAATTGTTGGTGCATACTATGCTTGCACGCTTTCAAAATTTGGAAATTTTACACAACAAGATATTGTAAAAATACAACGCTTTGGATTCACAGCTATGTTTGATACAAACTACTAGGGATTAACTAGTTTGTTTTTAGGCAAATTATTTGGACACAGGCCAATTAATAAGCTTGGTTTAATGAAAGGAAATAAATTACATAAATATTTATTAGATTTTACATATAACATGAAATTTAGTGATTTAAACGATGATGTAGACTTATATATAACAGCAACAGAATGTCTAACTGGTAATCTAATGATATTTTCGAAAAAACACACACCTGATGTCTTGATAGCTGATGCATGTCGGGCTTCTTCCAGTATACAGGGTGCATTTGTACCTTTTGGTATTGATGCGAATAAATGTAAAATGTTTATGAAAAATAGTATAAAACATCCACAGCATGACGTAATACACCGATATGCAAAAGCGGATAAAATATTACCACAGTATGGAATTCGAAAAAATAAAAAATATTTTTTTATTGACGGGGGGAATAATGGCAACTGTAGAACGGATATTGCATCAAATATCGCAACCGATGATGAATCTATACTTGGAGTATCATTTACATTTGATGGAAAAGAACCTAAACCAATACGAAATTTTATAGATATTCTAAATCAATCTATATCAATATTAATGAAAGGAACTGAAAGTTTAGTTCAAAAATATACCGAATTAAAAAAACCTAATATTATATTATTATATCCCGATAAACATAATATAGATACATGTGATTTTGAATTACCATTACATGTAAAGGCTGAATTGATATTCAGTGGTACAAAATCAATTAGACCATGGTTAAACTAATAAAAATTTGTTGTGTGGGGTATATTTATGCCCCACAATCTTCAAATATCATCCAGAATAACTAAACACACTTTCATCACCGAATATCATAAAATCTTTTGGTAATGTTTTTTTAATTCTACCTTCAAGTTTATCTGTAAATATCTCATCAAATGGTCTATATAATAGAGATATTTTTTTTAATAATTGTTCATAATATGTATCATAATCAATTTCAAACACATTTGTAAATAATGTATCAACAATTTTAGTTCCCATATATTCATCAGGAATAGTAATATCCCTGATAATATCGTTTGGTTTTTTATTCTTTATTTTAATTTGTGGATATTTTGAAAGCTGTCGCATAATTTCAGGGATATATGATTCATCCTTAATTTTCACCCTCACCCAATGTCCTTTACCTAAACGATATTCCCATGATCTTTCTCCACAGATATCAAACGTTAACGTACCTTTATAATATCCTTGGACAGTTTTTAGTTCATCAATTCTTTTTTTAACATTAACTGGTAAAGAAAAATATTTAATATTATCAGTAATTGATTTATTTTTCATTTCAAAAATAGTTTTACGATATGGTACGATAACTTTATTAAGAATATCGAATCTAGTATAGATATCATCATCAATTTCTAATTGTTTTAAATATACTAATAAATCGTCTACAATTTTTTTAACAAATGCATTGGTCGCTCGTTTACCTTCAACACCTTTTATATCAATATCATAATACATTTCACCATTTTTATCATACTTTATTAAAACTGAAATGTACCGTTTTTTTGAATATAAAACTAAAATTTTGATCATATATTCATTTTTAAAATCACACCACAAAAGAGGTTTATCTTCTCTTTCTCTCACTTGAATATTATGCAATTTTAAAAAATCACCAAGTATATCATAATTTATCATGTTTTGTAAACTATCAATCTGACTTTGTGCTTTTTTTTTCTGCTTAATTAAATCTATATCTAATTCAATAAACAATGAATCAGTATCAATATATATGGGATTTTGCATATTATCCCTAGTATCAATATTAAGTAAATCATCAACCAGATTGAATTTTATCATACAATAATGTTCCTCAAATTAAACCATAATCAACAAAACACTCTTTTAAAAAATTTGTTATATTTGTTGACCGTTTTTTTATATAAACTTTTTCAGAACCATCAACATTTACTATTACAAGTTTTTCGTTTCTTATATAATATATTAAACAATATTTAGTATCTGATATATTATATTGTGTTTTATCTATAAAATCATCAACTGTTTTTTTATTTTCTAACAGTTGATGATATGCTTCTGTAAACTGTGCTTTTTGAAATCGAACATGACTTTTTAGCTCTAACTATACTGCCGTTGAATCTTTCAATGCAAATATATCAATTCCGGGTGTTGATACACCTTTCACATATAAAAAATAACCACAATTTTTTAATGCTGTACGGACATCCGCTTCAAATCTTGCACCAGCTTTTTTGTTTTTATATGCCATTTTGAATTACTCCACATTATCTTTATAAAACGCAATTGAAATTTTTTTAAAGTCAGCTTGTTTTTTATTTACATCTCGTGCAACATTCCGTACATCAAGGGCAGTACTTTTGTTGGTTTTTTTGATGAAATGAACCAACTTATATTCTAGTTCACGTATTACATCTAAGTAATCATTTGTTACTATTTCTAATTCTTCAGGAGTTGCCATTTATATAACCTATATTTAATTATTATGTCGATCAAACCAAGGTGAATTTAATCCCAACCCAAAACCACCAATTAACATCATTTTTGCATGTGACTCAGCTTTTTTTAGGTTTTTATAAAATTCACTACTTTTATCACAATATTGATCATAAACTCTGGCATAACCATTTACAACTAATTCATAGTTAACATTAACACCATCTAATGTATATATTATACCAATTTGACGTTTATATTTATCAATACCCTTTATATCTATATATATCATTCTTCCTTCAATAAGTGGGATTAAAAAATTCATAATATCATTATGTATCGGTGAGTTTTTTTCATATGCATCAATATTAGCAAATCTAACTTTTTTACCATTATCAATTACAATTGTATCACCATCAATTACTCGGTTACAAAAAACTTTCTGATAAGATTGGTTATTAAAACCCGTTGTTTCACCCAACAATATATCGGTTGAATGTATAATTTCTTTTTTTCTTTTATTTTCATTTATATTTGATCTGATTATCAAATACCCAATAAAAATAACAATTATAAAAATATAAACTTTCATATTAATCTCCTAAAATAATGTTATATATATAATAAATTATTTTAGGGAATCTGTCAAATAATTTTTTCTATTAACATTTTTTCAAACAATAAAAGAAGCTGTCTTCGATTGTTATGATAATCAAAATTATTTATATTTAAATATGAAAGATTATTTGAAATATGTGTATATAGTGTAATTATATTTGAACTAACTTCACAATTTAATAAAAAATCTTTTATTATTTTTATTATAATATTATTTAAACTATCAACATTATCAAATTTTTCAAGTTTAGGTAGAATTTCTTGTAATTCTGTTTCAATTTCATAATATCTTTCAAAAGGTTCTATTGAGGGGATTTCAAAACCGGATGAAATTATATCATACATCATCCCGGATAAAATGCTTTTCGAACGTGATCTTATAAATGACGTTATGTCATTTTTTTTAATCGAATGATAATAATCGAGATCATTTGATGTTTCGGGAAATTCCGCATAAAATAATTTTAAAAACTCTGAATACATTTTATCAATTGATGTGATTTTTTTACATGCAAAAATAACTTCACCTTCATTCCTCATATTAATAATATCATTAACGCAATTAACAAAAGAAGGGAAATGTTGTTTGGCTTTATGTTCAGACGTGTTAATATATTTTTCTATTTCTTGTAATAAATTAGAATTATAATCTTCTAAAATTATTCTCTTAAACATATTCATATTACATCTCCAACTTTAATATGGGGGATAATGTACCCCCATATTATAAAAGGGAATATCTAGCTGATTCTTTGTGATGGGCTTAGTGTACTCACAAATTCGGCTATAATTTGTTTTTGACTCTTTTTAGGTACCTTAGCACCAGCTTTACGTAAACCATTTACAATCTGGTTAACTTGGAAACGAGCCAAGCCTCTTTTGGTTGCAATTTCGTTTGCAGACATTGATGAATAGTTATGAAAAACAAATCCTACATCATCAATATCGTATTCCTTTTCCGGTTTTGTTCGTTTTTGTATAATATCTTTTTTTGCCATTTTGTAATCTCCTTCAATTAGTATTTAAAAACTTATCATTAAGTTAAAAATAATAATAATTCATTTTTCGTATTAAATCAAGTATTTTAATATAAAAAATATTTTTTTTTACCAAACACTTTTTAATAATTCTTGAATATCATAAAAAAAATCAGAAACTTCATCAATTAGTATAATAAATTCTTCGGGATGTATATTTTTTCTTAAGTCATATAAATTTTTATCTATTAAATATAAAAAACCATGGGTAACTTCATGAATAGATATTCGAAAAATTCTACTAACTATTTGTAGTACTGGAGTGTCTGGTGTAAATATATATGGATTAATATAATATTTAATAACCTTGTTATCATCTTCAATACCACATGCACCATATAAGTTTCCCTCTTTACATGCTAAAAAAGCATAGTTGCTTTGTGGAAATATGACATCATACGTATTTTGATAATATTCCATTATAATTCCACATATTTTTTTATATGCAGAACTTATTCTGTTATAAAATTCATTGTCGATACTATCCTTGGAGCAATTAACACACTCAAAACCAATTTCATTACACATTACAGCAGTACTTGAAATATTAAGTGCAACCATATAAATATCCCCATTTTTTTTTAATTTATAAAAATAGATACTATCTTTTAATGTGATTTACAAGGTATTTTTTAAAAAAAAATAAAATATTATTAGATGGGTTTAACATTGAGTACAATTAAGTACCCAATGTTATTAGTTTTTATTGATTACATATCCTATTTGTCGTATCTGCAACAGACTTATCTGATCTAAAGCGTTTAAATACGCAATTATATAAGCTCATTTGACCATTATCATCATCTTTTTCCATTACTTCTGCAAAATGTACTTCTACAATTTTACCAATTGAATTATTCCAAAACGTCAACGCATCTTGATCCATTCCAACAATAAGGTTACCATTATCATCTGTACCCAAATACCCTCTTTCACTATCCTTAAATCCAGACCCACATGAGCAGGATATACTACCATCTTTACTTTCAATTGTAATGCTACCCATGCAGTGTCGATATTTTTTATCGACATCACCATATTCCCATGAAACTATTTTCATATCAGCATCTCTAACTGGTTTAATTTTAATCAAATCTACTGCTGTACCATTTTTAAATACGTTTGTAAGATCTTTTAAAACAACACCCTCTTTATTTTCAGCAACTATTTTATTATAATAATTTACTACTTGATCATAATCACTCACTTTTATACCATTAACAACCTTAATTGCCGGATTGTTAATGTTTTTAATAATTGAATTTAATTCATATAACCTATTAACGTATTTAACTGGTTCTGCGGTTGATGTGTTCATAAATGTATCATAGCTAACACAATCCCATAATACAATGTTAATTGATTTCACCTGATCTTCAGTTATTGAACCAGTTTGTGCTTTTAACATTATTCCATTTGATTCAGTTCTGCTTAAATATTCTCCGGTTTTTGGATCGGTTGCTAAAATTTCACCCATTAATACTGTATCTGATTTAATAGCTGAAAAATCACTGGAGAAATACCCTTTAAGATCCAAAAAGGAACCGTCCCGTGTGCGATGAACAACTTTTTTGTTTTTTATAATAATAGCAATATATTCTCCATTCATTTTTTCCTGCACAATTGCAGGGTATTTAATATTTGATATTTTTGCAATTGTTGAACATCTCATATATGGGAAATCTTCAACTGTATTCGGTCGGGCTTTATTAACTGTGGTTATACTACATCCACAATTTAAAGACTTAGATAATATTGTTGATACAACATCATACAAATCTCTCGATGTTATCATGTTTACTAATTTATTTTTTTCATGATCACTACATCCTCGATTAAGTGATAATTCATTTAAAAAAATTAATATATTTTCTAACGCTTTTTCAGATTCTTGCATATTTTTAAAATTAAATTCATCTAAAAGAGGTAGTTGTTTAATATTATAATGTTTACGTGAATCAAGGGTATATTGAATAAACTTCAAGAATATATCATCTTTCATATATTCTTGTAATAATTCAATTTTTTTATTAACCGAACCTTTTCCTTTTATGCTTTTAAGTCTTCTTAATCTAATATTTATTTCACTTGATAACATATCATTACATCCTTTCTTCATATTTTTGTAATACAATTTTTTTAATTAAATTACCATCAGTATTTTTAAAATTTTTCTTAATTACACCAATGGCTTTAAGTTTATTTTTTCCACTAAATTCTTTTGTAAAATCAATATTTTCATCAATAAAATCACTAATGACTTTTTCTGTTATAATATGTCCATCTAAATATTCAACTAAAATGACTGCAAGTTCGTCATTATATTTAAGTTCATTATATTTACTTGTAACTTTTAATAAATGTGATAATAATTCACGTATAATGTGATCACTAACATCTTTATATGGCAACCGTTCTATTTCGCCTAATATTATTTTTATACATTTTACACGTTTTTCATCCCCTTTTTTTCGAGATTGAAACAAATCTGCCTTTATTTTATCTTTTAACATCAACTTTCTCCCTTTATTTTAAATAAATATAAAAATATATTATAATAATTATTATTAATCAATGTCTAAACATGACGGCATATTAACATCGATTGGATCACCAGCAGAACCACTATCCGTTATTTTCATCTCTATATTAGTTGTTTTAAATGACACGGTTATTTGACCAAATGTATCGCTTGATTTATCAATTTCGATTGCAATACTATCGATTATATTATTATTATCTAACGGTAATACTGTTTGTTGATGTAAATCTTTTGTATTACGCATTGTTACATTATATTGTCCGCTATTTTCATCAATATGTCTCATAGTGGTAGAATTTTTAATTAAATTTTCATTGTTATTAAAATTTTGGATAATATTAATAATATTATCTATATTATCATCGATTTTATCAGACCAATCTGAATTAGATAACTCAAAAATAATCATATTTAATATTCTATCGAATTCAATATTTTTTTTTGCACATTCCAAAAAATTAAAATTCTCTATACAGCTAATTTTTTTAACATGGGCAGTTGTACAATTTTCTTCAATTTCACCATCCTGATCTCCCAAATAATTTAAGTCATACTGACATTGAAATGTAAGCTTATATTTATCCGGTAATTTATGTGGTTTAAGATCAGCATTATCATCAAAACACAACACACCCTTTATATCAAAATGACACATAGTTTTATCATATATATGATAAAGTTTTGATGTTTTTGATGATATAAATATCGGATAATAATATGGATCTTTTGTAATATTAGTATTTTCACTTATAATGCTAATCATTATTTCACCTGTGACATTTTTTATTTAATTAATTTTGGTAATATTAATATCATTAAGTGATTCAGTTTTAACATACATATCATTTAAATCTAAATATTTACTAAGTGGTTCAATCAAATAAAATGAGTTGTACATTTTCATTTTTTTATTATTACGTATATTACTGATTTGTTTTAAAATTCCAGACACAAATTTATCGGTATACACATCATTATCACGAATATAATATATGTTATCATAATAAAAAGTACCACTATTTAATAGAAATTCATATAAAAATCTATAATTTCTACTACATAATGCTAAAAAATTAGAACTAGATACATTCATTAATGGATCATGGTGATATAATGTCATTAAATCAATAATACCTTCAGATATATATAGATTTTTATTCCTATAATTCGATATATAATAATAATAATCTTTTTTATCAGTTATATTTATATTTGTTTTTTTACTTTTAACATAGCTATTATTTTTGAACAGATATAAATATATAAACTTATTAAAATGACTATAATAAAAAAAATTATCATTAGTTGCTGGTATAAATTTAAATTTATATAAAAGTGATTTAATCTCATCAAAAGATAATGTTGGAAATCTATTTTTTAAAAAGTTTTGTTGATTATCTGAAAAAAATAATTCACTAATTGTATTTTTAAAACCATTATCATATGTGAATTCATAACTATTATGCTGATTAACATTGTTTGATTTGGAATTTATATCATGTGAATAATAATTAAAATACATGTTCATCATTGAATTTATATAAACTCGATTATCAGAGTTTTTAAATCGCTTTAACATGTTATAAATCGAAATGCCTTCGACACACCGATAACAATAACAAATACCTTTAGTATAATCAACTTCAAAATGACCTTTACGATTCTTTGAATAACCTTGACACGATAATGGACAATATAAATATCTCTTTATATCACCTTTATCTACATCATACTCACCAATATTAGTATTAAAAATATTTTTTAACTCTTCAATATAATCATTTTTATTCATATATATCCTATTATATCTTTAAATAATATTTATTTATTGTACGTATTATTTCTTCACGGTTATTTTCATCGATATCGAGGTCTTCAAACATTAAATCTAGTAATGAATATAATACTTCAATTTTTTCAACATCATCCATACTATTATGTTCAATAAACTCAGTTAATTCAATACCCAAGTCATTTAATATCGAATATATATTCGATGTGGTATTATTAACATCAGTATTTTCGGTTTCAGTATGATCAAAACTACTTAAACCTAAATCATATTCAAGCTGTATTGATACAATATTATATGTATCACATAATTGGCTTTTAAGTTGGTCACTAATTGTGATATTAGGTGATAGTATTTTAAAATTAACATATTTTAAATTATCATGATTTATTGTACTTAAACAGTTTTTTACATCTGAATCTGTTTTAATATTAAATGTATAATATTGAACAGAATCTTTATTTTGTAAAATTCTAATTCTATCATCAACATCAATCTTACTATCATCAAGGATTAGGAAGTTGTTATATTCCCCCTTGTCTTTAAAATTTAAATTAACGGCACATCCCAAATTTAAAATATAAAATAAATTATTCTTTTTAAAAACTGGCACATGGTTATGCCCATTTATTAAATAAACGGGTACATTAATGTGTTCCATTACACTTTCAACATCAAAAAAATTATTACGGAACTGATATAGTGTCGAAAAATCATTATGAGAAAAAATATAATATTCACTATAATTATTATTTTTTATATATTTTTTAATTTCATCAAAAATATTGATAAAGTCTTTTTTGTTAAATATATAAGGTAAATATATGTAATTAGATTGAAAACTTACATTATTTATAATTTTAATATTATCTAACATTAAAATATCAAAAGCTGACGTTTTTTTATCAATTAGATCATGGTTACCAACGACTATTTCTATTTCAACACCTTTTTTTTTAATTTTATTAAAAAGTGTTTTAAATAAAAGTAAAACTACATTACTTAATGTTGAGCTATCAAAAACATCTCCCAAAAAAATGATTTTATCTAAATCTTTTTCTTGTTCTAAAATTTGATCAATAAATGGAAATAAAAACTTTAAAAAGATATTAAAATTATCCGATAAATGAACATCACTAACAACTAGTGTTTTCATTCAAAACCCTTTCATTATAAATATAAAAAAGGTGGCATAAAACCACCTCTAACTATTAAAATAATATCAAAACATAACATTAATCAAATTAGTTGTCAATAGTGACATATATTCACCACCATTAATTAAAATATAATCAGTATCTCCAATAAACACTATTAACTTATCTATTTTTTTAAATATATGATCCTCTAAAAATCGCTTATAATCATTTTTGTCTATAGTTTTATTATTTACATATTCATTATATAAATCACTGAAGATATTAGTTAAATGATATTCAATGTCAATCATGATATCTTTATTTGTAACACTAATAGAATCATCAAATTTTATCACAATATCATAAATATTAAAAACTTTAATATATTCACATTTACTTATTTTATTCATTTAATGCATCCAACACTGTCATATCAATTGTAGGCTCTTCAGTTTGTTCTGCAACTACATCCTTGTTTATGCTTGTAAAACGCTCCAACCAAATTTTATCTTTTTCAAAGTAATATCCATATATCCTTTTTTTAGCTTGTGATATATATTCTGGATCATCCATTGGGTATAATGTAGTATATATACCTTCTATAGCTTCTTTCCATTTTGGAACAGATAAATCGGACATCATATATTTATATAAATCTTTTAGATAAAATTTTTTATCGTCACCTACAAATTTCCACATTCCTTTAGTTTTTTCTAAAATTTTTAACTTCTTCCACATGAAATTTATTGCGGTCAATATCGAATCATAACCATATACAAATGTAAACTCAAACACCATCTTCCGATATGGTGATATTACCTTAGACTTAGCTGTGTGTAGCGTAGTACACCTACCAATGTTATATGTATCAGGCCATACTTCACTTTTTTTTGACGTACCATTTAAAGTGATGAATGATTTATGCTTTGTGGCATTACCCCCCGGTGGCTCTTTTGGTGAATACGTATCACCAATTTTTTCTCTATGTTGATTCAATGCGAAAATTGTTAATTTAATATCTTGGAGACGTAATTTCGTCCATAGTGTTGCTAATGCTCTAGCTTGAGCACCAATTTTATCATAACCATCAGTTGTTTCTTTTGCTGGTGTCATGGCTATTGTATCCCATACTGCAAAGACCTCTAAATTAACATCTTGATATAAATTAACAATTTTTAATATAGATTCACCAACATTTTCAATATGTTCAGGATTTATAATAACAACCCTACTAATATCTACACCTAAGCTAGATAAGCGTTGTTTAGTTAGTGATTCTTCCCTATCAAAATATACAATTACTGTATTTGCACCATGTTGTTTTTGATACGATGCGATGATCTGCAAAGCTAGTGTTGATTTACCAATACTATTGGTTCCCCATATATAACCCAATTGATATTTTGGGAAGCCCCCTGAACCCATAAAAGCATCTAACATTGGGTTACCTGTTAGAAAAAAATCATATGTAGTATCAAGATTAATAATATTACTTTTAAGAGAGTTTCTAATTTTATTTAAATCAACTGCATTTTTATTTTCTGCTGTTTTTTTTGCCACAACATATCTCCATATTAAGATTATATATATTATATTATATCATTATTTTATATCTCATCTGGGTTTAATAAATCATCTAAATCAGTATCCTCCTTATTACTGTTATCAATTTTTAACCGTTCATTTGACAGTTTTTGTATTTTTATTAAATTATTAATAATATCTGACATTGTACTTTTTCTTTCTTTTAAAATTTCTCGCAGTATATCCAATATCCTAACAATATTTTCCTCATATGTAATATTTTTATATTGTTTCACATATGAATCAAATAATATTGTTTGGGTTTTATATTCTCTGAGTGTTTGTTTGATTGATTTTAATAATATTGTAAATGTGAAATTTTTTGTTAAATTTTCATCTAATTTATCACCAAAAATATCTTCAATATCTTTAATAATTTCATTTATTGAAACATCTAATTCTCTACCTTGATCTAATAACTGCTCAAATATAGTATTTTCTGGTTCAATATTATTCACAGTATTCGGTGAATCATTATCATTTATTTCCTCAAAAGGGCTTCTTATTATATTATTCATTACCAAAACCTCAATTAATATTATATAGAATTAATTATTTTTTTTCATTAAAAAGAAATTTTTAATTAATTAATAAAACTATTAAATAAAATAATATGGGTAAAAAAATAATGAAACTTGCAAATTTAGAAATCTCATCAAGCATGAGATTTACACAACCTGACCTAGCTAATGATGAAAATCAAACTATGGATATACAGTTTGATTTAACAAGGGGTGCAACAGTAGACAAACAATTCTATCTATTAGCGTTTTATGAAATGTTAAATGGGTATTCTACTGGTGTAGATAAAGAATCGGCGGTTACAGCAGGTATCAAATTTACAATATATGATACAGATGACAATAAAATTGCATCAACTGTACCCGTTAAATTTGATAAAATTACAGACGAAAATAACATTAGATTAGAAGCAAAGGCAATAAAAGAAATTACAGATATGACAACAAATAAATACATCAACAAAATTGATGTATCATTTGTAGCGAACGATGGTGATGTGGAAAAGGAGTTTATGGTATTTGAATCTCCATCTGCTACTACAACCGTGTTTGCTGAAAAAAATAGTGCAAATAAAATGGGCATTTTAATTAAGGGGGGTAGCAACACATTTGCATCAGGCGAATTCATCTTATCATTTAAATCATAAGAAAGTTTAATAACATATTTTCATAAAAAAAAGGCCAAATGGCCTTTTTTTATTATTATCTGAATTAATTAAAATATAATGAGGACATATAATATGAAAAAATGTATAAAAAATTATTGTTTAAATCCAACCAAAAAAGAACTTGATTCGTTATATAAATATTCAAATAAATATAACAAACTAAAAAATTTATTCTATACAATGTATTAGAACAAACCAGACCTTATATTTTTACCATATAAATTTGAATTAAGGGATAGAATTGTTTTTCTATATAAATCTAAACAATTACCAATTGAACAATATACTATATTATCTCAAGTGCCTACAAAAACATAGAAGTGTGCATTACAAGATGCAATATCAGATTTAAAGGCGATTTAGACAACTCGTAAAAATAAAGTTAAATATAAAATTATTTTTTCAACAATAAAAACCAAACGAGAAAAAGAATATTTATTATATATTTTAAAATCAAATAATCTACTTAATTGCATTTTAAAAAATAAAATTTTCATAATTGATAAATTTAATGATGTTGATAAAAAAAACTTAAATCGTTATTTAAAAAGACTATTACGTAAAAACACAATAACAAAACCTTTTGCACATAATAATACATTTATATTAGAAGGAAGTACACAGGTATCATATGTACATAAAGATAATCATTTATATATATCTATACCAACACTTATAAAAAGAAAAAAAATACTATTAAAATTATCAAATCAAATGGGGATATTAAAAGGTGATATACGGGTAGTTTTAAATAAAAATAAACGAATTGAATTCCATAAAGCAATAAATATAAAAGGTATATATGGAAATAATATACCAAATAAAACTATATATTTATCGGTTAATTTAATTGATCTCTTTACTATATTACATAATAATAATATAATTGAATATACAAACAATTTTTATGAAAACGTTTTAAAATACCAACGAAAACCAACAGATAGAAATTAGGAAACATTAAAAAATATTATAAATAGAGAACTCAATTTTTTAATAAAATCACAAAAACCAGATACAGTGATTTTAAAAAATATAGACCATAACTTTTTTACATACACACATAATGTTATTAATAAAAAAACATTTACAAAAATTAAACGCTATATAAAAGATCGTTTAGTTTATAAAATGAATTATTATTCAATTAATTTAATATCAGCAAATAGTGCATACACTGACAAGATCTGTCACCAATGTTTAAGTTTAAAAACTGATATTGATGATAATAATGATCTTAAATGCAAAAAATGTATGTCAAGTGTAAGTGTTATTGCAAATTCGCTATATAATGTACAAGAAATGTATATGTTGAACATCGACAAAAATACACCTTGGAGTATGGCGAAAAAACAGTTGTTGGAGCGTAAAAATATATTATAAAACGCCCAGTACAACATAAAAAAACTGGTTAATCATGGGGGGTGCATGACACTCCCATTTTACCCACCAAATAATTGTGAATTTAAATTTAATATAAACTCTGGCATTAAAGCAATAGCACTCGATAGTGCATAATCAATTGAAAAATTTTCATAAATATGATAATAAACAAATCCAGCAAGCAACATATCACCAGCACCGCTAGTTGTTATTGCATTTACCTTTTTCACAGCGAATGATTGTATTGTTGGTTCATCTGTGAATAATTGTACATTATGCGAACCATACGTAATAATTAAATTAGACCATTTACAATATTTTGAATATAATATATCTTTAAGTTTAACAAATTCGGCCTCATTCTGTTGAATTATAACTTCAGTACCATTTTCATATAAATAGTTTATTAGAGCTATAAAATTTTCAAAATTATCTGGCTTACTATTTAAAACCAATTTGTCAATTTTAATTGAATTGGTTTGTATATGCCTTAAAAGGGAATCAAGTGTTGGCTTATTAAAATACCCTTTATTATAATCAATTAAAATTAAATTATTACAATTACTTTCAACTTTAAATACTTTTGAATAATCTATTTTTTTTAAAAAAAGTTTATTATCATCATCAAGTCTGAAATTTACAGATGATTTTGATATAAATCGTGTCTTTGTTGTGGGTGAAATCGTGCTATTTGGGTCATCCATTTCCATAATTTTTAATTCGGTGTGGTTTATATTATCCTTAAGATAATTAACGCTAGTGTTAGCTAATTGCACCGCATCATACAATGGATGATATCCACTTATAAATTTTGGTAACATATATACACTTATTATATTATTAATGGAATCAATATTTAATTGTAATAACTTTAATAAAGTTATTAATACAAAACCAGTACCACCGGGATAAACACTTATCCCATTATAATTTCCTTTAAGTGTTGCTAATTCAACCTCTTGGTTTTGAGATAAATTATTAACATTTATATATACATCAGTTATCCAATCACCGAGTATCGTTGTCTGTGTCTGCTTTTTCATTATATTCTCTCATTAATTCAAGATCTACAACATTTGTTAATTTTTTACACCTATGATTTACCTTAGATTTAATGAGCTTTTGAAATTTAAATATATTATCAACATTAATATCGTTGATGATATCATCTATACTCGTAGTATCCATAACATCTCACCCATTAAAAAAAAAGTGAGGCAACACTACCTCACTTTAATTTATTAAACCTGTTACTTCGCCTCGGCAACTGATTGCTGTCGAAACAGCTTCCCTTTTTTTTCGAAATCCAATGTAAGCTTTCGTAGACGTTTTCCTGATGCTTTAGTACTTTTATCTGACGTATACACATCTACTTCACTTGACATTTTTGTTATTAGTTCTTTAATTTCAAGTGCGGTATCTTTCGATGCCATTAAATCACCCCCTTCGGTTATTTATCAGTTGATTAATTATTTATTAACATATTTGAAAATTCCTGATCAACTGAATAATATAAATCAGCTAGACCAGTTTTTCTATTTATTATCGTAGAATCAAATGGAATATAATCAAACATGGTTTCAGATTGATGAGAACTTTTATTAATACTATCAGATTCATTTTTCAGTAATATGGTTTTACTTGTATCAAATTTATTTTTCATATATGAATGTTCATTTGGAAATCGAACGTCATCGCATATAAAACCATATGTTTTGCAATTTTCATGAACAGTTTTATCAAACTCATTTATCCAATGATAAAAATTCCTTGTCCGAAAAATCTCTGTTCCTATATATTGCATCAAATTACGGTAAACCTCTTGGTTTGTACCATATTCAATGCTATTAATAGTATCAATTTCATACTGGGTAAGTTGTTTGTAACCGTTTTGTTTCAAAACAGAATTAATTATACCGAGATTAACAATACCATCAAATGAATCTGTATTATTTTTAGCGTTATCATCTAAAGAGCTTATTGCAGTAATAAGCTCTTTTACTTTTTGAGCATATGAATATATTGGTAGTGAATATTTTTCTGATAAATATTTTGCAACCGTTGTTTTACCTGAAGATATTTTTCCACCAATTCCAATTGCAATTTTAATCATTACTTTAATCCTGTTGAATTAAATCCACCACATCTATCTACACCAATTGAACATAGTTCGTTAAGATCTTTTACTGGTGTAAACTCAACCATAGGTACTTTAGAAACCTTAATTTGTGCAACCCTGCTACCATACTCCAATTCCACTGGATCTTCACCTAAATTATGAAAAACGATTTTAATTTCCCCTCGATATCCACTATCTATAGTGCCCAATGTATTTTTAAATATCAGCCCAGTTTTTGCAGAAAGTCCAGACCTCGGTCTAAGTTGTATTTCCCAACCAACCGGAACAGCAGTATATAAACCCGTTCCAATTAGTTTTGTTTCATTTGGTTCAATAATTGTATCTTCAGAAATTCTAACATCAACACATGCATCACCGGACTTAGCATATGCTAAATCTTGTAATAGTTTAGTATTGTCACGTTTATCTTCTACAGAATAAAATGGAACTTCTATCATTAAATACTCTCCTTGTGTACTTTTTATATTATTACACTAAACTCTACTAACATATATATCATATTTTTTTACTAATGATATAAAATCGCACATCATTTTTTAGCGTTACAATATATTCCCATTTATCTATTATTATATTTCTTGATCTTTCAACTTTAATTATATCATTTCCCCATTCATTTATAAATGCTTTTGCCCATTTTGATTTTTTCCTTACAAGTTTTTCAGGAATTTTTATATAATCAGAACGAGATAATCCATGTACTTCATATTTTTTATTTCCAATCCTCATTAACTTGATTGGTGTTTTTTTATTATCATTGATAATATTTGAAACTTTTTCCATATCATCATCTGTTAAATCAGTTGTATCTAAATCGGGTGTATCACTATCTGGTATATCTGGTATATATACCACATCTTTTTCTGGAATTATATGAGTAACATCTTTTAATACATAATATGCACAAACCCTTGCTTTTTGATCTTCATAATTATATGGAACCGATACCACATCACGTGGATTTACAAGTAATTCTATTAATCGTCTTCGTTTTCTATCGTTGCCATACAAACCTTTATAAAGTTGTGCATAATCAAATGGTGCGATATGTAATCCTTTTGCACAAGTTTTTGTAGGATCATCAACGACTAACGATCTGTCTTCAGTTACCCATTTTCCGGGTGTATTATCTAATTTTGCTGTATAATCATCGAGATAATCACTCCTAACCATCTTATACGCAATAAACATACCGTCCGATGTTAATGGAAAATCATTACTTTCCAAGAATGATAAAGTTTGTTCCCGTGAATTTTCTGATGGATTTTCTTTTAAATTATTCCAAAAATTGATCAAATATTCAAAGGGTAGATCTTCTTCCATAAACTGGAAAACTTTTTTAGCAATATAATCTGGTACAAGTTCACCAAAAGAATATAGATGATTGTCAATTATATCAAATAGTTTATTATCACCCTCCTTAATCCTTATACTAACATCAACCATACTCGGAATATCAGCCAATTCATTTTTTCTAATTTTTTCTAATACATTTTGTCCAATTTCAGAATCTTTTACAACGGTAGTTACTTTACCATTGTAATTTAAAATGATTTTTGTATTAACAATGTGATAATTTACATCCATAATATTTGTCTCCTTTATTAATTATATTTACGGAATAAAACTTTTCTATTTATTTTCTTAGACTTTTTAAGTCTATTTTTTTTATATAAAATTCTATCAATATCATTGATATAGTTAACAATATCTTTTTCATTAACATACCTATCAACCTTATACGCAATAAGTGGATAGTGTTTACGTAAATATGTTTTAAGCCTACTATCTCGACGTTGTTTTCGCTCAATAATTGAATCTATCCTCTTTTGTATAATAGGTTTTTCCTTTTTATGTAAACATGCTAAATTAAACAACGACATTATCCCACCATCATCACTGTTTATTTTCTTTTCTAAAAAAGGTGAAATCTTAATACTATTTACATATATTTTTATAATAGGATCATGTATTGAGTTAATCCCTGATATAATTCGATAATCCACCTTGTGGGCACGAGAATTAAAAAAATATGAAAGATTGGTTAAAATTGAATGTATAGGTGGATTATAAAAAATCTCATCAACTTTTTCAGTGTACCATTCCATAAAATCTACCCATTCATCCATTTTATGTACTTTCTTCACATCTCTTTTATTAAAAGTAATAAGTGAGTAGTTCGTTTGATATACATTGTTATAATATCTTATAAACATGAGATAATTTTTTAATTTTAACGGGGATATTATATCCGAATATAATAAAGTATTATTATTTTTTAAATCATCATTATACTCAACTAATGTTTTTTTTCTATCGGTTCTATATCTATTAATAGTATTATACAAATAACAATGAATAATATTTTTATCTAAAATAATTTCTTTTTGTAAATATACATCAGTTATTAAATTTGTTTTAATATTTTTTAAAAATTTCTTATGTTTTTTATAAAAACCATCTTGATTTGTTTTATACTCAGCAGATGGAATAATAATACAAACTTCTGTAATGCCATTTTCATTCATCCATTTTTTTAGCCTCGGACGATTTATAGTTTTTGTAAATTTGTCATTGAAAATTATAGTTCTATTGCTTTTAATGTTGATTGTATTTGCATTACCATGATTACGTAAAATATCACCGACATCCAAATCACTTTTGAAAACAATAGCATCTTTTTGAAAATTATATATCACATTAACATCTCGTGTTAGTGTCTTTACTAACTCAAAGCCAATATTATCAATTTCAAATTTTTTACAATTCAAATGACGGAATTTTGGTTTAACAATATCAAGGTTATTAATTATTTCATTTAATGATTTACCTTTTATAAGATCATCAACTTCAGAAGTTGTTTTATCATATGCTTTTCTCAACTTTTCAGTTATAGCTGAAATTGTTTTTTTTGTATATTGTAATCCTTCACGATTTACCGCAATATCAACTTCACCCACATCAAAAAAAATAAACATTGAATCCCAGCTTGTCATATCGAAAAGTATATCTAATTCAGGTATATTTTTGTCGATATTTTTATATAGAATTCCATCAACGACACAATTTACACTACTTCCATCCATTAAGTATAATTTGTGTCTATCACTATATGATATTTTTGAAGTATTTAATATTTTTACATCACCGGAATTATAATTATATTCATCAGGTATTTCATCATAATCAGATGATGCTCCTACAATTATAGGTCTAACTTTCCAAAAATGTGATGCAATATATACATATTGTTCTACACTTTTTACATCTTCTGGTAAAATTGACAATTCAATTGTAGTACTATTCCCACTATTTACATTTTCTTTATCAAGTAAGTCAAGTTTACCTATATTATTTTCACCAATATAAGCTAAATATGTATACTTAATATTATCATAAATAGTTATAACAGTAAAAACTGAGGCGTATGCCCACCCAATTTTACTCCCTACGCCATAACCCCCAGTTTCAATATTGTTTTCACACTTGGTACTTTTACCAAGGTATAAAAAAACATTTTTTATTCTATCTGGAGAAATACCAACACCATAATCTATAATTTTTAAAATTGGTGCATATGGTGTTGGTAATATTATTTTAATTGGTGTATCGGGTATACCTGCTTCTCTATGTGAATCTCTAGCATTACACATATATTCTTGTATTGCAGTTTTTAATGGTTGTTCATACATTTTATTACATAAAATATCAAAAATAATTCCCTCATCTTCGATACCACATGTTAATGTATCATATTGTTTTGATTTGATAACATCAAACTCACTACGATCTAATTTCATTTAGATTATTCCTTTATTCATTAAGTATAAAGATATTTTTATAAGTTAATAAAGAAATAATCTAATAATGTCAATAAAATTTTTAAATATTTTTATTTATATAATCTTTCATATTTAAAACTAATTGATCTATAAGTGTATTATTATATACACCAGTAAAACAAGGTGGGGTATAATACCACCGTTTATCATATTCACCACTTTCCATTAATTCTCGTTGAAATTCACATATTTCATCATTTTTTTTCACATGTACAAAACATGGCATATGTGGGCAATCCGATTTTATGTCAAATGTATGTGTATGTTTATAATATTTAGTTCTACACTCTGTAGTAAACTGTCCATAAATGCCAATACATGGTTTTTGAATACCCTCACGAAAATGAACAATAGCAGAATCAACTGAAATCGCAATCGTAGTATCATATGCATCAAGTAAAAATTCTTCTAATGTTTTCGCATGTATAACATTTATTCTGTTATCAATTTTGCTTTGTTTTGAGATAAAATTTACATCTTCATTTTTAATATTTTTACTATGAACATATATATTACAATCTAAATCATTTATAATTTTAATAAGAGCATTATACATATCTTCAAATCGCATAGATCTAATGATAGACGTTGATCTGGGATTTAATAATATTGATTTTTTTGTTAAATCAATATTACTTTTTTTCTTAGAAATTCTTTTGGTCTTTAATTTTGGTCTACCGAGTGATGTGTCAAATGTATTAGATGAAACAGCACCAATTTCATTATATTGTAATTCGAACCAATTTATACTACTATTCTCAATTAAACCCTCAAAGAAAATTGGTTTAATTTTTTTATTTACATTCTTTTTCTTTGTAATTGAACCTTTTTTCCAACTTACGGTTGGTGTAAAATATGATATAAAATCAACATCTGATTCGAACCAATCAAACACAATTTTATATTTACTTTGTGAAATAAATTTAATTTGTTTAATATTAAGTTCGTTTTTTATATAATTTACTAAACTAGATAGTGCTAATAAATCACCTATTCCACCGGTTCGTAAAATAACTGCGGTCGAAAATTTATTGATATTATCAACATTAAATCGTGTTAAAACCTTATCTATATCATCATCGCTTTTTATAAGTTTATTTAATAATGAACTTTTATCATTACGACTTAATATTGGAAGATTCGATGATATTTTTTCAAGTAATTTTTTTTGAAAATTAATCTAAATTACATCAGAAAATAAATACATTGATTTTGGTTGTAATTTAATTTTGTTATCATCAATGGTTATTGTCATTGGTTTTTTAAATTCAACAATTCTCATTTGAACTCCTAATATTATTAATTTTATTGTAATATTCTAAATAATTTTTTGTTAACAATTCCAAATTATTGAACGTTGATTCTGATAATGAACTAGTAAGTATATAGTTTTTATACAACTTATTAAAATTTATAAAAATATTAGAGACTTTTGCTTTACATTCTTTACAAGATATAGTACCATTATCACAAGCTTCAAAAAGATATTGATTTTGAAAAAGTCTGGATATTTCTTTACCAAAATTAGTATAAAATGGACATTTATTGTGATTCCCAATAGAAGTTTTATGTTCTCTTGGATATGTAATATATTTATTTATATAATTCAAAATACCGTTAAAATCATTGTAATTAATAAAATTATCCAGTGATTTAGACATTTTATTCACTGATTTATTATCGCTTAGCACATGATCATATGATTTAATTATAATATTATTTATATTTAATTTTTTGAAAATATCTTTGGAAATATTAATATTTGAGCGTTGATCACCACCCACAAAAACATAAAGATCAGTATCTTTGCTGTTTGGTGAGTATAATATAATATCAAACGTTTGTAAAATTGGATAAATTAAAAAGCCGACACTGTTGTTATTATTGTTTTTGAAAATTGGATTTTTTAATACTTTATTTGTGTTTACAAGTGGTAAATATGTATATGTGATATTAACATGAGTTTCAAAATCAGACTGATATATAAATTTAATTTTATTATTTAAATATTTAATTTTTTCAGGAGATATATTTCTCATTCTCAAAAATATATTAAATACTTCTAAAATTTGAATATGTAAATCTTTAGAATTTAACTTAATTTTTTCTATTGAAATTTTTGATATTTGAGCATGGATTTCAGCTAAAAGAATATATATATTATTAACGTGATTTATGTTTGTTACTATAAAATCAAACATATCAAAAAGTGTCATTAAGTGACCTAAGTGAAGCTTATTACCAGTTGGTCTAATTCCAAAGTAACAATCAATTTGTGAACTCATCTAACAACTCCAAAATTATATTTTAATTATATATATATCACAAAAAAACCCACGGGTGTGTGTGTCTGTTAATAATACTTAATAATAATTATAATTAAATATATTTAATTAATATAAAATATTATTAAGAATTAAGTATATTTAATAATATATATAATATATATCCCCTAAAGGGATATATATTATATATATTTATATATAAATAATAATATAAATATTATTATTTATATATTATTTATATTAATTATAAATAAATAAATTTAAATATTATTAACAGGGGAAAAAAATGAAAAAAGTATTTGACTTTTTCATTTTTTAATATTAGTTGAATTAATTAAATAATATTAAAAGTGAGAAAAAATTAATGGAAAAATATAAATTTTTTTTTGAAGAAATAAAAGAATTTAAATCATTATCAGAAACTAAAGATGATTTGGTTAGTCTTTTTGAAAATGATAACATTACTGATTATAAAATAAAAAAAATTATCAATCACTTCATTGAACAAAAAATAATAGAAAAAATTACTTATAAAAAAAGAAATTATTTTATTTCAGTTAATACAATTAATGCATCAAATTTGACAATAGATGCATTATTTGCAGAAAAAGTAATTAATACTAATTTAAATTTAAAGAAGATAAAAAAAATTAATTATAACAACCATTTGTCAACTAATGCAATAGTTGTTAAAAAATTATCGGAGTTAATATGAGTAATTGTGAAATTTTGAATTTTATTAATAATAAAAAAGCTTTGTATAATAAATACAATTATGTTTTTGTTGATGTTAGTTCATTGACAATTACTCCCTATTTGAATTTAGAAAAAAATTTATCAATGGATCGAATAAATATAACTCCATTCATTGAAACTATAAAATTTTATATTAACTTGAAACAAGTTTTACCACAAAGTAAGTTTATATTTACATTTGATGGTGGAATATCTATTAACATAAAAAAAATATATCCAGAATATAAACTAAATCGAAGTAAATCAAAACGAACCAAAGGAGTATTTGATTGGAATACAAAAAACTTATATGATTATAATTGCTTATTGTTAACCGAAATATTTGGTTTACTCAATGAAGTTGTTGTTCCATCAAATCTGGTAACAAATGAAGCAGATTTTGTAATTGGATATTTTCTTAAAAAATTAAAAGATAATAATATTAAACAAAAAAGTTTAGTGATTAGTCATGATAAAGATTATCTAATGGCGTTTGATGAAAACAATACTGATGTAATTTATAAATATACTGCACCCAATAAAGGTTCAAAAAATTTTTTAATAAAAAATATTGATTGTATATGTGATATAATAGATTTTCCGTATTTAAAAAATATATCGGAATTTATTTTATATAAAGCATTAATGGGTGATAGTTCAGATAACATTAAAAAGCCATTTGGTATAAAATCGAAGACTATTTTTGAAAATTTTTTTAGAGATTGTTATTTGGATGATATTGATGTTACATATGATTCAATATTACAATATTTTTCTAAGAAATTTAAAACACCCCAAATATTGAGTAAATTTGAAAAAGAGTTCAGGAGAAACTTATATATTTGTAATATTTTCAACGATGATATTATTAGTGAATTAGATAAAGTTAAATTAAATAAGATTTTTGATGATATTATTTATCCTAAAGATAATAAAATTCAAATTAATTCAATACAGCAATTCATTAAGCAATATGGCTTAATGGGTGAAAGTGATAGTGAAAATTTATTTAAATATTTACAACGATAAAGGTACAAATACAATGTCAAAAAAAAATAAAAATGCTGTTGATAATAAAACAAAAGTTAATAAAATGCCCAGTGTTGAAGAAGGTTTATTAAATAAAAGTCCTTTTTTTCCAACTGATCAATTACTTAATGAATCCACAAAATTAACACCAGATGATGTTGATTTTAGTGACCGTAGTGAAAGCATAAATACCGATGATGATCAACCTGAAAATTATTATTAGATGGATTATGGTGATGTTCGAATGCTGAATGCCACAACATTATTTTTTGATGGTTATGTAGAAAAATATACAATTAATCGGGCACTTGATCAATTAAAAAGAATAAACAAAAACATCAATGCGATGGAACACGATTATCCATCATTAAAAGGGACACTAACACCAACTGTGATCATAAATAGTAACGGTGGTAGTGTTATTGAAGGTCTCCGTTTTCATGATGCTATTAAGTCGAATAAATATCCTGTAACTACTATTGTTTCTGGAATCGCCGCTAGTATGGGAATTATAATAAGCTCCGCTGGTGCAGTCAAAAAAGCAACAAAAAATTCAGTTTTAATGATCCATTCTATTTCTGCCGGTGCCCATGGTAAATATAGCCAACTCATGGACTATGCTAAATTTTAGACACAACTACAAGAAACCCTAAGTCAAATTTTAAAAGACAATACTGGTGCAAAAAAAGAAGCAATTGACACCTTTATGAAAGGTGAATCATATATTATGGCTAAAGATGCATTAGAACTAAAACTAATCGATGAAATAGTTGATTCGTTTTAATATAAATTATGATATATTATAATAATAATATTAACAGGGGAGGATTTTAAATGACCGAAGACATTAGTTACATTACTTTGTCAAGAAATGATAGTGATACTATTGAATTTACAAAGTTATATAAAAGTATTGTTGTAAATTCAAAAGTATCTAAATAGTTAAACCAAAAAGCAGATGATGATAGCTATGATACTGTTATAGAATTGTTAAAAATTATTGTAAATGACATTATTTCTTTGAAAGATGTTGATGTTGTTATTGAAATTGATTATGATAGTGAGTTTAAAGATTTAACAATTCGTCCTAAAATAATTATTAATGATAGTAATCAAATAACAGATAGCCATTTTTTTGATATTGCAGTTGAACTATCAGATAAATATGAGGAATTATTAAAAGATATTCAAGATTTATCTGTTGAAGTTGAAACTGAGTTTAAAAACGAGTATATCAAAATTATCACAGTAAAAAAATCACAAGGATAATATAATGGCGAAACGTGAAAATAATTATTCAAGAACTCAATCACGGACAGATTATAAAGAAATCGATCCGGCATTGATTGAGTCTACTTTGGATTATTTAGAAAATACTGGTAAATTAAAGAGTCATATGGTTTTACCACCTCGCCATATTTCTCCCCGTGCTGTTAAATATTATGATATTATAATATAGATTCAGGAAAATTTAAAAAAGTTTCAAGATTATGATGACATTTCTGATATTTTAAATGAAATAGATGATACACCAGTAAAATTTTTAAACATATCAGATAACCGTACCAAAGATGAGTTGTTTGATAATTTACAGCAATATGTAATATTTTATCAAACTAGGTTAATCAACCTTAGTACAATCGTAATGTCATCCGTTATTAAAAAATTTAAAACGCTATATCCACAACATTTTCAAGATACATTTACTGCTTGTGTTGTTGACGTTTTAGATAAAATTTCAAAAAATAAATATGATAAAAATAAGTCTCAGTTTCACAGTTATGTATATGAGACATCATATTAGGCAATAATTAAATATATAAATGAAAAAGCCCAATATGAAAATAAAACTGTTCAATTATTACAAGAATAATACAAAAAACTAAGGGTTAAATAAAAATGAAATTAAAAATTTTTTATGTGTTAATGGTCATGAGTATTATTTGTTATGGTTGTGATATTATTAAAAATACAGATGTAGTTTCTGATACTGCGATAACTGTAGGTTCGACAACATATTTACTTAATAGTTATGAAAATGTCAATAGAATTATATTCACTAATTTGCATAAATTTAAAAAAGCCGAACAAGATACAATTATAATAGTATCAAAAAAGTTTGAAAAAATTAAAGCAGATATAAACACTAAAACTAGCAATACTGATATATTAATGATTAAAAATAAAATTAATATATATATAGAACTTTATACTAATATTGTTGATGATTATTTAAATGTAAGATCAATTATCGTTAATAATATTGATAAGTTTGGTGATGACGATATAACCAGTTTGAATAATTTTGATTTACATGTTAAATTATTATATAATCAAATATTAGATATGAAGAAAAACATAAATAATAAAACGGATGTAAATATTGATGATATAAAACTTGTTATGAGTAATTTAAAAATATTGCTTAAAAGTTTATCCAATATTATACCACCAAAATAATATTATGAAAAATGTGTATGTAAGTGATTTTTGTAAAAAAAATAGAGGGCAGTGGGATAATTGTATTATTGATTATCCCACTGCCCTTGGTGATATTACACATACAAAACTACAAGGATCATTTGTATACAATACCAATGGAAATTTACAATCAATTAAGACATACAATATTACTACAAAAAGTAGACCTAATTTAAAATATGTGGGTCAATACCATGAAATAGAAATAGATAAATTACCAATACGGACAGAATATTATATTAAACCAAAAATTTATGGAGAAACATATTATTTAAGTAAATATGGATGTTCAGGTCGATATTATTTCGCAAGAGAATTTGGGAGTTAGAATAATATAAAACTAACAAATAAACTTAAAAAAGATCTTCGTTTAAAATATCTGATGGATTCTTATAAAGAATCAACGATTGAAATTATTTATAATGATATAGATAATAATATATATTTAAATAATATATGCACAAAAAATGAAATTTTTAAATGGAATATTTTATCAGATATTGCATTAAAGTTTGAGATTAAAACACCTAAATTATTAAATCAAAATATATTAGAGTTTGATAGTACGTTGTTGGATTGTTTTTATAATACATATGATTTTGATGACGCTGATTATATGATTAAAAAAGATTATTTATTGATGTTTATTTTTAAAAATAAAAAGTATTTATTTTCGAAAATATAAGGGGGACGTTAATGTGTCCCCCTTAATTATTTTTATTACAATGCTGATGTTACATCTGGTACACCATAACGTGTAACGGAAACGGTTTGACTTGGAACCTCACCTTGTCTCAACTGTGCCTCTCTTTCAACGGTTGATTCGTCCTTATTAAAGGAATCACCACCACCGGAACCACTAAAGTATTGTTCAACTCCACCTAGGTAGACATCCCTTGCCTGTGTAGTTGGATATGCAATTTTTTTACGATATGTAATACTTCTAGTTCCGAAATTATCCATGGGTGAATCTGTGCTTTTACTTGTTAAAATGTATGTTCCATTATCTGGTAATGTAAAAAATTCACCAAGTGTAACCAGTCCATCGGATGTTGTTGATTGTAAAATATCTTCAACCGATGGGTCACGATCCATTTCCCTGTAACTAGCGGAAACTTCAACGGTAACTGATTTAATTTTAAGAGGTACACATGCAAGTTTTGTTGATGCAATACCTTTTTGTGCAAGTTGTGCAAGTTCTTCCGCTGTAACACCAAGAGCTTCATCAGTTGGTTTATATTTTGGACTGGCTTCTTCAGAAATTCTCATTGAAGTATTTTCAAAACACTAATCAACTTCATCATTTGATGAACCAATAACTCCTATATTACAAAGAGAAATTTCATCGGTAAATGAATATGATTTCTCTATATTTCTGATGAATAGATGTACAACTGTTCCACAATCAAGCTCGGACTCACTGACTCGATAGTCGGTTCGAGTCTGGAATCCTGAATCTGATCCAAATCTAATAGCCATTATTTTTACCTATTTTTTTTATTTTTTGTTATATTTATAATATAAATTCTTATATATTATATTAATTTATAAAATGTTAAAATTATGATATATTATTAAGTATAGAAAGGGTGTTTTTTAATGAAAAACTATACAATTTAGTTTACCGGTTTAACTGATTCCGGTAAGACAACTTTATCAAGAGAGTTATATAATTATTTAAAAAAAGATTCAGTTATTGAATTAATTGATGGTAATACATATCGTCAGCTATATAATAAAAACCTTGGCTTTAGTAAGAAAGACCGAGATATCAACGTATCTTCTCTTGGTATACTTGGAAACTATCTTAATAAACATAATATTAATACCATTATTGCATCTATTGCACCATATAATGAAACCAGATTAAATAATCGAAAATTAATTGAAAAAAGTGGGAATATTTTTTATGAAATTTATTGTCACTGTGATATTTCTATTTTAAGACAAAGAGATACAAAAGGGTTATATAAAAATCCAACTAATCAAAGTGGTGTTAATGATCCATATGAAAAACCAATTAACCCAAATTTGACAGTTGATACAGGTTTACATGATATATATTCATGTTTACAATATATAGTTTTAAAATTATGCTTAGATCGTGTTATTGATTATAAAAAAGGGTTTATCATATGAAATCTGCATACTTAGTATATGGTACTGGTGAAAGTACTGGTTGTCGAGCCGTTAGTAAATTTATATTATCAGCGGATAAACAAATCCGTGGTACCGATAAGCATACACAAGAGTTCCAAAATGTTATGTATGATGATAATGGATTTAGATCTTGGGTTATTGCTGAAAAAATAGATAAGCTTTTAGTCAGACAAAGCTACCCACATGGTAGCAATCTACCTAGATTAGATGATTGGTATAATAGATTAATATTTTCAGGTTTTGATAAAGTATATACAATAATAACTACTAGATTTTGGCCTAGTCAAATTGTAAGTACAATAAAAAATTTACATATTAAAAACAATCCTGTTAACACGTTTTTATCAAATCCAACGAACAGAATTAAAACAGCATATATTGATATTTTTAGTTCATTATCTAAAATTAACAATGGAAAATATTATGATTTTGTAGTATTAAATATTGGTGATATTTGTAGACATCCTAAAGTTAGTTTAGAATATTTATTTAAATCTATAGATATAGAACCACCAAAAAACTTTGATTTTAGTATTGTTAAAAATGATATAGATATAAACCGAATATCAGAATATATTAAAAATGGATATGATAAAGTATGAATGATAGGTGTCCCAATTGTAAAAAAATGTTAGAAATTGAAGTAAATAATAATATTGAAGTAGTTGTATGTCATAATTGTAAAACAATATTTTCACAAGGAGATGGGAGTATTGTTACACTGTTTAAATGTAGTAACTGTGATAGTTATTATTATTTAAATAATGGATGTGAATGTAAAGTGAGTGATAATAAAGATATTATATTATCAGAAGATGTAACATCTAATATTAAGGTAAAAACAGATGAATAAAAGAGTTGTAATTTTTTTTCAAAATAATGGAAATAAAAAACGTATGCCAATAATAAAAGCATTTAATGTACCATCTGGTATTAAAATGCCTAAAAATATAACAACATTAAAGACATTAAATATGTCAATTGTTTTATCAGCACCACAAAAAGGTTCATATAAGGTAATTGGAACCTTTAAAGATGTTGAAAATGTTAATTATTTAGATATAAAAATGTTAATGAAATTAGAAGGTGATATATATGAAAATATTAGCGACTATGAAAAACAATTTTTATTATAATATAAATGAATTTATTAATTTTTTATATCAACATATAAATTCTTTGTTAATTATGATTGATAAAATTTTAGTTGACATTTTTTGAAAAAATATATATTTATTGATAATATAAAAAATATAAATGGAGGTATCATGAAAAAAGGTAATACTATTCCAGTTGAAGTTGATTTTAAAATTAACAACATTATTTTTAATTATGTTAAAGATAAAAAAAACAACAATAAAATCGGTATTGTATTAGCATGTCGATTTAAAAGTGATAATCGTGTGTATATTGGTTATTCATTGTGTAACAAGGTCGATAAATTTGATAAAAAAACCGGCTTTGAATTAGCATTGTTAAACGCATATAAAAATAAATTAAATAATATTTATATCAACAATATTAACATTATTGATGATATTATACAAATTCCTGAAAACATTGATTATCCAAAATCAATTAAGAATAATATAATTTATTTATTGAAAAGGTGTATTAAATTTTATAAATTTAAAATTGAAAATGATAAACTTAATCCTTTAAATATATTATTAGATGAAAGTGTACAAAATTCATGGTTATTTAATAATACGGATTTTTCTGTTTTTGTGGCTAATTTAAAAAAAATATAAATATACGTTGGTATGATGGATTTATTATTATCGTTTTCAAAATATAGTGTTAGTAAAAAATGTATACTTAAATACATTTATTCGTATATACTAAAACCCCCAGTACCCGATATGCCACAATCATATCCTTTAGTATTAGGGGTTTTAACTCATTTATTTATAGAACTATATCATAAAAATAGATGGGAAATATATGAAATAAAAAATATCAAAGATAATCTTGATATTTTACATGAACATATTACATTAAATTTTTTAGCTAAAGATTTCAATAGTGGTTCATATATGGTTAAAAGTATGGATAGAACTAAAAATACAACTGAATTGATAGAGTTTATAAAAAATAATGAAGTTGTATTTTTCCATGCTTTTAAATTATTTAAGCAATATATTAGTGATATTGCTTATAAAATTGAAGACAACAATATTGAATCAGAGTTTACATTTAATAATATTGTAAAATTAAATAATGAAGATTCATTATTATTATATGGTTCAATTGACTTAATTTTTTGGAAAATGGAGAATGAAATCTGTAAATATTTATATCTTGCCGATTTTAAAACTGGTAAGACTATTGATATTTTTGCAATACATCAATTATATTTTTATTGTTATAATATTATTCAATATAATTTCAATACAAATAAAAATATAATTGATAACCCGGATAAAACATCAATTATTCAGTTTTTAAAAGAAGTGTTAACATCATCTGCAATAAAAAAAGGTATTATTTTTAAATTGCGTGATGGTGACAATACAAATGTTTTATTGAATTCTGCGGATTTTTCAAAGTTTATTGATGAAATGTTTGATGATATTAATAATATAATATTACCATTACATAAAGTAGATAAAAATGATATTAATATTGATATGATAAAAAATAAATATAATGATAAATTTAATTTTGTTAATAAGGATGAATGTAAAAAAACTAACCTGAGTTATAATTGTACATATTGTCAATATTCATCAATATGTAAATATAGGCTATTAAAGTAAGGAGATAACAAATAATGAGTACAAATGTATGTGTAAAAAGAGGTTCCAAAGAACCATTTGAATCACTTTTATTGAGATTTAGAAGAAAAGTCGAAAGCGAAAGTGTTCTTAAGGATTATAAATGTAATGTGATGATGTCAAGGGAAGAACGAAAAAAATTTAAAGAGTTTACGTCAAGCCGTCGTGTTAAAAAAAAGCAAAAAAGAATATCAACCATTGTTAAATAAGGATTAAAAATGATAGCTGATAAATTAAATAAAAAAATGTTTTAGTCGTCTAAAATTGTTATAATTGATGTTAACTCGGTTTTTTTATTTAGTAAAAATCCAGTTAAAAAATTAAATGATTTTATATCATTTATTGAAAGTATTAACAAAGATACAATATTTATTAATGTTATTGATAATGGTTTAAATCGTCGGATGACTCGATTATTTCCAGAATATAAAGGTAATCGAGTCACCTCAAAAGAAAATCATAGTATTAGTAATTTAAATAGTTTTAATAAAAATAATAAATTTAAAGTATATATAAATCGAATACATAAAATCGATTCACAATTTAAAAACCGGTTGACATTCTATTTGACAGGTGAGGCTGATTTTAAAATTGGTTATATTTTAAGATATATTTCTGAGAAAACCTCAGTTGATGTAGATAATATATTAACTGTAGCTAATGATAAAGATTTAGTATTAGCATCAATTAAAAGTAATGTATTATTAAAACGTCAAAAAAATAAAAAATTCTATTAGTTTTATTTTAAAAATAATCCCAATTATTTAAATGATTTTAAAAATGTTTTTAATTTAAACAAATTAAATATGAACAGCATAAGTCAGTATTATTATTATTTGTTGTTAAATGGTGATAATATTGATAATATTAAACAATTATTAACAAAAAGTAAAGTAATTGCTTTTTTAAATAAAATATATGACATACATAATACATATAATTTAGATTTTATCATTAAACATATGCCCGATTTTAATGATAAAATTGAGGAAAAAGATATATTAAATAATACATATTTAATTGATATATTTAATAATAATACGTTTACTAAACAACAACGCCTATCAATGGATATATTATTACATCAATTTTTGTTAAAAAATAATATTAATGTAATGTAAAAAAATGATATGTTATTAGTAAAATAGAGAGGGTAAAATATGTCTAAAGTATCAATAAACTTTACAGATACCGAAATTACTGACATGATTGATAACTTTTCAAAAATGCTATGTTTGGTAGATGCTGGTATTTTTGAAAAATATTTAAAAGATTATCACAGCTTGGATTTAGAAAATAGGCGTTTTTGTAAAAAGGATATATTGTTATTTTTAGCCACTATTATTGATTTTATTGGAAAAAAAGAAAGTCGATTACGTGTTCGTACTTCATTAAAACTTAACAAAAATCAAATATTGGCAATGATCTTTGGTGAAGAAGACTTTTTTAAAGAATTTTCTAATGATCTACGTTTTTTTATTGGTATTTTATTTCAATTTTTCTTTGAAAAACATGATATTTTCAATCATATAGATGAAATGGTTGAAAATTATGCAGAAATGTATGATAGATATATTAGTGTTTATGACAAAAACCAAAATTAATTGAATAAAATATGAGTTTTTAACGATAAGGTCAAAAAAAAATGATAAATTTTACAAAAAAACGACATTCACTTAACTTTGAGAAAAAAAGTAATGGGGTGTCTTAGGGTAAAGAATTAGTTAAAACTGGGGAGCTTGATAATTTAATATCAAAGTCGTTACCAACTGCACGAAGTAGTGCATATAATGTGTTAAATGAATCGAATGAATTTATTAATAATGTTAGCACTGATTTATTTAATAGGTTAGGTATTGTTACAGTTAATGGTGGCTTTGATTCTAAATTATCATTAATTAATAGAGTTAATTTATATTTAGATCGTTTTCCAGAAATTGAATATTTAATAGATATGTTAGCATCATCTATTATATATACATCATCATCAAATAAAAGAAAGATTGAGGTTAATTTATTCGGTGAGTATAAAGTTTTGGAGAAAAAAATAGATACTAGATATATAAACGATAGTACTACATCCGATTCTACTGATATTATCGATGATATCAATGTTCCAAATATAGAGGTTGATCAGCTTATTTATAACAACAACGTTGAAAAAGTTGATTCACATCACAAAGAAATATCACTAGCGATTGGAAATTTATTAAAGAGAAATAATATTAAACTTTCATTGTATAATTTAGTAAACAGTATTTTGCGGTATGGGTGTGGAATTTTTTATTTTGATGACGTTAAGACATATTCAGATGTTAGTTTTTATAGCCTTGATGAGGTAGTGTTTAAGGAAACTTCAAATGGTAACACTACAATAAATTCAACAAAAATTAGTAATGATTTACTTGAATCATCAGGTAATTCATCAACCACTATGTTTAAAACAATAGATGAAGATGATCATTTAAAAAAAATAACCAATAAGAATATTAGTATATTTAAAATCGAAGATGGTACAGAATTAAAATCCGAGAACATGTTTTTCATTGCTGAAAAAGGTGTAATTGGAAAATCTCAAGTTGACAAAGTTATAAATTATTTAAAAGTTATCGAGCTGTTAGAGTTGTCATTATTAATAGAGAGATTATCGAAATCTAAAACAACTCACATTTGGAAATTGGATTTAGAAAAAATTGAAGATGAAGACATTGCAAACACACTTATGTTATATCGAAATTTAGTAAAATCGAAATCAGCAATGAATTTTGATGAAACAACAGATCAAATGAGTTTTGATATTGTAAAAAATCTCATAGATTCAAATTTGATTGTTCCAACTGAGGGTGAAAATTTAAAAATAGACACATTAAAATCTGAATACAAGCCACTACTGGATGACATTGATTACTGGTAGGATAAGGTATATCATACTATGGGTATTCCTTTACATTATAGAAAATCAAGTAATGCCAAAACATATCAGAATAATAGCATGTTGGCACTACATGATAATGTTTATTCAATGAAAATTCGCCATTATCAAGTAATGTTAAATAATATATTAACGTTTTAGATGGAAAAGTAGTTAGGTGTTAATTATAAAGATTTAGACATTAAATATTTAAATGTTAATATACCTGAATTTGTTCCAATGAGTGAACGAAAAGAAACAGATTTAGATAAGTCGTCAAAATTTGTTACAATGTTTACCCAGTTAGAACAAATGTTGGGAATGAACATTAAAGATGAATTTATTCTTAATAAACTATTTCCGAATGATGTAATGTCTGATATATTAGAGGATATCACCGACGAAGACTTAGAAAATAATATTGAACCGGTTGAAGATGAAGATATTCTATCTCTATTTGAATCAGGAAATAATGTATTAACAAATATAACTAATAAAAATCATGATTCAAATAAATTTAAACGTAAACGTTCATCGAGGAAAATTAATCTTGTATCTAAAAGTCATAATTATAGTATATATTCTTATGATTTTAAGTTAAATGTAATATGGTAATTATATAAAAATATAATATGGGGGATTATACTAATGTTTTTTTTTAATTTAGATTTATATAAAGGCACTATTATTAAATTAGTAAATTTTAATAATGGTGCGGAAATTTATGGATATTTAGAAGATGTAAAAGGTAATACAATAGTATTAAATAAAGCTATTATATCAATGAATAAATTCAATAGTGATCCGGCCGGAACAATGGATGCGATTATAACTGGTAAATATCAAGCGGTAGATGGCAACGTTTTAACATTGCCAGCATCAACAATATATCCAAATTATAATGATAAACACATTACATATTTGAATATTGATATGTTTTTATTTGTACCACTATATGATAATAATAAAGATAATAATAAAGATAATAAAGATAAAAACATTGACAATTCATCAAATGTGTTGGATATTAAGAAAACATTTGAAGATTACATTGAATATATTTATACAACCATGAATGATATTTTTAATGTACATCAGTTAAATCTTAAAGATAATGAAAGGGAATCAAATGAAGTATAATTATACTAAACATCAGGTCGTAGAATTTATTGCTCAAGGTACCAGTTACATAGGTGAATTTAGTTCATTTTCAGAAAAAGATGGTATTGTTAATTTTGAAAAGGTAATGAGGGTTGATTTAACACCTATGCCAGTTCCAAACGATATAGGTGGTAGTACTAATTTTGTAATGGTACCTAAAATGAATATCATTAATTACTATTCATTAGAAAGTGCGTTTAAATTTAATGATAGTGATATTAATTATATTGCAGTTGTTTCTGGTAATGAATTTATTGAACTATACAAAAAAATGTATAGTATGTATGAAAAAGAGAAAATAAAAGAAGGTAGTAATATTTCAATCGTTTCACCATAAAGATAGATATTGATATGATATGTGAATTTGTACTAAAAAATGGTATCAGTTATATCGGTGAGCATATGGGTATAAAAAAAAATAGCCATGCAATAAAAAACCCATATAAATTGATACCAGTACCAGCTATAGATACAACAAGCGATGGAATGGATGTTTCATTGTTATATACACCATCACTTATCCCAGTGGTGTTTTTTAATACATCATCAACAATAATTTATATTAATGAGGATGATGTATTAATTTTTGTAACTGTAGATGGTTTACAAAAAGATAAATATTTAAAGTTATTAAAATTATATGAGGAGCAATAAAAATGGCACAAAATGTTAACATGCAGAATATTTTGAATAAAATCGAAATATATCGCACAAAGTGTATAATGATAATGGAATCTTCTATATCGGTACAATATAATAGTACAACTCCTATGTTGCAGTTCCGCTTTGGGACAAGACAAAGTGCGAATGAAGGGGCTAATTGGAATAATAACCAAAATGCATATTGGTTTCCAAATTTTGCAGGTTTAGTTGATCTTGTTTCCAAGATGGGAGCATTATTAAAGACTGAAGCTGGTTCAGATAGTGCATATGCAAATTTTAAAAATCCAAAAAAACAGAAATATTTAACATTACGGAAAAACATAGATACAAATAATAACAAGATTTGGTATATGTTTTCATATACCAGTGGTTCTGATGATAATGGTAATAAATTTCAGTGCAGTTGTTCACTTGATGAAACTGAATTTACAGGTATGTATGCATATTTAAAAAATCTTCTTAGTCAATATCCTACAATTGCACAAAATGCACTTGTGCGATATGATTATTGGTATCAAATGGTAGGTAAGCATAAACAGAATAATAATAACGGTAACAATCAATATAATCAGAATAATAATGGAAAATATCAACAGAATCAACCATATAACAATTCTAGTGGTCAATACAACCAGAATAATAATGGACAACCGAACACTAGTCCCGGTCAATTTAACGATGGTATGATGAATAATATTAGAAATGAATTTAACAGTCCACCTGTTGATGATGACGATATTCCATTTTAATATATAATTGGCATTAATTAATGCCAATTATATATTTGTAAACTTAATAAACAAGGGGTTTTTATGTCATCAGGTCGTAGTAGCTGTTTAGTTAATATCCAGAAAGTAAATTTTGGTCGGGATTTATTACGAGATAGTGGATTAGATATTATAACAGATAATATTAGTTATTGTACCAAGCAATTAAAAATTAATGATGTTGATGTGATTAGTGTTGATTTATATAGTTACACTATAAAAACAAACAATGATTTTGATTATAACATAACCATTCCATTAATATCATTTAATGGAAAAATAATGCCTATATTGATGAAAGTTAATGATAAATCTGATATGGGTGCATATTATATATTTAAAAAAATAGATAAGTATACGAATATTATTGAGGATAGTTCTTTAGATTATCGTAATAATATATTATTAACAAGTAATAATGCTAATAATATAATTAGTATTATGGTTGATAAGGAGTTTATTAATAATATAAGCAAATCTGCTAAACAAAAAGATATTTCATCATTAATATCACGATCATTTCTAGCTGAGGTTAAGAATTATTCTAAAATACATAATTTAAAGAATTTTGGTTATACTGCTATAAATGATGATAATTTTAATATTTTTAATTTATTTTGGTATAAAAAAGATAATTTAAAGTTTATACACTTAACATTTAATGCAAATAATGGTGATAATTATATTAGAGGATATAATTATCTTTTAGATTGATTTATGTATAATAATGTATTATAGTTAAAGCCTATTAGTTAAATTGATAGGCTTTTTTATTATTAATAAATTAATAGGGTTTTGATATGATTAAAAAAGTTGAAATAACTGATTATATGTTAATATCAGCAAGAAAAAAAGCAGTATCACTTGGTACATTGAACAATTCTATTTTGAAAGGGGCTGGAAATTTAGCAGGTTTTTTGGGTGAATATATTGTAGCTTCATATCTAGGTGCAACAATTGAAAATACATAGGATTATGATTTAATATTACATAATGGTCTTAAAATCGATGTTAAGACAAAACAAACTGGCGTTGAACCCCAAATGCATTATGATTGTTCAGTTAGTTCTCATAATATAGATCAGAAATGTGATATTTATGTTTTTGCTCGTGTTTTAAAAAATTTTAGTTGTGGTTGGATTTTAGGTTATATGTATAAATCGGAATATTATGATAATTCGATTTATATGAAAAAAGGTGAAATCGATATTAGTAATAATTACAAAGTAAAAAGTAATTGTTATAATATGAAAATATATGAAATAAATAATATAGACGATTTAAAAAAATAAGGTATTGAATATATGGTTAATAACAGGTCATCAAAAAAAGGGTTGCCTACTGTTAGAAAAAATGTTATGCGAGTAAATAAAAAATCAGGAAAGGTTAGCTTTTTTCAACAACGATACTATTCAAACCCATATAATAATAAAAAAGGTAAAAATAAAGCAAAAACCAATATTGATAACAATCCAGCAGAGCAGTTTAAAAACATAATAGATAATCGGAAAAATAAGAAAATAAGTGAATATTTAGATGATATTCACGTTATAAATGGTCAAGTTGGTGTTCATACTATAAAGAAGTTAACACCTAAAATAAAAACGAAAAAAGATGAGTCTGCCATGATGGATGGTTTTTTTAATCCAATATTATCAGAAGGTTTTTTTAGTAATGATAATATATCGGATTATAAATCATTATTAGATGATACGATGTTAGCTATAAACAGTGTACCCCAAACGGATTCAATGTGTTCATCAATATTAAATTCATTAATGAACAATAAAGCCAACATTTCAGATTATGCAATGACAGGGATGCTTTCTTCATTTCAAAACCACGGACAAATAGAAAAAATATTACGATTAAATATATTAAAGAAAGAATCATATAATCCACAAGATTTTTTAAATGAATACATGTTTAAATATTTAAATCCAGTAAATATATTGAATATGTATTTACTGAATGATAAACTAGATAGTTTAAGCGGTGTTGTATCAACATTATATTCTGATGGTAATGATAATATATATTTACCGAATCCAATCCAATTAAATGAAACTGAAATTAAATTATGGAATATTTGGATAGATATTAATAATACCATTGTTAGAGAAAACGATATTAAACCATTACAACAACATCTTGTTGCAAATTTGGATGCAAATGTTGCATCAGCATTATTTAAAAGTCAAAAAGATGTTGATATTCCTCTATCTGATACGGTTATCCATATTGTATCAGAAAATCCTAGAAATAGTGTTTCTGATGATTTCACTGTTATTAAACCAGTTGATTTAAGTAATTCTGACTTTGATATCCACGATGCATCTTTTATTAAAGATAGTTCCGATAATGTATTTTTATCATTTATATTAAATATATCTGATATAGAAAAAAAGGATTATTTAAAGATAAAGAATATTTATGATGATGATATAATTGATAAATATTCTTTGGTGCTTAATGATTTAATTAAAGATATACCATATATATCACGAGATGAAATGGATTATGAAATAAATGAGATGATGTCAATATTTAAAAGTAATAATAATGAAGAATTTATTTGTATTAATATATAATAATTTAGTGGTGGTTTATAATGGGGTATAGTTATATTACTAACGTTTATCCTACATTTAATATGTGGGATGAAGAAAATGCAGATTGTATAATTTTAAAATTTGATCCCAGTGTTCGATCATATTATGCATTAAATTATGCAACTAAGAACGATATGGGAATATATGCATATTCAACTAAATGTAGTATAGGTGAGTTGATTGAATTATATGATGAATTGGTAGATATAGGAAGGTTTAGAAAAAGTGAATTATTTTTTAATAAGATTATTAACATTAAATATTTTTCAAAAAAATAAGGAATATTATATATGTTAGAAATTGGTTCATATGTTAAATTAAATTATATTCGACTCAAGAATTTTATGTCGTTTAAAGATATAGAATTATCTAATTTAGATAAATATAAAATTATTTTTATTATGAGTAGTAATGCAACCGGTAAATCAACGCTCACCTCAGAAGGTTTATATTATTCATTTTTTGGTAGGTCATTACGATTTAAAAAAATTCAAAACCTACTGAGTCGATTTTATGTTAGTGGAGAATCTTTTGCTAATATAAAATTATCGATTAATAATAAAACTAATCCAACTATGTATTTAGATATAAAAAGATATATAACTGGATCTGATCGAAAGTTTGAAATATCATCAAATAATGACGAATCAGGTATATTTGAAGATATGTGTAATTTAAGTAAGGTAGATAAACTTAATACATATTTAAAGAGTTTACTTGAAATGGATGAAAATAAGTTTTCGATTTTATATCTAAAAAGTCCATATTCTGGATCTTTGTTTGAAAGTAATAGTACTTTATTAACATCAATTACTAAAGTTCAATATTTTAGTGATTTACGCACCGATTTTCATGGTATAGTCAAAGATTTAAAATCAACCTTAAATATAAAAAAGTCACACATTGATAATCAACATAATTTATTAAACTCAACAAAAGAAAGATTAAAAGAGGTTGATATCAATCAAACGGAAAAACAAGATAATATAAAAATATTATCCGAATTGGAAAAAAAATTAAGGATAACAAAAGATGAAAGTGATCGTCAACTTAGGAGAAAAAAACAAGCAAATGTAAATAAAGAAAAGCGTCAGCTAAGTCTAAATGTTCAACAAGAACAACGGGCAAAAATTGAGGCGACTCTTTCACATAAAAGGCAACAACACGTGCATTATAATAAGCTTATAAAAGCTGGAAAATGTCCAACGTGTTCACAAAAAATAAACAAAGAATTATATTCGGATGATTTAAATCAAATATTTCAAGATGGTATTAAATTAAAAAACGATTTAGATGCTGTGCAAAATGGAATTAAAGAAATTGAAAAGGCATTATATAATATAAATCAATTTCAAAATGAAATATATAATATTGAGCAAAAAATTAATAATGAAATTATTATGTTAAATAATCAAATTTCACAACTGAAACACAAAATAGAACAGAGTGAAATTACGAATCATAACAATACAACTATAATTGAGGAAATTATAAAAAATATTGATTCTGCACAAAAAGAAATATCAGAATTTGAACGTGAATTTGTAATACTTGAAAATATATATTCAAAGCTTTTAAATAAAAAAGGTGAGTATATTAATAAATTTTATACAAAAAAAATATCAGGATTTACTAAACTATATAGTAAAATTTTATATGATTTTACTAATGGTAAATATAATACGGTTACAATTGATCTCAATAACTACCCAGTTTTTAATGGTAGTGTAATATATGAATCACTGTCCACATCAGAGCGTAAAATAGTCGATTTAGCATTTATTATTGCATATGTTGCATATTTATCACAAGAGCTAAAGTTTAAAACGTTCATTCTTGATGAGCTTTTAGATAACATTGATCCTGAGAATATTTTAAATATATTAAATATTATATATAATATATCAGTTAAATATAATTTACAAATTTTTTTAACTAGTAATATGAGTGATTATATTATTAGTAATATGACTCAATATAAAATTGATCACCCAGATACAAAAATCATTAATCTCCGTGAAAAAATTGGTTTAGATGATGAGGATACTAATTTGTTTGATATATAAAATTATTAATTGACAACTATTAAGATTTATTATATATTCAAATAAACCTTAATAGTTGGAGCTATAATGATAGATAAAATTTTATATGATAATCTTATTGCATTGTTCAGTGATTTAGATATGCTATCACAAGTTTATCTCGTTGGTGGGATATGTAGAGATCATTTATTAAATATCAAATCAAATGATATTGATTTGTGTATTGAAAAAATAACAGAACCACAACTACATAAACTAAATGAAAGATTTAAACTAATTGGGTCATCATTTCCAGTATTTTTATTAGAAATAGAATCATCAAGTGGTATTGAAAAAATAGAATTAGCAGTTGCACGTCAAGAGCGGTCAACTGGTAATGGTCATACTGATTTTGATGTTGTATATGGAAAAAACATCACAATTGAAGACGATCTAAAGCGTCGAGATTTGACAATTAACTCTATGGCAATACCAATTAGTGATTTAAATAATATAATTGATCCATATAAAGGCATGGAGTCTATTCGTTCTAAAGTTTTGTGTCATACTAGTGATGCATATGCAGATGATCCATTACGGATATTTCGAACAGGACGGTTAGCTTCCCGTTTTAATTTTGATGTTGATAAAAAAACATTAAATTTAATGAAAGACTTGTCGGTACAAACCGAGGGGCTTTCAGGTGAACGAATATATATTGAAGTTGATAAAACATTTAAATCGTCTAATTCACCTAGTATATTTTTTAATGTTTTAAAAGAAACAGAAAATTTAGATATATGGTTTCCTGTTATTTCACACTTAGTTGGGTTGACACACATTCATTACCTTGATGTATATGATCATGTGATGAATGTAGTTGATATAACTAAAATGTCAACTGATTCAATTCCTGCACTATGGGGTGCATTATATCATGATATCGGTAAAATTTTTACTAATGATTCACAGCTACCATATCATTGTGATCATGATAGAACAGGGCTATTTCTAGTGCCATATATAAGTAAACGCCTAAAATTACCCAACAATATTAAGAAAACTATAGAAGATACTATTAAATTTCATTTAACTATCAATGAAATTTATAAAATGAAACCAGTGCAGATTTTAAAAATTATACATCACTTACAAAAAAGAAAAACGTTAAGTGATGTATTGAGTGTTGTAAATAGTATTAAAGTTAGTAAAGGTTTAAGTGGTATTGATGGTATAATAATAAAGCATATTAAAAACGCTGAGATTGTAAATATGCTTAATGTACCAAATCATATATCTGATTTATTTAATGGTAAAAATGGTATTGAAATCTCAAATAGAGTGTTGAATTGGAGAGTTGAAGAATTTAATAAAAGAATTTCATTGACAGATTATATTTAATATAGTATATTGTTTTTAATTGATTTTGACTATATTACAAAAAAAAATATAAACTGGAGGTTATATATGAAATCATGTAAACATTGCATTATAAATAAAGAAAAATATCCAGAGTTTAAACATTGTCCAAATTGTGGAAAATATATTGGAGAGTTATCTAATGGACACGTTGCAACTGAAACATCAATTGATACACTTAATAATATTAATGAAACACATCCATCATATGCTCAAATTTCATTTTCAAGGGTAACAGGTGGTAAATGTGATTTATATGGATCATCAATTAAGCATCAAAACTTTATAAAACTTAGGATTAGTCAATCGACTAAATATTTCAATGAGTATGATGAGGGGTATAAAGATGCTACAACACCACTTATTGAAGTTGATATGTCACATTCACAATTCAGTGAGGCAATAACCTCATTAAATCTAGGATGTGGGGTTCCTGTAACACTAAGAAAGTTTGCAGGGGAGGTAATGCCAATGTGCCCAGAATATAATATCCGTGAAAAAATTTCAGATGATTTAGAAAGTGTATTTAAGGAGTTTAGTCAGCAACTCGGTATATATGGATCTGAGCTTGATGATATTTTAAATAAGCATGGGGCAATAAATAAAAAGGAACGAAATAAAATATTACGTATATTTGAAGATATTAAGCGTAAACTTGAAGCAGACTTGCCATTTTTACACAGATGTATCGATGAGGCGGTTGATAAAACAACCGTACATGCAAAGGGTGAAATTGAGGCGTTTTTTAATAATAAGATTTCACAACTAGGCTTGTCTAAATTTAAAAGTGGAGATATTAAAATGTTGACTAATAGTAATACTCCACCTGATTTTATAAAATAATTTTTTATAAGTTATATAATATAGTAAAAATGGCACATAATTTATATATCATTTATGTGCCATTTTTTTTTGTTATTGTAATTAAAAATATTAAATATTGGTCAAATTTTATTGACAGTTTGTTTGTTTAATTGTATACTATAGTAGTATTTTTAATTAATGAAAGGTGATAGTTATGGTTGGTACTACAGTTGAAAAAAGTGAATATAATAAAAAATATTATAAAGATAATATAACATCAGAAAAAAAACGTAAACAAGAGTGGTATAAAAAAAATAAAGAGCGATTAAAAGAAAAAAATAAACAATATTATCATGAAAATAAAGAAAAAATAAAAGCCAGAAATAAAACAAAAGGAAAGGTTAATAATGAACCTTGTAACTAATATATATTGTTTTGAAATGAACGTACCTTTTATTCCACCTTTTTTTAAAATTGGATTAACTAGACAGTCTCCTGAAAAAAGACGAGAACAATTAATAAATGATATAGTTTCAAACAACCTTAATTTATTTGATAAAATTGATGAGTTGCATAAAAATTATGTAATTAAAAAGTCATATGCGAGTTTTGTTTTTAGTAATATACTAGAAGCAACGGTGTTTGAACACCAATTTCATTATTATTTACCACAGCATTTTTCATTTCTAAAGAAATGCGAACCACCAATCACAATGAATAATGTGAGCGGTAGTTCAGAATTTTATACTATCTCACCCAAATGTAGTGATTATATTACATATATGATGTCTGATTATAATAACCTAAACAGACACGTTAAACATGGTGGTGACATAGTAACAAAATGGTATAATTTAAAAAATAAGCCAACAGAGTTTTATATCAATAAAAAATTAGTTTTAACTACATATTTACCACATATAATAAATCACAGGGGTTTATTATACATGAAAGTTAAAAAAGATGAATTAAAATTAAAAAGTGAATTTGAAAATAGTAAAAAATTACCAAAAGTTTCTGCATTAAGTGCCATTGATCCTAAAAGTATGGGATTAAAATTATATAATATTGCAGATGAATCAAAATGGGAACTGTTAGTTTTAGACATAAATGGAGCTGATACTGTAATAAACAATCAGTATAGTGGGAAAAATAGTGATTATGTTTGGATTTGGCTTGAGTATATTACAATTAAACATAATAATAAATTTTTTCCAATTCGAGATATAATGAGTAATAGAGTTTTATTAAAAGGAGATAATACTGTGGAAAATTTAAAAACTGTTGATATAGAATCGGGTGAATTGGATAAAGCGATATCATATGCATATGATATTATTATGGAAAAACAAGCACATTTTATAGGGGCATATAATCATTTAAAATATATTGAACATTATATATCAGATAAAAATGTGAATTTAGATAATTTGGATAAAAAAGCTCATTTCTTGTCAATATATAATGATAATATTAAAAAACATATTAAATTATCTGATATTGGGGTTAAAGAATTACCATCAAATTATGAAATGCTGGAAAATCTTTATAATAAACCAGAAGATTTGTTAAATAAAAGTGGAAAGGTTTATTATAATACAATTCAAAATGGTGAGGGGGTCATATTATTATTTACCAATAAACCAATTTTAATTGATGGTAAACATTATTATTTACCACCAATACCATATTATATGTCAAAAAATGTGTTTTCATATCTACATTTTTTAGGTTTATTGAAACATTTAAAAATTTCATTAAATGTAAGTAAACCTGATCAGTTTCTATCTGTTTATGTTAGTAAAAAAGGTTTACAGAACGTTAATATATTAGACGTTATTTATCCGTCAATTAGTTCAAATAATGCTACTATGGTAACTAGACGAGATGAACCATTTAATTTATCATCATGCATTTTTATGGTTAAAGGTAAGAAAGATATTGTATCAACGATAGTTAATCAATATATATTATATGTAGTAATGAGTTCACTCATACATAAAGATGATGTTATTGGTGCATATAAATATTTTATACAGGATCTGTATACATTAATATTAAGAGGTGAGTTTGAAACAATCCAATCAAATCTTTTAAATTTTGGTGATTATTTATGTAATCTTAAATCAAATAAACAAGTTAAGTTCACGAATGTATCTAAAAAAATAAGTTATTCTAAATATAAATGTAGTCATTTCAGCGGTAAAAAATTATTTAATTTCATAAAATTTAAAAATCACTATGAAAAGGTATTTTGTCAAAAAAATAAATTTACAGATGTGGTAAATAATGATAAGAATATAATAGAAAATAAAGCTCCGGTAACATATAATGATGTTAAATTATTAATATTAGATAAAATTTCAGAATTTAAATATAATAATAATGGTGAGTTTGTTTATAATAATAATGGTGAAGAATTAAAGCTGTCCCCCAAATTGTCATATGTATATACAGATGATTCTGGTAATGAACATGTTTTACCCGAAATTTTAAATAATGCTTTTAGACAAAGAGAAAAAAAGAATGACTGAATATACCATAAGTGATACTCATTTTTCATACCGAAATGTGATTTCGTATGAAAATCGGAAATTTAATGTGTGATGTGACGTGATTGGATATAGACCACTAACATTTGAAAAAGTATTGGAAATCGGAAATGGAAAATAATATTGATTATATAATATCTGATACATTTGAAAAATTTATTCACAATTTTAATGATTACGTTTTTGAAATGTTAAATTGTGAACATGGTTTTTCATATATTCCCCATCAATATCACTTAGAGGGGAACGTGTGGACACATACATGTATGTCATATTCACATATAAAAAGTGTATTAGAAAATGTAAAATTAGACGAACATGAAATAGTATTATTATGTATCATTGTATTATTTCATGATATTGGTAAGCCAACTTGTTATCAAGATGATATAGAAAAGAAAAAAAGAACATTTAATCAACATGATTATCGTTCGATGCAAATTATGTTAAATAATTATAAAATAATTAAGTCTGTATTTAGTGTATCAGATGAAGATATTATTGGTATGATGCTGATTATACAATCACATACATTATATTATCAGGTTAATGATATTAATAAAGTATATGCATTATTAAATTATAGACATGATTTAATAAAATTATATACATTACTTGCATCAGTTGATGCAAGGGGACAAATTAGATCAAATTCAAGTAGGTCAGGTAAAGATGATGTTGATTTATTAAAAGAATTTTTAAAATTAGATTTTAATAATATTAAAAAAGTTGATGATAAGCCATCATATAAACGAAACCTATATATAATTAGTGGTTGTTCTGGTTCTGGTAAAGATTTTGTTTGTAAAAATCATCTTTCTAAAAAAATAGACATTGTTGTATCGTGGGATGATATCCGTGTCTCCCTTTATCTGGATAATAATGAAAACGACATAAATGAAACATATAATGAGCTATATCATAAAGCTTTTGCGTGGTGTAGCGAACAAAAAAATATTAATTTATTACAAGAAACACAACAACTTGTAACAAAATTATATAAAAATGGCTATAATAATATAGCAATTGCAAATGTTTCGTTAACCAGAAAGGCTAGAAAAAGTCTAATTGGGATTGGTAAAACGAATAATGCAAATGTTCACTCTGTTGCGTTATTAGTAGAAAAGGATAAATTAGTAAATAGGAATATGCTTAGAGTATCCGAAGTGAAGGGTAAAAAAATAGAAAAGGAGATAATATATAACATGTTCGATCAATATATATTACCTACGCACATAGAAGGTTTTAAATCAATTAAATATATCTTTAATTGATTCTATAAAAAAAGCATTAGATTGTAAATAAAGATCAAATGCTTTTTTTATTTTATAATATAGATAGTTAGAATTAATTTAGCAATAATTTTATTTTTTTGGTAAATTAAAATATGTTAAAATATAACAATAAATATGATTCAACTTCAACATCATGTGATGTTTTATATTCAAATGATGATCCGGTTGAAATTGCAGTTGGGGGTATAAATATAGGTCAAACCTTCGATGAGAATACAATGACTGAAATGTAGGATATGTTATTATATCCAGAACGTTATCCTAGGTTAGGTAACCCAAGCGTAACACTTCGAAGCTCTGTAAGTGGGTTTCGAGAAATTGGTGAAATTATACCGAATCTTGATATTATTGCAAATTTTAACCGGGGATATATTAATCCAGCATATGGTACTAGTGGGTTTCGTTCTGGTTTACCAAAAGAATACAATTTTTTAGGAAAAACAGTTCCAGATAAAATTATATCAAATCAACTATCAAATACACAAACAATTTCATATGAAGTTATACGTGGTTCTACACAATAGAAATGTAGAGTTTTGTTTGAAGGTGGTGAACAGCCACTGACAAATAAAGGTAGACCTTACAAAAAAAAATTAAATAGTGGGTATACTAATTATAGTAGCTGTGAGATTATCGGTGTATATCCATTTTTTGCAACATCAAAACATATATCGATGCTTTCTAAACAAAAACTTGCATCAATGTCAAGTACATATGTAGAGTGTGTGGTTGAAATTGAAGAAACTGACAAGAAACAAACAGTTGATTTTCCGGTACTATGGAAAAATATAACAGGTATTCAATTTTATAATACTGTTTCGGGGAAGTAGGAATAGATATCAGGAACAAAAGAAAATAGTTTAAGAACGTTCACAAAAACTTCAACTCAGCATGAAATACATGGTAATACTATTGATTATGTTAGGTATATACATAATGGTAGTAAAACCGGTTATAGGTCACTAAGATGGTACACAAATTAATAAAAAAGAGGTTAGTGTAAGATGGGAAGAGAAAAAGGAACTAGTAGTTTTTCCGCTAACTTCGAACCTCAAAAATCAGCACCACTTGATGCTAGGAGTCGAGTTGAATATAAATCAGATTTGTGTAAAACAAGTATCTGGGAAGCAAATGATGGGTATGTATATACATATCGTGGTATGATTGTTTCAGTTTATAATGATATTGAAACGAATAATGGTTTATATCGGTTAACTGATGAAAATTTCCAAGATATTAATAATTAGGAAAAACTAGGAAAAGCAAGTATACCACTAGATAGTACAGTAGTTGATATAAGTGAAATACATTTTTATATTAATACTAATCACGTAAAAAAACGATATATGCATTAGTTAACTAGAATACCAACTAATTTACATGGTTATACTGTTTTGCGTAAAAAAACGCTAAAACGGTAGATTTTAAGAACAAGCAAGCACAACACTGGGGTTGTTGAAATAAAAAATAATAATAATGTTATTTTAACAATAAGTTTAGATAATGCTAAATATGCAACCGGTTTTGATAAAGATATAATGTTTAATAAAAATGATAATATTTCATGTTATATCGATTCAAAAGATGGATTAGATAAACCAATATTAACATTACAGTTAATTTAAATAATGAGGTAATTAACTATGGCAGATTAGACTATATATTTAAAAAATCAAAATCCGGGTGATTTGGAAATACCAGATATTGGTTTGGTATTGGAGGGATCAGAGAATATACTAACCAGTGATCAATTTGACTATGGTGAGCTATGTTCATCAGAAGATCTTAAGACATTAATTACTGCCGGTTCAATTATTGTAAATGATGGTGATGATGACCTATCTATTGAAGATGCACTGAAGTATTTAAGGCGACAAAATGTCTTAGATCTTGAGCGACATTATTATAGCAAAAAACAACTGGGGAAAGCAGGTGAATCAAAGGTTCACTGGGACAATATATTCGGTGCCCCAAGTTTTGGTTCACCTAGTGTTTAGTTAACACCAATTAAATATTTTTTAAATATATCTGCAACTGAACCGGATGTTGGTAAAGAAGGTAGTATATATTACAATTCTACATCAAAATCATATTTCAAAGTAATTGATGGTAAGTGGGTATCAATTGGTGATGTTAAAATTGCTGATAGAATTATTAATATAACCGATAATAAAGTTTATGAATATGATGGCACTGACTTTGTATTGTCAGCAGATAACCCAGTTAAAGATAACTATGGTGTTGTAATTGATGACGATGGTGACGGTAAACAAGCTCAGTATGTGCATGGCATTGATAGTGATGGTACCACCACAACTACATCATGGGGGAAAATCGGTGATATTGATTTTGGATCACATTTAAATGGTAAACCCGGAAAACACAAAACCACCGAAATTTCAACAATTGCAGACCTTAGTACAATTGGTTCAAAGGTCGGAGAATCTTTATCCAAAGTACTCGAACTGATTGATAAAAAATTAAAATCATGTGATAATGTTTTAAATAATTTCAAAATTATTAATAATACATACTATATAAAAGACAGTGAACGTGAGAAATAGCTAGGAAATCGCTTTCAATTTGAGCTTGGTAAAACTGGTATATGTAGAAATATGTATTTACGTACAATAGGGAATATTCCGTCAAATCTTGGGGGGTTGAAAATACCCAAAAATTCAGTTTTAGTTGGTGCTAGTGCAACAATTAGATCTACATCTAATTTAAAGTTTCATGTAAGAAAAAACAACGAACCAAATGATTTGAGTATAATAACAATTTCATCTGCAACAGGTGTTGTGGTTAATGATTTGAATGTTGATTTTAAGGAGAACGATACAGTTCTAGTAAAATGTACAACAGATAGTAATGCACGAGACGGTAAAATTATACTATTCTTCGCTGAAGATGGTGGAGATTTAGATTGATATATTATAATTATATTGACATATATATAAAATTTTAATATACTTTAGTTGTGTTAACCATTAATGTAAATATAAAAAAAATATATAAGGGGTGTATAATGGGATTAAGTGATGAACGAATTTAAAAAAAAAATATAAATGAACGCATAAATTGATTGGAAATATTAATGGAATTCAATTCTGATATGCCAGATAATTATTTATATTGTAATGATTGCGATGGTTATACACCACACGATATAACAAGCAAACATATTATTGAGTGTATGGTATGTGGTAATTATCGACATGAACATAAGTGTTGTTCATGTGGGTTTGAATTTCCTGATGAGTTATTTAAAGAACCATATTATGTTCAAATTCATAATAGTGGTTGTCATTATAATTATTATTATAAGCAAATTGATTTATATTCAACAATTGAATTTAATATTAATAATTATTGTAATGAAGTATTATATGAGTTTATTAAAAATAATAAAAATGTATTATATGACTATAATAAAATTAAACATCATTTAAATATAGAATGTGGTTGTCCTAAAATGATTGTGTACCCCCATAGTTTTGTATCAAATTATGATGTACGATCAGAATATTCACTTGATTGTTATGATGCACGATCATGGGATTATGATTTACGGTGTCCTATATGTGGTGAACTTACACACGTATCAGATAGTAATTGTTAAAGTTTTTTTTAAGGAATAATATATGAATAATGTAAAAAATATTGTGTTTGAAAATGTTGTTGAAAAAGATGAAGATATATATAAAATATCAGTAAAAAAAACGGATGCTGTTTTGATCTTATCTAAAAATATGGATGTTAATTTTATATTCGAAGATAAAGAAGACCATGGTGCTGATGAAGTTAATGATAATATCGTTGTATTGTCTGCTATTATAACGAGATTGAAAGCAGATCCAAATTTCATAGAAGATCTACTGAAATTTTTTGAGGCGTTTGGTAGTATTGATGATTTTGGGATAACTAAATTAAAACAGAATGATGAAATTACATGGAATTAAGTATAGATATGGAGGTATTAGATTGAAATATTGTGCAATCGACTTTGAGACTGCAAATAGATTTACTAGGATATCAGCAAGCTCTGTTGCTATAGTTGTTTTTGAAAATTCAAATATAGTATATGAGTATAACCAATTAATACGACCACCTAATAATTATCACCACAAAGACAATATTAATCTGACGGGCATTACACCAGAAATGACACAAAAAGCACCCTTATTTGTTCAAATATTCCCAGAAATTGCAAAAATTTTATCTGGATCGACAATTGTTGCACATAATGCAGTATTTGATAAAAGTGTAATGTGTGAGTGTATAAAATATTATGGGATTGCAAATGATTATGGTTTATGTGAAAACAATAATTGGGTTTGTACGAAAAATATTTATAAAAAGCTAGGTTATAAAAATACAAAATTAAATGAATTGGCATTACATTATAATATAAAACTAAATCACCATGACGCATTGAGTGATGCGAGGTGTTGTGGGGCTTTATATGATATTTTTTTAAATAAAAAAACATAATTGGTATTGAGAAATGGGAATTAAATCTCAATGATAATACGAATATATAAAGATGTGGCAATATAATAAGATTGACAGAAAATGATATAAGTATTATTACTTCAGGTAAAAGTGTTATCATTGATAATATTGAAATTAAGCTTAACAACAGTAAAATAAAAACAAAATAGATTTATGGGTTGATGTAATGAAATATTCTGAAAGTTTAAAATTAAAATTACTTATACCAATAAGTATAGTTATAACATTGGTATGTGTGGCAATAATATCAGTTGCAAATCATATTGCATCAGACATAATATATGATAAAAGTATGTATGCGTTACAAAAAAGTTCAGAAGCATATTCTAAATCAATCTATAGAAAAATGTCATTATATATTAATCAGATCACCAATACAAGTATAAAGATATCACAAATAGTTGGTGTATCAAATATTAAGAAGGAGTTAAAATATCAATTAGTTAATACTGATATTATTGGTATTCGAATAAAAACAAATAATTATAATATAAACGCATATGAGATTAACAATAAAATTATTTTCAGTAAAGAAAATAAGCATATAAATAAAATCAAATATAATATAGAAGGATTTGCAATTTCTGATCCATATAAAACATATGCAGATGAATTAATATTTACAATTACATATTCAATTAAAAAAAATAAAAAACATATTGGTTATATTGAAATTGATATTTTAACACAAGAGTTTGTTAATATAGCAAAAACCATTAAACCATTTAATAGTGGTTATATTATTATATCAAATAATAATGGATATATTGTTGGGCATCCACAAAAGCATATAGTAAATCGAAATGTAAATGAGTTCTATGATGTTATTAACATAACAGAAAATATTCAACGTGAAAACTCGTTTAATTGGCAAATGACATCAAGTCAAAGCAAAATAAACTCGTTTTATACATTCACACCAATATTATTTAATTATGGTATCAAATCATGGTCACTTGGTGTCGTGGTTGATGAAAATGTTTTTTTTAGTGAAATTAAACATTTAAATATTGCTGGATGTATAATTAGTTTTATTGGATTAGTTATTTTATTGGTAATTGTAACTTTTATTTTTGATCATAAAATACTAAAACCAATTTTAAACCTTAAAAGTAATATTAAAGATATTGCTACAGGTGATGGTGATTTGAGAGTTAGGTTACCACAAAATAACTCAGGTGATGAATTGGATAATTTGATTCATTGGTTTAATATTTTTTTCGAGTCGCTTCATACAATTATTACTGATATAAAAATTGCAAATGATGACTTATCTAATAATTTTAATGAAATTATTCATTTATCAAATGAATCACAGTTAGAATTAAATAAAAATACTGAGAATATCCAAAATATTGATACAACTAGTAACTCTGTTGATAATAATTGTAAACAGATATTACAATCAGCGGATGAATCATCTGGGAACATTTCTACTATAGTGTCTGGTATAGAAGAGATGTCATATACAGTAAATGAAATTGCTGAAAATGCGGATTGTGTCAAAGGTATGATAGATGAAACTATTAAAAAGTTAAATGATAACTTTACAGTTGTTGATAGCTTAGACCAGTCAGCATTAGATATAAATACTATAATAGAGCTAATTTCTGATATAGCAGATCAAACCAATTTATTATCATTAAATGCACAGATAGAATCAGCAAGAGCAGGTGAAGCTGGAAAGGGTTTTGCTGTTGTTGCAAATGAAATAAAGGAACTATCCAAACAAACAGCGAATGCAACTGTTGATATTAAACAGAAAATATCACATGTTCAAGAACAAACATCAATATCAAAATCTGGTCTTTCATCTGTGAATACTGATATGAATAAAGTAAATGATGTTATGAACACAGTTGCCTCATCAACCGAAGAACAATCAATTTCAAGTGATGAAATGTCTAAAAATGTGACAGATGTTTCGGGTGGAATTGAGTTAATTTTTTCAAATCTTAAAAAAATGATGGTAGATATAAATAATATGTCAAATAATATAACCACGATCGATGAGGTTAATAAATCTATATCTGATGATTTTAGCAAGTTGGTTCAAATTATAGAAAAACTTGATGTTAATTGTATTTCCAATTTTAAAAACATTATATCAAAATTTAAAGTTTAATATATATCTGGAGGAAATAATATTGAATACTAAATACCAATTTATAAGTGAATTAATTGATAGACTAGTTGAATTAACTGGTGAAGATTTTCATGGATATAAGTCGGAAGTGTGGAGTGCTATTAATAGTGTTATGGATAAATATTCTGATACTGAAAAAAAACCGACTGATGCTGTTGTTAAGGATAATACAGTGAGGAAAGTTGAAGTCTATGATAATTGTAAAAAACAGCATTTAATGTATATTGGTGTGTTTCATCAATTTGGTATTGATTATGAAGAATTTGAATCAGGAGCAGGAAATTTTTCAACGGCTTTGATTGAAAAATCCGATGGAACAGTAGAGAATGTTTATGTTCAAAATATCAAATTTATTTAACAATATTTATGGTAGAGTGTATGAACTTACATGATATATATACATATGAAACAGGAAAAAAACCACATGTTGGTAGTTTAGCAATGGGTGATTTTATCTTTACCGATGATTACATCGAGTGGCTTGAAAACCGATATGATAAAAATTGCAGAGAAACTTGTACAGGTGAATTATCATATAAATATAAACATGAAAAGTAGATTGGATGATTATATGGAACTATCAGAGTTTTTTGAATTTTGTGAATGGCAAATACGAACATTTGAACAGCCATCCGCAAGTTGTTCTAAAATATTATTAAAACTAGCAATGGTTTCTACTCAAGTTATTGATGATGTACTGTGTGACCATGATATTATAAAACAAAGTAAAGCATGGAAAGATTTTGAAAAATCTATTAAGTTAATTCAGGTGGGTTGATGGATAAACTAATATCGGAACTCCCAAAATATGGACGACATGAAGAGGTATATGGACTAAAGATAGGACGAATTGAGTATAAAAATAAATATGCTATAATTTATCCAGAATTAAAAAAATATCCACCAGTTACAGTTAGTAAACACTATGTTTTAAAATATGATCCTCATATAGGTGGATATTATATAGTAAATTCCAATAGTGAAATATCTTTTATGTCTGCCGAACTTTTTGAAGATAAATATTCATTGATTATAAAGGATAACCAATAAATGTATAAAATGTTTAGTATCGAAAAAAGAGACTTTGAAATAGAAGGACGTGTTTGTACGGACTTCTATCATGGTGAATGTCATTATAAATATGAAACATTTAGAAAAAAAATGTGGTGTCTTGTTGAAAAAGAATCCGGGAATGTTGTTTTATGGAGTGAAGAAAGAGAAAATATAGCACCGTTTTTATATTTATATGAATGTTGGAAAATGAAGGGTGAATAGGAGGTTCTGATATGGAAGTTATAATATATAATAGTAATTATTTAGATATTCCGTTACAGGATCTACCCGTTGCTGGTAACCTAATAGTTTGTCATGATCCCCAAAAACGTCTTAACTGTGATAATATACATACAACGTGGGCAGTTGTTGAAACTATATCAAATAAGGGTGAAGTACCACCAAGAGTACATGGGTTATTTGGGGAGCAGAAATATGCAGTAATTTTTGCACAATCAGTTGCCAATATGGATAAATATTAAAATAGTATAGGTGAAAGTTGTATTATGCAATTAAAAAATAATATAGATAATAAGATAACTGTTATATCATTTATTGTATATTTAGTAATATTTATTATGTTTACATATATATACAAATGCGATATAAAACTGACACCAAATTCTCATCCAATAATTGAAAGGACAAAATATTGATGAATTATAAAATTACAAGTTTTGAATTAAAATTAGCCCTTATGGAATAGTATCGTTTTGAAAAGGGTTGTATAAGTGCAACTGAGTATAATTATATGGATGTAGTTGCATTAAATTTAAAGAAAAAAGAAATTGTTGAAGTTGAAATAAAAATTTCAAAATCAGACTTATTAAACGAATTGAAACATAAATCTGATAAACATAAGTCATATCAGATTAAAAAAAATGAAACAATATTACCATGGTTGATACCTAATCGATATTATTTTTGTGTACCAACCTTCTTAGTTTCAGATGCTATATCATATGCTGAAAAAATTAATAACAAGTATGGTGTTATTGAATTTAAAACAGATGAATTTATAAAAAACATTAATAAAAAAAGACAAATTTATAAAAATAGTTCAGTGCTAAGTGTTAGAAAGCGGTCAGGGTTATTACATAAAAATTTAGATGATCGTCATCTTACATATATAGCAAAGCGGTGTTCAACTATGTACATTACACAAATGCAAAAAGACTTACAACATAAAATAAAATAAGCTTTTTTGAATATTATTTTGTGCTATTTTTTGTAGTTTTTTAATAAACGTTAAAAAATAGCACATTTATTATTAACGATTCCATTCAAATTTTAAGTGACCGCAATCCCAAATTCTATCAATACCATGGTTTAGCATATTATTATATTCAGTTAAGTTATTATCAAATCCACTTAATTTGGATTTTAATATTGACTTTCTAAAAGAAAATCTATGTTTACGAGATTTATTGATTATGTAAAAATAATTTGGTTTACTTTGGTGTATAAAATTAAATCCTAATTGTTTATACAAGTTACCTACACTAAATCTCAAGTCAGCGTATGTTGTAATTTTATTAATATCAGGATTGTGTTTAATAAAATATTTAAATAATTTACTTGCGATTCCCGGTATATGACAATTATTTAATGTACAAAATCGATCTAATTCCCATGTATCATAATTAGATCGACTTATTGCAGATTTTTTAAATGTCATAACAGCAATTAATGTATCATCAAAATATGCACCCAGTGATATTTCTTTACTTGATCTACCGTGTAAATGGTTTAATTCAAGAAAATCATTAGCAACCGAATTATTTATAAGTTTAATTTCAGTATTACGGGCATAACAAATCGGTTTTAATCTATTACACTTTGATAAAATAATACCTGAAATTATATCAAATTTATTTAAAATTTCATCTTCATAAAATTGTAATAATTCTATACCTGCATTGGTACAGTAATTTAATTTGTTTAAATGATAGTGTTTAGGATTACCTTTTGTATGTTTTTTTAAAAACTGTTCAGAATGCCAATATAAACCATGACATTCAATTCCAATATTATACTCAGGTAAATAAAAATCTAATTCATATGGGGCTATAACATTTCTATCATTAACTATAAATTTGATATTATTGTTATTTAAAATTTCTTTTATTAAGTTTTCTATCATTGTTCCTTTATTGCAATTAGGGCATGTGAGTTTCGGCATTGATGTAGTATTAAAATAGCGTGTAAATTTATGACCACACTTAGTACATTCAAAATCATATATATTGTCAGTTGTTGTATAATCTGATATAAATTTTAAATTATTTTGAGCTAATATCAAATTGTATTTAGTTTTATAATATTCAATAAGTGTTTCTGATTGCATATAATTATCAGTGTTATATCGTTTAATATTAGTTTCTTTTATTTTACTTTTAATTACATCAGAGCATATCGGAGCGATACCGCCGTATCGTTCAATATTAGTTTTTTGTTTTTTATTCTTTACATCTTCGCACTTAGATGGGTTATCTACCCCATATTGCACTAAATATTGTTGTTTTATTTGATTTTGAATATGAACACATTGGAAAACATTTTCAACACCATATCTTTGCTTATTTGTGTGTTTAATCCGATCTTTGATATCTTGATGCTTAGACGGGTTATCTACTCCATATCGTTTAATATTAGTTTCTTTTATTTTACTTTTAATTACATCAGAGCATATCGGAGCGATACCGCCGTATCGCTTGATGTTTGTTTTTTTTCTTTTATCTTTAACATGTTTAATTTTAGAAGGATTATCTACTCCATATTTATTGATCATGTTTTTTTTATATTCTTTTGTTGCTTTTTCTCTATCCATTTCATTTATTGCACAAGATTTACTACAATATTTTAAATAACCAATTTGTAAGTTTTTAAAATTAACATGTTTTGAGCAATTAGTATTATTACATGAATTTGGTGTTTTTAATATAGTGTCATGATATTCTTTGGCATTTAATCCATGAACTGAACGTAAATGATGGGATAATTTTCTATAATTATCATAAAAATTTTCATTACATATTTCACATATTGCTGTCATATTATAATCCCCTTATGTGATAGGTAAGTCTATTACATAAACTGATTTATATCTTATCAAAAAAGGTGCTATATTTCAAGCACCTTTTTATTTATTAAACTATATCTACTCGTGCAATTAACTCTGGATGAACTACGTCAACACTGTCAACTGTATAAACTACACGGTAAGTGCTTAAGTCTTTCTCTGTTATAGGTGGAGTTACAGCAAGAGGCACCACACTTGTATATACGGCGGATGCTCCGAACGTTGAATTAGAGTCTTTCCAAGTCATTAATGCTCCCGAAAGCTCTGGGTCATATAGTATTGAATATCTATCATCCATTACACCCTGATAATTTCGAGCAACAGATGATGGTAAACCATCAGAACCTTTTTTATTAACAATCTTCACTTCACCACGGCGAATGATTTTCATTGCGTCTGAACCAACTACAATTGTGTTAGGCTATACTTTGTGTGTATCGTACACTCTCTGCCCAGCCTCTTCGATGCTATCTAGGAATTTTCTAGCATCACAATCTCTTGCATCACAATCAGTACCATCAACACTAAATGGTACAATATGCTGAGGTAAACATGCAGAATAAAGTGCATCCATTGTAGCAAATTCTGCTTCATCCCTTAATTTAGATGCAATTACTTCGAGATATGTTTTATCTAAAAAGTTTTTGGCATCTTTTTGTCCTTTAATAGATGCCATAGCCAACCAAGATTCTAATGTATAACTCGCTTCAATTGTTCTCACACCAGCAGTAATAGGCTTGTTTGTTACGCTTGTTTTAATTCTTCTTGATTTTGTTTGTTCAGTGTCGTGATTTCCATATGTTTTTGATCTTTTTACTATAGAATCCCCAGCTTTTATATTATCAGGTGTATGATCATCAGCATACTGAAAATCAACATATGTAATTAAACCATATGGACTATCTGTTGTCTGCATGGATACCAATTTATTTAAAATATTTTGAGTGAAGAATTTAGTTGTAGCAACAATCGCAATATTTCTAAATGGTTCAATATCGCTGGAAACCTGTCCAGCATTGGATTCCTTAAATACTTTAAATTGACGATAAATGTTTGAATACATTAAATTTAGAGTATCACTTTTATGAGCATCTAATTGATACTTTTCTTTAGCTTTAGAAGTGAACCCTGCAACTTCTAATGATTCTTTATTGTCTAATCCAATCTTACTAATATCAATCATCGGTTTTTTCATTATTTTAACCCTTTATTTTTTTATATTTTAGTAGTTTATTAATTAATTATCTTTTATTACATTACTTATTAAAATAATTCCGCAATAGAATTAACGGTTTTTGAAACTTCATCTGTAATTTTAGTTGATTCGTTGTTTGATTGATTTACTACATCATTATTTAGAATGTTATTAAATCTTTCTAAACTTTGAGAATCAACCTGATTAATCATACTAACCTTTTTAAATGTAGGTGGTTTATTTGTTTGTTTCATGAAATTTCCACTTAATTTAAGGAGATAATTAATTTCATTTTCATTATTTGTTTCGATAACACTTTCCATGAAATTTAAAATATTATCATCTACATCTTCAATTGTTTTTATAAAGTTGATAATTGCTTCAAACTTGCTTTTATTTAATGTTTCACTATCAGTTTTGAGCTTTAATGATGCAATTTCTTCATCTCGCTCAGCAATTGTTGACTCAAGCTCTTCAACGTTTTCTTTTAAAGATGTTACCATAGCGGTTGCTTCTTTAAATGATGTAGTTAATTCATCATCAGTTGCTTTATATGAAAGAGAGTCAAAATCATTCGATAGTAATTTAATTACATCAGTGCTTATAATATCTAAATAATTGATAACCTCTTTAACTTGATCTTTGTTCAACTTAACACTAATAACTGATTCATCATAGTTGCTGTTATCATCATTTCCATCTAACTGAATAATTCCAGAATTTGTTAAGTCAGTTAAAAGGTTTTCAATGAGTCCAACATATACACCAACATCACCAGCCCCGACTTTAAAAAATTCACCAAATTCTGTCATTTCATCATCTGTTACGTTGATTATGATGGTGGACTCTTTAGATTCTGATAATTTAGTAAGTTTAGCAGGTGCATCAATCTCATTTTTTGAGTAATGTTTAACTAGGTGTTTTGCAATAGCAGTTTTTTCATCTGTTGTTAGATTTTTACTATTACTTGGTTTAAGGAACATTAGTGTTGCGGATGTTAAACCATTTTTATTTAGTTGAATTTCATTTTTATCATTTATTGTATGATGTGGGTAAAGCTAGTCTGCTTTATCATCTGATCTAACGATCGCATATACTTCATTAATTACTTTTTTTATATCTTCTTTTTTATCATCAGGAGCATTTGTTAATTCTGTTTCAAGACGATTTTTTAACTCGATTTTATTTATCTCAGACCATTTAGTTTCATCAATATCATCGGATAGTATATAGTCACCTAAAACATTCTCATCACCAGATGGTGTATTATCAGGGGTATTACCATCGTTTGTATTGACGTCTCCAGTACCATCAGTGTTATTTACATCGCCACCATCATTAGTATCACCATTATTATCTTCATTTAGAAATTTAACAATTTCATCTGATAGCTTATCAAATTCAGTAGATTCAGTTTTGTCATCGTTTACTATTTTTTGTTCTTTAAGATTATTGAATGTATTAGAAACGGCAATGATATTATCTGAAAGTGTATCAAGTTCCTTATCATACTCATCTACTTCACTAATTTCTTCCATGAAAATTGTGATAATACTTTTATAGAGTTCATCTGCTTCATTATTATCAACTAATGCATTTAAAGCAATTGATAGCTCTTCTAGTGTTTCAGACTGAGTTAACTCCATAAACGGTATTAACAATTCTGCATAAATATTAGATGACTCATCATCTAATTTAACAGTCATTTCACCTTCTTTCTTTGTAGAAATAAGGTCTTTTAACTGTTTAATTAACTTATTCTTTAACATGTATATTACCTTTTTATTGTTGGTTATTTTAAAACTAAATAATGTTACCATATTAATTATATTTTTTTATATAATTTAAAAACAGAGATTTTTTATATAAAAAAATGCCCATATATTTAATATATGAGCATTATCGGTTTTTTTGTAGTTTTTGTAAAACGCTTATTTTTTGGCAAAAGAGTGTTTAAATAGTTTTTTTGTATTTGGTTTATAAAATCTTTTAAATGATTCATTTAGAATTGTGATTGGTGGTATTTCATCAGTATACCTAACAAAGTATCCATATATATAAGTAAATATCATATTAGTAAAATCATATACATTGATTTCAGTTTTATCCATATCATTTAGAAATTTTACTAAAATATCAATGTTGGTATCTTTTTCTATATCAGCAGTATCTTGTAATAAGGTTTTTAAATTGTCAATATTTTTTATTTTTACATTAACTTTATTGTCTAATATTAATGTTGAGACTATTAACTAGTGTAAGTAATTAGTGCTTACCATTTGATAAAAAATCTCATCAACGTTAATGAGCTTAGTTAAAGTAGTATTAACCAATTTAACATATTTATCAACATCAATTAAATTATTTGATGTAACATATGATAATATGTTATTTTTACCACATATATCATTGATGGTTTTTATCTAATCATCTTTGTCACCGCTTGATATTTCAAAATCAGATAATTTTTCTCTTAAATATTTTTCTGAATTTATTTCATCAAAGTTAAATTCTGATAAATTCATATATGCAAATTTTAGCATGTCATCGTATAATGTGGGATGTTCATTTATTAGTGTAATTGATTCATCTTTACTATTATTGATAATATCTAAAAAGCTTTTAATTGTATGTTTAAACTTACAAGAGTCGGTTATACACTTATCATTTTTAGCAAACAAACCACATGAATCTATTGTTTTTGTAAATGAAATGGCTGATTCGTTTTTTGTTTTACCTAATTCACCAACAAACGATCGGTTAAAACTAGGAAACTATGTTAGATCAAATCTCCATATAAATGCTTCTCCAACAACATATTCAATCTCATCGTCATTAGACATTAATTTTGAAAGACTAGGGTTATCATTTTCTAACCATAATATACTTTCATTTATTTGACTAATCTCTTCTTTTGACATAACTAATGTGTCTGGTGAAATTATTCTCATTGATATTCCGATAGGATCCTTATCTTTGATAATATTTTCGATTGTTTTGTAAGATTTTGAACCTTTGTTAAGTTTAAGATCAACTAAAATGCACTTAGTGCTTTCATCAGGGTGTAGATTTACTATCCGTCCTATAATATTTTCATAGCTATCATCATCCCTATGTCCATCGAAAATGTATGTAAAATAGGGGTTTGAATCCTTAATATCAAGGAACTACGTGGTTGCTTGTTTTAATGTTGACTAATCATATACTCTGTTATTTTTATTTTGGGTGTCACCAAAACTCCCCGGGAAATTATAAATCTACATATGTGTATCAGTTTCTTTATATTTTACATTATTTAACAGAGCATTATGTTCAAAATCTGCACTAGATGTTGATTCTTTTTTATCGTGATTATGCAAAATATCTAAAAAATTTATTTTATTTGTCATTTTGATTCAACCTTGTTTAATAAAGTTACTTGGATCCCTCTTGGATCTTTACCAAAAAATCGTTTACTTTCATTTTTATTGTTCATTATTTTTTTAACCTTAGCAAAAATTCCACCATTTTTATTAAAAACGCTTTTTTCATCAATGATAAATTCTTTTATTTTTACTTTGGTATTATCTGCGGTTGTAACAATATCACCAACTTTTAGATTTGTTTGGGTGTTAATATAATTTTCTCTAATTTGTTTCAGTATTGCTATAAATTCATCAGTATGTATTATATCTGGAATACCCGATGAATCTGTTGCAACTAAAATTTCTTTTTCAACAGGAACCTCAACAGGAACCTCAACAGGAACCTCTTTAATGATTTCAACAGGAACCTCTTTAATTACAACCTTAATAGGTGTTTTTGGTTCAACTGGTTCAGGTTTTGCATTTTTAGCACAACGTTGTATTTCTGCAAGTCGAGTTTTATGTTTTTTAGTATGTAATGAGTTTAACTAAAATTTACGTTTACGGAACAACTCATCACGTTCATCTTGAGATGTTGCATTATTAATTTTTTCAGTTATCTCATTTATTTTTTGTCGTATAGATTCAATATTAACATTCATTATATATTCTCCAAAAAAAAATTAAAAAATTATTATATAATTAATTGTTATTTTTTATTATGTTTTAGTTATAATTAATTTGTTATTTAATAATGTTAAATATATATAATAGTAGATATTTATATTAGGTTTATATAATGGATAATTTATATGAAATTATTAACAATGGTGGAACTTTAAAAAATGAATTAAAATTATTATTAAATTCGTTTAATTTACAAATTAAAAATATTGCATGTGAAATTATTGAAGATGAACAAATTAAAGTATAGTTAAAATTAATGTTATCACATGATTATTATACTGCATTACATTTAATCACATCAATGTTATTTATGTTAAAGTATTCATCGTTTTATAAATTTAATTATAGTGAAATGAAATTAATGGGATATATGTTGGTATTACATGATATTGGTAAACTATATATACCATCACAAATTTTACAAAAAAAAGAACAATTAACAGATAATGAATATGATTTAATTCATATGCATCCAATTTATAGTTATAATATTATATCTACATTAAAATTGCCAAGTATCGTTGCACAAACTGCATTATTTCATCATGAGAATATAAATGGAACTGGTTATCCATATAATATTAAAATATGTAATAATTATGTTAAGCTAGTTAGTATTATTGACATATTTGATGCGTTAGTTAATGATAGACCATATAAAAAATCTATTGACTTTTATTCAGCATATGATATTTTATTTAAAATGAATATTGATATAACTTTAGCTAAAAAATTTATTACAAGTATAATATAAAAAAACATAATGGAGTTATTATGGAATTATCTAATGCAATTACACCAATCATTAATGAACTTAATGATACTGATAAAAAAGTAAAGTTCAAAAATTTAATCATGGCATATCTGGATTTTGTTAATGGTAAATTGTATGGTGATCCGGGTATAGGGTATAAAGTTCAGCTTAACAATGGAACATATGAAGATGTGATATTTGGAGAGTTATATGATATAATTATGGGTAATAATTATATTGATCCTGTTGCTTTTATTGACATTTGCGAAGATATCAAAACAGGTGATTATAATTGGTAAGGATAATTAATGGAATTTTTAGTTAAATTAATAATTTTAGATTATTGCCCGAATTCTAAATTTGAAGATTTCATTGGCAATTGTACACATGTTATAAATAAAATATATCTATATGATGGAGATGTTGATTATTTTATTGATAATAATATTGAGGTGACAATAATTGATGAATGTTACATTGAAAGTGTTGGTGATCTATCTAAAAAACAATTACGTCAATATGTTTCAAACATGTATAACGTTTCAAGGTCAAAAGTTTTGGACTTATCAGTAAATAGGTGTAAAGTATGTGGATGTTTTATGAAGAAAAACCATATAACTAAAAAGCAAAGAAATTCTATCAGTTATACATGTAAAAATAAAAAATGTAAAAGTAACATAATCAATTAATTTATTGATCATACTGTATAAAAAAACATAATTAATTTTATATAATATGGTTAATTATTTTAATCTAACAAAAAAATAAAGGTTAAATTCAATGGAATAGATTATTAATTTAATAAATAAGACGGGAGACGTGTTATTTGTTGAGAGTTTAGGGTAGGATATGCCCGATGGTGCTAGTGGTGATATTTTATCAGGTGAATTTACATCTGATGAACTAAGCACAGCACTACAAGGTGATCTTAAGACATTAATTACCGCTGGTTCAATTGTGGTTAATGATGGAACAGATGATCTTAGTGCTTCAGATGGTATTGATTAGATCAAGAGAGCATCCAAAAAGTATATAGATGATAAGGATGCTGAGTTACGCACTGCATTTGAACAAAAAGATACTGAACTTCAGGCAGAGATTGATGCGATTGAAACAGGTAGTGGTTTAGAAGATGATGGTTCATATAAAGCAAGAACAACATCAAATTATCTTAATGCGTCAGGTTCACTTAAAGAAGATAGTACATTATTAGATGCTGAATTGAAAGCGGTTGACACCAAATTAGAAACTTTAAAAACAACTGTTGCTGATGATTTAAATAAAAAAGTTAATAAAGCCGGTGACACAATGACCGGTGATCTTAGTATGGGTGACAACGAAGTCACAACTACAACTGATCCTAAAACAATGAATTCCGTTGCTCGAAAATCATAGATTTTAACAATGATGCAAGGTGTATCCCCGAAGGCACATGTATCATGTGCAACAACTGATCCTTTACCTGCGTGTACATATACCCCAGTTGCAGATGATAATGCATCAAAATTAACAGCTAATGCAAATGGAAAATTGGTATCAATAGATTCACATACAATAACAGCAACATCAACTATATTATTAGCTGGACAGGCAGATAAAAAACAAAACGGTGTATATGATGTAACTGAAGTTGGTGATGCATCAAAGCCGTAGGTTTTAACACGTCGCCCAGATCTTGATGGTAAACCTGAAAATGAACTGTTACCGGGAACAACAATCCCAGTATATGAGGGTGATAGATAGGCAGGATATCAGTTTTATATACTTGGTAAACATGATGTTGCACGAAAAGTTGATGTAGATGATATAGAATTTGGCTATACACCAAATGCGATTGGTGCAGGGAATACACAAGCCGAAATTGATGCAATTGAATCTGCATTAAATTTAAATGCAGATGGTACTTTTAAGGCACATTCCGGTACTAACTATATGGATAGTGCAACCACAGCATTTAGTGCAAGAGAGTTACTTGATGCTGAAGTTAAAAAGAATGCGGATGAAATATCAGCAAACAGTACTGCAATTGAAAATTTTGGGATGACTGTCAATGATATTAAATTGATTGATGGTACAGTGTATGGAAAAGACACCACACGTAATAAATGGTTGTCATCCAGAGAAACATACATATATTCAAGGAAAGGTATGGTAAATAGTAAATACCTTAAAATTGGTGGTGATATATTAACAAACGCATCATCAATCCGAGTATCTAAAGATATGTGTGTAACTGGCATCACAGCTCACTTAGGTGCGAATGTTACAGGTACAAGTGATATTCATATATTTAAAAATGGAGAGAGAATTTCACTTGGTAAATTAACAATAACAAATACAAATGGGGGTCATAAAGATGACTTAAATATTGCCTTAGCTGAAGGTGATATTGTCCAAGTATATGTATCTGGTAGCACAGTTCGTGAGCCTGTTGTTAAGCTATCAGTTGCATATGCGGTGTCTCTTTAACCCGCAAGAGAATAAGAAGTATATAATTACAGACTCAGGTGAGTTTATAGTAGATCAGTCAGGAAAAAAACTAATCGCATAAGTATTCTAATAAAAAAAAGTAGGTTGAAAGACCTACTTTTTTAACATATGGGTCATATAAAATGAATACAATACGTCATAGTGATCTAGGTGGAAAAGATATTCACAAACCTCATGCGTTTGAATATGCAAACGTTACAGAACTAAATGGTGCAATTGGATTTAAAGAAACTGATGTTGGAAAATGGGCAAAAGTTGTAAATGAATATTACGTCTTGGATGCAATTGAGCCAATACAATAGAATAAGGTAACAATATCAACACCTACAACAGATAGATATGTAAAACAAGTTGAGTGTTTAAATTTTAATAACAATGATATAAAAGAGATTTCACATAATGCAGATCCTAATTTAATTAGATTTGTAACTATGCGTAAAGAAGTGCCAAATACGACACAATATAATAATGTATTAAATTATAATAGTAGCACCCTTAGTGATTTTGATACACCAGATAATATATTTGATGCGGATAATGATAAAATACAATTAAAGAAAGTTGTTAATCCAGCATTAGATCAACACTCATATTTTGATACCACATATTCGAGCAGTAAAAATACAAATGGAATCGAATTAGATCAACACTCAAACTTAAGGTGTGCATTTAATGGTGCTGTTGCTAGTAAATTTTTAAGTATGTATTGCCCACCTAGCACAGGTGTATCATCAGGGAAGGTATCATTTAACATTAAAGCAACTAGTACAGAACATAATATTGGTGTATTGCGTATAAGCAAGACTAATAGTACGTAGGGTTTTGGTGGTGCAGATTACCCAGATAATAATATGGTTTATAAATAGAAATGCCCTCGAAATGAAAAAATGTTAATATTGTGTGATTTTGACAATCGAACTATAAAATATTATAATAGTCTTGGGAATTTATTAAAAACATTATCATTGGGTTCTATTAATAATGATGAGGTATATGTTCCATACTTTGATGATAATAATGTTTTATCGGTTGGATTAATATTTGAGTTAGAATCTAGGCGAAATCAAGTTCAAGATGTTAATAATTTGATATCGAGTGGGGGTTATAAAAATGGTTTTTTTTCTGAAACTGGAGAATATACATGTAATAAATCATGTGTAATAAAAACTAAACCAAACCAAATTAAGCTTGAAAATTGCAAGATGATTGAATCTGTTATAGTGGATGCTGAGATACCGGCACATACATTCATAAACTGGGCAGTAAGTTTCGACAAAGGGAATACTTAGTATACAAACAAATGGTGTACTTAGATTTTAAGTGACTTACAAGCAGATAGTGCAACTGGATTAGGCATCCAGTCATTACGTGCCACATTAAGAGAGGGTTTTACTAATTATGATATGTCAAATAAACAATTTATTGATTTTGCATTTATATTCAAAACTCCTTGTGATATCAATGAAACTCCGTCAATTAAAAAACTAACTATTAATTATAAAAAGGCTGGCAAATAGGAAGAAGAAAATATAAATAATTATAAGCTTGAATATTCACCATCAAATACAAAGGTAACTAAGCTATCAGGTGGTGAATCAAATATTAAAATAAACATTAATATATAATAGGTTAATAATATGCAGACAGTACCACATAAAAAAGTTCCATTTAATCAATCACATGCTCCACATTCATTTGAATATACAGATAGGGCTGAAAGAATAAGTAAAAAACCAGCAGATTTCCAAGCATGGGAAATAAACCGTTTGGCATTACAAAAAGATAATAACAGTTATTAGCGATTATCACAAATAACACCTACTGTAAAATAGACACCAGTACATGGTTCATCTATGTTTCAAATTTTGCAATCTGATAATGTTACTAATATTGAATATTCAACTACACCCGGAAATGAAGGCAATGTTGTTAAAACAACATACGAAAGTGGGTATGAAGCGAATATAACATACAATAGTAATAAAAAAGTTGAGTATATAACATATACTAGAACATCAGATAATAAAGTAGTTGAGAAATAGAAGTATACGTATGATGCAAGTGGTAGAATTACTCAAACTCAACAAGTAGTATAATATTAAATAATTAAATTTATAGATACAATAAAAAGGTGTATGTTTATAAAAATGTACACCTTTATTATTGATATATTATATATAAATTAACTTATACTTAGGTGGTTATTATGAAAAGTGAAAGAAATGATAATATTGAATCATTGTGTATAGAAATAGCGAAACAGCTTGATGAGTTAGATAAAATGGATATCGAAAAGCCGTTTGATGAATCAGAAATAGATGTATCTGTTGACTTAACAACTAAATTAAATAAGTCCAATGATGATATTGAAAAATAGAGTAATATTTTGAAACATACAAATGGTATTACATTAATAATGTTAGATGATTATATAACAGTTAAACACAATGATAATTATATTGGTCAAATTAATAATTAGGATTTGGAAACGATTTTAACAGCACTGGATATCAAATATATTGTTAATTAAATAAACGGCATCGCTTGGATGCCACCTATTTAATCTGGTATTTTTGAGTTTAATAATGTCAATATATTATCTTTTATTTTATTATCTCTTTTTTGATTAGGATTTTTTAAATATTCTTTTAGGTACTTTGCGGTTTTATAATCTAATGATATTGTTACATCAGAATATTTATTATTATTTTCATTTAAATTCATTGCTGATTGTAAAATTAAATCAACCTTAGATAATGGTATGTCTTGAATATCATTATCATCTTTTATTATATGATGTATATTTTTAACCATATTAACATAATTAGATCTAGTGTTTTGTCTTTTTTGTTTTAAAAGGTCATCTTTATATTTTTCTAATTTTTTAATTTCTTCTAGTGCTTTTTGTAGCTCAGTTGTCTCCACTATTTTCTACCTCTAAGTCTTTTAATAATTTATTGATGTATTTTTTATTATACTCAAATCCCATATGATATTCCATAATTTGATGGATATCATAATGGCTTTTGCCTATAATTTTTAAAAGCTTTAAATTTTCAACTATAATAAATTCATTGCGGTTCATGTTGTTATTATCTTAATAAAATTCATTATCAATTTTTAAAATTTCATCTTTGAATTTTGTGGCAAACACCTCACCAATAGAGGTGATGTTATTATTATTAAAATTAACTTTAAGTTTATTTATAATTTCTTGATAATAACTAAGATTATCTGGATCAGTTTTTTTACAAATTCTATTATTTTTACCATATAAGCACATATCACATGTTGATACGTATCCTTTAATTATATTATATTCGCACCATGGATTATAATCGTTAATTATGTTGTTATTGGCATAATTCATAAAAACTGTCCAGATTTTATAAGTAATTTTGTCATCCTATTTGTGGATTTCTTGAATATCTCGACCATCGCACCAAACAATCCGTGTTTTTTTATATAAAAAAACACGCTTAAAGTGTACAAATTTTAATATTTTACTTGTACTTGTGTTCATTATTACCTCAACAGCCCATGTTTATTGTGTGTTAGTTTATTAATTCTAAAGTTGATTAAATTTAGGATTAGAGCATAAATTGTTAAATTCATCTTGGTTTAAGTCGAGATGACCAACCTCCCTTGAATCAATGCTCCCCCATCTTTTCCATTCTTTATATTCTGGGTGTTGAGTTAAAGTGTTAACGATTAATAAATATAAATCATAACCCTGTTTATCCGTTTTTAATTCTGCTTTTATTTCTTTCATATATTTTTCAATTTCGATATCATATTCCACCATCCACTGTTGCAATACTTGTGTTTAAAACCGCTAGTTTGTTGTTTTCCATTTTATAATTATCCTTAAGTTATTTTTATCGTTGTAACTGTGCATCATAAATATCAATTGATTTACCTTTAAGTATATTTGGTGCATCATTTAGTATTTTTGGTATTTCATCATAACGAATTTCAGCTTCGTTATGTATAGTTATTTCAGTGTCATATTTTGACAAGGCATTCATTATGACATGTGCAAGTGTTGTTTTACCTGAACCGGATTTTCCATTGATTGTTATTTTAAGTGTATCATCGTTTATTACAATATCATTTATAATTGGTATATCAACCCAATCACCATGTCTGTTCAGTTTTTTTAATGGTGTACCAATTTCTACTATTTCATTTATACCATCTTTAACACCTTTAATCTCATTGTCTGTGATTTCTGATGTGGATACCATATAATCATCATCAAAAATTATCAAATACGTTTTTTCCATACTTAATTTCTCCTTATTTTTTTTTTATTTGGTGTATTATTATATCATGTACTTTGGTAATAAAAAATCGTTATAATTGATTGGATAAGATGTTCTATATAATAGTCCTTCATTTTTTTATAGAAACATATAATATTTAATTTAATTTGTCAATAAAAAAATAATATAAATTTAATTGAAAAAAATATTCTAATATTGTATATTGATATAAAAAAAATAAAGGAGTTATATATATTGGAACAATATTTAATATTATATACATCTGGAAGAATACGAAAATGTGCAGAATTAACAGATGATATAAAGGATGCTTGCGAAGATGATTATCTTGATGTTGTGCGTATAAAAAATAATAATTTAAGATTTTTACTTAGAGATCATTATAATAATACGGATCGCTGGATAAAAATACTAGATATATATGAATAATAATAAAACATTTATATTTTATGTACATATTTTGGGCACCCCATACCAACCAAGTGGTTATGTGGACTTTAGATAAACACCCCATTTGGTATTATTAATTAACCCCTATATTATATTTATATAATTAATTTAATAGATGTACAGTTTAACAGGTTAAAATTTATGGTAAAGTTTGATAAAAAAACATTAGCTTTAATAAAGAAATTAAAAGTGAGAAATGATCAAGGTAAACTTAATGAGGTTGATAAAATATAGTTAAGAAGACTTATAACAGGTGATGCTACATTAGAGACAATTAAAGAAGAGCGTAAAAAATGTAGAGAGTCTTGGCTATACTTTATAAATGAATATATATATGTTAAGAACAAGTTTGATAACCCAGACACTATGCCAGAAATATTAAAAAATAGATGTCTGGGTGATATGGTTAAATTTGTAATGTATGATATTCAGATTGAATTAGCAACTGCCATATTTAACGATGATAAAGTTATCAGTACAAAATCACGGCAAATTGGATTCACTACGACAAGCTTAGCGTGTGCATTATAGTTTTTAACATTTAACAATAACAAGACAGTATTATTATATTCTAAAACCGAAAAAGATTCCATTGAGACACTTAGTGAATTTAAGTTTCAATATGATTCTCTTCCGTGGTTTTTAAGAAGATCAGAGCTTAAAAGAAATGAAAAAGAATTTGTTTTAGGTAATAAGAGAAATTCAAGTAAAATTATTGCTCAGACAAGTGGAAAGCAATCTGGTCGTTCACAGTCAGCATCATGGCTTATACTAGATGAAGCAGATTATCTAAATGGAGTTGAACAGATATTTAAGGCTTCATTATTCACACTATCTGCAACAAATGGTAAGATGATAGTATTATCTACACCTAATTTATATGGTTCATGGTTTTATAATCAAATCCAATCAGTTCGTAAAAAAGGATTTAAGGGGTCTGGATTTCGTCTAATTGAGGGAGCATGGGATACAATACCATATCGTGATCAAGATTAGTATGATGAGCAGTGTAAATTACTTAATTATGATAAAAAAGCAATTAAAACAGAGCTTGATATGCAGTGGATTCTACCGTATGATACATATTTTCAAGATACAAAATTAATGTTAATTGATCAACAAAAAGAAATTGATACAATGCTTGATCACGTTAAGGTGTATTATAAACGAACAAAAACTGATGATTATTTAATATCTGCTGATGTTCAGGAAGAGGGTTCACATTATAATGCAATAACAGTATAGAATTTAACACAATCTCGTATAGAGGCCACATGCTTAACCAGACTTAATATTTTTGATAATTTACTTGAGTTGTCTAAATATTATAAAAATATTAAGACTGATCAGTGGGCAAAAATAATGATTGAACGAAATAGGGGTTTTTATTTAATTAAAAAATTTGAAGAATCTGATTTATCACATTTATTATTACCAAATATACGGTATGTAAAGAAAACAGATACATATGAATTTGACATTGATAACGATGGTAAACCCAATAAGCTAGGTTTTGTAACAACTGATTCAACACGTAAAAAAGCATTAATAACATTATCAACAAATTTATTATATAAACATAAAACATTACCAGAAGACTTAGTTGATGAGGCAATGAAATTTGTAATTAAACGAAGGGGGAAACCTGTTGGTTTAGAACATGATGATCTATTAATGGCAACTGCAATATGTATTTTCACTGTTGAGATCTTAGCACAAGCACAAACAAAACATAAGAGTTCACGAAAAATACTTAGGTTTCTTAAAACATATTAGAAACAAAATAAAAATAAACATAATCAAACTGCAACCAATGTTCAAAGAGAGGTTGAAGATTCATTAAAAAATAGAGTAGTAAAAGAATATATAATTGCAAACGATATTAATCATACTGGTTTAGATTTACAATTGAGACAATTACAACAAATAAGTGCCGGGAAAAATAATGGTGATAGTAAAATGTCTCGTGCTTTGGGTGCTATGTTTGGTATTTAATATTAAAATATAATAAGGGGAGCTTATCCCCTATTATATTATTTATAATAAGTTGAAATGTAGCAATTTGGTGTATCTGTTGTTATGGAACCCCATTCTGAATATATATCATTATCTTTAAATATCATTAATTTGACTTTTTTGTAACCTAATATGGTGTCTACTTTTTTGATATGATTAATACCTTCTTTAACCATAAGAAGATCATGTAATAATTTTTTTCTAATATTTTTATATTTTTTTAAAAAATCATCATTATGTAATTTGCTGATTGTATTTTTTTTCGAATGGCAAACATTTTTTGACACAAAAATAGGTAGATTTTTCATTCTATTGATATTTGCTATTATATATTTTGATGATGTCATATCTCTGTTTAAATTATATGTTCTTATAGCTTCTTTATCTTTAAATTTTTTTAATACATCTTTTGGTGCAACAATCCCTGTACCAGCGAAACCACCCTGTATTATTAGATGCTCTGGGTTGTTACCTCTTTCCATAAATGATACTACTGGCTTTAGTGATCCACCAACAAAGATATATTTTTCATTATCTTCAATTTTAGATTTAAATATAACCCCAATATTTTTCAGATAATTTACTCTTGTTATATCAACATTTTCATTATCTGAATCCAAAACAACATATTTAAGATAATTATTGTAGTGTAAAAATTCTATTGCAATTAAATCATCAATGTCATCATTTAAATCTGCAACATAAACAACGGTGGGTTCAGATGTTTTATTATCGTTCACGATGTTAAATCCTTAATATAAAAATAGGTTTAGTGGTTTATATCTATCAAAATATGCACGGGTGAAAATATTAACAAATCTATATATAACCGAATCAATTATTTCTTTTTTTTGAGTCATAGACGACTCTAATACTAAGTTTAGAAATGTTTTATTTGTATTTCGATCAGATAAATAGTTAATATATGCATTTGTCATTGTAGTATTATCAAATATATTATACTTATCAATAATGATCATATTGTTATTAGGTAAAATGTCACTTAAATCTAAATAGTGATAGTCGTCAGGTTCATAATGTTGCCTAAAACAATCTAAACATATCCAGTGTGTGTTAGAATATACACCGCCACTAGTTGGTTTATGTAGGTTTTGTCCATTACAATATTGACAGTTATCACCATCTGTTTTTGGAGAGTGTCTTAATAATGGTGGGATGTGCTGTAGATCAATCCCAATAAGTATCGCATATGTATATACTATATCAAACAACTCCATGGTATTTCGTAATGGCATAATATAATTTTCTAATTTTTTTCCTTCCCATCGTTGTTCAATTTCTTTAAAAAGTTTATAGCCATGACTAACTGTAGATATATCACCAGTATCAATCAGTGTTCGAATCAATATATTTAAATGGTATTTGATATCACTGTATTGGATCATATTTATTTCCTATTATTATTCCATCTGATATTTCACTACCAGATTTTTTTGGGTTCATTTCATCAGCCAATATATATTTTCCATTAACAAAAACAATACTTGAGATAAAAGAAAATTCTTGGTTGGTTGAATTTAATTTAACAGCATGGAATTTTAATAAATCGTTTTCAAATATTTTATTTTGGTTTTTATCAAAACAGTGAGTAAACTGACATACAGTATTCCCCCAAACTAAGATTTCATTACCATTATTATATATATAATGTTGATTTTTTTCCAAATATTTTTTGAATATATACGAACCATATACCCATTTTAAGCTATTTTTACAGATAGCTTTAAATAATTTTTCACCATATCTAATGTCTTCGTACATATATTATTCCTTCATTAAATATTTTTAATATCTGATAACATTTTTTGAACAATTGAAACAATTGCATGTATAGTATTATTGTTATATTCCATTTTTATATAATCAACATTTAGTGCATCGTCTTTGTCATTAACAACAGCAATAATATTGTTAATTCTATCTTTTTGTTTTTGTCGTTTAGTTTTTAGTTTTTTAAAGCTTATTTCTTTTGCATCATCATATCTATTTCCAACAACCTTAATATTATTAACTTCAGATAATGTAAAAATTGGGGTTTCTCGTACATCAGGATCATAACTGTTTACATCATCAGATACTATATATTCCCCACTCATTTGATCAATTGCGGATTCAAACTTAATATGATCTCTTACTGGATCTATTATATCTGGATTACATTGAATTATATCGTTTGTGAATATTTTAACATTGTCAACATCAATCATATTTGTAAATATAGATAGCGTACTGTGCCAAATTTCAATTTTTTCACCTGAAGGTCTTGTTATATAATGGGTTAGTTTATTTTTATCTTGTATATTGATGTATAACCCTTCCACCCACTCCCTTTTTTCTTTACTTATTGCTTTGAACAATATGTCTTCTCCATATCTAAAATCCTCAAGGTAATCCATTATTTATATATCCTTATTTATTATTTTTTATTAAATAGTATCATCTTTAATTGTAGTTGTCAATGAAAAATATTAACCCAAATCCTATAGTTTTAATATTTAAATAATATATATTATTGATGATCAAATATATTACCAACAACATTACAGTTATATAATATCCCATCATTTAATACATGATATGGTTTATCACATATAATTAATCTATTTGGTGTATAAATTATTTCACTGATATAGTCATTACCATTATAATGATATTGAACCTTATCTCGATTAAATATTTTTTTATCTTTTTGATCATAATACCCGATAAATTGACATATAGTATTACCCCAAATTTCAATTTGATTAATACTATTATGTTCAATGTTACACAATCCAGCAATTTTAACAGTTTCTGTATCTGAGTTTATTATATAATGTGTATTATTTGAGTAAAAATATGATCCATAAACCCATTCATTATTAGATTTATTAATTCCTTTAAATACTATCTCATTTATTATGTTATCCGTGTACATTATAACCCCCAATAACTCCCATTTATATTTAACAGATTGTAAAATCAGAGTATAGTATATAATATAAAAACTGTCAATAAACACAATTATCATTTGACATCATAAAAATAGTATAATATTGTGTAATATAATATTTTAAAAAGGTGTGAACATGGGACATTATGAAATGGAATTAGAAGATAAAAAAATTGATGTGTTCAGGTGGGATCATCATCATGAATATCCTTTTGACATTAGTGAACCTGCTTGGATGGTTAAAGCTGTAAATGACAATAAAGTTTATTTAAAACATAACGGTTTTGCAGTTAATATGTACATAATCAACAAAACTGGTGATTGTCTTGTAGAAATTGGAGATTTTATAACCATAGATGATGATGGAGAATTACATGTTCTTACTCAAAACATAATGAAAAACGAACGTTATAATTTAAAAATAGGTAATGAATAATGACAACTGAACAAAAGATATTAAATATTGTTGATATATTCACTGGTTATAAAAAAGAATTATGTTGGTCAGTGCCATCACCAGATTTATCGTTTATATCTAAACTATTTACAGATAAGATTAATTATTATTTAAGTATGTATAAACCAATTGATACAATTGGAGATCATCAGAATTATATTAATGACATTGAAATGAAGGAACAAATATTAACCCTAATTCATCTAGTTTCACCTATCATTCATAAAATGAATATTACATATTTAACATATGATTTTAATGTAGATGTAGAAATAATAAAAAATAGTATATACTTAACACTAAATATAAATGAAAGTATTGGTGGGTATATATTTATATTATATAATGGAACAGGGGAAATTATATATCCATTAATAGAAGCCAATGATACTATTGTTGAAATTGAAGGTGCAAAGAAGTTCAATCATATAATAGAAGAACATTGTAATGAATATATGTTTAACAAAAGCATTGTTAAGCATAATATGTTTAATGTAAATATATGTGATAAGTTTTATTATAAAAAATTTAAGGACAAAATACTATTTATTGCACCAGATAATCAAATAAATCATAAAAAGGATAAACTATAAATGCGATATGTTATTTCAGATAAACCTGAATTAAGTAAGTATATATTTACAATAGATGATAATTTAGATATAGAAGATATTTTTGGTTTTCAACATTTTCGTTTTATAAGTGATATTGAACACTACATACATAAACACAAAATTAAAGGTAAATTTAAAAAAATTAGAAGGTTTTTCTCAGATGATCATAGAACAATAATCAACTGGAGTGATTTACTTTATGAGATTGAAAAAAACGAAACATATAGAAATGATAAATTTGCACTTAATGTTAGACTGGTATCTCAATTAAATAAATATACATGTATACCGGGGGACACAATACCATCTAGCGTACTTAGACAACTACATAATCATTTAGATAGATTATTAAGAAATAAAAAAAATCCTGTTGAAGTATTAGTAACATATAAAAACCCAAATAAACTAAGTAAAACATTTAAATGTGGTATTTTAGAAAATGTTGAAATTCGTGAAGTTTATGTAAATGAACCAAGATATGAAATAGGGATTTGTACTAAATATCATCATTATTATATTCCAGTTAAAAATTTGTATAATATTAATTATTTCCCATCATTAAATGAAATCAACACTATATGTGAAAAAATATATAAAAATAATATTAAAGGGGTAATATAATGAAACATAATATATATTTAAAATGTTGGTTTAATGTTTTAGACTATGATAAAGAATTTAAAGAGGCATGTTATAAACATTTTCCAAAAAGTGTTTTAGTTAATGAATATGATGAAGATTGTATTGGATTCCAGTTTTTTGTTATTTCCCCAAATAATATAACTTATTATAAAATTGCACAGTTAGTTGAATCAAATATATATGATATTTACGATACATTGTTGGTTATATATAATAAAGATAATGGAAAAGAATTCACAGAAGATGAACGACTACAAATAAATGAAATAAAAAACATTGTGGAAGCTATGGGGGCAAGGGTGTTTAATACAATAAATGATGCATGCGAATACATGGCTAAAGAGTTAAAAGAAAGTTAATGAAAATGCTTCACTATGTAACAACTGCACTTAGTATATTAAATATTATTTTAAATATAATCATATATTATAGATGGTATATTATGTGAAAATGAATTGATTTTCTTTAATGAGTGTGGTATATAGATATATACACTGTTTATAGTTATATTAAAAATGGAATCAATTAAATGAATAAAATAATAAAATTATTAAAAGCAATAAAAGCCAAAATAGATAAGATAAATAAAGTTAAAAATAGTGGTAAAGAAAAAACAAATAAGCCACCGTTGACAGAAGGATATATGAGAAACATGCAAAAATGTTTAAATAAAATAAATAGCTCATCAGAAGTAAGTCTAGGTCATCCACCACCTCATCCACCTCAAGTTTCAATTCCTCCGGGTGATGAATGACATGGATATTTAATAATTTGACAAATGAATTGATATTAGTGGTATAAGATTTCCAGAAGATGAAATGATTTTGTTTTGGTTGGATTAAGTATAAATATTAACCCAGTTATGAATCAACATATATTATGAAATATATATTTACTGAGAAAAAGAGTTATATTCTAGGGATTGGCTGTATAAAAAAAGACCTTAACAGACCTTCCCCTTTTTTATATCGTGATGGTATCTACGATGTTTTGATATAAAATTTAGGTTTAACAGATGTAATAATTAGTTTAAAATAGTTTCAAACAAGAAAGATACAAGGAGATAATAAACATTTTAATGTATCATAGTAATAGCACCATAAAGTCCTTGTATTTTAGCGATTTAACAGATAGTATAAAGAAAGTGAAAAAAAGTAAGGAGATTTAACAATGGAAATCAATACATATGAAACAAATGTTATAAAACTTGAAGATGAAAGAATAAAAAAATACACTAATATCACATCAAACGACGATGAGTTTAATCACACACAATTATATGAAACAATTAAGTTATATGGTGTAAGTGATAAATTATATATAGACAAAGTGAATAATAACATATTATATCTAAAAGTGTCAATGAAAATATATAAAAAATGTTTTAAGTTGATGAATAAAGAAGAAATAGATAGTATAATTAATAAATATTATTCAGGTGTAACTGAAGATATTATGAAATGTCATTCAAGTGATATTTATTATTTTTACGCATTAGTTTCGTCATTGAAAGGATTTAACAGTGTTGTTCCAGATGACTTGATTATTATTCATAGTGATGGTACAATATATCTTGGTGTGGAGTTGGAAAAAGGTTTAACAGTTAGTCACCTAATCACTGAATTATATGAATTTGCGTTTGGGGAGATGTTACAATTTAACCCATTTATTACAATTCCATTAGATAAACAGATAATTAATGATAAAAAATTTTATACATATTTACAAAAAGAATTGAAACAATATGTAAGTGTAAAGCATAATGATTTAGTATTAAAGTTTAATGACACTGAATTAAATATTATAACAAGAAAAGGTTATAGTAGTATAGTTGATAAATTTAATATTAGGTGGGAGTTTCTTCATGAGATAAACAAAGTTGTTGAAGATTATACTTTTGATAAAGTATTGGATCTTTTTTGGGTGTAACTAATATAACTGACGGAGCTTTAGTAATGGTAGATATAGTAAGTAAATATGGGTATTTAGTTATAAATAATGATGGTATTGAGTATGTACATGGTAATCAAGATGCATTTAATTCAACTAAAGATATGTTTAAAAAATTAACACCTGATTTTAATATATCAACATATAAGAAAGATGGTATAGAATATCTATTTGTAGATACTGATTGGATGGGTTCACCGATGAGAGTTGGTGATTTAACAATGACAAGTTGTTTATTGTATTTCTTAAAAAATGAATTGATATGTAAATATCCAGATAGATTTAATCGTGAAAATTTATACTTTATCTTAAATAGATCTAATCATGGTGATGTTCTTGTTCGATCCCTGCCAGTATTCTTAAGTTTTTTTCCTTATATATGGAAAGATTATTATAATACCACAATCAATAGATTTGTAGATGATAATAATCCTGCCAATATTGATAATATTAATATAAATAACGTTAAACAAATATTAAGTGGTGGTAACATTTGGAGTTTTAAGTATTATTTAGAAAAAAATGGTATACAGCTTAATATTGATAATCGATTTGATTATGGCGTTGTTGATCCAAGACACTTTGCGATAGCGTCTAATGGTAGAAAGAATACATACTTTTATCCAGTTATGGAGAAAGAATATAATTGTGAACGCAACATGACATTGAACGAAATAGCAGATATTATTAATAATGAACCAGATGATACAGTAACATTAATAATAAAAGATTTAACAGATATAGATCTTATGGATTTAAATCGTATATGTAAGTATAGATTTAAAATACTTAGCCAGCATTATAATTGGTCACACTTGTTTTTAGAGATCATGTCAAAAGGTGGTAAGTTTATAAGTGGAGACTGTGGTTTAACTCACTTTATATCAATGATTCATCCTGATTATAGACCTGATATGGATATTCGTTATCGCACGAAAGATTTTGATATGAAAAAAACATTAAACCATTTTGATAGGTTTGCATTTGATAATAAAAACGAGTTTGGATTAATAGACTTTAAACCATATAATCCATATCAAAAAAATAATTAATTAAATAAAAATATATAGGTGAAAATAATGTGGTTATGTCCTAGTAAGTTAATTATTTGTAATGAAGACACAATGTTTATAAACAGACCAATTAACATTGATCATATTTTAACATATGATATTGTTCACGATGTACCGATTGATAATAATCAAAACGATACATCATCATCACATTTTATGCATGAGCAAATTAACCAAGGTAATCATACAAGTTCAATACATCCATTACTTGGTAAGTTCCCTGCCATTGTGTTTGTGTCAGTTAATAATAATTTAAAATTATACTGGTTTTTCGCTGATAAAGAAAGTTGCGAGGCAGAATTAAAGAAGATTGACGAAATGTTATTTAAAGCTAATAAATAATGGATAAATTACTTGACAATATCAATTTAACAGATGTTGAAAAGTGTAGGTTCATAGAACAAAACGATAAGTACTATTTGATTGCAACTAGTACTTATTTTTTTACATATATGAGACTAGGCGATTAGTGCATTTTAACAACACTACTATATAATATTAAATGAAAGTTAATTAAATTATATCCAGATAAATTTAAATGGAATAATTTATATTTTATATATCAAAATGATGTAAGATATAATTTAGTTGATATTGACGATTTATTGTTATATGCACCACATGTTTATAATCCTGATAAAATTGATATTAAAAATAATTTATATAATGATTATAATGTTAGTCAACTATGGCCTAGATTTCATAATTAGAGAGTGAACATGTTTTATCGGGTACATAATTAGACATTAAAAGAAAATATGTTTCCATGTGTTCCATTGTTACCCCAATATAATAATATATATGAAGGTAGTAAGACCAATTGTATGATTTTGCCGGTGAGCGGTAAATTATATCACATTGAACGTAATTTTGATAATGATATGATTATTAATATTATTAATAGCTCCCCTGCCACAGTAAAGGAATTTTATATTATCAAAAAAGATAATTATCAATCAGATTTAACAGATATACAAACCGTGACTGATAAAAAGATAAATATATTAGATGATAATTATAAATAGAGTGATATAGTTGACATTGCAACACAATTATGTAATGTATATATTGGTGGAGACTGTGGATTTAGTCATTTAATGTGTAATATGTATAATAGTCCCAGTTTACAGTATATATTTTATCGCACTAGATTATCTGTTGATACACAATGGTATAATGGATTTAACAGATATATAAAATCAAATAGTACTGATAAAAAAACATTAGTTGGTATAGATGATTATGAACATATAGATTAGAGACCATATTGTATATATGAAAATAGGAATATAATATTTCAATAGAATTAGGATGGAATTTTGCTTAAGGAAAATTGTTATCATGTAGCACAACACCGGGGAGTATAAAAAAATGGCAACAAGAGTAAAAAAGAAACCAATCCCAGAGCTTGATAAGGCAATTATACGGGAATGTAAAAAGAATAGAATATTTTCAAGAACTAACAAAGAAAATATAGAAAACCTTACTGACGATGATATATTTAACAGAGTGAAAACTGAAATATTGAATTTAACAGACGTGGATATAAATTTATATATTTGTGATAAAATATATAAGGGTGATAATATATTTTTATTTCATGTATCTGATACCAAGGTGATAGTGGTGAACCGGGATAATGTATATAATAGATTAAAAAATACCAAATTTGATGTAAATAAATTAAAATTATATTTTTATGATAATTAGTGTTGACTTATATAACATAATGCAGTATAGTATAATTGTTTTTGAAACACATAACATTGACAATTAGTGGGGGAGGAAAAGAAGAAAAAATGGCAACAAATTCCGGGTACAAAGAGTCTGTGATTACTAGGTTAAATGAACTTCTTAAGCAAGAAAAAAAACTGGATTTACCATCTTTCCGCAAAGAGGTGACGATCCAAGGAAAAAACATTAAGTGGTTACATAAGAATTTAAAGAAGCGTAATGATAATTGTAACCCGGAAATATACAAACTGCTATCTTCTTTAGTGTCAATGTAAGTGTGTAAGTGTCTACTAAAGGGTTGCTGTGGTTATTATACCTTTTGGACTGTAATGTCTCATTTAAACCCACAGCAACCCACCTAAAAACTAGGGTTCTTCTACTTTTTTGAGTGGCTTAATATAAATGCATTTGGGGTAATGATATCAAACTGGCGGTTATCATTATCCCTTTTGCAGTTTAACAGAGGGAGTATTATAATTTAACAGAGCTTACAATTTAACAGATAACATTTGTGAACTAATTTCGATAAATAGTATATAATTTATGTTCATATTTTACTATAGAGAAAAAATATAAAAAACATTCATAGAATTAATATACTCAATATTAATGTAAAAATAGTAATATTACTTATATGAGTAATTTTTATATTTACAAACATAACTTATATTAATAAATAGAGGTAGTAAAATGACTATATATGATTATGAATGTCAGGATTGTAAAGCAGTATATGAGATAGAACACCCAATGAAAGATAATGCATTTACTGAGCATGATTGCCCAAATTGTAAAAAAACAACTAAATGTAAGCGGTTGATTGGAAACAATGGTGGCTTTAGGTTAGTTGGTCAATCTTGGGGAAAATATCAATATGAGGATCAGTATAAGAAAACACTGGATTTACTGTAACATCATATTGTATGATTAGCATGAGGCCACATATAAACTTAATGTGGCCTTGAGTTTATTTATATATGATATTCAACATCTGTAACATACTGTTTAAATTCTGGAAAAATACATAGGTCTGTTAGGCTTAAATCAAACGTAATTTTTCCGGGGTAGTTTTTTTCTATTATATCAAGTACTTTGATAACTATTTCCCTACTGTTAGGACTATTTACACCCGTGAGTGATAAACGATGAAGCTTTATATTAATTGCTGGGTTTGGAGTTATATTCTTTGTTGTTAGTTTAGTATAGTGTATTGTGAATTTACACTCAAACCCATCTTGATTACTAAAAAATATATAACCATGTATATCATATTTAGTCTTTACAATGTTGATTTCAACATCCATGTTCCCAGTGCTATCTTTATAGAATCGTAATAGTTTTTCAATTTTAGATATAGCCCCTGTGCACCATTTTTTATTTTTATCTGCATAATTTACAATCATTTTTAAAACCTCACATTTCTAATATGTATAAATTATTAGAGCATGTGAGATCACCATCACCAAATACAAATAAATCTTTTTTTACTGTTAGTACCCAACATTCATCTAGTGCAGGGTTGTCAAACTCATAATTGGGGTTGAAATATTCCCGATATTCTTCGGGTAATAGTTCACGGTGTTTTTGGAAGGCATTATATGCAGTTATCACACCGGGATTAATCAATGCAGATTTATTGAATATTTCGGGATAATGTAATCTTGCTGTAACTTTGTCAATTTCTGTCATTGTTTTCATGTTTTTTCCTTTTTAATTTTGACTTGCAATTTTTATAAAAGTTGACATTATGTGTTCGCATTTTTCAGAACGACACATGTTACACCATGCATCGTTTTGTTTGTTATAGAAATTATCCTGACTGTTTGTTGTTATTTGTAGATTTCGAATGATAACATGTTTGAGGTTATTACCAATACTCAATACAGGTATTCCCTCAACTATTTTAAATTCAAAATCACTTACATTTGAAACGTTTATTACAAGATTTTCAATGTGATTCGACTCAGTCCAAATACTATAGTTTCTTATAGCCTTAGTCAACCTATAGTAATATGAAAGATTTATCCCATCCAACAGTTTAATATTATCAAAATCAGTATCACCAACCTTGATAATATTAGCTGAAACTATAGATTTCCCTAGTGTTGAGATAGCCTTGTTTTGTAGTTCGTTTAATGTTGTCATTTTTTGATATCCATAATTTAAAATTTTAAGTTAAGTTAAGAATATCAATACACCTTCAATCTGTCAATGAATTTTTATAATGTTTTTTTAACTTTTTCAATTGTTTTATATATTTCTCCCCCTGTTTTTGAACCCTTGGGAAAGTATTGATAACCACCTAGAACCGGTTTGATATGTCCAACCACCATACCGCTTAGTTTTACGGAGATATTGTTTTTATTTATTTTATATTCAATTGACATTTTAATATTCCTTTTTTATAAATTTTTTTAAAATTTCAACTTCCTCAACCGACAGAGTGATTGATGTAACCCTGCCATCTAATTGCAATTGATTGAGTACCATTGTATTATCACTTTCTTTTCTAACTAAACCTTCATTGAGTGACATATATTTACATGCTAACTCTTTCCCATCTTGATTAACAACCTTTGTTCCGATTGTTAATTTTTGAAACATATCAACATTAGCAATAACTGTATTATTATTATTATTATTATTATTATTATTATT